GTTTTTCAACGTACAAGTAATCTTTTTTACCCCGGTGTGACCTTCCAAATCTAATGGCGGAAGGTTCCCGGTCCCCGTGAATTTTTCTCTCAACACTGTTGTTTGTAGGAGCGCACATGAAACTGAATCTGTTTGGCAATATGCCAGTCATCCTGCCCCGCGACCCCCAGTCCGCGATGGAGGCAGCCACCAAGAACTACGTGGACCGCACCATGTCCACCCACGCGGAGAACGTTGCGCTGCACTTGACGACAGCGCAAAACGCGTGGCTGGATGCGATCACAGTGACCGCTGAAGAAGTCAACGCGATCGCTGGTCTGTCCGGTAACGTGGTGGAACAACTGGCCCTGAAGCTGGACAAGGCCGGCGGTACCATGACCGGTGCTCTGCACCTGTCGGGTGACCCGGTCGACCCCACGCAAGCAGCCACCAAGAACTACGTCGATACCAAAGACGCACTGAAGGTGAACAAGGCTGGCGACAGCATGACGGGGTTCCTGACCCTGCACGCCAACCCCGAAACCAACCTGCAGGCTGTCCCCAAGCAGTACGTGGATGCGACGGTGACCGCCCACACCAGCAACACCGACCTGCATGTGCCTGCCAACCAGGTGGATTTCCTGAAGACCGTGACCATCACGGGTGCTGAAGCCAACAGCCTGCTGGGTGTCACTGGCAATGTCCAGACCCAACTGGGTACCAAGCTGGACAAGGCCGGCGGCACGCTGACTGGTCCTCTGGTGCTGCCTGGCGCTCCCACTGAGAACCTGCAAGCTGCAACCAAGCAGTACGTGGACCAAGAAGCTGCCAAGAAGCTGAACCTGACTGGCGGTACGCTGACCGGCCCTCTGGTGCTGTCCGGCGCTCCCGTCGCTGATGGCCAAGCCGCCAACAAGCAGTATGTGGACAGCAGCCTGCAAACGCACGCTGCTGACGAAGCCCTGCACTTGACCGCTGCGCAAAACACGCTGCTCGATGGTCTGACCGTCACCCACACCGACATCAACCGCCTGAGCGGTGTAACTGGTAACGTCCAAGCCCAGCTGGATACCAAGTTCGACAAGGCCGGTGGCGCCGTCAGTGGTGACATCACCTTGGCTGATGGCAAGGCTGTGTTCGTCAGCAAGGCACCTGCCACTGACAGCGAACTGGTCAACAAGGCCTACGTGGACTTCCTGATCCAAGGTCAGGAATGGCGCGACCCTGTCACCGGCATCAACCTGGTGTCGACTACCACTTCTGCTCCTCCTGCCGAGCCTGTCGAGTCTGACATCTACATCGTGGGTGCCGCAGCGACCGGGGCTTGGGTTGGTAAGGAAGGCTACGCCGCTGCATTCGTCAATGGTGTCTGGGTGTTCCTGCAAGAGCGTGCTGTGCAAGTGGGTGACCGCTTCGGTGTGGCGCTGCGCTCCGAAACCGCTGTGACCGCTGAGCTGACCGCTCACGCCAAGACCTTGGTGACCGTGACCAACGCCACCGTGGGTGCCATGGCTTTCACCTCGGACCCCAACAGCGCTGGCTCCACCACCCTGGTGTTCGACGAAGACGCTCCCGACTTCGGCGTGAGCTACTCGTTCAACGACGCTGGCAACTGGGTCCCCACCAACACCTCGGTGAACCTGACCGCTGGCGACGGCTTGAAGCTGCGTGGCTCCATGCTGAACGTCAACGTTGGCAAGGGTCTGGGTCTCAACGGTGACAACCAATTGTTCGTGGACGTTGTTCCTGACTTGGCACTGAAGACCCAAAACGAACTGCTGACGCTGATCACCGACAACACAACTTTGGTGCAGACTGGCGGTGTGCTGGCCATGAATCCTGGCGCTGTTGCCGCGATCAACAACGCTGTGACCAAGACCGGCACCAGCGACGTCACTGGCACCATCGCTGTTCAAGCCGGCGGCAAGGTGACTTTGGCTGACGCTCCTGTCAACCCAGCTGACGCTACCAACAAGCAGTACGTCGACGGCAAGGCAAGCGGTCTGCAAACTTCGGTGGAAGGTCTGGACGGTCGCCTGCAAGCGCTGGAAACCGATCCTGTCACCAAGCAGTACGTTGAGCAAGAAGACGCCAAGAAGTTGGACAAGGCCGGCGGCACGCTGACTGGTCCTCTGCAACTGTCTGGCGATCCTGCCAGCGCACTGCATGCAACACCCAAGCAGTACGTCGACGCTACGCTGAAGGCTCACGCTGACAGCACCGAACTGCACCTGACTCCTGATCAGAACACGCTGCTCGACGGCCTGACCGTGTCTCACACGGAACTGAACCGCGTTGCCGGTGCTACCTCCAACATCCAAGACCAACTGAACGACCGTCTGCCTCTGGGCGGCGGTACCATGAGTGGTCCGATCACCCTGTCCGGCGCTCCTTTGGCTGCTGCCCACGCTGCCAACAAGGGTTACGTGGATGGCGAAGTGGGTCAGAAGGTTGCCAAGGCTGGCGACACCATGACCGGCTTCCTGGTTCTGCACGCCGATCCTTCGGCTGCTATGCATCCTGCTACCAAGCAGTATGCTGACTCGAACCTGGCTGCACACGTCAACAGCGATCTGGTCCACATGACCCCTGACCAAAACGCGTTCCTGGACGCTGTGACGGTCACCGCTGATGAAGTCAACCAACTGGCTGGTGTCACGGTCAACGTTCAAGACACCCTCAACGCCAAGCTGGACAAGGCCGGCGGCACCATGACTGGTGTTCTGACTCTGTCGGGTGCACCTGCTGCGGATCTGCACGCTGCCACCAAGCAGTACGTGGATTCCAACACCACCAACAAGCTGCCTCTGGCCGGTGGCACTATGACGGGTTCTCTGATCCTGTCTGGCGCTCCTGTGACCGATGCGGAAGCTGCTACCAAGAAGTACGTCGATGACGCACTGAGCGGTGCCGGTGGCGATCTGACGACCCAGATCAACAACCGCGTGGCCAAGGCTGGCGACACGATGACCGGGTTCCTGACCCTGCATTCGGCGCCTACCCAAGACCTGCATGCCGCGACCAAGAAGTTCGTGGACGACTCGGTCAGCGCTCTGAGCGCTTCCGTGGATGCCGACCTGCAAGTGACCGACCAAAACGTCGCTGCCCTGCGCACCGATGTGGACGGCCTGCTGGCTGACCCTGTGACCAAGAACTACGTCGACACCCAAGACGCAGCTCGTGTGTCCAAGTCTGGTGCCACCATGACTGGTTTCCTGACCCTGCACAGCGACCCTCAGTCGCCAATGCACGCGGTGCCCAAGCAGTACGTCGACGCCGTGGCGCAAGGTCTGAAGACCAAGCCTGCTGTGCGTCTGGCTACGACTGAAAACCTGGTCGGTACCTACAGCAACGGCACAGCCGGTGTGAACGCAACGCTGACCGCTTCGGTCAACGGCGCGCTGGTGGCTGACGGTGTGACACCCATGGTGGGTGACCGTGTGCTGCTGCGCATGCAGACCAACAAGCTGGAAAACGGTGACTACGTTGTTCAGCAAGTCGGTAACGCCGCCACCCCCTTCGTGCTCAAGCGCGTGGTCACAGCTGACGAATCGGCTGAAATCCCTGGTGCGTACTTCTACACCTACGACGGTGTGACCCTCAAGGGTACCGGGTGGGCGCTGGTGGTGGATAACCCAGTGACCTTCGGTATCGGTGTCGACGACATCATGGTCAACCAGTTCTCGGGCCAAGGCTCGCTGATCGCTGGTGACGGTATGACGCTGACCGGCAACACGCTGGACATCATCGCTGCCGACCCCACCCGCATCACTGTCAATGCTGACAGCATCGACCTGACACCTACCGGTATCACTCCTGGTGCCTACACCAAGGTGACCGTGGACGGTTATGGCCGTGTGTTGACTGCGACCAACCCCACCACGCTGGCGGGCTACGGCATCAACGACGCTCAACCCAAGAGCACGCTGCTGACCAACCTGGCAGGTGTGTCCACCAAGGGCATTCTGGTGCTGGACGCTGGTGGCCAAGCCACGACCCGTCAGCTGGAAGTGCTCGGTATCGGTCTGTCCGTGTCCAACAAGGACGGCGGCACCGGTGACATCACCATCACCTCCAACGCAACCGACGCTGCCACCGCTGGTACGGTGGTTGCCCGCGACGCCAGCGGCAACTTCTCCGCCAACACCATCACCGCCGCTCTGAGCGGTAACGCTTCCAGCGCTACGGTGCTCAAGGACAGCCGCAACTTCTCCATCACTGGTGATGTGACTGCTGACCCTCAGGCATTCAACGGCGCCGGCAACGTGGTGCTGCCTACTCAGCTGACCGCCACTGGTGTGACTGCAGGTACCTACACCAAGGTGACTGTGGACGCCAAGGGCCGTGTGAGCCTGGGTGAGAACCCCACGACTGTGGCTGGCTACGGCATCATCGATGCGGCCACCATTGACTACGTGAACTCCAAGATTGCGGACCTGGAAGCCCGTATGGATGCCCTGCATCTGTATGTGACCAGCCGCATGTAACCATCGACGTTAGATCGATTCAACCATAGCACTTTTGCTACGATAGAGTAGACCTCTCCAGGACGCCCTAAAGCGTCCTGGAGAGGTCTTTTACAGTGTGTAGGGTCTTGGTATCAACCGCGTGCAATCAGCGCTTCTGTGAGCTTTTTAAAGCTAGAGCACAGACCGAAGAACTCGGCGTACAAAGCAGTGTAGAACTCGACGGCACGGGCTGTTTGGTCGATGGCTTCCACCAATTCCTTCTTGGCGCCTTGGCTCTTGACCAGCACGCCAGTCTTCAGGTTTTGGTCCACCAGAGCATCGATCAGATCGATCGCATCGCGGCTCAACTTTTCCAAGGCATCAGCGTTGGGTTTGTTGAGAGTCACGGCACAAGTGTCGATCAGCGGATAGATCTTGGAGAAGTCCGACATGCTCTTGATGGTGTCTTGCACTTCAGCAGTCGTCTTGTTGGCCGAAGCACGAAAATGCTTCTTGTTGATATCACGCTGGGCGTCGATCACTTTCTTTTCCGCGTCAAAGTAACGCGAACCGTACAGTGAATCGATCTGGCCTTCTTGGTGTTCGTTGATGAAAGCAGCCACGGACAGCTTCAAGGTGTCCAAGCTCTTCATGGCTGATTCGTGAGTACGCTGTGCGATGTTTGCCAGATCTTCCAGGTAGTCGACAAACAGCGAGGACAGACCTTCTGGACGAGTGACCAGATCACGACGGAAGTCGTTGTAGTTGATGTTGCGCGCCAGGTACAGCACTTCGTGTTTGTTGTTCAGGGTTTCCTGCACAAACTTGTCTTGGTCTGAAGTGACCGTACCTTTGATGCTTTCAAAGATGTCACGGGTGCGTTGCAGGTACTGACCGATCGACTCCATCGACACCACCGAAGCGCCGCGGTAGTAAGCGGCAAACTGCTCGTAGCTGATGGTCGAATGGGTCACGTCCGAAGAAGAGAAGACACGCATGAAATACCTCGTTGTGTGGAGTGAACAGATAGCAGGCAAGCTACCGGGTGGAACTGAGTCACAGCATGAAATACACCCCACACCAACCGCCTTGGCACCGGGTAGGCACCAAAGCGGTTAGTGGGAAGTATTGATCACTTGTGGTGCAGCATGTAGTACACGCGACGCTCTTCATCTTCGGCCATGCCGGCAATGAGGTTGTCGTAGTTCTCTTCACCGATGTTGGAGTACAGCATGTAGCCATAAGCCGTGTTGGTGGAGAAAGCTTCGCGGATGGTGATGCGGTAAGTCACTGCCTTGTACTCTTCATCCAGGAGGTTTTCCTTGATGCCAATGTACAAGTTCTCGTTGGCTGAGTAGGACTCTGCTGGCACATAGATGCGCAGCTCCATGATCGTGCCATCGGTGACAAAAGCACGGCTGCGGTTGTGGAACAGTGCCACCGGACCATCTGGCGAGTAGAACTCCCAGTACAGCGTAGTGCCGATGGGGTATCCAGATGTATCGACACGGATGATGCCTTCGCTGCCCTTGTGCCACTCACACTCTGTGGCTTCCACCCAGATGTTGCCCAACAACTTGCGGCGAGAGAGGAAGAACAGCATTGCGTCATACCCCACCATCTTGGGCGATGGTAGGATCTTGGGCAACTCCTTGCACTTGAATTTACCCAGCAAGTTGTTGATGATGGCCAGTACCACTTCGGTCTGACCCAAGGTGATGGCACGCTTGATGCGTTCCAGGTAATCCACCACGGGCTCAAAACCATACACATCGTCCAGCAGGTGCCGGTGAATGGTGGTGTTAAACTCCGAAGGTTTGTTGAAGATGTTGTTCCAGTCCACCTGACGGTTGTCTTGGAGCACCGACTGGTACAGGTTGGAGATCGCTTTGTCGTTCTTGGCGTAGTGACCACCCAAAGCCTGGTAGTCGATGGTGACATCAGAAGGGATCTCCTGATTGAGCACCAGCACCACCGAGCACAGCTCCTGACCAAACAGCAGCGTGGCTTCTTGGTGTAGTTCTACGATCTGGTAGTCGTAACCACGCTTGTTCCAGATCTTGGAGCCCGAGCGCAACACCAATGAATCGGCAAAGAACACGCCGTGATTCGGAGCAATGGAGCGGGTCGGGCGGTTCGACAGGGTGTGGGGTTCGTTGAGAACCAAATTGTCAGGATTGGTGCCGGTCTTATCCAGCTCCAACGGTCCTTTGTCATACGTCATGGAGATTTCCTTTGTCAATCCGTACAAACTCGACGAGGCCCTTGCTCTCAGCAAGTACCCGATCTACGATATCGTCCGGGGTGGGTATGCGGTCATCAAATTCATCGAACTGCTCCACGAAGTAGCCAATCTCTTCGTAGTACTGCAGCGCCAGCTCCGAGCAGTACAGCTCGGAGTCATCACCCTTGATCCCCAGCAGGTTTTTCACCAAGTCCAGCAGACTGTAGGGTTTGCCCAGATGCCGTGCCAAAATGCCGAAGTGTCGTCCGTTGTCTTCGACCCCTGCACGGATCAGGTAAAAATTTCCCAGCATCGACAGTGGAATGATACGTACCATGTTGGGTACAGCCTCCACTGCGAACAATCGGTTTCCCACCCGCACCGCGACTGCGACGTGGGAGAATTTGGCTTTGAAGAACTTCTGGTACAGAAGCAAAATAAAATCAAAGATCGTGGTGGCGCGTGTGATGCGCCAAGCCAGCAAGTCACCTGTCTCGATCGAGTTGCGAATTTGTGAGTAGAGGTGGTGCTTGGAAGCCAACGAAAATGGGGATTGTTGTGCCATGGAGTGTCCTTTATACCCACCCTACCTAGGGTGACGCCACACGATGAAACACGCCAACGGGGTGAATAAGATTTAATCCACTGAGTAGCTTTTTATAAGGAGGACAGCTATGTACCGTTGGATACTGGCCATCGTGATGATGGTCTGCGCAGGCATTGCCGGTGCCCAGAGTGTGCGCACTTACATCCCACCTCAGGCTTTTGACCACAAAGCCACCATCGCCAAAGAGCTGGATCAACATTTCCCCCAGCTGCATGAGCGCAACTACGTGCCAGCATTGATCGAGCACGAAAGCTGCATCTCACTCAAACACAGCCGTTGCTGGAAAAGCACATCGCAGCTCAAGAGTGCGCGGGAGTTGGGTGTAGGACTTGGTCAAGTCACCAAAGCCTACAATCCTGACGGTACGGTACGGTTTGATAGCCTGACCGAAATGCGCCGTCGCTACAAGCAAGAGTTGATTGAAGCCAGTTGGGACACCATCCACCAGCGACCTGATATTCAAATCCGATTGATCACACTGATGTTACGCGACAGTTGGGGGCGCTTATTCGATGTCAAGAATTTGGACAGCCGTATGGCGTTCATGGATGCTGCCTACAACGGTGGTCTGGGTGGGCTTAACAAAGAACGCCGTCAGTGTTCATTGACCAAGGGCTGCAACCATATGGAGTGGTTTGGTCATGTGGAGAATGTTTGCTTAAAAAGCAAGAAGCCTTTGTATGGTGGACGCAGTGCCTGCGACATCAATCGTGACCACGTCAAGGATGTCTTGCAAACACGGCTACCCAAATACAAACGTCAGTACGGACTGTAAATAACTACACCACCTAGGTAGCTTGTGGCTACCTAGGTGGTGTCAGTGTTTAATACTTGATGTAGTAGTACAGACCGTCAGTTTCCTTAGCTGTCCAGTCGGGCAACTTGAACTGGGTGGTGTCGGCCACGTTGGCAGCAATCAGTGCCAAGTAGTCATTGGTCCCACCAACAATGGCTGCGTAACGAGCGGTGTTGCGAGGGATAGCGGAATTGCCAGCAATGTAGATCCGGTGGCTGGTAGCAAAGAGCGAACCACCACCCACCCCGGTGTCCAGAGATGCGATGGCACCCCAAGCACCCAAGGTGCCGTCGGCATTGATCGGTGCCATATAGCAGGTGGAGTAGAACGCGGAGCCATTATGACCGCCAAAAATATAGGCCGCCGATTTGGTTGTGAACAGCTGCATGTGACCATTGATGGTAGGCAGCGATGTACCTGTAGCCCAACTACCCAGCGTGCCGTCGGCATTGATCGGTGCGGTGTACACGGTAGACACGTAGTTGTTGTAGTTGGCGTCTGCCCCACCCAACACGTACACACGGTTGCTGGTGGCAATGACACAAGTGCGGGCGCGTGCGGCTGGCAAGGGTGTTGCGGTAACCCACTCACCGATGGTGCCATCCGCATTGATCGGCGCGCTATAGACGAGGTTAGAAGTGGTCTGGACACCGCCGGAAGCGATGGAGGTGTAACCGCCAAAAATATACACTCGGTTTTTGATCACCGCCAAACTTGCGTGAGAGAGGTACGACGGCATTTGGATGGGAGATGTGGTCCAAGCATTCAAAGAACCGTCAGGGTTGATCGTCGCAGTGTAGATCGTGCGCAGTGTGGTCGAGCCGTTGTAACCACCCAGCAGATAGACGCGGTTCTTGGTGATAAAGGCCAGCGCGTACGCAACCCCAGCCGGCAAAGAACCCGTTGTGGCCCAAGCGCCAACAACCCCATTCGCATCGATTGGTGCTGTGTACACCGTTGGCATCCCAACCACAGTTTCACTGTAGTAACCCAGCAAGTACACCCGGTTCTTGGTGACAATTGGCTGGCTCATAGCAGCCTCACCTGGCAGATTGTTGGAGTCCAGCACCCAGCCACTGATGGCTGTAGTTTGGGTGGAGTTGAAGACACCTTGTTGTGCCCAGGGTTGACCCATGTAACCATCGGCGTTGATGTTGTTGTAGATGTCACCGATGACCGCATACAGCGTTGGGTAGGTGGCTTTGCTGAGCACGCCGCCGTTGACCTTCAGGAAACCAGTTGGGGTGGTCTGGCTGGCGCCGCGAACGATGTCTCCGACACTGGCCGAAGTCAGAGGTAGGTTGTCGATCATCGTATCGACTTGGGATTTGCGCACGGCATGCAAGGTAGCAGTGGCGTCCACAGTCGAAGCTAGAGTGCCGTCCACTGTGCCACCCGTCTTGCTGACCACATCGGTGATGCTGTAGCCTGCCAGCGTGGTGGGTTTGCCGACCACCCACGTCCAACTGATCTCACGACCGTCGGTGTGGTGTTTCAAATCACCGCTGATCACGCGACCCTTGGAGTCCACGTCCACACGGAACTTGACGCCAGGAGAGACACCGCTGTCAGCCAGCAACAAGTTGTTGGTGCCTTCCACACTGCTGACATCCCCAACAAAGCCAGGCAACTTGGCCACAGCCAGCGTGCCGATTTGAAAACGAGCACCATCCACAGCACCGGCCTTGCCGTCGACGTACTGTTTGGGCACCGCATGCATAGGCTGGATGGGGTCACCGCTAAGTTTGAGATGGCTGTTGAATTGATAGAACGACATAAACACTCCTGTTGTAGACTTCAGATGGATTCGGACCCACACCTCCGAAGAGAAGGTACCCTATATAGGTCGGGTAATACACAGAATTGAACCTGACAAACGTGGTTTTGACCCATTACTTTCCCAACTGTTTATAACTCTTGTAGCGCAATGGCGTACAGTCATTTACCTTTATCTTGACGGTTGGCTATGAAATATATCGTAACGTCTGACATCCATCTCGGACATAAGAACACCCCAACAGAACACATCATCCGCTCGTTCAAGACCCACATCCTCAACGATAAAAACAAAGACATCGACGTTCTGTTTATTGCAGGTGACCTGTTTGACCATCTGCTGTACCTCAATACCAAAGAAGCCCAGCAATCGATCGCATTCATCCACTATCTGTTGGATTACTGCTGGGTCAACGACATAACGCTGTGTGTGCTCGAAGGCACTCCTTCCCACGACTGGCACCAGTCAGCCACCATCGTCAAGATCAACAACCTACGTGACAACAAGGTCAACCTTCACTACCAAAAGACCTTGTCGATCTCTTATCTGGAGCAGCTGCAAAAGTACGTGCTGTACATTCCAGATGAGTGGTGCAAGAATCAGCAAGAGTTGGAGACCCAAGTCAACGAACAGTTGGCATTGCTAGGTATTGAGAAAGTTGACATCGCCATCTTGCACGGCCAGTTCCGCTACCAACTGCAAGGCCGCCCAACACACGCGTTTTGTTACGATGAAGCGTACTTCTTGGCGCTGGTGCGTGAACGCATCCACATCGGACACTACCACATCTACTCCGAGTTTGACCGCATTACCGCCAACGGCTCTTTGGAGCGCTTGGCCCACGGCGAAGAAATGCCTAAAGGGTATCTGCGAGTGGACAACGGTGTAGCCATGTTCATTGAGAATCCTGATGCGTACACCTACATCACTATTGCGGTGAGTGACAAAACCACACAAGCCAAGCTGGACAAACAGATCAAAGCTTTGCGACCGTACTCCCATGTGAGGTTGCGCATGAGTCGTGATTGCGCATACAATACGATCTTCCAAGAGCTCAAAGTGCGGTATGGAGATTACTACCTCAAGAAACTGATCGATGAAGATGCATCGGGTGCTTCTACCGCTACATATATAAATGAAGACAGCGACATTGACTTTGCCGACAACTTGTTCTTGGAGACCAACATCTACGAGGCCTTGATGATGGCAGTCAGTGCCAAACACGTGCTGACCGATCGTGAGATGACCAAACTCACCCAGTACGCAAAAGTGTTCATCCCTACCACCGAAGGAGTTGCGTGATGCATCCCGTTCTCACCTCTCGCCCTATGTCGGGCTTTCCTGTCTCGATCGCCACTTCGCTGGCGTTGGAGACATTGTTCAACCCTACGATGCAAGTGGCGGATGAAAGCCGTATCGTTCCACAAAAGGTTGACCCTACGACGTACGACCTGTACATGATCAATGTCTCGACCCTGGCTCGCAACTTGTTGCAGTCAGTGCCGTGGCGCGACATCGCCACAGTTCCCAAGAACCAGGTGGTGGATGCGCTGCTGGAGGAAATCGAGTTCTTGACCGGTTTCTTCCAAGCGGCCAATCTGTCCTTGAAGTTCTACTGGAACAGCTACAGCTTTGCACTCAAGACCTACGACAGCAAAAAGATCCGCCAACCCACCACACCACAGCAACAAGCTTTTCAGCAGCTGATGGACTACTGCACGGCCCCTATCCGCAAGCAAGATGAAGTGTTGACTTTCAGCAAGGACATCAGCGTCGATCGTGGTGCCAAGTGCTTGTTGATGAGTCACGTGCCGTGGGACTTGTTGTCGTGGGGTAACTTCCACAAGTTGGACCTGTTGGAGAGTCACACCGGCAAGGTCAAAAGCCGTAAAGACTGGAACACCAAGTACTACCCCATCAAGGACAAAGACTTCAGCTTCTTGCCGTTCATGGAGTACTTGCTCACCACGTTCGGTGACAACGTCATGTTCACACCAGCACCACTCAAGGAACGCTTGGAGTTGTACGACGTGCTCGTGAAAAAGCGTGTCCACCCGCTGATGAGCGAGCTGAGCGTGGGTTTCATTCTCGGCGGCAACCACTGATCGATCTACCACACCCAGATGCTTAATGCATCTGGGTGTGGTAGTCTTTCTACGTCGTGTGTTTAATACTTGATGTAGTAGTACAGACCGTTCGACTCTTTGGTCGAATAGTCAGGCAGCTTGAACTGTGTGGTGTTGTTCAAGGTGTTGTCAGAGATCAGTGCCATGTAATCGTTGGTCACACCTGGGAACTGGGTGTAATACACTTTGGTACCTCCCACCAGATACAAACGTGTCTTGGTGGCAAAAACCTGTAGTTTTTGCATAGCGGTTGGAATTGGAGATTTGGTTTCCCAAGTACCCAAACTACCGTCTGGATTGATTGCTGCACTGTAAACTTTGTTCGACAGTGCGCCATTAATCATACCAGACAGCAAGAAGGCACGATTTTTGACCGTCACTACGCCAGCCACTGTGAACGACTCAGGCATGGACGTTGCAGTTGTCCAACCGCTGAGGCTGCCGTCGGCATTGATGGTGGCGTAGTACACGGAGCGGTAGTACGTGCCATCTGCTGTGCCTGACGCTACATAAATACGGTTGTTGGTCACAATGACGTTGGCGTGGAAAAGAGGATCTGGAGTTTTAGCCAAAGCCACTGACCAAGCGCCCAGCGTGCCGTCGGCGTTGATCGGTGCGCCATAGATATAACGGTTGGCATCACCACCCATCACAAACGCACGATCTTTGGTCACTGCCGACCAAGCACTGTAGCTGAGAACCGGAAAACCAGGCGCAACTTCCCAAGTACCAATCGTGCCGTCAGGGTTGATTGTAGTTGTCAGGCACCCTGATCCATAAACACCGTTGCGATAGCCCGCAACCAAATACATACGACTCTTGGTTACGATCAGTTGGGAGGAAGCAATGGTGTACGGCAAAGGTGTCCCGGCGGTCCAAGCGCCAACCACACCGTTTTCGTCGATTGGTGCGGTCCACACTTCTGCAGTATCACCGGAAGCCGTATACCCACCAATGATGTATACCCGGTTTTTGGTCACAGCCACAGCGTGGTCAGAGATGTTAGTTGGAAAGTTAGGTGCTTCACCCCAACCCACCAGGTCGTTGACGACTTGGTCATTGAACGAAGCTTGTTGACTCCAAGGCCGACCCATGACCGTCAGTTTGTTGGCTTGGGCGTAGTAGGTATCTCCTACTACAGCGTACAGTGCGGTATAGTCGGCTTTGTTGAGCACCGCACCGTTGGCGCGGAAGAAGCCGGCAGGAGATGTAGGGCTGGGGTAACGAATGACTTCACCCGTCTTGACGGTGTTCAAGTCGACCTGTGCCATCATGCTGTCCACAGCACTGCGTGTGACGATGGTGGTGCCATCAGCAGCCAAAGTACCCGTCATGTTTACACTGGCCACCGTCCCGCCCAGCGCACGACTGAGAACGTCAGTGATGCCGTACCCGCCCAACGTGGTCGGAGGGTTTTGCACGATGGTCCAGCTCAAGTCGCTGGTGTTGGGTGGTGTGAAAGTGCCATTGGTCACCCGACCTTTACCATCCACCGTGACATTGTTGTAGACACCGGCAGTCACTCCAGAGGAGCTCAGATTGACGACGTTGGTACCCACAACCGAAGATACGTCTCCAGACAACGCTGGGAGTTTTTCTACACCGATGATGCCAGTCACAAAACGAGAACCATCGACGTTCTGCACTTTGTTATCGACATACTGCTTGGTGGCAGGGTGCATGGGGTGGACGGGGTCTGCATTCGCTGTCAAATGCGTGGCCATTTGATAAAAAGAACTCATGTAACTCTCCTAGGGATTTGACACATTCGTGAAGGGTTGTCTACATTGCCGCTCAGCAAGGTCTAAAGCATTTTTTTAATCATAGTCCCCACACCCCCGTTGCCGTGGTGTAGGGACTATGGCTTAGTACTTGATGTAGTGGTACAGACCGTCGGATTCCTTCTCCGAGTAGTCTGGCAAACGGAACTGTGTCGAGGTATTGACAGTGTTGAGGTCGATTAGGGCCATGTAATCGTTGGAACCTCCGTTGAATGCCGCGGTATAGATCGTGGTTGAAATGTAGCCAGAAACCGCACTGCCAATCAAATAAAGACGGGACGATGTGATTACTGTGGCAGCTCCGTGAACAACAGCTGGAAGTGATGTAGCTGCACTCCAGGTTCCCAGCGTGCCATCGGCATTGATCGGTGCAGTGTAGACTGCAGAACTGACGGCAGGACCCGCAGTAATACCACCGAACATGTAAATACGGTTACGGGTGACCGCCGCCGTTGAAGCATAAAGGGGTGCTGGTATTGCTCCAGCAGAGCTCCATTCCCCAATCGTTCCGTCTGAATGGATGGGTGCCCAATGAATCAAGTTGGTGGGCGAAGAGTTATTCTTCCCACTGATCAGATACACCCGATTCAGGATGTTCACTACCTGACTGCCCACAGCCACACGAGGCAAGCTTTTATCCACCACCCAAGCGCCCAGCGTGCCGTCCATATTGATCGGTGCGTAGAAAGTTGGAGACTGGGTCATGGTTCCATCCGTACCACCAAACACATAAACACGGCTGTGTGTGACTAAGCATTGATCACCAACGAAACTGGTAGGAAGGTTATTTCCGGTATTCTCCCAAGCACCCAGCGTGCCATCGGCATTGACTACCGCACTGTAAGTTGTTTTAAGACCAACACCGCCAGTGGTGGCTCCACAAACTACGAAGAATCGGTTTTTGGTGATGAAGAAGATTTGGCTCGAAATAGGGATTGGGAAATTCCCAGCAGCAACCCAACTACTCAGTGTCCCGTCTGGGTTGATGGCAGCTGTGTAGATGCTAGAAGAAAATGTAGATTCGTTGATATAACCACCAATGGCATACACGCGGTTTTTCAGAGCAACGACAGGGGTATGGGCAATCGCGATAGGGTATGTAGGCCCTGTTGTCCAGTTTAAAGTAGTTGTGTTGGTCCCGGTGTTAAAGAAGGACTGTTGAGACCAGGGTTTACCAGCAAAACCTAAGGTACCTTTGAAGAATGCATCGCCGATGATTGCGTACAGTACGGAGTAAGCAGTTTTGTCCAGAATACCGCCGTTGGCGCGCAAGAAACCACCAGGAGTGAGTGTTGTTGGGTAACGCACCACTTCACCAGTCTTGACGGCGCTCAAGTCCAACTCACTCATCAAGGCATCGATCGAACCCTTGGTTACTGCAGCTTTCAGGTCTTCAGACTGTGTTGCCGACATTGCCATGCTGGCGACTGTGTCACCCGCCGACAAAGACACCACGTCGCTGATGCCGTAGCCACCCAGTGTGGTGGGTTTGTTCTGGACGATGGTCCAGCTCAAGTCGCTGGTGTTGGGTGGTGTGAAGGTGCCGTTGGTCACACGGCCTTTACCATCCACAGTCACGCTGTTGAACACCCCAGGCACCACACCACTGTTGTTCAGTGTCAGAACGTTGCTGCCTACTGCGCTAGTGACATCACCCACCATGCCAGGTAACTTATCCACATCGATGGTGCCGCTGACAAAACGCGCACCGTCGACGTTTGTGACCTTACCGTCCACATACCGTTTGTTGGCCGGGTGCATGGGGCTGATAGGGTTGGCATTGGTGGTCAGGTGGGTTTCCATCTGATAGAAAGAGGACATGGAATACTCCTAAATGAGCCTGTTTTATCAGGCAATAAACATACCTTACTCAGCACTATTGCCAGTAGGTCTAAAGCATTTTTTAATTACTCCACCCACACCTTGGTTTGTGCCAAGGTGTGGGTGGTAGTCATCAAGACTTGACGTAGTAGTACAGCTTGTCGGTTTCTTTGGACGTGTAGTCAGGCAAATAGAAGCTATTTGGGTCGACTCCACCAGAAGCTGCCAAAGTTAGATAGTCATTGAACCCGCCAGCAAAGCTTGCGGACTGAACATTTGCAGAAACTGAAGACGCACCAACAACCCCACCAGCCAAATAAATACGGCTGCTAGTAATGAAGGCCGATCCCATTGCGCAACCATATAGCAATGAGCCAGCAGTAGCCCACGCGCCCAACGTACCGTCCGTATTGATCGGGGCGGTGTAGACGGTTTTATTGATTGATGAAGCGGTATAACCGCCCAACAACCAAACTCGTGTTGAATTAGATACCACAGTACCTAGTCTGAAGTTTGTAGGCAGTGCGGTCCCAGCAACCCAACTTCCCAGTGTGCCGTCGGCGTTGATCGGTGCCGATTGGGTAGGTGTAGTTGCAGTGCCGTCAGATGCCACACTCCCAAGCAGATACACACGTTTGGGTGTGACCACAACTTGGTTGGTTAAGAATGAGTTCAGCATACTTCCGGCTGTAGTCCAGGTACCGATAGTTCCGTCTTCGTTGATCGGAGCCGTGTAGATGGTCTTATGGTAGTTGGTGTTAGTCATAAAAACACCGGTATCCCCACCGACCACATAGACACGGTTCTTTGTCACAAATGCAGAATGACCGAATACGTCCGTTGGAAAATTTGTAGCCGTGGTCCACGTGCCCAGCGTACCATCCGCATTGATAGGCGCGGTGTACACCGTTTTTGTGTTTGTGAAGCCATTCATCCCACCAATCACGTACACACGGTTTTTGGTGGCAAAACTTGCACTGTATTGAAGTTGTGCCGGGAATGTGTTTGTAGTAACAACCCATGCACCCAAGGTGCCGTCTGTATTGATCGGAGCTGTGTAAGTTCGGCGTACTGTATCTGCACCAAGACCAGAGAACAGGTAAACACGGTTTTTGGTGACAACAGACTGGTAGGAATACGTGCCGGCCGACAATGCTGTTTCTGCACTCCAAGTCAGGGTGGACGAAGTGTTTGATGTGTTGAATAACGACTGTTGCTGCCAAGGATAACCAATATATCCAAAAGTGTCCACAGTCGACTTTTTGTACACTTCTCCAAGAATAGCGTACAACGCTGCATAGGCTGTCTTATCAACCAAACCCCCATTGGCACGCAAGTAGCCAGCTGGCGTGGTCGGTGTAGGTAGTCGCACCACCTCACCAGTCTGTACCTGGGCAAACTGCACCTGCCCCACCGCCGTGTCCACGGTAGATTTGGTGATAGTGGCCTTGGAATCACTGGACTGGGTGTCCGAAGTCTGGATTGCAGCCACCGTGTCTCCACCGGTCTTGACCACATCGGTGATATCAAAACCGGCCAGAGTCGTAGACTTGTCCTTGACGATGGTCCAGCTAAGATTGTTGGTGTCCGTATCGATATAGCTGGCACCTACCACCCGACCACGGTTGTTGATATTGAACGAATTGTAGACACCAGGGGTGACCACATCACCCAAAGTCAATACGTTACCACCTGCTTGTGTGGTGACTTGACCACTGAAAGCTGGCAACTTGGACACAGCAATGGTGCCGCTAGTAAAACGCGCGCCGTCAACATTCAGTGCCTTGTTGTCGATGTACTGCTTAGTGGCAGGGTGCATAGCAGTGACTGGGTCAGCGTTAGCCTTCAAGTGGTCTTTCATGACGTAGTAAGTTTCCATAACTCAACTCCTAAGGGGTAATCAAGGGCTATAGCATTTTTTAAATAAACATACCACACACCCTGGAGGTTATCCAGGGTGTGTGGCTATGCCGTCAGATCAATCAGATCAGGCCTGGAATGGCGGGAACAACGACTGCCTCCAGTGCAGTTTCGTCTTCAGCAGCCAGTGCAGCAGCGCGCAACGTGTTGCACTCGTAGAAGCGTTGGCTGAACGCCTGGGCCACCTTGCCGGCGATGTTGCGCAAAGCGGCGTCGTCAGCCAGAGGCACTTCCGTGTTGTCGTGGGTCACCCAGGTTGGTGGCAGGAAGTTGATTTCGCGGAACATCACCAGCGCTTGTGTCAGGCGATCGCGCGCATCCTTGTCGCCGTCGAACAGCACACCGTCCACGTCCACGGGTTGGCCCAGCAACCACTCGCGGTAGTTGGCAATACGGGCGAGGACACCAGCCTTCTTGGAATCGAAGCTCTCGGTTTGCACCGGGATCTCGATCTGCACCCAGGCCTTGCCGACCACGGTCACGTAGTGACCAGGCAGCGCCTCGGGACGTTCGTCCACTGTGGTGTCGGGAGGCAGGATGGGTTGGTTGTCGGGACCAACGTCCACTTGGATTTCACGCACGACACCAGCGATATTGCGATAAGCTTTCATGAAAGGAGACTCCTATTAAGGGTTACGGACCACACACGATTAAAAAATAGAGTTAGAGCGCTATGCTCTGATAATTCACCAGCACATACCTACCTTTCCTAGGAAAAAGGAGAAACACATGTCTCATTTGCTCAAAACGTTCTTCGACGCACCCCTGCTGGTGTTGTGGGGCGACAAGACTTCCGACGACTCCAAGAGCCCTCGTCTGACCTTTGGCTTCCGTGACGGTCGCCCTCGCATCACTGTCAACACCGGCGTGCAAGGCCGTGAAGGCATGATCATCTTTGCAGCAGACGTGGCCAACATGACTGCCATGATGCTGTATCTGCACGATGTGGCACTTGGTCCTGCTGACCAGCAAATCGTCAACGATTCGTTGTCCCCAGTTTATGTGGACAACAAACCTACATCCGAAAAGAAGGTCAAGGGCTCGCTGATCGTGGGCAAGACCAAAGACGGCGTGGTCTACATCACAGTGATTGCCGAAGGCTTCCCCAAACTGGTGTTCCCGTTCAAGCCTTCGCAGTGGCATATCTTCCGTGATGCCAGCCGTGCGGTCATCCCTCCGGCCGATCTGTCGGTCAAGATGGCCATCGGCTACTCCGAGCAGGTGCGCAACCTGATCACCACAGCGATCTACAACCACGCTTGTGAAGAGTACGACAGCGGCGCTCGCAAGCTCGGCAACATCAATGGCAATGAACAAGAAGGCTCCGGCGGTGGCAAACCCAACAAAGACGGCGGTACCCGTTTTGAAGATCTCGGCGACTTAGTGCTGTAACGCACCACTGAAATATATCCATGACTCTTTCTGGCCAACCGGCAGAAAGAGTCCTTTATTCAACCTACGTATCTGAAGTCTGTGTGGCTACATATATAAAAGTAGAACAAGTCTTCTGTTTCTAAAAGGAGTTATATGGGACTCGACATTCGAGCTTATGCTGGCTTGGTTCCCAGTGATCGCGGTGTGTACCAAGACGGTGACATTGTCTCTCCTGAGACCGGCCAGTTTGTTCCAGATCTGACCAGTTTCTATCAACACCCAGTCTACAAGGCCTGGAACCAAACCGTCCAACATCAACAGGCATACAGCTATTTCGACAAGCTTGCTTTTTGGGCAGGTAGCTATACTGGATATTCAGGGTTTCGCAACTGGCTTGAGGGTTTGGCAATGGGACCCGGCGAGAATTGCGAACCTGGAGATCCGTTCTATGAGCTGGTGATATTCTCAGACTGTGAAGGAACCATTGACAACATCGTTGCCCAAAAGCTTCACCGGGATTTTGTGCTGCATGATCACAAAGCCCGCACATCCAAGTTTGCTGATTGGTACTATCCCACCTACTGCAATTTCACCAACGCGTTCCGCATTGCTTCAGTCAGCGGCGCTGTGAGATTCTGTTAATTTATTTCCAAAAGGAGTTTCAAGATGAGTTTGTCTTACGCTGTTGTCCCATCGGACTTTGGTCTCAATGCCCTGTCGGTCCGCTGTGACACTGAACAGCTGGAGTTTGATCTGACCGAGTTGTACAAGGACCAGTCCAACCTGGGTACCCTGTATGACAAGATCAACGAGTACGTGGCGACACTGCCGCTCGATCGCCAAAAGCAGGTCTTCGAGGTGTTTGCTTCGTTCACCCACTCCAACCTGAAGGGCAACTTCGACAACCCACAAATCGTCCAGCAACTGGAAGAGAAGATCGCGCACGCGGCCAAGGTGCTCGGCTACTACGAGTTCATCGAATGGAACCGTACCCAGTCGTCCAAGATCATCTACCCCGACAACATCGGGGAGGACTATGTCAACGACCCGGACCTGAACACACCGCCCGAGAAGACGTACCGCCGCATCGACTATACCGACTTGATCGGTATGATCGTGTTCATCCGTGCACTGTCGCCGTTGTACATCGACTACTACAACTACATCAAGGAAGTGGCCACGTCCTACTATTACAAGATCTTCATGCTCTTGGTGCAGTCGGACGTGTACACCTCACCCCAAGCGGAAAAGCTGCGCACCTACGTGGAAGCCAACCGCGCAACGTTCATGGGTGGTCAGGTCAAGAACGAAAACCTGGTGCTGGATGTGGGTCTGTCGGACGACGACGTGCTTGATGCCTTGTTGGCGGAGATCATCTTCAACAAGCTGTTGACCATCGACTTCTTCAACAAGAAGTGCAACATCATCAGCTTCATCTTCCAGACCATCAAATATAAAGGCTCATACGCTCCGACGGATGGCTTGAACATCCGCAACAAGAACAAGCCGACCGAAACAGGCAAGGATGAAATCTCGTACTTCGAGGACTATCGCAAGACGTCCAACGTGGTGCTGGGCACATCCGTGGAAATCCAACACGCGCTGTCGCAGTTGAACTACCTGTTGATCGGTTTGGGGCGTGAGAATTTCAACTACGAGGCCTATGAATATGAGCTCAAGCACCACCTGCCCAAGCTCTTGGACCATCGACCCGACAACACCCAGATCTACATGCTGGGTTGGTTCCTGGACAAGATCATCAACCCCCGCGCACTGCACTACATCGAGCCGCGCAAGCTGGTCGAGCTGATGCTGTTTGCCAAGGTGATCTTCCTGGAAGACGGTCACCATTTCATGGGTATGTTCATGAGTTCCATCCGCACCGATGTGCAGAACTTCTTCAACGTCCAAATCCGTGGTGTCATGAATAAGCAAGCGGTCAAACGCCTGCAACCTTCGTACCACTTCGTGATGGAAGATGAAAAGGTCTCGACAGTGGAGAAAACCATCTCGGAGATCTGCAAAGAAATCACAGCAACCTTGTGGACCCCTGTGGCCACAGCCGAGCAGATTGCCCTGGTGGGTGAAGATGCCGGCTCGTTGGTGCTGCCACACAACCTCAACGAGTTGGTCTACAATTACGTCGAGTACATCAACACCTGAACGCGATTAGGCTACATATATAGTCATTGTACCGGAGGGCGCTTAATCTCAAGCCCCTCCATTCTTGTACCCCCAAAGGAGAAACATACATGTTCCCACAAGCACATCCCGGTATGGCTCAATTGACCGGCGAGCAGTTCTACATCGAAAAGCTGGAGTACATGCCTGCTGGTTTTTACAACCCCATGCCTGTGCGTCCCTACACGTTCTCTCCCACCAATGAAGCGCTGAACACCATCCAAGATCGCATGGCCCAGTACAAGACGGGCAAGGTGTCGACCGGCGTGTTGACCGGTGTGACTTCCGGCATCCTGGCGCCTTCGGCCGTGGCCTTCGACTCGGCCATCAACCAGCAGTGGGTCCAAGTGCCGCGCTTTGCCTTCTTCATGAAGGTGCGTCGCATCGACGCCATGGGACTGGAAGAGTGTCACTACATCTTCGGCTACACCGACCACGAAGGTGTAAACATGGCCACTGGGCAAACCGACCCAGAAATGATCTTCTACGTCAACAACGTGATCACGACCGGTGCCTACACACTGCAAACCCCCATGGGTCTGCAGCGTCAGGAAAAGTTGTTGAGTCACTACAACACCATCCACGCCATGAGCGGTCCAAACCTGTACACACAGCGCCCTCTGGACATCTTCGAGACGCTGAGCGTCAAGCAAACGGCACAGTGGATGGGTCAAGGCATCAGCGCTCAATCCGCAACGGGTCAAGTGGGTCCGTACACCAACAACACGGTGTCTTCGACAGTGGAAAACGCCATCCCTTCGGAGTACCTGTCTAAGATCTTGACCAGCGGTATGCAGGTCAACTCGATGAAAGAGATTCACATGAACTCTTACAACATCGAGACTGATGATCGTACCAACCGCTACTTTGCCGAAGAGTCGATGATGACCAACGCGTTCATCCGCTTGGTCAACCGCCTGGCCGGTTACATGGAGCCCCGCCCCATGTTTGCTTTCAAGGATTTGCTGCGTGTGGACGCCACGGTGGTGCAGCGTGACCGTGTGTGGGCGCTGGAGGAGGCTTACAAAAACCCGATCTACCAAAACACACCCGACGTCGGCGAGCACTGGCATGGCCAAGACCCTGATACGGTCAAGGCACACCCGATCATCGAAGCATCGGTGGCGCTGGCCAACAAGCTGGGTTTCACCAAGATCTCGTTCAAGGCCACCAACAAGACGACAACGTCCGAGATCATGGTCGGTATCCTGAACTGGACCAGCTTCTTGGAAATCGATGAGCAAAGCTTTTACGTGCTGTGCGAGCACTTTAAGCAGCAGTTCATCGATCAGATCTTCCTGAATGAAACAGCCATGGGTCGCCAGCCCCTGTTTGTGGAAGTGCACATCGACATGATCCGTGCCAGCAAGATCTACATCGAGTACTACAACTCGTACGGCACCTGGTATACGCTGCCCACGTTCGCTAACAGCGCGTTCACCAGCATCTTGACCAACGACGCCAACATGGTGGCCGATGCAGCGATTCAGCTGAACAACGTGATCGACCAAATCACCCCCAAGTCGTCGATTCACAGCGGCAACTTCACGACCTATCACCCTGGCTTCCCCGGCTGAGCGGTGACGGATTTTTCAGATTGAAGGAGTAAGAATTCATGAGCCTCTTTATGGACCCCACCATGGAGGCCTTCTATACGTCGTTGCTGGCGTATGCAGGCCTGTCTCAAGCAGAAAACGGCGACATCATCAACGCCGACCCCAATTTCGGGGACTTCACGATCGATGGCGCGCACATCCGCCTGCCCTACCGTGAATACCTGAAGAACCCTGATGGTCGCTCGTTCTTCCACCTGCTCAACGAGTCGTACACCTCGCCTGAGACGGCGCTGTTCTCGCTGTACAAGCGCCGCCTGGTGTGCGAGCTCAACATCCGTCTGACCGAGCTGATCATGAAGCTGATCCGTGTGGCCTCCGAGCCGGTGCTGCAGCAGCGCATCCGCTCCAGCGCCACGATCGAGCTGATCACCCAACTGGGTGAAGTCGAGATGGACCAAATCGAGTCGGTGACCAAGCTGATGAAAGCATCGCGCAAGGTCAACGATGAAGGTTTCATGTTCGACATCTTCCTCAAGAAGAACGGTCAGATCAACGACACGTCCTATGCGGCCATTGGCAAGGTCAACTTCCATGCCTACAAGGAAATCCAAAACTCCTTGCAGCTCAAGGACTCGGACTACAAGACGTTCGGCACCAAGATCGGTAAGAAGAACCTGCTGGTTCTGGAGACCATCTTCCAGACCATCTTCCCGGACATCGACACACCCGAAGCCTTCTACACCGGCACGGACTTCAAGGGCTTCCGCTACTTGAACGCCTTGCTCAAGACCAGCTACCAAATCAGCCACCGCATCAACGAAATCGTTGAACAGCTCGAAGAAATCAAGGAACCTTCCTTGGAGTTGGAGAGCGCTCGCTGTGACCTGAACTGGGCTACCGTGTTGGAAGATCTGTACGGCATGATGGACAAGATCCGCATGATCCCCAACCAAAACAACCCCAAGGCCGACGCACACCACCGCCTGAACGTGACTGAACCCCAAGTGGAAGCAGCTACGCCAGCGCCTGCCCGTCCTGACTACCAAGCACCCCAACCTTACACCCCTACCCCACAACCAGCGCCCCAACCTACCCCCTACCAACCCCAACCCGCACCGCAACCCGCACCACAGCCCATGCCGCAGCAGCCGCAGCAACCAGCGGTCCTGTCGCCTGAAGACATCGTGCGCCGTGGTATGCAGCAATACCCGATGCAAGGCGGCTACCCACAACAGCCTGGCATGCCTGGTGGCTATCCCCAGCAACCCATGCCTGCTGGCTTCTACCAACCTCAGCCGGGCTACCCTGCCCAGCCTGTGTCCCCATACCAACAGCCACAACCCATGCCTGCCATGGGCACGGTGACTACTGGCAACGACGGCCGCCAGTGGCAACTCACACCGCAAGGTTGGGTGCCATTTAACCAGTATCAAGCTGCACCTGGTTACCCACAAGCCTCGCGTCCTCTCGATCCATTCCTGATGGCGCGCTCGGCAGCACCTATGTAAGACTTCCCCCATTCAGTGACCCACCTTAACCGGCGGGTCACTGAGGAGGGTTTTCTTTTTTCTTTAACAACAAGGTGCGGACATGGATAACGCGGATCGGTCGTTCCATCAGGAACAAGCCCATATTGACGACATCATCACAATGGCACGTACCCCAGCAGCTTCTCGTTACAAGCCTGTGGGGTATTGCCTGACCTGCTACAAAGACCTGGCCGAGCAGAAGCTGTTTTGCAACAACATCTGTGCGGACGGTCACGAGCGGATGCGACGGCTTGGCCTCCTTGAAGACTGATCAGCCTTGATCAATCGAGCAGACACTCCTGGATGCTACGGCATCCAGGAGTGTCTGTATCTCAGTCTTGCGGGATTGGTGGCATCTTGGGGATCTTGAACGTCATGAGTGTGCCGTCATACGACGATGGGTTGGTAAAACCGTTCAAGTACAAGGCCAATGGGAACAGGTTCTCAGGAATTCCCAAGTGGGAGAACAAGCCGTACAGATTGCCTTGGAAGCGGTAACAATCCAGCGGCGCCACAGTCACCTCTTCGTAGGTGTAGTTGCGCTGGATGTAATCCATGTACGTCATCCGGTCGTTGAAGAACCGGTAATCAGGCATTCGGTAGCGTGCCGACGTCATCAAGTTTTCAAGCATAGGCAGCTTTCTCAAGAAAAGTGGTCCAGTCAAGTGGTCACTGTATACCGGCAACCAGTCCGAATAAGAATTATACCCAGTGAGTCATCTTTGTGGCGTTAAAGGTAAATAGTGTTTGCAGTAGAAAATTATCCAGATACATATATAAGACGTAGTAACACTCTTTGCTGGATTTGGCTATGAACACTAAAACCTTCTCTAAGAAGACTCCATACATCGTGGAACGTCTGACAGCAGGCTTCATTGCTAGAAGCAAAAAGAAACACGGCAACAAGTTTGACTATGCCCACACCGTCTTCTTGGGTCGCAACAAAGGCCTTATCACCGTAGGGTGTCCTGAACACGGTCTTGTAACGATGTCCGAGCGCGGGCACTTCGCTGGACCGGGATGTCCCCAGTGCGGTGAGACGATGCGACGTAATAAACTCAGCCTTGGTGGCGAGACCTTTATTGCCCGTGCGCTGGAAACCCACAAAGGTTTCTACGACTACAGCCGTGTAAAGTACGTGAGCGCACACACTAAAGTTGAGATTGTCTGCCCGCTTCATGGAGCATTTCTACAATCCCCAGACAAGCATGCCAGAGGCTCTGTTTGCCCAAAGTGCGCACACTTGTTTACTCGGGCTAGGATGGTGCAGACTAAACCAGAAGTCTCTCCAACCACAGGTCGATTCGTTAAGAAAAACCACGCAGATGAAACTTTCGAGCAAAAGGCCAGAAAGACACACGGCGATAAATATCGCTACGACAAAGTCCAGCTGGGTTCAAACGTCGATGTAAAGGTCACGATCACGTGTCCTGAACATGGAGATTTTGAACAAATACCAAGATTTCATTTAAAAGGGCAGGGATGTCCTCAATGCCGGATAATAAAAGTAGGTGATGATAAAAGAGGTACCAAGGAATCTTTCATCAGCAATGCTATCCGGGTTCATGGTCACACGTTTGACTACGCTCGGGTTGCATATATAAACGATAAGACTCCAGTGTTGATTGGGTGTAAGGTCCATGGTTTCTTCTCACAAAAACCTAACACACATCTAAATGGCGCTGGATGTCGGATCTGCTCTGAAGAGCGTTCGCGTATTGAGCGCACACGTACAACGGAGCAATACATCGCTGCGGCAAAGGAAGTACATGGAGAGCACACCTACGACTACTCTCAAACCGAGTACAAAGGCTGTGAGCACAAAGTCAAGATCATCTGTCCCAAACATGGAGTGTTCAAACAAAACGCTGCGGTCCATCTGAATAGTCGCGGTTGCCCAGTATGTCGATCCTCCCAAGGCGAAAAGCGTCTGAGACAAATCTTCACACAGCACGACATCAAGTTCATCCAGCAGTTTAGGCTGCCAGATATCAACCTGCTGTATCGCTATGACTTCTACCTTTATGAACTCAACATCTTGGTAGAGTTTCACGGCATCCAGCACTATGAGTCAGTGGGTGTGTTTGGTGGGGATGAAAGGTTTGCTCTGCAACAAAAGAGGGATGCGATGAAAAAGTCACTGGCGTGGGATCGCCGTATCCCATTGCTGGAATTCGATTATAGACAGCTCAAGTGGTCCAAGGATCGCTTTGAGCAGTTTGTGATGCAGTCGGTCATGGCGCTGAGTGATCAGTCAACCAAGCCGACATTTTTAAAAGGAGAAATAGGTGAGTAAACGAACAGAGTTGAAGACGGAGTTCTTCGGAATCTCGGCGATTAATTCATTAATTGCGAACGTATCATCGCCTCGCGCGGTAATGGATGTATCGCATTTTAGTGGTCGGCCTGCCCTGCTGACCCCGGACGAACCCTTCATGAAGTCGGGCATCGAATACGAGCTGGGTAAGACCATCAACCACCCCACGGTGCCACAAGACTGCACTGTCAAGGCCATTATCCCACGCTATCGTGAATACGGATTTGCTCCACCTGAAGTCACATTGCTGGTGGAATTCGAGCGTGCAGGCAACCTGTACATCGACGTCATCCACGTACCCGCATACAACTCCACCCACAATGTCTTCGGCTATCGCCTGCATTACACGGATGAGCTGCAAAACCTGCAATTCAACAGCCCTTTGGCCAAGGATACGGTTTTGGCCGCTGCTGACAGCTACGGCCCTGAAGGCTGCTACATGTACGGCCTTAACGCCAACACGGTGTTCATGAGCCATCCTTCGGTGTCTGACGACGGTTACGTGATCAGCGAAAGCTTTGCCAAGCGTGCGGCGATGTTTGGTGTGACCAAGCGTGTGATCAACATCACCAAGAACACCATCCCAGTCAACGTCAACGGCGACATGGACCACTTCAAGTTCATCCCTGAGCCTGGTGACTATGTGCGTCCTGACGGCCTGCTGTGCGCCACCCGTGAACGCAACGATTGGTTCTCGGTCTCGGACCTGAACTCCCGCAACCTGTGCCAGGTCGACATGACGTTCGACACCCTCACCTACGTGCCGCCGGGTTCTTATGTGCTGGATGTCAAGGTGATCCGCGGCAACTACCACAAGAGCGAGTTCAGCCCGAAGATGACTGAGCAGATGGACCAACACGCTGCCATGTACATCAACTACTGCAAGAACGTCTACCAGAAGTACGAGCAGCTGATCAACGAGAAGAAGTCGATCTATGGCAGCCTGGACAAGATCCGTACCACGGGTCCATGCCACCGCCATGTGACCGACTGCGGTATCTTGGTGCGCCATTCTGAAAGTGGTCGCAACAAGCTGTCGTACCGCAAGCTGCCGATCGACCAGTACCGCATCGAAGTGACACTGGGCACTGTGCTGGTGCCGGGTATGGGTTCCAAGCTGACCGACAAGTCGGCAGCCAAGGGCGTCTCGTGCTTGATCCTGCCGGACGAGCACATGCCCGTGGACAAGTACGGCAACCGTGCTGATGTGATCTCGGACCCCAACTCGACCATCTCGCGCATGAACAACGCTCGGGCTGATGAGTTGTACCTGGGTGCGGCTTGCCGGGACAACTGGATGCGGTTGGTACAGACTTACACCCAGCGCTACGGCCCACACTTCATCGAGAACATGCCCGATGAAGCGGTCGAAGAAGTGAAGATGTTTCTGGTGGGTTTCTACAAACTGATCAACAGTGAGTCGGAAAACCACATGCTCAGTCTGAACCATGAAGAAGTGCGCCAACACCTGCACAAGTTCAACAGGCTGACGATGTTGGAGATCTTCTACCCCACCGACAATGAACACAACATCGTCGATGTGGTTGACCGCATTGAAGAATCGGTCTATGCGCCGCTGTGTGACAAAGTGACGTACGTCAACGGTAAAGGAGAAACAAAGACCACTGTCGAAGATGTGCGTATTGGTCGCTCGTACATCATGTTCTTGGAGAAGATCGCCAACACTTACAGTGCGGTGTCGTCTTCCAAGGTCAACAACTTTGGTTTCCCAGTCAAGGGTACCAACGTAGACAAGCACCGCTACCCACACAGCTTGACTCCCACCAAGCTGCCTGGCGAAACCGAGAAGCGCATCTTTGCCTCTTTCTTGGAACCCGAAGGTCCTGCTGAAATCCAGGACTTGGCCATGAGTCCAAACTCGCACAAGACGCTGTACCGCCACGCCTTGGAAAGCGATAAGGCTTTTGACACCGAGTTCAACATCAACCGCAGTGAGATTGACTACGGACAGACCACCAGTCTGCAACTGCTGCACCACGTCTTTGTCGGTGCAGGCTTTGACTTTGAACACCGTAAAGGTAATGACCAATGAGCGTGATCTCTGCACGTGATGTGTTGAACACCCCCCGCGATGCTGTGTGGGGGCTTAACCAACCTGTCTATCAAGTCAAGTTTGACGACGGGGTAACTGCTGCGGTCAAGCGCAACCACCTTGTGCTTGACCGTTACTTTTGGGAGCTGTTCTTGCTGTTCCCATCCACACCCATCACGCATGCATGTGATGTGGGGTTCTTGCTCAAGGGTGAAAGCTACGATGCCGACACCCACAAGCAGATGCTCGAACGTGTGTACCGACACATCGTCCGTTACAACCAGTTGGAAACATTTGCAGCCAAGGAGGGTTTACTCAAGCGGGTGTATGAAATCATCGACATGATCCACAATGAGATTGTCGAGAACATCTCTACTCACGTGGCAACACTGGACGCCGTGGACTTCAACAAGGTCATCAACGATCCTGCGATTGTCGCTGCCCACGAGAACATGCGACCCACGCCGGAAGGTGTGGACCGTGTGTACAAGCAGATCAAATCCTACATCCAGACGGCACCACTGAGCAACCGTTTTGTGGCGGCTTACCGCAACAAGTCCGCCAACGAAAATCAGGCCAACCAGTTGATCGGGCCTCGCGGCTTTATCTCTGGGCGTGATCTGACGGTGTACCTGCAGCCAGTGCAGTCCGGCTTCATCCGCGGCATGAGCACGCTGTACGAAGTGCTGGTAGAATCGTTGACCGCTGCCAAATCCCTGGCTGCCAACGAAACCAACATCAAGAAGTCAGAGTACACCTCACGGCGTATTCAGTTGCTGGCCATGTCTGTCAAGGGTGTGGTCGTCGGTGATTGTGGCTCGACTGAGTACATGCCCATCCTGGTCACACAGGGTATGCTGGACTCCCTCAAAGGCAAGTACTACCTCAAGAGCGATAACACCATCGGTGTGATTGAAGGCGATGAAGCACACCTGGTTGACAAAAGTGTGCAGTTCCGCACAAGCTTGGGTTGCAAGCACCACGACTCGGCCTACATCTGCTCGACGTGTTTGGGCAAGATGGCACACAACTTCCCCATCAACTCCAATCTGGGGTACATGATGGCGGCGTACCTGATGGAGAAGATCACACAGGCGATTCTCTCCACCAAGCACTTGACCCACTCGGTCAAGAAGAGCTTGATCCAGCTGTTTGGCATTGCGGTGAAATACTTCCATGCCAATGAAGACGGGGATTTGTTCTTCCACCAGGATATCGACCTCAAGGGGTTGCAGATCGTGCTGCCTAACAGCAAGCTGAGCAAACTGGTGGATGTGTTGAACCTGTCGCACACCAACATCAACTTCAACAAGATCGGTGAACTCGATGAAGTGGTGATCCGTGACACCAAGCAAAAGACGCCCACTATGGAGCGCCTGCACTTGGCGTACAAGGACCGCAACTGCATCATCACCAAGCAGTTCCTGGAATACATGAAGCAGGTGAAGCTGGAGACTGACTCCCGCACCAACTTCATCATTCCGCTGGACGGCTGGGACAAGAGCCAACCCATCTTGAACTCCCCGCTCAAGGAGGCCAACATCCTGAACTTCGTCAATCAAATCTCGAACATCATTGAGAAGAAAGGCGGTAAGATCGTCGATCCCTACGAGAAGCTTCACCGGCTGTTCACGTTGGTGCTCGAAAAGTTCAAGATCAACTTGTCGGTGGTCGAGGTGTTGATCTACGCCACAACGACGTACAACGCGCCAGGCGGCAACTACAAGCTTGGACGCAACAGCCAGTACCCCTACTCGGAAGAAGACCTCACGTTGTTCACCAACCGTGACTTCGCTGGGTTTGCGGCGTACGAGCGGCAGATGAAGCCATTGATCGAAAACCCGATGACGGTCTTCGGTGAACAGCCTCGTCAGCCACACCCCATGGCACTGTACTTCACACCGCAAGACTTGGCACCCAAGACGTAACCATAGCCACACCACCTGACTTCGGTCAGGTGGTGTGGTTGTGTTTCTTATCTATGTGGAGGTGTAAATTTCTTAGTTAGCTTGAATACAATAGGGCGTTTTGCCGCCACATACAAGGATATGCCCATGATAAGGATCACGGTTTACCACTTAGCTGTGAAGATTGAGTTGGAAACCACCCACCTCAAATCACGCATCGACCGCTTCATCCAGAAGTACTACACCAGCAAGGGTCTGGCGGTCAATGCAAACACTCCTGGTGTAGACAAGGAGTTTGTCTCTCGGGTTGGGAACAACGCCTATGTGATGCACACCAACCAGTTCATCCACTTCTTGCACTATCTGAAAGAGATGGGTGAGACTTTGGGTGAAGTGCAGCGTATCGACGCAACCCAATACAACATCGTGCGCGAGAACTATGAAGTTCGTGACGAGTGGACGCTGCGCGACTACCAAGAACCCATCTGCAAATTCTTGATTGAGAACCCCGTCAAGAGCAAGATGGTGATCCTGCAGACCGGCAAAGGCAAGTCGCTGGTCTCCATGTATGCCCTGGCCAAGATCGGTATGCGTATCGGTGTCTGTGTGCTGCCGATGTACATGGAAGACTGGCTCAAGCATGCGGTCAAGATCCACAAGGCCAAGACCCACGAGGTGATGATGGTCTCGGGCTCCAAAGCGGTGCGGGCTTTGATTGCGATGGCGCGAGACAATGAGCTGACCGCCAGGTACTATATCTTCAGCAAGGACACCATCCAAGACTTCATCACAGCCTACGAACAAAACCCGGAGCATTGCGTACTCATGTACGGCGCCGCTCCCTTCGAGATGTTTCAGCTGGTGGGGATTGGGTCATTGGTGATCGATGAAACCCACCAACACTTCCACGCGATCTTCAAGATCATCCTGTACTCCAACATACAGTTCCAGCTGGGGTTGTCTGCGACACTGATCTCCGACGACCCGGTAGTCTCTCGGGTGCACAAGATCGTGTACACGGAAAAGCAGACCTACGAGCTGGAAGAGCTGGACAAGTACATCGATGTGTATGCCTTAGCATATTACATCCCTGACTCGATGATCAAGAAGGTCAAAACGACCAACTTTGGCTCAAACCACTACTCCCATTCGGCGTTTGAAAAGAGCATGGTCAAGAATCGGCCACACCTGCCGTTCTACGTGAATCTGATCACCGCCAACTTGGAGGCGCTGTACATCGACCGCTACGAGACCGACGACAAATGTCTGATCTTCGTAGGTACTGTGGCATTTGCCACCATGCTGACCGAGCTCTACAAGAAACTGTTCCCCCATTTGAAGGTCAGTCGCTACTGCGAAAAAGACCCGGATGAAAACCTGCACGGACCCGACATCGTGGTCTCGACGGTGATCTCTTCGGGCACTGCCGTAGACGTCAAGAACTTGCGGGTGGTGTTGCAGACAGTGTCAATCTCATCAGCTTCGCAGAACATCCAAAACTTGGGTCGACTGCGTCCGCTCGCTGGTGGTAAGGATACGCGGTTTGGTTATCTGTACGCAGAAAACATCCGCAAACAAGTGCAGTACCACCACCGGCGTGAAGATCTCTTTGCCCCGCGGTGTGCCTCGCACAGGACTTTCAAGGCAAAGATGCAGTCGACGTTGAAATTACCGATATAACGTAACAAAGAAGGGGAGGGTTTATGAAACACATCTTTCAGGTCTTGGCTTGCTGGCTTGTTGCCGGCTTGTTGGCAATCGGTATTTGGCTGCTGCACGCTGGTTTCAGTGAGTGTGGTGAGCTGAAGGTAAAGACACAGATGGTGCCTGGCGTTCTGTTTGACAAGAAGCCTGCACCCCACTGTCGGTAGTGTGAACGTTCTGTTAGAAAGCTTGTGTTATCATGTACCCTACTCCTGCTGCAACCGCTGTTCGTATCGTGACCATTGACCGTGCTGATGGTATCACTTCGGGTGATATGTTGCACTACGACCAGCGCTTTCGCCAAACCCCGTTGCGGGCTGTGGTGAACCACCAAGAAGTGCTCAAGTACTTCGAGCTGCACCACCCTGAGATCAAGAAAGACTGGTTGTTCAACCAGTTCGATCGCCGGGTCTGGGCAGATGCTATCCCTGCGAGTCAAGCGTGGCGTCTGCACAATATCATCTTAGACGGATACCTGGGTGTGATGGGAAGCCTGCGTGCATTCTTGCTCGCAGACACCGCCCGCAGCATCTGGATCACCAACTCCTACATCCAAGAGTTCACCCACCATGCCAGCTTGGACCGCAATCTGACCTTGCAACAACGCGCTGAGTTGTTGCAGCGTTACCGGGTTGGTCACCAAGCCATCTTCAAGAAAGCCCGCAGCCTGCGTATCCATCTGCGTGGTCCCAACATCCCGACCACTCCAACCGGTGTGCGGGGTGTCAAACATGACAACTTGGAGCAAGTGCGTGTGAGCGATCTGTACACGCATAATGAATCCATCAAAGATTCGATCCACTGGATCAATCATATCTTCACCAAGTACGACCTCTGAGACGTAAAAGGAGTTTCACCATGCCTCGTTTGTTTCCAAAAGCTCGTCTGAGCATCATCCATGATCATCCCGGCCGCAACAATCCTATCAAGTGCAACTTGACTGAACGCATGATCTCTGGACTGGGGTTGACGGGTCGTGTCGTAGTACACGACTTTCACCGCTTCCTGGATCACCTCAACGCCATCATCTCCAAGCACGCTGATATGGTCGCGTTTGTCGAACACCGCAGTGGGTGCTTTCCAAGCGTCGCTCTGACGGATGAGCAACAGTCTTTGCTGCTGAAAACGTACTGTGCTTACTTCACAGACCTCAAGATCTGGTTGGATGAAAATCCCAAAGGCATCATTGTGGTGCGTGGATGTAGCTTCCTGGAAGAGACGGTATACCGGTCGACCAACCCCAACAACCCTTCGACCACGGCAGACCAACAGCTGCAGGTGTTTTTGACACATTTCCGCAAGCTGTTTGCAGACATTCCTACCCTGAGCATCCTGGTGGACGACATCTCCAACATCTCAAAAGACGATGTCCGGCTGAAGGCTTACCAAGACGCCGTCACGTATTGGTCGGTGGTCAACAACACCGATGACGACTACTTCCAACTCGCTGTCAAATACGATTTGTTTGATCTCGGTCAACACAACTCTGTCTAGTAAAAATGGGTTTCACAACACCCATCCCAATTTACAACCTATTCAACCACGGCGGCGCTGTCGCCTGCTAAGACACCTATGAAAACCTTTGTCCGAGTTCAAAAACACAACGGCCTGGCTTTTTGGATGCAGAAAACCAACAGCCTTGTGGGTGATCCCATTAATCAAGCTGTCAACCGCATACTTACCACGTCCAGTTCTGGTATTGGACGCCGTCGCCGGTTGCATATCCATCCTGATTACCTGATGGATTTGTGTGATTTTGTCGGCGTTCCGATGGACCCTCGCTATTACAAAAACGCAGTGACTACAGCCAACATCCAACGCGATCGGTACACAGTCGCTGAGTTTGATACTGAGGATGACTTGGTCAACACCAGGGATCTTAACGATCTCGAACTCTTCAAGCGTGCCGGGAAAATCTCTCTCGGATATAAAGACACGTTCAAAGCCACCAAGGCCTTCTGGGACAAACTCCAATGACCACCGTGACCAAGAAACAACAAATCTTCCAACGCCTGACCGAACAAGCCAATGAAGCCATCCGCTTCCTAGACGAGCAAGGCCTGAAGTTGAACGTCGACTACCACTACGAAGGCATCTACTTGCAAGGTAGCCAAAACTACCGCACCGACCATGCTGGCTCGGACGTGGACTCCAAATTTATCTTGATCCCGACGTTCCGCGGTATGCTGGAACGCAAGAAGATGGTCTACGACATCACCACCCAGGCCGGTGAAAAGGTGTCGATCAAACCTCTGGGTGACTATCTGGATTTGTTCTGGAAAGGAAACATCAACAACCTGGAAATCCTGACTACAGACCACTACGAAACTTCTGGTTTTATTGAAGTGCTGAAGGCGGAAAACTTTGCCGACACGGTGGCCAAGTTGGTGGAAGGCACGCTCTGGGCAGCTTCGATCGGCATGATGCACCAAAAGCGCAAGTCGGTGGAAAAAGGTACTGAGACCACCAAGGCGTTTGTGGAGCGCAATGGGTACGACCCCAAAGATGCTGGACACCTTATCCGTATCAATGCGCTGTTGGAGCGGTTGGCTGTGGGTGTGCCTTTCACCGAGGCCTTGGACTTCAGCACCCACCCCAACTTTCAACTCTACCAGGCATTGCGTCAAGACGGTTTGAACACCAAAGAACCTGTTTTGGAGCGTCTGGATTTCTATCTGAGAAAAAGTTCGGAACTGCGCGAAAGCGTGCGACCCACTGACAACCCTAAAGTGGCGCAGCTGAAAGAAGCTCTGTACCAGCGCTACGTCAACTACGTCATCGCCAACCAAAACAACTAGCATCTATGTCTGTTCAGAAAACTCCACGCATCATCTTCGTCGACGGTTTCAACACGGTGGGTAAAGACCACTTCATCGCCGAGCTCAACAAGCGCCTACCCAAACCGGTCATCAACAGTGACCCACGGGTCTGGTTCCCAGTGTTCCAAAAGAGCCGGCGGTACTGGGATTTTATCTTCCGTAACCTGGACCAAAACGACAGCATCTTCAACGCCCACTTGCACCAGCTGCGCAGCATTGAAGAAAAGCTCAACGATGGATTCACCTCGGACATGGTGGTCGTCTCCAACCGCTCCTTTGTCAGCTCTTTGAACTACAATTTCATCCCTGAGTGGTTCTTGGAGCGCAGAATCGGTGGTTGTGACGACACGCGGGCTTCTTACCTTCAGACCTACAAAGAGCTGATCAAGAAGGTCTTCAAGGACGTGCCAATCCTGATGGTGAATCTGGATCGTTTCCACGGTGACAAGGCTGATTTGACACTGACCCAATGTGTCCACGAGCTGCGTGCCCGCATGCATGCTCGCCAGCCTGATCTGCTGATGAACGACTTCTACCTGGAGTACCTGATTCAGTCGTACAAGCTTCCTTCGCAAGAAATCAAGGACATCTACACCTACTGGGAAGACGCTACTTCGGATGACGCCCAGCTGATCGTCGACAAGTACTTCAACTAGCCATGACCACCGAAAGCAATCTGACTTCCCCACCAGTTGTCCCCATTGCTAACCACAAGCCGATGTTGGACTATTTCCACGACGGCTGTGGTAACTACTGGGGTGTTGCCAGACTGCAAGAGCTGGCCAAAGATCTTCCAGTGTTTGACTTACCTCTGGCGGCGCTGGAACTCAATGGCCGTATCTGGGCAGACAACAACATCATCGAGTTGGCACACCACTGCAAACGCGTGATGGATGCCGACCTCAACGTACCAATCTTGATTGATTGGACCGGCGGTATTGCTGACGGGCGCCACCGGGTGATCCGGGCTTTGATCGAAGGCAAGGCCACAGTGAAAGCACGTCGCTTGATCGAGCGCCCTGCTCCTTGTCAGGCCAAAGCAAACTGACCCAGATCCACTACCTACCTTTGACGGGTAGGTAGTGGACTTTTTCTTTTTTGCCTACTGATGTGATTTGACCTCTGGATACGATAACATGACTGCACGATGGGAAACGCACCCGAAGACGCGAGACGCGTTAAAGCGATTGGTGCGGCATGACGCCGTGCCGTGGGGTTGTCTGAAAGACCTGACCACTGTAGACCAAGTGCTAGAGCGCTTAGCGCAGTGTCCACCTGTACTGATCAAGGACTTGAGTAGCCCAATGATTCACGTCTACCACAGCGCCGATCTGGGTGTGGGTTGCGTGGCACGGATTGACACTTCTGTTCTTGAGAACGCGATGCTGATGGGTCAGATGGACCCGGAAACCCCTATCACGCTTCGTTACCGGTTGGGCAATTTGTTTTGCCTGATCAAGCCCGAAGAATTACCAGCCATGGTGAGTCTGAGCCAAGACGTGTACTTCCTGGTTAACACCGAGACCAACGCCTTGATCTCGACCCACATTGGCAAGTACCACTGGCACCATGCCATGTACCGGTACTACCACCTTGACAAGAAGGTGACTACACTCAAAAAGCTGCTGGACACCAAGCGTTTTACCAGTGTGTGTATTGACTTGGGTGGTGACGACTATTTGCTAGATATACCATACTAAAATGGTGGTTTGCTTAAAACTCTATAACCGTCGCATGGTATGGTCAAAATTAGACCGACAGAATAAACAACAAGGGAAAGATCATGGACTTGCGCGTCGTTCTTAGCAAGATCGTCACTCTCATCTATCGCTCTCGGCTGATTGATAATCTCGACAACGACGACCTCGTGCGCACCATCTTGAACACCATTCGTTCGGATGCACCCGAGGTGATGTTGGGTGGAAGCGTGCTGAAAAAGCTCAAAGAGCTGTGCATAGAGCTGCTGGATGAAAAAGAGCTGATCGCCAAAGAGGTTTTGTTGCCCCGCGTGCATTTGATCTTGGACACCGATCAAAAGCTGTACAACGTCATCAAAGAGTCGATTGACCCTGAGTACGAAGACACCACCAATAAACGGGTGTGTACGTCTCTGATCAAGACACTCAACACCTACTACCGGGAACATCTGGCTACCGAGATGTTGAACAAGGCCGCTTACGACCTGAAGTTCAACCGCGGTAAGATCGCTAACTTCACAGATTACCTCAAGGGTATCTATGAGCAGATCGAGCCACTGACTACCCACTCCAACATCGCCAAAGACCCAGCCATCCTCAACGAGATCAGCTTCCAAAGTTCTGAAGACATGGAGCGCACGTTCGAGGAGATGCGGGTTTCCAACTCCGACACCGGCATCTACAAGTTTGGATGGCAAGACTTCAACATCATGACCCAAGGCGGCATTCGTCGCGGTGAGAACATGACGATTGGGGCCTTGCAGCACAAATACAAGTCTGGCTTCCTGCGGTCGCTGTTTACCCAAATTGCGTGCCATAACACCCCGATCGTGTACGAAGGCGAAGAAGGCAAGAAGCCGCTGCTGCTGTACATCTCCTTCGAGGACCCTACCCACACCAACGTCCAGTTCATCTACCAGTACCTGAAGATGAACGAGGGCATCAAGATCACCAAACGCGAACTGCAAGAAATCCCTATCAAGGAAGCCGCAGCGTACGTGACAGAGTACATGACCCGCACGGGGTTCCACATCGACATGATGCGTGTGGACCCTACGCGTTGGGACTACCGTTCGGTGATGAACAAGGTCATCGAGTACGAAGCCAAAGGCTATGTCGTTCACGGCTTGCTGTTGGACTACATCACCATGCTACCAACCACAGGTTGCCAAGTCGGTGCCATTGGTCAAGACCGCAAAGAACTGCTGCGTCGCATCAAGAACTTCTGTCTGTCACGCAAAGCGTTTTTCATCACGCCCTTGCAGTTGTCGGCCGAAGCCAAGCAAAAGCTGCGCAACGGCACTCCTCACCACCAACTGGTGCAAGAAATTGCCGAGCTGGGTTTCTACGACGGCATCAAATCCATCGACCAAGAAATCGACTTGGAGGTCCTCATCCACATGTACACCGTCAAGGGCAAGAAGTTCCTGACCGTGCAGCGTGGTAAGCACCGTGGTTTGCCAGACATTCCGTCCGAGCAGAAGTATTTCATCTTGCCATTCCAAGAATTGACGACCCCCATCGTTGAAGACTTGAACCGTGACAAGATCAGTATGCGTTCGATGCCGCGCCACATTGGCGGTGGTGAGAGCAACGACATGATCAATGAGATCTTTGGATAACCATGGCCCAATTTGAATTTAAAGGGTTCTCTATCGATACAGCCGAATGGGTGTCTAAGAAAGCCTACCGTCGAGGACCCCAATTCGTCTACGTCGAGCATCCAAACTTCAGTCTTTCTAATTTACAGAACGACTGGGTGCGGATGCTCATTGACGAGCAATCTCCACCTTCCGGTCATTTTCCCCGATTCCGCCAAACCCTTGCCAGTCGTTTGGTGGACGCTTACCTGGCTCAATTTCCTTCCACCCCTCAACTGCTGTCCTATGTCTAACTTCGACCAAGCTTACCTCAATCTCCTGCACCAAATCAACAATGAAGGTGTGTGGGCTGTCAATCGCACGGGTATTGACACCAAGTTCATTCCCGCGGCCATGATCCAGACCGACCTGCGTGGTGGTGATGCGTTTCCTCTGTTGAGTCTGCGCGATATTCCTAAACCCAAGGCCGGTATTGCAGAAGCCATTGGTTTCTTGCGTGGCTATGACAATGCCGCCCAGTTTGAAGCGCTGGGCTGCGGCTTCTGGCGCCAAAATGCGGATGAGACTCCAGACTGGTTGGCTTCGGAATACCGCAGCGGTCCTGGGGACTTGGGTCGTATCTACGGTGTGCAGTGGCGCAACTTCCCGGCTTACGGCGGCACTGGCAGCATCGACCAGATCTACGAACTGGTCAAGGGGATTGTGAACAACCCTGCGTCGCGTCGCCATGTGGTCACTGCGTGGCACCCGCATGTGGTGCGTGACCACATGGCTGCACTGCCTCCTTGCCATGACAGCTTCACGGTGACGATCGATAGCCACTATCGCCGTATGCACCTGAGCTGGCGCCAGCGTTCGACCGATGTCATCCTGGGGACACCGCACAACGTCACCTGCTATGCATTCATCCTGATGCTGCTGGCACGTTTGACTGGTTACAAGCCTGGTATTCTGACCGGGCATCTGGACAACGTCCACTTCTACGAAAACCACTTGGGTGGTGTTTCCAAGTTGCTGGACCGCGTGCCTGTGGGTCCTGTCCCGCGTCTGCACTTTGCCGACAACATCCAAGCCAACCCCGAATCGGTCGAGGAGATCATGTTCATGATCAACAACATCACCCCGAACGACGTTCTGATCGAAGACTACGTCCCCTTGGAAGCCATCCAAGGTCTGAAGATGGCTGTGTAACGCTTCTGTCCCTTTTTCCTGCGGTAAGTCCCTCCCCTCTCAGCGGCTCTAACCCGCTGCGGGGCTTCCGCAGGGTTTTTATTTCTTTTGTTTAGAAAGACTGGCATGACTGTCAAGCCTTTGCAGCCTTATCAGCAACGTGTTGTTCTTGAGCGCGATGCTCTCGGTGAGCGCACCCAGAAGCTGGAAGCCGAGATTCACAGCGAAGCATTTGCCAAAATCAACCCAGACGAGCAGATCCGTATGCACCGTCAGTTGTCGCTGCAACACCAACTGATCGCCACCCTCAATGAGCGCATCGCCGCCTTTTAAATCTAACCCACCTGTCCCAGGGTTTCTTTGCCGACTCTTTGGGTGCAAGGAAGTTACGACCGCCGAAGGATATCCAGCTTACAAACGTGTCTGGCATATCTATTCAACCTGTGTTCGATGCGGCACCAAGTACGTGACCACCGATGACCTATTCATCGGTTTGCGTCCTGACCACTACCCCATCGAACAGACTTTCATGTCTTACCAAAATGCACCACCCTTTGCTTGTCGTCGCTAGGCACTTGTGTGACCAACCCAATACACCACCCAGCGTTTTGAATGCAACGCTGCAATTGATCGCTGAAGCAAAAAAGGCCGGGTATAACTCCCAGCTGGAATTTGCGTATTCGATCGTCAGTAAGAAGTTGAAGTAGGTCCAAGACCAATTCAGTGATCGTTCACTTTTATAAGGGAGTATTTCTCATGCGTTTCCGTGACATTTTCCTGGGTATCGGTTCGGCTTTGGTGCTGGTGCTGTTGCTGCTGAGTGACCCGCAGTCGGGCATCATCTCGCAGCTGCCTTTCGGCGCAGCCACCCTGGGTCTGATCCTGAACTTGGTGATCGCCATCTTCTTCGTGGGCTTTCTGCACTTCTCACGCAAAGCCCTGCTCGACTACATCGACCTGGAGTTGTTCTTTAAGAAGGCGATGGAGCAACCGACAGGTGCTGGGCTGGCGCTGGTGGCGGTCGGTTTGATCATGGTCTCGATTGCCCTTGTGGTACTGGCGGCTGTGAAATGACTGCCACCGCCAGCTGTCCAAATCCTATCGTAGTGGAGATGACCATCTCGGACAACTTCCTCTACTCGGAGACCCAAATTGAATCGCTGGCGATGCAGCTGCACGATAACCCGTTTGTTGGTGCGGTAAGTTTCCGGGTGCTACACATGGCCGGCATGCTTTTACCCAACCAACACACGGACATTGATCCGCGTTACGACTTACCGGCAACGGTGATTTGTATCGATGTTCCGACTGTCCATGATGTTGGGCTTTACTACTACAACAACATAGCTGTCAAGATGCTGTGTCAGTTGTCGGAAAAGATGAAAGACAGCAAGGCTTACCACCTGCACTGAAGACAGACCTCACCCACCTGGACTTGAGTGTCCAGGTGGGTGAGGATCTATCACACGACCAAACTCAGGTATCCCGAGATATTGATCTTTTCAGGTTTGCCGCCAGTGACCACACGGATCACGTTTTGCACAAACCGGTACTGGAGCAAGTCCAGCTCGATCGTTGCATTGCCCAGGTGAGGGTGGATTTCCACGATCAGATCTGGCAAGTTGGCGCGGATGGGGTCCAACAAGTACAAGTTCTTGTAGCTTTGGTCGATCAACTGCAAAATTGCAGTGTCGTCGTAAGGGTTGGTGTACACGCTCGCTGGAAGCACCCCTTGCTTGAGGTGCACCAAGATCGTCGAGATCAGCGGAGAGTACAGCACGTGGCGCGCAGCAATCGCATTGAACTCATCAATCGGGGGTTCAGGGAACACCAGGTCGTACAAGTCTGAGATGCGTTGGTTGGTTTGGATGTTCTTGCAGTAGATGGGGTAGCTGTCCACGCCTGTCAGTTGCTTGATGGCGATGAACGACTCCCGCAACACGTAAGACTGTCCATTCTTGGGGTTGGTGATGCGTGTGGTATTGTCATTTTCCGAATACCGCACCGTGTTGCGGTCACGCAGCTTGCCGTCGACAAAGACACTCATGACCTTGTCGTCACGGATGTCGTAGTGCTTGTTGCGGGTGAGGGTGCCGTTGTTGACAAACCCACGCAGCTCCAGCTGGTTGATCTTGCTCACGTCCAGGGTGAACCCAGACATACGGATATGCAGGTGTTGCGTTTCTTTGGAGTAGTCCAAATAGCGCTTGGTGCAGATCGACACGCTGGGGAACTTCATGAACACATCCAGCCCTTCAGTCAGGCGGTTGCCATTCATAAAGAACTCGATGGTTTCGTAAGGCACATCCAAGGTGGTATTGACCACGCCGTTGCCCCGGTCTTCAGGTTGGGTCAGCACAAACTCCAGGTTCCCCGAAGTCAGTGGCAGCTCCAGGTCATAGACCCGTGGGTGGTGCAAGCAGACCATCTTGATCTTCTTGCCTTCGTTTTCCGTGATCACAAACGTGCTGTCGGTGCGCTGGCATTTGTCAGGCGTGTTGGTGATATCCACCCACTGTGAAGTGCGTACAGCACCATCGAAGTACGCCGACAAGATCCGGCACTCCAAACCGTCGGTTGGGATGACTGCGTCATGGGTATACAGCGCACCGTAGTTCAATGGGATCGATCCTGCCATGAACTCCACAAATGCCACACTGGCATCGGTGCAGGTGTACAGCGGGCCGTTGGACGCCAGCATGCGCAGGTACTTACCATTAGCGTCATACTCAAACGCCAACGAGTCTTCCTGGTACAGCTCGGGCACTTCTACAGTCAACGCCCCGTTGGTGGTTACGGGAGAGTTGGCGTAGTAGTACGTCATGCCGTTGTAGCCGATGGCGTCGATCGCCAGCTGTGGGGTGATCTTACCGATCCCAGGTGCCGAAGCACACTGGAAGTAAGCACTGTTCTCCAACTGTTCTGCACGAAAGAAGTCCACCGTGTAGTTCATATTAGAGATGACGTTCTTTTGCACGTCAAATGGCAGTTTGTACAGCTCATGCAGCTTCATGCCGTTGTACACCAACTGGCGCTCACGCCCGGACTTTCGGACGTACAACACCACGGTTTTGTCGGCCTGGGCACCACCGACTTTGTGTGACAAAGTCTGTGCGGTGTTGTTGACGAAGATGGAGTTCAGACTGAAGTCTTTGTCCGTGACGTTGCGCATCACGTAGTCTTGGTGGCGGTACAGCAGCAGTCCGCGGTTCAAGCCCGTGTTCTTTTGCGCCACGTAGACCTCTGCATCGTCTTGGTACTCGATGGTGTCGCGTTCCTTGGGTCGGTACAGCAAGTACTTCACGTGGTTGTCTTTGATCGACGCAAAGGTTCGCAGACCTTGCAGATCAAACACATCGCGTTTGATCACCGATTGGTCGTACACCACTTCCACGAAACTTTGGTCTGGGATGTTGAGTGTGACCTTGTCGACAAAGTAGCCGTCCGCATACACGAACACATCCCCGCCGTTGGCGACCAGGTTGTTGATGCGTGTTTGCAGCTGAGCCTTTTCCAAGTTGTTACCCACCATGAGTCCAAAGCACTCAATGCCTTTGCGCACAGGCAGGTTGTTGAACTCCGAAGACTGGAAGTACGCGTTGCTGTAGACGTTCAGGTACTGGAAGCTGGCCACGTCAAAGTGCTGCTGCAAGTAGCTGGTAACTTCAATGGCCACCAACAACGAACTCTCGTCCGTGTAGCTGTAGTAGACGTTCTGGCGTGGGAACACCACCCCGTCGTCGTTGTAGATCTTGGCGATGAACTTGCGCTGGTTCATGTCATCGCTCATCTTCACCCACTGGTCTCGCAGCCATTGTTTCTTTTGCCCTTGCAGGTTCAGAAACTCAGGGAACATGTTCCCCATGGTGAAGACGTGAAAGTAACTGGTGGTGTTGGGTAGTTTCTTGGACACCCCATACACCGTGATTTCTCGGATGGCCGGGAACGTCTTTTTATTCACGCGTGCCATTCGGAAGCTGTACTGGCGATCCTGGGCAGGCGCGCAGTAGATGTGTTCCAAGGCAAAGCGTTGGGATTGAAGCAGCATGGCCAGCGTCCTTTCAGTCGGCTTTGTAGGTCTTGGTGTGGTAGACCAATTCGTTCAAGAAGTCCTTGCCAGCATCCTTCTTGTCACGCTTTTCCACGATCTTGGCCAGACCTGCATTGCGGAAGCTGCGTTGGGTCAAGCAGGCATACACCAAAGCGCACCAGGTGGGTGGGTGTTGCAGCGCCAGCAGAACCATCTCCTTGGCGTTCAGACCAAACCAAGTGTTGGCAAACACCGTGACCAAGACGTTGTAGTCCAGGTTCTTCAGACGGATGTTACCTGTGGCACGGTAGCAAGCTTCACCAAAGTCGTCCAGATTCCCCATCAAGTCCCACAGCGTAAACACTTCGTCCAAGATGTCTTCAACCAACACTTCGGACTTCAGACGCACGCGCAGCTTGTCCAGGTCTTCATCGGTCAGCTGCTCGACAAACTGGGATGCGTAGTACATCTCAGCCAGCACCTTCAGACGGATCTGGTCACCGGCGTGCAAACCAAACTTGTTGGTCAGGCTGGTAGAGACAAAATCACCGTACACAAAGTGCGGGAACTTGAAAGCGTAAACGGCCGATTGCTTGCCGGTTACCCACATGCCGGAGAGGATAAAGCGTTGCACCAGCATCTGGTACTCTGCTTCATTGCGCACCCGCAGCTCACCCGTTTCCTTTTCCAGGGTCAGGCACTGGCGCAGATCCAAAGCCATCCAGTTGTTCTTTTCATTGAGCAACGGATGGTTGAAAATCGGCACGTCTTTTTCTGTGTCCGTCAAGCCGTATAAAATCACCGGCTTGATTTGCCCATCCCCTTCAAAGGGACGCAGATGCAAAAACTGGTCTGCACCAGAGTAGGCGTAATCGCTGACAATGTAGCGATTGATAGCGTTCACCGTCTCTTTGGTATCGATCCATTGCAGGGAGCGAAAGTCGTACGGTTGTTTGATAATCATGGCCAATACCCCTTTAAGTATTCTATGAATTGATTCAAAGCATACCTTTTGCTCAATCTTTTTTCCTCTACCTAGGAGTGCCCGCCATGAATTTGGATATCGACAGCGCAGCCCCAATGGTCAACGATCTCGGTACCCGAGATGTGTCTGGCCGGACTGTCACTCAACCCGTGCTGATGTTTCCTCAGCACTTGCCGAAGTTTTACATCTTCGGTGAAACAGGCCCCATGGGTCCGCAATACGTCGATCTGGCGCGCACAACGCTGACCGAACTGTACGGCGACAAGACCTTTGACGTGAAGTCCAAGTACTTCACCCACCAAACGCCCTACCTGCAAGCGGCTGCCCGTGCTGGCAACAACTGCGTGGTGCACCGCCTGCCTGGCCGCAACGCCAAGGACAAGGCCAACGTCGGTTTCTACCTGGACATCCTGCCCACAATCGTGACGCTGTATGCCAAGAACGCCGATGGTTCGCTGCAGTTCGACGAGCAAAACAACCCCAAACCTCTGCTGGACAACAACGACCAGCCTGTGACCATGGCCGGCTATAAGGTCTGCTATGTGCTCGACCACGTCTCCGTGCCGCTGGGTGAATACCAGCCTGGCCTGCTGACCCAGCGCGCTGGCATCCAGGTCAACGGTCAGACCCAGTCGACCCAGTACCCCCTGTTTGAAATGTCGGCAGCCTACGCTGGCGAATTCGCCAAGTCGCTGGGCTCGCGCATGTACGCTGCGCTCAAGACCGACATCGTGCCCTTCCCCGACAACTTCTTGGCCGACGCCAAGATGTTCCCCTACTACTTCCAGCTGATGAAGCTGTCGCCTTCGGTGGCCGGCAAGATCGATCCCGTGCTCAACGGCTTCGGTGCCCAGTACAGCCGCTTCGTGCTGCAAGAAGAAGGCCGCGATCCGGGCTCTGACGCCGTGGTCGATCTGACCACTGTGCTGCAAGACCAATACATCGATCCTGCCTCGGGTGCCAAGACTGGCCTGGGCAACGTGAAGATGTACGCCGACAACATCGCCCTCGTGAGCAAGATGCTCTACGAAGCCGAAATGGTGGTGGCTGACCAACACCGTGACAGCGAAATCAACAACGCCGAGCAGAACTACTTCGCGTTGAACATCCTGGGCTTCACCAGCTCCAACGGTTCTCCCTACCAAGCCATCAAGGTGGTGGACGTGGTCGGCAGCACTCGCCTGACCAAGAACTCCACGCACTTCATGGACGGCGCCAGCGATGGTGAGATCGATGCAGACCTGTTGGACCAGCTGTTCATCGACGACATGGAGAACTACCAGAACACGCTGACCGAGTACCACGACCTGGTCAAGCACCCCGAATCGATCATCTACGACTCGGGCTTTGGTCTGGCTGCCAAGCGCGCAGCTCCCAAGTTCATCTCCAAGCGCAAAGACACGTTCGTCGTGCTCTCTACGTTTGCTCACAACGCACCGGCCGGCACCTTGGCTGACCAAACCTCGGTCGGCATCGCCCTGAAGACCATGCTGGAGCTGTACAGCGAATCGGCATACTTCGGCACCAAGACCATGCGTGGTCTGGTCATGGGTGGCTCGGGTGAGCTGACCAACTCCCTGTACAAGGGTCGTGTCTCCACAGCCTACGAAGTGCTGTGTATGGCTGCCGACTACATGGGTGCCGCCAACGGCGCCTGGAAGAACGGCAAGTGCTTCGACAAGGCTCCCAACAACATCCTCAAGTACCTCAAGAACCTGGACGTCGTCTGGGTGCCCGCTTCGGTGCGCAAGGTCCTGTGGGGTGTCGGCGTCAACTTCGCGTTGCGCTACTCCACAGCAGGTGGTCCTGGCAACGGTGGCCAGAACTTCTTCCCTGCGCTGCAAACCGTCTACGACGATGACACTTCGGTGCTCAACAACTTCTTCAACGCCATGGGTATCTGCTACCTGAACAAGGTGGCACATGCGGCCTGGCGTGAATTCAGCGGCGACATCGAGTTCAGCGCAGCCCAGCTGGAAGAGCGTGTCAACACGTTCGTCACTGAAAATACCAAGGACAAGTTCGACGGCAAACTGGTGGTGGTACCAGCCTGCACGGTCACCAGCTTCGACGCCCAACGTGGCTACAGCTGGACCCTGCCGACCAAGCTGTACGGCCGCACCAGCCGCACCGTCATGAACACCTACGCCGAGGCACATCAACTTTCCGAACTGGATGCTTAACCGCCTGACTGTATAAGTCTTGACCTACACCGCCTAGCAATAGGCGGTGTAGGTCGTACAACATTGGATTTGAAGTCGATTACATATATACTGTTTGTTAACATCTGTTCCATTTTTTCAAAGGAGTATCACATGCGCAACTTTCATCCAAGCATCAACTACAGCCAACCACGCCCTCAAAAACTGCTGGCCCTGCTCAACGGCAGTCTGATTGACCCTCTGCGTCACATGGAGCTGGCGGCGATTGCCCTCAACCGTATCGTGAAACAACTGGATCATCGTTTCCACTTTAGCGAAGATATTGAAACAGCAACTTTTACTGATATGCGTGCTGTAGCCAAGGTCTGTGATAATGAAGCAGTTCTCGTAATTGAGAACATGCTGGTCGCCTCTTTGGTTAAAATGAACTTGCTTGATATCGACCGAAAGGTCATGCGGTATGGCGCTGGCAATGTGGTCAAGTTTGGTAAAAACCAACACAAACTGCTTGCTGATCCAGAAAGTATCGATCAGTTCTTTCAAGACGCAATTTTGGAGTACCAGACCAGCTGTTTTGACGCAAGACAATTGCAAGATAAGCTGCTCAAAGAGTCGAGCAAAGACTTTGCAAAGTTTGCTTATCAAGAAGTGAGTCAAAAAGACTTTTTGATCTACCGCAATCTCAACATCCCCCTTTGCAAGTTGGAGTGGTTCGACAAATTCAAAGAAAGGTTGGAAGATCTCCTGGTTATCCAGTCCGAGCTATTGAAGGTAACTCGAAAGGATGAAAGCAGTTCAACTAAAGCTAGTTGGGCACGTTCTCCTATCTCTGTCCAACAATTCAGTCATTGGAAAGAGACACTACAGGCCAGAGTCGTCTTTGTTGAGAACGGCAAAAAAGATCCAAAGTCGTATGAAAACGAAGATGACTTGATGCAGGCATTGAAAGAAGTTTTCCAACAAGAATTGGGGAAGTTTGTTGAAAACATCAAAGGCACTGAAGTCGAGAAGATTTTCAAAATCGACACTACGCAGCCTGAGATTCCTTCGGTGGAATTCAACCAATCGTTCACCATCAACATCCCGCTGACACAATTACACCATGAGTCACTCCCGCCGGTGACACAGCTGGTGTTTGATCGTGGTGATGCTTCTAGCTACGATTTTATGCACGTGATGTTCTCGTAGCAACCGCATGAAAAAAGCCGACCATTTAGGCCGGCTTTTTTCTTTTTCTTGGAAAGCGTCCAGTTGAGTAAAAATATAATCAAGTGAGTTGTGCGATACACCTTACGCTTGGACGTGGGTCAACCGGCATGTACCCTTTCTTTCATGGAGAATCTCAATGAGTCGCCTTTCTAATGCAATTATGACGAATGCCTTCGCCCGTGAAGTCGCTCGTCCAATGTCCAACCTGGAGCTCGGTGGCCAAGGTGGCTGGGCACCCAACCTGACCGAGTGGGTCAACAACCAGGCCTACGTCTCGCGTCCGCTGATCTGCATCATGCTGGAAGCACCCAAGATGTTCTCGGTGATGCCCGACTCCTACAAGTGGATCGCATCGCTCAAGGCCCTGTTCGAGCTGCACGCCAAGACCATCGAAGGCATGAACGCCAGCCTCAAGCCCGAGTTCGATACCCATGACGTCGGCGGCGCCGGTGAAAAGCAGCACGAAATCGTCGACATGAAGCGCGAGGCTTCGGTGCCCAAGTTCACCTTCATCGAGAAGTACGGCCGCCCCATCCAGACGCTGCTGAACTACTGGATGCGCTACGGCATGATGGATGCCGAAACCAAGTACGCGCTGCTGGGCACGCTGGGTAACCCCAACGTCAAGGACCTGCTGGCCGACTGGTACTCCGCCACCTGCCTGTTCATCGTTCCTGACCCACTGCACAAGTCTGTGGACAAGGCCTGGATCACCACCAACATGATGCCCCAGGGCGAAGGCGACGTGACTGCCAAGCGTGACCTGTCGACAGGTCAGGAAATCCTGACGCTGGACATCGAGTTCACTGGCATGAGCCAGTACGGCCTGGGTGTGAACAAGTTTGCCCAGACCATCCTGGACCAGATCTCCACCACCAACGCCGACCCTTCGATGCGCGCTTCGTTCATCGACCGTGTCTCGGCCGACGTGGCTGCCGCCAACGGCTACCGCAACGAGCTGCAAAAGGTCGGTACCCAAGCGGTCACCCGCATGGGCGCATAACCCGTCACGACTGCGTGAACCACATCACCTACCAGTCTTCGGGCTGGTGGGTGATGTTTTTACTTTTGGTGTTGATGATTTGTAACATCTTCTACCTCTTGGAGCTATAAATGAAAAAGGTCTACCAGTCTCTGTTGGCGGCAACTTGCAAGTTCTTTGGTTTGCCTGCACCGCGTGGTAACGAGCCAGTGTGCGTTGACCAAAAACGTGACCCCCAGAACGGACCTTTCACCACCACAAACCCACCTGTAGAGCCTGACAGCGAGTCTCAAAAGGCTGAGAAAAAGCCTTGGCTGATCAAGCTGCCTATTGGAGCGGCTATCAAAGACTCTCCCAAAGACCGAGCCTGGATGCAAGGGCAAGAGCTTTTGCCCGATGAGATCACCGATCTGATGTTCAACGATCTGGACAAGCTCAAGGAAGTGCCTTTGGTGGCATGCCTGCCGTCTAGCCTCAAACTCCCGCAACTGAACGGCACGTTGCCTTATGCCGATCTGGAGCTGCGGCTGGACGGCAAGATCAAGTGTCCGACCGAAGGCAAGGAGTATGAGATCTACACCTTGCTGATGGTCATTGATCCCAACTGCTCGGAATACCCCAGCAACATCAGCTGTCTCTTTTTCTATGACCTTGGCACCAGTGTCAAGTTCTGCCCATCGACATATGTCAGCGGTGGTATCATGACTCCCATGCACTTTTGTTTGGGTTTGGATGAAGACCACCGCAGCTATCGGACCAAGACAATCCAGCACCCCATGGAAGAAGACACGTACCATGTGGTGCTGAGTGTGTTGGACCACGCCCCAACGTGGTACGACAAGGAGTCGTTTGTTCGTTACCTGAATGAAGACAACAGCTTCACCAAACGCCTTCGTGAAGGCACGTTGTTTGGTGAAGCAAGCCAACCTTCCTTGAAAAACTACCCGAACCCTTGTGACCGGGAGGCACGGATCTTTGAAGTAGATCCTTCAAACGTCGGGTTTGTGGTAAAAGACATCTGGACCATCGAAGACACACCCATTGGTTATGCCGGAAATGTTCACCCATCTGTGACTATGGTCATGGGTAAAATCAAACCCACGGGACCCATGGCTGATGTGGTGCGTGCGCATCTGGAGAACCCAGCTCCACGCACCCATTTCGGTATGCGAGGCTTTATCACCCCGGGCGACAAACGCCGTAACATCGGCAACAAGATCTACACCATCGTGACGTTTGACCTGATGCATTGATCACTACCCTTGTACCCTACCCTTTCGCCACTGTGCGGGAGGGTAGGGTATAAATATCCTGTGATCTTTGTTACATCTACCTAGTTTGGGAGTCGGTCATGGACGTTGTGAAGTTTACAGAAACCATTTTCAGCAACAAAAACAAAAAGGGTGTTCTCCAAGCCGATGGCGACGGTTACTTCACCTTTGTGATGGGTGGGCTCAACACCTACAACAGCGCCGGTGAGTACTATGTCGCTGAAGGTGTGGTGCCGATGTTTGAAGCGTCGACGCACTTCATGCGCCGCATCCGCAACGGTGCGCTGTACGCAGAGCTGGGTCACCCCAAGCGCCAGCCAGGCATGGGTCTGGAAGACTTCTACCGCCGCATCGTCACCATCGACGAAAACAACATCTGTGCGCACATCTCCGAGCTGTGGCTGGACTTTGACTTCGGCAAGAACAATCCCGATCTGGGTAATCCTGACTTCGTGGCCATCATGGGTAAGGTCAAGCCCACCGGTCCCAAGGCAGCCAGTCTGGAGCAGTCGCTCAGCAACCCCAAGCAAAACACCGCGTTCTCCATCCGTGGTCTGACCGAGAACAACGAGCGCAACGGCCGCACCGAGCGTCGTCTGACCGAGATCATCACGTTTGACAACGTGCCCGAGCCCGGCATCGCTGCGGCTTGCAAAGCCTACAACCCAGGCCTGGAAGGTTTCCAGATCGTGGAGTCGTTGGACGCTTACGTCGACAAGGACATCCTGCGTCAGACCATCAGCTCCTTGCAAAAGGAAAGCGGTGCCATGGCCACCGAATCCAACCGTGCCCTGTACAACCAGATCCTGGCCTCTCTGAAGCCTAACCAAGCCACACAGCGCGCTCGTAGCTGGTAAGCACACCTACACACTACCTCTGAGCTTAAACGGCTCAGAGGTAGTGTGTATGGCTCATGGGGTCAAATCAATGACTTCGGTGTCTTTGAAATCGGCGTAGGCCAAGTCCAAGTGGGTGATCAAGAAGATCTGGCTGTAGGTCTCAGAGCCTACCATCTTGAAGATAGTGTCGGCAATCCGGGTGCGGTGGGTCGCGTCCAATCGTACTCCGAACTCATCCAAGTACATGGGGTAGTTTTCCAGACGCAGCAGTTTGAACAAGGTCTTCTTCATGCCAAGGTTGATGATCTCCTTCATACCGGAGCTGACCTTGCTGACATCTTCAATTTCCAGGCGGTCTTCAACGACCACCTTGAACTTGTAGTTCAGCGCATCTTCCTCGACATTGATGACCTTCAGGACCATTTTGTAATCCCAGATCTTGGCAATCTCCGCATTGATGGAACCAATGATGGTGTTCAAGAACCCGGAGATACTCTTGGCAATGAACCCATTCTTGGGAGAGAGTTCATCGGTCAGGATGGTGAGGACTTTGACGTCCTCTTGGATATGGGCGATCTGCTCTTCGTAGGTAGCGACCATCCGTTCGATCGATTGGTGACTGATCAACTCTTTGTCGATCTCGATCATCTGGACTTTGAGCTTGGACAATTCATCATCAGTCTCTTGCACTAACGCAGCGACTGTGAAGTGCAGGTGTTCGGTGTAGACCGCATCCTTAGCCCTTTGCAACAGTTGGGACAGGTGACCTAACCGTTCGTAGTAGTGGCGCGCATTGTCGTAATCCGTGAGGTTACGCTCTTGCAGCTCGATATGGGTGTGGTGGTGGTCGATGGCTTCTTCTTGGCTGGTGCGCTGCGCTTGCAGGTCTTGCAGGGATTGCTCACCAATGTCTTTCAACAAGGCCAGCTTATCCCCTACTTCCTTCAACTCTTGCTCGATGGCTACCAAGCGGGTGCAGTGATTGGTGTCTTGCAGTAGTTGGCGCAGCATGCGAGAGATGCCGTGGGGGTCGGTATACACCAGTTCACTGTCCAGCACCTGAGACCAGAACCGACTGAGCGCGGTCTTGGTAGTGTTGAAGATGTTGACAAACTGGCTGTAGATTTCGAGGTACGCCTCTTGGTCTTCGATGGGTTTGTTCAAAGACTGGGCTTGGACTTGCAGCTGGGCTTTGCGCTCTTTGATATCGACCAAAGAGGCTTCGACCCGTTGCAATTTGGATTGGACTTCTTCTGGCAGCCACGTGTGGCTACAGTTGGGACAGTTGTAGTTGGCGTGTTCTAAGAGTTCTTGACGCATGCGGGTGTCGCTGATCTCTTGCTGTAGCAGCTTGTTGAGCTCATCTACCAAACCAGCCCGCTGTGCCACCAGTTCTTGGTACTGGGCACGACCCAACTTCTTGTCGGGGTTGGCAGGCAACTGGTGAATAATGTCAGGCAGAGAGTGCTCCAGCACCAACACCTGACTCAGCGTTTGTTCGCTATAGTCTTCAGGCGTCAGGTATTTCAGTGATGCTTGCGTGTTGGTACGCTCTTGCTGCAGTTGGTCAAACCGGTTTTGCAAGGTCTGGCTGTCTTGCAGGTGAAGCAGTCGAACTGTGTCGATCTGTTGGTCCAGCTGTTCAATACGACTGTAGATCGATTGCAGTTGGGTCTTGGACTGGCTGATCGCCGCCACAGCAGTTTCACGTAACGCTGGCAGCTGTTCGTAGGCGTAAGCGGTCAAGTACATGTACCCCGCTTGATAAACGCTGTCCCAGTGGCGCTTGCAGTCGTTAAAGGCACGCTGCGTAGCACCCAAGTCACCGGTGCGCGAGTACTGATACAGCTCAGTGCGGAACTTCAGCAACGTATCTAGCATCTGGCGACACTGACTCTTTTGCCGGTTGAGCGATTCGATGCGGCTGACGTCCGAGAGCTTTTGCTTTTCCGTCATCAGCAAGGATGTGGTGTTCTTGAGCAGGAATTCTTGGTTCTTGAGCTTTTCCTTCAAGCCGTTGTAGTTCTCTAGTACCGACTCAATGTTCAAGTTGGTGATCGCGTTGATCATCTTCTTGCGGCTGAGCAGACTCATCTCTGTCAAAGACTCAGCACCGGTCATCAAGTCTTGCACCACAGGCAGCAGTCCAAAATGCTGGTACGCCAACTCACGCTGTGTAGAGACGTTGGTTGAGCCATTGAGGTTCTCTTCGTCCTTGTAGAAGTAGAACTTGGGTGAGTTGCCTGTGAAGTCGCTGAGCAGCTTATAAGAGCTGCCGCGGTGTTCCATGTGCACTTCCAGATATCCACCCGCATAAAAGTCATCTTTGTCTGGCGGCAAGGGTGTCAGCAGTCCGATCAACGAACTCTTACCAGCTCCGTTGGGTCCCACCAACATCGTGAGCTTCTTGGTGAAATGGTGTTCAAACACGTTGTTGTGGCTGAGCGGAAAACGCTTGTATTTGTGCGCTTTGATGTAGGTAACTCGCATACCATCTTTCTTATCCTGACAACTACAGCATAACGTGCCAACTGGAAAAAGACAAAGGGGATCACTCGCACCTGGCAACAATAGCCAGGTGCGAGTGATACGGGCTCGAAGATGTGGAACTGTCCGCACGTCCAACAAAGTCACAAGTCAATTGCTGTAGACTGTAAGTGTCGTTTGCTAGAAGCAGGGTGGTGGTCGCGTAGGGAGTTCTGCGTCCGGGAATACATCAAGGGGCAGGTAGGGTTGTGGGTTTGTGTCTGACCACACAACAAAGCGCTTCACAGCGCGGCCTTATCTGCAGCATAATCCACCACGAAACCGCCTGAAGACCCGGCAAATATTCACGCAGGGAGTCTGGCAGTCAACCAACAGGTGTAAGTGAAGGTCATGAGGAGTTCCACAAGATACAGGTTGTTACATTTTACTGTCTCAACCCTATATCTTATTTGCGGAACATGTGCTGTTGCCAGCTGACGGTGAAGCCTCCAATCAGCGGCAGCAAGATACTGCGGCTGCCGGTGGTGTAGCGACGCCCTTTTTCTGGCCAAGCGCTGGTCTTCAGTTTCCACCAGCAGTGTTTGTTAGGTTTGATCCATTGCAAAGACCAACGCCAGGTGATAGAGTTGGGGTGGTGGTAGCCGGCCAAGACGGCAGCGGTTTTGCTGGAGTGACCATTTCCGTGCATCCAGTTAAAACCAATGTGAAAGCCGTTTTTAAAATGCAGCGAGCGTCCCAAAAAGCGATTGACATACATACGGACTATCCTTCATGTTTCCAAGAACGGTTGATACACAGCGCCGCCACTTCCGAGATGACTTTGCGCAATGCAACTTTGTAGGCGCCGGGAGTGTGGTCCCAGACCGTGTGACCCATGGACCAACTTTCGTCGTAGTCCAGGGGTTTGTCCAGCGCTGGCACGTAGACACTGACTGTGCGCTCGGACACCACAGTCTTGATCTCCATGTACAGCGCTGCTTGCAGCTCCATCGCCTGTGCGTTGTCAACCCGAGGGTTCCACAGCACCTTATGCTTGTCCGGCAAATGGACCATCAGGTAAGGATCACCTTCACACCCAACCGTGTATCCAGAGATAACTCCGGTCGGATGCACGATCTGGTAGTTGGCAACCAACTCCTCGATGTAGACTTGACCGAACTTGCAGACCATCTGGGTGTAATCCACAAGCACAAAGACAGTCTGGCGCGACACAGTACCACTGCGACAGAGACAGTTGTTCATGGTTTCCTCACTTAGGCGTACATCGCCGGGTTGAATTGATCCTTCACCAGTTTTTCCTTGTAGAGCATGGGACCCAGGGTTTCCAGCACCAGCCGATGTTGCAGTGTCACATCCAGCACAATGCGTTCAATGTCCACCACTTGCAGCAAGATGTCAGGGATACCATAGCCGGCCACGTAGTCTGCGTTCAGGTACAGGGTCGGTAGGTTCTTTTTGTTGTTGCGCAGACACCAAGCTTTCATGCGCTCCCGCATGGCGGGGTCAGGGAAGCTTTCCACCCAGTTGACCAAAGCGGTCTTGGACGTGACCTTGGTAGGCAGCTTGAGCACTCCATAGGGAGGCTCAGGGAACTCACCGTAGTTAGGACCAAACACTTCGTTCCAGAACAAGTGGCGTCCATACGGAGAGCGTGCCGCTTCCTGGGAGTACGCCGACTCGTTGTTGATCTTAGAACGCTTCAAGAACACTGGCTCGCCCTTAGAGATCGAACCGATGATCTTGTGCTCCAGATCAGTGACGCGTTTGAGGAACTTGGTGAACACCAGCTTCTTATTGCCAGCGACGGTCTCCAAGACTTCTTGCATCATCTCGTTGCCGTCGTCAATAACGAACTTGGGAACTGTCGAGTTCTTCAGGTGCACACCCTTGCGCTCGATTTCTTCCTTGGTGAGGACCGTGCCTTCTTGCAGCACCGTGTACGCATAGTAGTGCTTACTGACTTCAGCCGGGGAGTGCGCGAGCCACAGGTACTCGTTTTTCATCCCCATCTTATCCAGCAGCTCTTCATCGATGTTCAGGTTGCGCGAAAGAATCCGCAGCAAGTGCACGATGGCTTGCGATGCAAAGAAACTGATCAACCCACCCAAAGCAATGGTCTTAGCGTCGATGCGGAATTCACCCCCGCAGTACCACTTGACCCATTCGTCCATGGTAAAGCAGGTAGAATCGGTGTCCGAGAGCACCACCACACGCCGGCGCATGTTGCGTAGGCGGAAGCTGTTGACCGGCATGATCGGTGTCATGAAAAAGCAGTTGAAGAACTCCTTGGCTTCCAACAAAGCTTTCTCGGTCTTGAGTGCGGTCAGGTAGATGGATTCGGGAATCAACGTGTCCTTCAAGACGGGTTCGTTGTAGTCCTTGCCCTTGCCCTTGAGCTCGTAGAAGAAGATGTGGTGGATGTAGTACAAGAAGTTCTCATCCAGCGCATACAGCTTGCTGGCCACGTCATCGATGTGTTCAGTGGCTTCGACCTTCGAGATCAGACCATCCATCAGCTTGCGCATGAACTCAGGGTTGAACTGACGCAGGTGGTACAAGTCACCGGTGTAGCAGATGGCGGCGCGCTGGGCTGGGCTCAGGCGCTGCAGGTAAGGGATGATGAACTTGTCATAGTACGCGTTGTCATGGAAGTACAGGTCCGAGGAGTACTTGAGGACTTTGACGGTTTCTTCTACGGTTGGCAGATGCAAACCAAACTTGGCGCAGACACGCTCGATCTCATGGGGGTTGGTGTAGGTGGTGATGTAGACCAAGTTGTTGAGCACGTCTTGGCCACGGGGGTAGTAACGATTGCCTGCAACGATGCGTTCGTTGTTGGCATTGGACATGGAGGTCATCGTCCGGGTCAGGGACGTGAGGGTGGAGTGGTTCGATGGGTTGTGCAGGATACAAGCTGCCAGACCAAACGCCCCAGACAACGAGTTGGCGTAGATCTTGAGCAAGTTCTGCTCGTTGTTCTTGTGGTCAGCCAGCAAGATGTTGCCAGCTGCTTTGGCTTTTTGGCCTTCCTTTTTGGCCACCTTGCGCTTGGTCACGGCCATGAACACGAACTCAGAGAGCATCGATTTGTCTTGTGCCCGCGACGCATAGGTCGTGAAGGTAGGTGTCAGGATGTTGCCTTGCTTCAGATTGGTATTGATGTAGTTGTACACTGTCGTGTCCTTGACAGTGCGGTCACCATTTTCAATCCGCTCAAAGCACTTCATTGTGCGGTCTTTGAAGTGGGTCTTGAGCAGTTCCTTGACCTTCTCATCAGCCACTTCCTTAGAGACACCCTTGCGTGCTTGGAAGTACTGACTCAGTTGTTCGGCATATGCACGCACTGGGTTCAGTGGTGTCTTATAGTGAGTCTTGTCTTTGAAGAAGACTTCTTGCATTTTGGCACTCCTTTTTTGCACTGGTCTCGCACTGTATGAAGCGACAGACACGAAAAATACTCTGATCTCTTTATATCCCTTTGTTTCCCTAGCTAAGGAGCACACGCCGTGTCCGACATGAACCTCCCTGAAGTGCAAAATCAACAACTGGCAACTGCTGTCACCGACAACGCCATCGTGCTGTCCAACATCGTGGAGCTGGCAACATCGACCGTGCGCCAGATTGCCCGCAAGAACCTGGCCGATGCCCTGGGTGACCAAAGCCAAGCCCGCGAGGTGGTCTCCAACGCTGTGGCCAACCGCATCAAGGAAAAGCTGGGTCTGTAAGACCTGCCACTGTCTGATTTAAGGAAAAGAATCACCATGCTCAACCATACCTCTGCCAATATCGGTATCAACCTGGCGTTGATGGCCAACGACCGCAAGATCGAACTGACACCCATGGCCGGAAGCCTGATGGAAGCCCTGAGCCAATCCATCAAGCACCGCACCGACCTGACGGTGGGAGCCGACCTTGAAAGCCTGCCGTTTGCCATTACCGGCGCTTCCACAGGTGACCGCTCGGAGATGGACTCCAACAACTACAACGCCAGCACGCACGACACCTTGATGGACAGCTTCCAGGTGGAACTGGCCCAAGTCGTCGCCCAACAGGTGGTCTATGCCCGTTCGGTGGTGCACACCAAGATCAAGCATCTGGAAGATGCAGTGCGCGGCGCCTTCAGCCAGTACGGCATCAAGGAAGCTGAAGACTTCTTTGTGGTCAACTTCCACAAGCTGCACGACCTGTTCAAGACCGACTTGATCGACCAAGAAGTCAAGACCGGCGGCGGCTGGCCTTTGACCTCCGATGTCATGAACTTCGGGGAAATCTTCACACCAGAATTCGACGTGGTGGGGTACTTCGCCACCGGCGACGATGAGATCGACCAGCTGATCAAAGACTGGGTGAACTCCGTGGGCAAGGACGTCATTCTGTCGTACCTGGCTCCCAAGTCCGCCAACTTCGAGACCAGCCTGTACGGTCCTGCTGCGCTGGACTACTACATGGCCAACTTCTTGCTGTACCGTCAGCTGACCATCAAGCAAGACCTGAACGTGGGTCTGGGTACGGTGCAACTGCTCGCTTCTAGCACAGCCAACCGCGAATACCACGCCGGCCAGCTGTCGCTGCATCTGGGCAACTACGAAAGCCGTGTGCGTCAAGGTCAGCTGCTGTCGCCAGACAGTCAGACCAAGTTCAGCTACATGTCCAACACCAAGTTCAACATCACGGTCTACGAAGAGAGCTTCGCTCAACTGACCGATGAAGACTCGGCCTTGGAGAAGATCTTCGGCGCAATTGCCCGCAACGGTGTGGTCGATCTGTCGGTCGAGATGATCAAGCAAGAAGGCGAGCAGATGCTGCGCCACTGGAAGACGGTGCGTGGTCTGTATACCTCGTACTTGGTGTCCAACCGCTCGCAAACGCTCAAGAGCCTGTTGCGTGTGATGCTGGAAGCCAGCATTGACCTGGACTGCGGTGAAGAAAAGGACTCACCCCTGTTCGATCCTGCCTACCGTGCCAAGTCCATGGATCTGGCCTACGAGTACATCGACACCCTGCAATCGTCCGATGCCAATGACTTGTACAAGGTGTGTATGGAACTGATGGGTCGCATCATCTACCGTTTCTCGAACGCGTACTTCTTCATTCGTGAGATGTACGAGATCTTGAAGCAAGACGATGACATCGAACCCCAAGAAGCCAGCCATGCCGCCATGGTCCGTTACATCACGGACTTCTTGCTGGAGCAAGTGAGTGTGAGCAAGCGCACTGCTGTGTAAGCCCTGATCCCTCTAGCCTACCTGTAAAATAGGTAGGCTAGAGGGATTCTTTGGTCTATTTTAACACCTCATAACTAGAGCTCTTGATATGCAAATCCGTTTCCTCGATCAAAGCGTCTACACCTACATCGACAACAACTTGCCGATGGGTATCGGTTACCAGTGCTACTCCGTGTTCCACCTGGCTGAACAGCTGGGTCTGAAGGAGTACGACAAAACGTTTGTCGATCTGATTTTTCTGCCAGACCTCGTAGAGCCCGATGAGGTGCGAGATCTGTTTATTGAGAAGGTGCAGCGCTTGGCAGCGGAGTGCATCGAGCGCCACCACATCAAGCTTGATGAAGACGCCACAGCTACGCTCGATGAACTCAAGGAGATCTTGCACTTTTTGGTGCTGGTGCAAAACCTGGAAGACCCTGAAGTCATCAGCGCTCGTTTGCATGGCTTGGGTACTCCCCGTGCGATCTTCCTGGACGTGTTGTGTCAAATGACGCATTTGGAGAAGTGGCGTGCCATGGAGCTGATCGAAGATGTGAAAGAGCAGTTGATCCTCGCCATGCAACAACTGCTGCAAGACACGGCAGCCGAAACCAAAGAAGCTCCAGACCAAGCGTATAACCTCTCGGTCGTGGCACTCAAGGAGTTCATGGCAGACGGTCAGTGTTTGGGCTTGACCATGTTTGAGGCAGGCTTTCAACGCTTACAGTGGCAAACACTGACCAAGCTGATCCCTTTGGATTTGAACAAACACTTCGAGGAGCTTGCCAAGACATCGATCGCCCAGTGTGCCATTGACTTCGTCAGTCTGGCGCTGGTGTGTAAGGACTCTTACCAGACGCCTTCTTTGTATCTGCAAAAGGTCATGCCGCAGTACATCGACAGCACCGAGACGATCACCCAAATTCACACGGCCGTGATGTCGATCTTGGCGGACTATCAAACCACCAAGGAAGTCATGGTCCAGCAACAAAAGGTTCAGGAGCAAAGCTTGTGACGAAAACAGAATACCTCAAGCGCTGTGTGTTGGCGCTCACCCCCTTGGAGTACCCTTCCTGGTATGTGTACATGCTGGGCATTGCTTTGCCTGCTAAACACAACTGGGAAGAACTCGAACCTCTGTGTCCTTACCCCCAAGAAGACGGCATGTATTTTGTCGACTTGGAAGGCGAAGAACAAAAGAAGGTCTTGACCAAGATCACCGACACCAAGCCCGGTCAAGCGGTGTTCAACATCAAGGACATGATCGATGTCGACCATTCGTGGTTGCCAACCATCTCCGGTAACTTCCAGACCAAGCTGGGCAACTTGCTGCTCAACGCGGTAGCCCTGTACCCTTCGGTCAAAGCCAAGCTGCCGTATGAGAACGGCGCTATCAAGGTCAAGGATCTGGAAGCCAAAATCGCCAAGCTCTTGGAGAGTGACGACAAGGCCACCGAACACCAGATCTCGACCTCCGAACAAGAAGCGTGCTTTGACCGACTGTGGTTCTTTACCACCATCTCCAAGCTGATCAACATTGCTGCCACACCCAAACTGGTGACGCGCGCACCGGGCACCAAAGAGCTGCGCAAGAAGCTGTTGGCCGAGCACAAAGACCAGCTGTCTGATCCCGCCGTGGTGGCATCGATCGTTGCCAAACTCGATGAGCATGACAAAGAGTACCTCAAGGATGACCCGGTTGTTGCCATGGGTCTGTCCAAAAAGGAAAACACCGCTCGTAAGAAATTGCACCAGATGTACGGTGAGACCAACGACTTTGATGCCAAGCTGGGTTCCGACCCTATTCTTGGTAGCATGGACGAAGGTCTGAACACCGACCCGCGCGATCTGTCCAAGTACATCAACGACTTGCGTTACGCGTCCTACTCCCGTGGTCACTCCACCCAGCTGGCGGGTTACACGTACAAGATCTTGCAGCGTTCGCTCTCCGGTATGGACATCGTCGATGCCGACTGCAATACGCTCAAGGGCTATGCCCGCTTGATCACCAAACGCAATGTCAACAAGTTGGTGGGTCGCTACGTCAAACCCAAACCCACTGACAAACAGTGGACCTTGGTGGAAAGCGAAGACCAAGCCGGCAGCTACATGGGTCAAAACCTGACCATGCGCTCGGCCATGTACTGCCAGTCGCCCAACAACACGTTGTGCTACCGGTGTCTGGGCGAGACGTTCAAAGGCTCAACCTCAGCCATGACCAACCTGGCAGCTTCCATGTCTGCCGAGTTCATGACCTTGTTCTTGAAGCGCATGCACACCTCAGGCTTTACCCTGACCACGATCGAGAAGAAAGACCTCATCACCTAAGCACTCAAACACACCAGAGCCGCAAAGCTCTGGTGTGTCTGATTTATTTTCAATACCATATATAACCTATGTGAAATATCGCATTCGCATTACAAAGGAGTTTCAGATGAGCGCTTACTTCGTACATTCCATTCAGGCGGTTAACGATTTGTTGACCGGCAAAATCAAAGCACTGCCTGTGGTTGTTTTTGAGTCGTCCGACAAAGCAGCCCAATTTCCAACCTTGATCAGTCTGCACAACACCAAGTGTTTTGGCATTTACCAACACAATACAGAGTCGGTTCCAATGTTCTTTGCTGGTGACCGAGAGTTCTTGTTTGGAAACGAACAAAAACCTAAGGTGATGCGTGACGCATTCCTCTTTCCAGAGTTGGTAGGAGAGCGTGAAGTTGCGGTTGTTCGACCTGACGGCAACAAAGAGGGCGTAAACTTTGTCAATGAAACCATTAGCGTCATGGAGTTTTTTCAGTATCTGTACAAGCTCTATCAGCAAACTCTGCTGGACGCAATGAACATCGACTTGACTGGGGTGGTGATTGACGTCGAGTCTGAAAGTCAAATCGAAGAAAACGCACGAACAGCAATCGTGCAGCTGAAAACCGATCGTGAGCACTTTGAAAAACTCTTCGCAAATACTCCACGCGTTGAAGAAGCGCTGTTTCTGACATCGATTCCCACCTACCTCAACGCTTGAGGTTGTTTCCCACATTCATCGAGGCTGTATGATCACACGTTACCTTGCTCAAGACACGAAGTTCATTGAAGAGCTGGTGCTGGGCGTTCGACAAGAAGCACCAATCATTGTCACCACCGCAGAGCGTATGCACAAGTACCCTGGCAAAAAAGCCTTGCTGGGGTTGTATGACATTGTGGTGTTTCAGCAAGACCGCAGCAGCCCTATGCTGTTTTGCTTGCGCAAAGCAACCGAAGAGCCAGCGCGCAACATGATCGACCATACCGATCTTGCGGCCAGTGTGCCTGTATCTCCAGGCTCGGTGGTTGCTGGCGAGATCGACGAGTTCATCTCCATCGATCTTTGGCAGCTGTGCACCCACTACTTCACCCACCTTCTGATCTCTCTGGAAGCTGAGATCGGGGTGAGTATGACCGTGGACGACATCGTTAAGATTGACCGGTTTGTGAATGGATACCCGGTCTTCAAGAGCACCGTCACACCCCATAAAACTTGGGATGCCGTTCAGTGGACACCGTTCTTTAAGAATGGCCACTTTGCATTTCAGGTTTGTTTCAATTCACCATCCCCTAACCCAGTGGGTTAAGCACAAAAAGGAGTTTCACCATGAAGAAGTTTGATTCGGAGCACGCCAGCAAAATCAAGAGCTTTGTCGTCAACGGTGTTGGTTACACGCACATGATCGACCTGACCAACGACTCGGTCTATCTGATCGACGAAGAGATGAACATCTTGCTGGAGTTCACCAGTAACAGTGTCATTTTGGATCTGACCGCAGAGCCACAGCGTACGCTGGGGCGCTTTCAGCTTCGCCAAAACAACTGGTGGTTGATTGATGACATCCAGGGCACCGAAACCATGGGTACATCGTTCAACGATCCCGACGGCCTGCTCAAGGACGAAGTGGCGTTCAGCAAACAGTGGCTTGCCAACAAAGACAAGTATGCTGCCCAAGTCCAACGAGACAAAATCAGTGCGGAACGTCGCCGATCGCCAGTCCTCGCCTTTGAGGAACCTCTGGTGCGTATCAAAACAGCGCAAGACGAAGAACGTCTGCGTCTGGCACAGCAAAAGCGTGACCGCAAGGCCGCCAAGCGTGTCACCCCACAACCCCAACTCCCCAATTCCTAAGGACCTCTGTGGAAAACATCCTGTTCCAAGAAAATCTGCGCAAGGCCTTGACCGCAGAAACCGAAAACCGTGTCACGACCGTGCGCGGTTACGGCTCGTACCTGTACAACTTGTTGAAGGTCAGTGTCAACAAGTCGGTCAATCCTGCTCAAGGACACTACGGTCCCACCCGTAATGAGATCGAGGGCAAACTGCCCAGCATCCTCATGGTGCTGTACAACAGTCTGGACACAGCGCTGGGTATACCTTCCTACATGGTCGATGATCCAGTTTTTGCCACTGTCATCGACAACAGCGACCTGTCCATCGTCTTGAAAACCACTGGTAACCATTACCTGAAGTACCAGCCAGGTACTTTCCAGCTGACCATTGACGGTGAAGCGTTTACAGTCTGTAGCCACATCAAGACTGTCATCTTGCTGCGTGAACTCTACGAGCTGGGCCGTAAGATCCTGACCAACGAAACCAACGCTGACAAGTTGAATTTGCACCGGCTGCGCATGAACCCCGTCACGGTGGGTGGGAAAACCTACTACCATGTCCTTGATGCTGTCACGCACCATTTGCAAATACATGACAGCGCAGGCCAGGTGGTGATGGTGTCCAACAACCTGATGGAAGTCTATCGAGTTGAAGGCAAAACCAACACCCTAATCGGTGTGTGGAAGATTGAAGACACCAAATGGGTTTTCCAGTTCCGCGATACCTTGGATGTGTTTGAAGGCTTGCCTGTCACACAAATCGACTCTCGGGTCTTGTCGGAGTTCAATTTGACCCCAATGCTGATCCATCGCAAATTGATCGGCTAATTCCCATGGAAGACCGTTGTGGGTCTTCCAGCTTTGCCTTTGTTGTAACGTAGTACCCGTAAGAAGGACCGTAATAAACGCTGGACCATCCCAGCATTTTGCATCACTTTAATCAAGAAAGAGGTTTACCCCATGCGTGATTTTGTAGTAGTAATGAAGACCGCCGAAGACGTTTTGTCTGCACAGAGCACCCCTGTTGCAGGTATCCTTTTACAGCTGCACCACGCCGTACAAGGAAGCCTCGATGAGCAGTTAGCGATCGAGCGCTGCGTCACGGGTGTTGTGACTTGGGCGCGTCAGATGTCGGTGGCCCAGCAAGTGCGTGGCTTGCTAAAGCAATGGTTGGCATTGCCCGTTGAACAAATCGAACAGTTTCGCCGCACCAGCACAGGTCACTCTGTGCTGGCTGCGGATTTCAGTCCGATCATTCTCACCCACTTGGTACTGGAGCATCTGGGCAGTGAAGTCTTTGCCCGCACCTTGGGTGGCAGCGAGCTGAGCTTGGCTGGCAGCTGCTGCTACACCTACGACCGAGGTGTTCCCTATGTGACCCTTACGGTCTTTAACCCATCGTTCACCCACTCGGTGTCCAGCCTGGTGCGTCAGCCGATGATCGAAGACCTGTACGACTTTCACAAAGCCTACAACGGCATTGAGCAAGAGTATGCCTTCTTGGCAGCAAAACTCACTTTAGCCATCAACCGCAATCTCCATCTAGAGCCTTTGAACCTAAACCAATATGAACAACACCGAATTTCGCCAGAAGGTGCGCGATCTACTAGCTAAGCAGTTTGCTTACGTTGGTGCTGATCTTCAAGCACTGAACGCTAAGCTTGCTATCATCCTTCAGTTAGACTTGCCGTCTGACAGCTGGATGCGTAACCATTTCCCCAAAGACCATTTGCACGAAGTGGTGTTGGAGATCTACGAGTGGATTGAATGCGAGCGCCCGATTCCGTCGGTCCACTACAACGATGAGTTCTACACCGCTGTGTTGGAACACTCGATCCTTGGAAAAATGGTTCGCATCTTTGCGGACAAACGTCTGCAGTGGCGTACCATGGAAACGATCAATGTGATCGTGCACGACACCATGGTCCCCTTGTCAGCTATGTCACACCGCTTGATCTTCTTGGAAGAGCTGTGCACCTGGATTGACTCTGTCAAGACTGCCCAAGCGGCATAACGCAGTAAAAAACACCTACCCCAGCCAGCACGGCCAGGGTAGGTGTTTTCTTTTGCCGTTAAACGCTCTGTGAGCGATTATTTTGCCGTAGGGTATACCAACATACCCTTGGATTGTTTTGATTGCTTGTACAGCGATTGTGTCACTCTAAAAAGACTCTCCACGGCTTTGGAAAATTGCAGTTAGTGGGAGCGCCCCGGAACATGGGCGCAACATCGTGGTGCTTAAAACCGGCAAGACCTGTTCCGATTGCTGTGACAAAGAACTTCTTGTCAGGATGCTCCTTGGCATAGCGCAAGAAGTCACAGACGCTGCGTTTGACATCATAGACGTTGCGTACACGCAACCAGCGGTCTTTGGTGGGTAGGGCATATGCGGAGCCGGTAATGCCTTCTCCCACAAACTGTTCAGCACCGTACATGTGCTTGGCCACCAGCGCAGCACCTTTGCCGTGCAGACCAGCCAGGTTGGAGCCAAACACAAAGATCATTCCGTCGTCAGGATCAGGCACTTCTCCATCTTGGTGGTAGGTGTATTGATTGCGCTTGGACATACAAAGGTCTCTTAGTAGGTATCGGTTACAAAAATCAAACCATAGACCCTTTGGAGTAAGAAAATGAACACACCTGCATCCACCCCTAAGAGGATGGATGCAGGTGATGTCGTCACTGGCCGATCAGCTGTAGAAGTTGATCAGGTTGTTGACAGCGGCCGAAGGCAGGATGGACGAGGCGCGCGCAAAGTTGCACAGCTCGAATTCCTGCTTGCGGGTAGCGGGGTTGGCAGTGCGGATGGCCATGTACACCAGGTGGCGGAACTGGTTGAAGTCCTTGGGCGAGCCCTTCCAGTTGGCCTGGAAGCGGAACATGTAGTTCTCGTTGAACATCGCATCGGCATGCTTGTGGAAGAACGCCAGCAGCGCGGCCCACTCGACCTTGAACTCTTCAGGGTTGGGGTTGTTGACCACGCGCTTGATGGTCTGGAACAGGCTGTATTGCCATTCGGCGCCGTGCTCAGCGGACACCGACTTTTTGGGGTCCACAGATTCCATGTAGCTGATCAGATCGCGTTCGACGGTTTTCATGATGCGTGTGGCGAGGTGTTGAGGGATTTCGGAGGGTTGGGGGATGAAACCGGCTTCGTCCAGGATGGCGACAGGAGCCGTCTCACCACGCTTGGTGTTTTCCGGCTCTTGGCCAACTTGCATGTCCAGCGCCACATCACCGATGTGTTGCAGATCGGTTTCGGTGGGTTGGTTCGGTGCATCGCCCAGACGTTCGGGTTGTTCAGCCGCGTGACCAGCGTCTGCTTGACCTTCAGTCAGTTGATCACCAGCAGCGGCGTCACCTTCCACAGCTTGGCCTTCTTGCGCTTGACCTTGTTGCTCACCAGTGGGTTGATCACCAGCAGCGCCATTGGGTTGAAGTGCCTGTTGATCCAGCGCAGCATCCACGTCGGCGCCTTGTGTTGCTGTCTTTTCAGCTTCCTTGGGCTGTTGTTGTTGCGCCGGCTGGGTGGGGTTGTATTCACGCACGCGGTTGTTACGGGACATTGGTTTCTCCGTTGAGGTTGGTGGGTGCTCACAGGTCGAAGTACTTCTGGAGCAAACTTTCAGAGGATTGCTTGCCCATGTTCACGACCGAGAAGCCGTATGTGCAAGCCATCTTGATGATGAACGAGACCCGGCCGGTGTCCTTGGTCAGTTCAGCGATACGCGATGCGCCGTCACCCGAGTAGGTGATGACCATCAAAGCGATCGAATTGTTGCGGTCACCAAAGACCATACGCACCTGTGCTGCCAAGATGGCCTTGACAGCGTCAGGGATCTTTTCCCAGCCTTGGAAGTTGCGCTGGGCCACGTCCATGGCAGTCAAGGTGTTGTAGGTATGCTTACTTTCCAACTGGTTGAAGTTGCGCCATGGCAGGTACAGTTCCACGTTCTTGGACGACAGCGATTGCACCTGCTTGACGAAGTCGGGATCGTCCGAGTTCAGGCGCACGGTGTAGCCTTTGCCGATCAGCTTGGAGGCCAGCTGGTAGAACTTCTGCTTGACGTCAGAAGGCATGTCCTTTTCCACGAACATCACCACCGGCAGATAGGGAGGCGAGACTTCATCAGGTTTGCGCTGGAAACCACCGCCTTGGCGTTGTTGATAGCCACCACCGCCGTTGCCACCCTGACGTTGTTGATAACCGCCGCCACCGCCGTTGCCACCGTAGCCGTTTTGACGGTTCTGGTAACCACTGTTGTTGTTACCATAGTTGCCGCCGTTGTAACCTCCGCCTTCTTGGCGTTGGTTCTGGTAGCCCGAAGATTGGTTTTGTTGCTGGCTTTGTTGCGAGCTTTTCTCGACGCTGTCCACCGAGAACCCCGAGTCATTTGCGAGATCGTCAAACATCGCAGTTTCCTTTTTTCCGTAAGTGAATGGGTAGGTAGCGCTGAATTACGCTGCCTAAAGGGGTTGATCTGAAACAATTCAGATGATAGCCAAGCTGTTGATGATTTTATCGCTCACCCAACTCCCAGCTTGGCAGCAAGGAGTTGGGTGTATGCATTGCGGGTCTAAGACCCAACCTCAAGACCCTGTGGGCCTATTGCCTTACTGACGGATCACAACGCCGTTGACGAAGTATTCCACGCCGGCCACTTCGCTGGCAACGAAGATCTTTTCGTTGGGCAGCAGCAGCACGTTTTCCACGATGGTGGTGTCTTCCATGGGGATGGTCACCATCATCACCTTGTCGGCGTTGGTGGGTGTGGCGCTCGAAGAGATCCACATTTCCACCTTGGCGTTTTCGGTGTTGGACGTGTTGAAGATGGTGATCGATGTGGAGGTGTAGGCGGCATTGGCGAACACCGAGGAGTCGAACACTTGCACTTGCGAAGTGCCGTTCACAGCAGCAGCGGCCAGGCGACCGGCCTTGAGGACCTTGCTGTTGTTTTCTTCCACGCCGGAGATGCGCACCGACACGGGCGAGCCATCCAGCACTTGGATGAACAGGCGTTCACCAGCACCCACCATCACCTTGGTCAGTTCGGCGGAGTTGACTTCACCGATCAGCTCGATGTCGTCGATGAAGTAGTCCACCATGGTCAGAGCACCGGGGTTGGACTCGGAGGCCAGCGCCACAGCGATCTTGCTGGAAGTGGTCGTGTCGTTCTTGAAGAACGTCAGGTCCACCACAGCGTGGCTCTTGGTGTTGGGGCACATGTAGACCTCTTGGGCCACGCCGGGATTCATCAAGAACTTGGCAACGATGGGATTGAGCAGGGACATAGGGACCTCTACAAAAAAGGGTTAAGGGGAAACCGTGATCAAATTCCCTCAGCAAGGACGCGTGGCCACCGCAAGGTACTTGTTCACCACATTGAGCGAATACAACTGCCTATTGGTGGTCGTGATACGCACGAACAGCGTGTAGAGGTTGTTGTTGTTCGAGCCTTGAAGGATGACTTCAACCCGTTCAATTTCTTCCTCGATCTTCTTCAGCGCCAAGTAGCTCGGAATGTCCGCTCCTACACTGGCCATCAGACGCTGCGTGAGCACCAATTGCCCTTCCGTCAGGTATGTGAAATCAACAAATTTATCTTTGTTAGATAGGGTCAGCTTGCCGTCTTTCACAAACTTGTCGGTGACATCCCAGACATTGAGTTTAGGTACCGACGACAGGTCTGGACAGGACATCACCTCGTGGACCTTGGCCACACTGGCAATGAAAGGGAAGTCCATCGAGTTCTCTTGCAAGAAGGCCCCGGCTGTGTTAGAGGCGGAGTCCACCAAACCGTACGTCATGCGGTTGTTGCGGGCAATTGGCACCAGCAGATATTCCACCGCCACGTACTCACCCATGCGCAACATGTCGCGGTTTTCCAGCTTGGACAGCTTCATCGAGCAAGTTGTCACGTACTGACGTGGCAGGTTGCGGTAGAAGGCCTTGATGCGGTTGATGAACTCTGGCACTTGGCCGTGGTTGGCCAAGAAGATCGTGGTGTTGTCGCGCTTGCCGATTTCCGCTTCGTCTTCGTTGGCCGAAACAAAGCAGTAGTTGCTGTCTTGAACCGATGGTGAGGAGCTGAAGAACAGGTCCTTGAAGTGGAACACAAAGTCCTTGGTGTAGGATTTCTTGTACTCCGCATAAGGCATCTCACTTGTGTAGATGTCTGTGCGGAACTCACCGGTGGGGTTCTCGAACTGGTAGAGAGCCGCATTAGAACCGATCACCGAGTAGTAGTCCGCGATGTCGTTGCCGTAGTCACCACTGTGACCTTTGACCCACTTGACGGTGACTTTGCAGCCACGCTCGGCCAGAGCTTTGCAGTACAGGTTGATAGACACCCAGTCATCGGTGTAGGCAATCGGCATGCCACCGACCTTCTTGTAGCCGTTGGTTTCCCATTTGGCCAGGTTCTCATTGATACCCTTGACCACATACTCACTGTCCGTGATGATCGTGACTTCCGTCCACTCAACACGCTCGTGAACCAACTCCAGCACGTGCAGCGTGGCTTTGAGCTCATTTTCGTTGTTGGTGGTCTTTGGGTTATTACAAGCTCGGATAAACTCCAAGATACTAACAACTTCAATCGGTTCTGTACCTTTGGTGGTTAAGATACCTTCGTGCGTGAAGTTGAATTTATCCTTGAGGGGGTGTTTGGTGTTCTTAGGGCGTTTGGCCTCTTGGAACGTATAACCAAAGATGCCGTACCCACCAAACCCAGGGTTGGGTCGACAAGCACCGTCACAATTGAAAATTGCTTTCATATATACCAGTTGTTGTTCTTAGTACGAGATAGCTGAGAGGCTGACTGTCAGTCCACCACCCAGCAACAAAGCGGTGAGCATTGCCGTGAAGTAAATCACACCCTGTAAGCGTTTTGTCCGCAGCAGGGTTATGCTATCCACCGTCCACATCACAGCCAAGGTGAGTACAAACAACACCCCTAAGATGATTGGTTCCAAGTACTTGGTCACGATGGAGATGACTGGGGTGACAAACTGGTTCACAGGTGGAATCAGTATTGTCATCCAGACCATCACGACCATCATGACCAAAAGCAACAGCGCCGATGCCCGGTTTTTGACCCGGTTGTAGTAGTGGCTGGCCAACAAGACCAAACCCAACGACAACAAGAAAAGGATGCAGGTGAAGGTCATCAACATGGCCTGCTCCTTAATTAGCGAGTTGATCAGCAATGCCGCGGATGACCTTGTGGTTCTCGGCATAAAACTGGTTGAGCACTTTGCATAGTGTAGGCAGTTTCTTACGATACGCCTGACTCATCAGTCTGATGGGTCGGTTGGTGGCTTTCACAATGTCGCTCAAGGAGGTGATGGTCATCAGTGTGCCTGAGTCCAGACACTCCATGTCGTTGTAGATCAACGACTCCAGCTGTTTGAGGTATGCGTGTTCAAACTGCCCTACCGACAGCAGTGTGGCGGGGTTGGGTACCAAAGGCGTTTTGTCGATCGAGAATATGTCCTTCACCTGTTTGCTCAGGGTGAAGGTTTTAATGTCAGCCGCTGGAGCTGGCGCAGGTTCTGCCACCGAAGGCTTGACAGAGATTGGAATGTCGTCGTTCGGTGAGTACAGATGTTTCTTGTTCATTCTACGCTCCTGCGATAAATGGTTGCGATCGATTCCGATAGCACTGCAGGAGACATTTCTTATAGGAAAGGTTACACATACACAGCACCATCTTCAATTTCACACCATCGCCCACTTTCGCAGTTTTTCAATGGCTGCGTACTTCTTATGTTGACCAACGCACAACGCTACTGATTGTGCCCTCCCACTAACCCTATTTGTCTGTCCCTCTGAAGGAGTCTGTTATGAACCGTATCTTGATCGCAGTTGTTGCTGCTTTGATGATGATGTTTGGTCAAAGCGCATTTGCCAAGACGTACGAGCAAAAACTCGACGCCGTCGCGTGGGTCGTGTACTGTGAAGACAACACAGACATGACAGCAGCCCACTTGGTGCTGTCTACCGTTTACAACCGTGCCAAAGCACACAGCGTAGATCAGCTGTACAAAGCTGTCTCCGCACCTCGCCAGTACCATTGCTTCAAGATCAAACCCACTGCCAAGAAGCTTGCCAGCAAGCGTTTCAAGGAGATCAAGAAAATGGTGGTCAAGTTTGTGGCTGAAAAGGAGCGACCCTCTACCAAAGCCAAGTTCTTCTACAATCACAAGCTGGTCAAGAAGTCGGCCCTAGGCAAAATGAAACTCGCGGTCGTGAAGGTCTACGGATCACACACGTACTTGGTCTAACTTGTCAATTGTAACAGGTCAGTTTGTGGATGCCGTTTAAACGCCCTCAAACGGCCTGTGGTTTGAAATTTCCATGGTAGCATATATAGAGTGTGGGATGTAAGAGAAAATGCGTCTACGAGCCCGTAGAGCAACTCTTGCATTCCTCCAAAGGAGCAAAGAGATATGCATACCCAGGTCCTAAGGATCAACTATAACCACCTCAAGCCGTACTTTGCTGAAAACTACTTGGGGTACAAGCAAGGTTTGGACCGTTGTATGGTTGCCGCCCTGTCCACCATTGACCTGTTGGTTCAGCCGTTGAACAACTTGTACTTTGAAGACCAGGCCTTGCAAGCTTGCTGGGAAACAGCTCGCCAACAACCGCAGCACGAACTTGTGGTGCAATCGTTGGGTATCGTTCACTACCGTCACCACTTGGAAGAGTTGCACGAACAATTGGAAGTGTTCTTGCGCCACAAGTACTCACCCAAGACCCCAGTGGTGTTTGTCAGCACCAACCTGGATGCGACATGCCACTTGAGCATTCAGTTGCGTTCATTTTAAAAAAGGAGTTTCAGTCATGCGTCACTTTCACCTCAACAACGTCCAGTGGAAAAATGAGTAAGGGATACATATTCAAGCTGTCATTCCGACCCTACACGCTAGAGCAAGCGTGTAGGGTGCGGTACTATGTCAAGACTTGTGCGCAAAATGCCATCCTCCGGGCTTGTGAGGACATGAACATGTATGCCGGTCGTGTTCTTCTGAATTGCGAACCCGTCATATACCCGATTGAGTTGGATGCCGAGCAGCACACCATCTACGATGAGGTGCAAGAAATCTCGGGTATTGTCCATGAGCCTGTGTACAACATGATCGCTGGAGCATGCGGTATGATGACAGCTGACTTGGTGTTGAACATCTCGATCAGCTTCTACGACCACAACCAGCTGGTTATCTCTCATGAGGTCTATAAGCAATGACAACCAAGGTAATGTTGCTGCCTTCCAAGCCCAACCGCGAGCTGGTCAAAGCCATCCAGCTGGGCTACATCAGTGAAGAGTTCGGGGTGCTTACCAACTCGATCGCTACGTGGGTTGCCAACCCACTGGCGCACTATAACGAAGCATTCAACCAGACGGTGTTCAAGACGCTCAATACGATCTTGCTGGACAACGTCATGTCGTATGCCATGCAGCGTGAGCGCTTTCACTTTGCCACCGTGCTGGGCTACAACCAGTTCATGTCCAACTGCATTGTCCGTGTCAAGTACTTGGACGATCTGATGCAAAACTGGGCAATGATGGCCGAGCACGACAAGGATGAGTCGGAAGAAGCGATCACCCACTTTTTGTTGGTGTGGCTCAACAGCCATTTCCAAAAATACCACCAGGAGATCAATGCCGCGTTACTACAGTTGCACGAACAGATGATCATTCAAACCCCTTATCGCTATGTACGCAACTACCGATTTGAGATCGACCCCGAGCTTCGGCCCGTGCTCATCTACACCGACTGCATCGATGAAGCTATGGGTGTACACTGAGCTACAGTTGCGTCAGTTGTTAGATCGGGCATTGGTGCCTGAACATGTCAAGACGTTCTTTGCAGAGATGATCGTGCAAAACAACTTGAACATGGTCGAGTACATGTCCAGCATCTTCAACCTGGGGTACCTGCCTCATTACACCTTGATCACACCTCGCACGGCCTATGAGTACGAGTATGAGAGTGTGTTGCAAGACTTTCGTGGGGTGCGCAACCAGTTGCGCGGCACCGATGTGTACAACATCTATGGAATCGATCCCTTAGACGCCATCTACCAGCACAGTGCCTACAGCAGTGGCTACGATGGTTTTGGAGGGTACTTCTACGATGACCTGTACTCCCTCATGCAAACGGTCAACGCCGATGAGTGTGGTGACTATGTGCAAGACATCTCGCTTTTGGTGCGGTTTCTTGTGGAAAGTATCGAGCGTGTGTTTGTGCATTACCGAGAAAGCTCGGAACCTATCTATGTGACTGTTACCTCCGCACCTGGGGTGTTGATGGTCCTGGTGCGTTAGCACCACCCAATCTAAAAAGGAGTGAATGAGAAAATGAAACCATCCAATACCCCAGAAGGCGTTTTGGTACGTATTAAGAACAAGTTGTGTATTCAGCTGGATCTGAATTCGACCCGGCTGAAATTGCTGGTAGACAAGTTTGTGCGTGAGAACATGCAGACTTCTGGCTCCAAGACCCACTACACCCGAGTGAACACATACAACGAGTTCACCACCGACAAGATGACCATCAAGGTCTTCTTCAAGTTCCTGCGCATCATCGAGATCCAATCGATCGAATTCTCCGTCAAGGTACGCACCAAGATGGGTAAAGAGGTCACGGCTACCGAGTCCATCAAACTGGCACGCGGCGAAGCGGTTAACACCCCTGAAACGCCCGACAGCAACTAACCCAAACCCACCTCGATTCACTATGAACACCAAGATCTACAACGAAGTGGTCCAGGCCAAAGACGGTTTGGACACCATCCTCAAGAAGTGCTTCCTCACACACTTGACCATATACAACCACTCTCTGGAGTTGCTCAAAGACAACCCCCAGATGAACTACGCCGAACTGCGTGAGCATGTCTTTCGCTACGTCGAAGAAAACAAAGTCCCGAACCTGCACATCCAAGCCGTGCAAAACGAGATCTACTACCTGCACAAGAAGTTCAAGCGCGATCGCCAGTTTGGCCAAAAGCTGCTGAGTTCCATCCAGTACCTGACGTTGATCTTGAAGGACTTCAACAATGGTATTACCACGCTGGACGCTACCCGCACCCAGCTGCGCTTCCACGATCGCCCAGGCTATCTGGAGTTGCCCAAGCCTTTGCCAGAGGTGCAAGCCGGTGAAACCACGCTGTATGTGAATCTGAGCTACTCGTCCATGGAAAACCAGTTCCAGCTGTCGATCTTCGAGCAAGTGCGCTCCGGCATTCCGGCTTAACGCGGTAACACCACCCACACCTCGTCATGGAGGTGTGGGTGGTATGGTTTATTTCTTTTTTTCCTGGGCAGCAGGCTTGTGCACTACTTGCGTAGGAGTTTCAAAGACAGCAGGGCAGTGTGCAACGATAACTTGGTGCACTCGGTTGAACTTACCCAGCAAGTACACGGTGAACATCACGTTGCCGGACAACAACAGGATCACCAGGAGCTTGATAGGGCGAAAGTTCTTGTGAAAGAAGTTGTACTCGTTCTTGTCCATCAGAACACCGAGCACAAACGTTTCCAGCAGCTTGAGGTAGGTCATAACCGTTCATCCTTTCTTTGTTATTATGAGGTCGTGGGAAATTGTAGCAGCAACAGTGGACGGTGTCAACTCCCGTGAAGGAATAACGCTTAGAGTGATCGGAGCATTTTCTGACCACTGACCCAAAGGGGTGTGAACCACTAACGGGTATGTACAGTAAACTCGTAACTGCAGACTACTAGAAGGAGTGCGACTCAATGAGTAAACACATCAAGGGCTTTGTGACGTGTGACAGCTTTATCGACAACACACAGGGCGCCGTAGCGCCACTATATGAAATTTCTGGTCAGGGGTTAACCTATGCCCGTGACCGCCAGCAGTACTACAGTACGATCGATCCGCTGTACTCGTTGCTGGTCTTTCACCAACAAAACGCCGGTCTGTTGACCCAAGACGAAGTCAACAGCATCCTGGACGTGGTCAAGCAGTTTGTGCGACACGCCACGCTCAATCGTCTGCAAACCAAACAGACAGTCATCGCCGCGTTTGTCTACAACTACAACATCGGCAATCCGTTTTTCCCAGTCTCGGACGTGTCGGTCAGTGCGTTGTTGGACATTGGTGAGACAGTTGCTGCCGACTACTTGAGCTTCACGGTGCGTGATGTCAACGTCGGATTGTGGCTGAGCGACAGCTCGTTCCGTGGTTTCTATCCCCACTACGACATCGATATCATCTTCCCGTTTGAGGACTTCGACGCGGTGGTGCGTACCGGTGCCGGCATGATGGATGCCATTGCCAATTTTTCTTTGGTGCAATTCAACAAGCGTATCGAGGAAAAGAAGAACAACCAACCCACCACCTACACCGCCATCCTCAACATCCCCTACAAGCTGCCTAACAGCACTGTGGTGCGTGATGTGTACTTTGCCTTTAACCAGTACGGCAGCCAAGGCAATTATGACTACGTCCTCAAACTCAAGCTCTATGAATACCTGCTCAGCCTGGGTTTGAGCAGCGAGTACATCGAGTCGATCTTCCCGACCATCTTGAAGATCAATGAGTTCTTCATCACCCCGCGCTGGAACAACATTGCGGTGCCGTCGCAAGTCGGTCAGAACGGCGTGATGAGTCAGATCACCAAAGCCTACGACACAGACTTTGATCTGGACAAGTTCATCAAGGTCTACACCGATTTGACATACCTGCGTGCCAACAGCTACAACGTGCCGTACGACTACAACAACATCTTGCTGACAGTGACCAACGGTTTCTACAGTGAAGACGCTGTGAAAGACTTCCGCACGGTGTACAAAGACCTGATCTCGGTCACCAGCATGCACCCCGACTTTGGTCGCATGAGTCGCAAAACTCAACGCCTGGTCTCGCTGCTGGAGAACATGTTGGTCATTTGCGACAGCACAACGCCAACACAGATGTTCACCCGCATGATGGACAACGAGAACTACGACTTCAACATCCTGACTCGCCAAGGTGTGAGTTATCTGTCGGTGCAGTACGAAGGTCACCAGTACTACATGGTACCTAAGTTTGAGTACCTGCAGCGTATTGCAACCTAAGTGAAACGACCCACACCACCCAGCGTTTTGCCGGGTGGTGTGGATCACGCTTTTAAGCGTACTTGATGTAGCTGTTCATGCCGGCAGCATCGGTCAGGGTGGTGTCGGGCAGTTGGAACTGACCTTCAGGGACCGTACCGACGTTGTAGCGCGTGCCGACCACTGCAAACAGGGCGGCGTAGGTGGTCTGGGAGACAAGACCGCCGTTGGTGCGCAGGTGGTTGGTGGGATTGGTGGTCGAAGCGCTGGTGACGATGTCGCCGATCTTGCCAGCACCTTGGTTTTCACGAGCGGTGACCGCGGCATCCACATAGGCCTTGTTGACCAAGTGGGTGGGCAGCGATGGTGCGCTGGTGATGTACAGAGGGCCGGTCATCGTGCCGCCGGTGGTGCGCAGGGCGTCCGTGATCCCGTAGCCTTCCAGCGTAGTGGGTTTGTCCAGGGTGATCGAAGACCAAGGCACATTGGTCAGCACGCTGTAGTCCACCAGTTCGCCGTAGGTCACAAAGCCCTTGGCGTTGACGGTGATCTTGTTGTAGGTACCAGGAATCACGCCGGTGGGCTTGAGTTCAAAGATACCGTAGCCGGACGAGAAGATGTCTTGGCCGGTAAAGGCAGGCAGACGCTCGGCAGGGATGGTGCCGGTGATGTTTTCCACAGCGACGTGGCCAAGCATCATGTCCACGTACTCCTTGGTCACGGCGTGCAAGGGGTCGGTAGGGTTGGACGGCAGGTATAGTGGCGCCGAAATCGGACCACCGTTAGGGGTCAGGCCATTGAGACCATAACCGCCACCGTTATACATTTTCGTGCGCATGTGTTCTCCTTTCAGAACAGGTAAAGTCTGGTTGACGTTGCGAAGAGAGACAGGTAAAGGAATCTTCGTCAAATAGTTAGGATATAGACCACTGCCTCCCCACGGAGTGCAGTGGTCTATCCCGCGTTACGGCAGTGCTTTGATGTAGTACTCGTAGATGCCATCGTTCTTGGCTGTCCAGTCCGGCAGCTTGAACAAGGTTGGATCAATGCCCGATTCTACAATCAAGGCAATGTAGTCGTTGGTACCTCCTCCGAACCCGGAGTAGTAGATAGTGCTTGTGATTGAGAAATACTTGATGGGATTATTGACATCCCCATAACCCACCAACCCACCAATACAGTACACACGAGAGCTGGTCACAAACACAACTTGAGCACCGACACGGACCGGTAAAGATTGGGCGGATGTCCAGCTTCCCATTGTGCCGTCAGCATTGATGGTTGCACTGTGTACTTTTTGAGTGCCGGATGCATAAGAGACACTTCCGCCATTACCGGCACCTATCCACGTTGATTGAAAACCAGTACCACCAATAGCATAAGCACGCTTTTGGGTCGAGACAATTCCAGCACTTTGATAACCGCTCAAACCAGTGACCGAGAACCCCGGGTTATATGTAGACCAACCACCCAACGTCCCATCAGCATTAATGGCTGCGGAATAGCGAACATTGCCAAGAACGATGTGAACGTACGTTTTGGTTACCGAAATAATTGACAACACGGTGCTGACTGCCACCGGTACAGAACCGGCACTAACCCAGCTACCAATGGTGCCATCGGAGTTGATCGGAGCACGATAGATAGAGCTTCGATAAGCGCTTCCATTGTACCCACCGATCATATAGACGTAGTTTTTGACTACAACCATAAACTGGCAGGAATTAGCAAATGGCAAATTGGTCGTTTTAGACCAAGCGCCAATGGTGCCATCTTCATTGATCTTGGCCATGTAGACCGAATTGAGGACAGTTTCTCCACCACTATCAGGCAAAAACGTCATGGTGGACTGGCCGCCAAAAATGTATACGTAGCCCTTGGTCACCACCACCGATGCACTTGCTACACTAATTGGGAATGCGGAAGCCGCCGCCCAAGACCCCAACGTACCATTGGAGTTAATGGTCGTTGTATAGACTTTATTGATGGTTGCGGTATTTGAGGAGGTATCTGGACCTTGATAACCGCCGACCACATACACCCGGTTCTTGGTGACAAACGGGGTTGCGTGCGCAATAGTGATCGGGAAAGAACCAGCAGTCCCCATACCAAGACTGGTGGAGTTGTCCGTATCATTAAACGCACCTTGTTGTGCCCAGGGTTGGCCAGCATAACCTGCCTCCCCGCCACTTCCGCCACTGGTGCTGTAAGTCAGACCAATGAGTGCAAACAGATCGGGATACACCGCACGCTCCACCCAAGCGCCGTTGGTGCGCAGATATTTGTCATGCGCCACGGTGTTAGGTTTGATGGCCAGGTCACCGACGTTTTGCGAACCAAACGTGCGGCTGGCAAACGAAGTCAAATAACCAAAGGTGGTGGCTTCCACTTCCGTGGTTGGAGCACGACTCAGCGTCAAGTTGTCGCTGAGTGCGGTGTTCTGGAAACCGACAGTGTTACGGATGTATGGGGTGGTGTTGGTAGTGTAACCATCCACACCGGTAGGGCGATTCTTGATCTCGCTGAAAGACAGCGATGGCAAGGCATTGTCTTGGGAGATGGGAAGGCCTGCGATGATCTGACCTTTGGCATTGACGGTGACACGGCTGTAGCTGCCGGATGCACCGACAGGACGCAAAACCACCTGCGTCTTGTTATACAGACATACGTCACCATCGATGCCATCGGCAATCTTGTCTATCGGCACCACCCCACCTGTGATGTTTTCTACCGAAAGGTTGTAGGGGAAGTTATCGACGTAGTTCTTGGTGGCAGCTTCATTGGCAGTCATCGGCAAACGTGCCAGTGTCAAGTACCCCACCATGGTAAACCCTTCCAGCACCACGCTTCGATCAAAAATGCCGGAGTTGGTAAACAACTTGATTTTCATATCCATTCTTTCTACAAAGTACAAACGTCAGCTTGTCGATATTATCGAGTTGAACTGCTTCAAATAGTTAACGTACACACACCCACACACTGCCAAACAGCAGTGTGTGGGTGCAGTGATTACGCTGTAGCTTTAATGTAGTACTCGTAAATCCCATCTTTTTTGGAGGACAGATCAGGGAGTTTGAACTTGGTTGTGTCGTAAGACCACTCGGTCATGACAGTAAGGTAATCGTTAGTGCCGCCATTAAACGGTGTAGAGTAAACCGCCTTAACGATGGTGCTGTTGTTGTTGCCATTAATAATAATCAACCGGTTTTTAACGACCGCCGCTAAAAAAGCCCATGCCGGATAAGGTAAAGTGCTGCTACTTAGTGTCCATGACCCTAATACACCGTTGCTATCAATCGGGGCGTAGTAGATTGTATTTAGAGAGTAAGTTCCATCAAAACCGCCTAAGATGTACGCCATACTCTTAGTGACAATATATCTGGGACTAAAATTGATGTTGGGAAAATTAGGCATAGTAACCCATGTTCCAATACTGCCGTCTGCATTGACCGGTGCACGAAACACGGTGTTGGTGTAAAATGAACCGGTTTTAATTCCACCAATCAAGTAAATGTAAGAAGAGGTCAAAATGGGGCTACCGGCTGCCAACCCGTACGGTAAGGTAGTGCCAGCAGTCCAGCTACCAATGGTCCCATCTACGTTAATGGCTGCGCTATAAGTGCGATCTGACTTAGTTCCGTTTGACGTTGTAAACCCTAGGATGTGAACACGGTTATTGGTTGCTACAACCGTTGCATCAAAAATAGGCTCTGGAAACGTGCCGTAATTGCTCCAGCTGCCAATGGTGCCGTCTGCGTTGATAGGGGCACTTAAAATGGTATTAATGTAATTGGTACCATTATTACCTCCCATTAGGAACAATCGGTTCTTAGTCATAAAGACTGCCGGGGAATAAACTGCGCCAGGTAGCGAGCCAGCTACTGTCCATGCAGATGGTGTCCCATCCGCCGCAAGCGTGGCAGTGTAGATGGTCTGCGTGGCTACAACTGCGTTAGTAAGTACACCACCCAGGGTATACATGCGGTTTTTGGTAACAATTAACTTAGAACCCCAAAGCTCTACAGGTAGAGAGTTTGGCAGCTGTGTCCAGGTAAACGTTGTAGGGTTTGTTTGTTCGTTGAGTGTTCCTTGCTGGACCCACGGCTCACCAGTAGCAGCTACAGGTATAGAGATAGGCACTAGTCCATACTGATCACCAATGGCACTGTAGAGTGTTTGGTAAGACGCCCTATCCAGTGTGGCACCGTTAGCTCGCAAATACTTGTTGTGAACAATGGTGTTGGGTTTGATGGCCAGGTCACCGACGTTTTGCGAACCAAACGTGCGGCTGGCAAACGAAGTCAAATAACCAAAGGTGGCAACTTCGGCACCAGCTGTTGGAGCACGAAACAAGGTCAGCGCCGAGCTGAACGCTGTGTTGTTGACATTGGCTGGTGTGCGGATATAGTTGGTGGGTGCTGCGGCATAACCGTCCACAGTGGTTGGTCGGCTCTTGATCTCTGAGAACAACAGAGAAGGGTCGGCGTTGTCCAGGTACACTGGGATGCCCGACACAATCTGGCCTTTGGAGTTGACTGTCACCCGACTGTAGCTGCCGGCCGCACCCACAGACTTCAAAGCCGTCTGGGAGGCATTGTAGGTGACAACGTCACCGGAGATTCCAGCCCCAATACGTTCGTAACGAACTGGACCGCCAATAATTGCGTCTACCGACAGACCATAGGGAAGGTTGTCGACATAGCGCTTGGTGGCTGCTTCATTAGCAGTCATGGGGTTGCGCGCCAAAGTCAGATGCCCCACCATGGTGAAGCCTTCCAGGACCACGCTGCGGTCAAAGATACCAGAATTCGTGAACAGCTTGATTTTCATAACAGACCTCTTGGAGCAAAATAGGGTATGGCGTTGTCGCGCTTATCAAATAGTTCTTGATCATGACACCACCTCAGCGCCAAAACGCTACGGTGGTGTCGTTCATTTACGGCAAAGCACGGATGAAGTATTCCAGCGGACCATAGGTCTTGTCGCTGTGGTCAGGCAGTTTGAACTGCGAAGTTGGGTTGATTGTGTTGGACAAGATCACAGCAATGTAATCATTCACACCCCCAAGGAAAGGTGTTTGATAAACAGTTGACACTGTAGTGTTGGCGTCCGAATACCCACCAAGAAGATAGATATACCCATTAGTCACGACAGCTTGACCGCCGTGTTGAGGACTTGGGAGATTAGTCCCCAACGACCAACTACCCAGTGTGCCATCGGTGTTGATTGGCGCAGTGTAAACGGTGTTTTTGCTGGTGTTGGCGCTATACCCACCCAAAATGTATACACGACTCTTGGTAACGATAGGTTGTGTGTGACTGACTGGAATTGGGAAAGAACCTGCCGAACTCCAACTACCCAGTGTGCCATCACTATTCACAAGTGCAGTGTAAATCACACTCAGAGATCCGTTGGCGTCTTGTCCTCCAATCAGGTACACCCGGTTCTTGGTCGTGACCACAGAGGCATTGCGAATGAAGTAAGGGAAATCGGGCTCAATCACCCAAGACCCCAAACTACCGTCCAAGCTAATCGGTGCGCTGTAAACCGCTTTAGTGTGTCCAGCATTGTTAGAACCTGCCAGCAGGTACGCCCGCTTTGTGGTCACAACAAGCTGTGCGTGAGCAAGCTCTTTTGGAAGTGAGGGACCGGTCACCCAACTCCCTAACGTTCCGTCGGCGTTGATGGGCGCATAACGAACTGCAGAAATGGTGGTAGTACCGTCGTACCCACCCAGCAAGTACAACCGATTTTTGGTGACAAATGCCTGGGTCGCATACAAAGGTGTCGGCAGACTTGTTTCCAACTGCCAGCCAACCAAAGTGCCGTCTGGATTGAGCATGCTGCTGTAAACACCGGCACCAGTGCCAGAGCCTGAGTAATACCCCAACAGGTACACACGACTCTTGGTAACTACTGCTTGTGAGGAACCTACGGTAATAGGTAAATTGGTGCTGGGACTCCAGGTCAAACTTGCGGAGTTGGTCTGGTCGTTGAATGCGTACTGCTGGCGCCAAGGCTGACCCATGAACCCAAGAGGGTCGATGCTGTAAGTATCTCCAATGATCGCGTACAGTGCAGCGTAGGTGGTTTTGCTGATCACCCCGCCATTAGCACGCAAGTACTCAGCACCAGCAACACCAATCGTAGAGATCTTCAGACTGCCGACTGGAGGGCGACCTACCATACCAGCAGTCTTGCCAGCGACATAAGCTTGCGTTGCCACGTGGTTAGGCAGTGTGGGTGTGACTTCACTCAGCAGGTTGCCGTCGATCTCGACATTGCTGTTAAAACCATTGGTCTTAATGGCATACCCCGAGGCGTCACCAATGTACCCTACAGTTGTTGTAGGACGGGCAGTGATGTTGGTAAATGGAAGGACCAACGGACCGCCGCCAGGTACTTGTTGGGCAGCTATCACACGGCCTTTCTCATTGACCGAAACACGGTTGTAGACACCAGGCTGCACACCAGTGGACGACAGGTACACGTCTGTGCCGTTGAAGCCGACCAGATCACCACCGATACCGCCGATCAAATTGGCTTTGCGGATGGGTTTGCCGGAAATCATGCTGGCATCAAACACCGTTGGAAAACTGTCCACGTAACGCTTGGTCGCTGCTTCGCTGACGCTTTCGGGGTTGCGGTACAAGGTCAAGAAATCAAGGAGTGTGAAGCCATCCAGAAAGACGTTGTTCTGGAGAATGCCGTTGCTGGAAAAAAGTTTGATTTTCACGTCTGTCTCGCTTTCGGTTAAAGAGCAATCGATGAGGAGGTAACCAGACGGCTTAACAGTCTGGATCAATCAAATAGTTAAAGAAACCAGAGCTAGGGCATTGTGCCCTAGCTCTGGTCTATTGGACTGGTTTATTCCACCGCACGGATGAAGTATTCCATAACGCCATTTTTCAGGCTGGAGTAGTCAGGCAGTTTGAACTGCGTTTCATCTGGGACAAAACTGCTGATCAACGCCATGTAATCGTTGGTACCACCATTGAACGGGGTGCTGTATGTCGAGTTGATGTAAACCGAACCAGACCACCCTCCCAACAGGTAGAACTTGTTATTGACACACGCCCCTTGAGTTGCGGCCAACGCTACAGGCAAGGTACCCATCGAGCTCCAAATCCCCAGGCTGTCGTCCAAATTGATGGGGATGGTGTAGATTGACGTAATGGTTGCGGAATAACTCGCGCCACCCATAAAGTAAATGCGATTGCGAGTAGCAAAGGCATATGTGCAGTACGCAGCAATCGGTAGCTCCGGCCCGGTTGACCACGCACCCAGACTTCCATCAGCATTAATGGGAGCTGTGTACACCGTACTGATCGGGGCTGAACCACTAAATCCGCCCAATAGATAAACACGGGTTTTGGTAACGATGGCTTGGGAGTTTGAAACACCGACCGGCAGACTTGTCGAACTGGTCCAGGCACCCAAGGTACCATCCACGTTGATCGGGGCTTTGTAAACATTACCCACAAAAGTCGAACCGTTATACCCGCCAAGAAGGTAAACAAAGTTCTTGATAACAACAGGGCTGGACGACGCCAGACCTTGTGGAATGTTACCAGCACCAGACCAGACACCAATGGTACCATCGGCATTGATCGGAGCAGTGTAGATCTTGGATGTCACGCTGTACAAACCTGTACCGGCACCCATGATATAGACACGGTTTTTGGTGATGATCACGTTGGCTTGGGTCAACACTTCTGGCAGTGGTGTAGCACTAGCCCAACTCCCTAGCGTGCCGTCTGCGTTGATCGGAGCAGTGTAGACGGCGGAAGTCCAAGTTGAGGTGGTAGTGCGACCACCCATCAGGTAGATGCGATTGGTTGTCACGACGACAGAGCTGTCAGTCAAGTTGATAGGCAGTGACGTGCCTTGGGTAAAAGTGAAGCTGGTGGAGACATTGCCATTGAACGCATACTGCTGGCGCCAAGGTTGTCCCATGTAGCCTTCCGAGTTTTGATTGTTGTACGTGTCGCCAAGGACTGCGTATAATGCTGGGTAAGTGGTTTTGCTGAGCACACCGCCGTTGGCACGCAGGTACTCTGGACCACGGATTGCAGCAGTGGAGATCTTCAAGTCACCCACACGGATCTTTGGAACCATCGCACCAGCCTTCTGGTTCAGGTAAGAGCGCGTGGCAGCATGTCCACTGGTGGTGGGTGTCACACTTGTGTAAAGGTTGTCTGTAAGTGTCAAATTGCTGTTGATCCCGTTGGTTCGCACTGCATAGCCGGACACATCATCCACATACCCCGATGCATTGACTGGGCGGTCGATAATGTTACCAAAATGCAACACCGAAGAACCACCGTAGGTCTCAGTGGTAGCGGCGATAATACGACCCTTGGCGTTGACGGTGACGCGGTTGTAAGAGCCGGGTTGAATACCGACACCCGACAGGTATGCGTCAGTCCCATTGAAACCGGCCAGATCTCCACCAAACCCACCCAACAGCAGAGCCTTCGGAATCACAGAACCGTTGATTTGGTTGACGTTGAACGTACTGGGGAAACTGTCAGCGTATCGCTTGGTAGCAGCTTCTTGGGGACCGTCTGGGTTGCGGTACAACGTCAAGAAATCCATCAAAGTGAACCCGTCCATGATCACGTTGTTTTGGAAGTTGCCGCTGTTAGAGAAAAGTTTGATTTTCATAGTGACATCGCTTTCTAGTCAAAAGAGGGAACAAATAACCTTGTCGGGTAAATCGTTCAAGGTTTATCAAATAGTTAGTGACGTAGAGTCAGAGTAGCCTAGGCTACTCTGACTCTACTGGCGATTAATTAGCCGCGCAAATGAAGTATTCCAAAATACCGTTGGTCAAATTGGAGTAGTCCGGCAGCTTGAAGCTGGTGGTGGGGTTGAAAATGTTTCCGGCAACAGTCACAACGTAGTCGTTGGTGCCACCGGAGAACGTATAACTCGTGGTGGTGGTCAGCGCAGTACCGCTGGGGTTGTATCCACCAATCATGATCATGCGGCTGTTGGTGACAACAGCCTGGCCGTACGCCATACCGCTGGGCAAGGCTGTAGATGTTGTCCACGTACCCAAGGTGCCGTCGGCATTGATGGGGGCGGTATACACAGTCGTCAGGGCACCGGTGTTGGTTGCAGCTCCGCCAATCAGGTACACCCGATTGTTGGTCATGACCGCTTGGGCAAACGCCACGGCCGAGGGCAGCGAAGTGCCAGTAGTCCAAGCACCCAAGGTGCCGTCAGCGTTAATCGGAGCGGTGTACACCGCAGAAGTGTGGGTGGCGGAAGTCACCGCACCGCCAAGCACATACACCCGGTTCTTGGTGATGACAGCTTGGGAGCCGTTCAAGACACCTGGCATATCTGCTGCAGAAGTCCAGGCACCAATGATACCGTCGTCATCGATCGTGGCAGTGTAGACCTTCTTGGAGTAACCGACGGCATCCAAACCACCCATCAGGTAGATGCGGTTGGTGGTCACGACCACACTTGCGCCGCAGACACCGGCAGGCAGCGAAGTGCCATCTGTAAAAGCACCGATGGTGCCATCGGCGTTGATGGTTGCCCAGTATGTGGTAGGTGTGAATTGGGAAGGGGAGAGTGCACCACCGATGAGGTACAACTTGTTCTTGGTCATGACAACCGTGTGTCCGCAACGCGCGCTGGGGATGGTGCCAGCGCCAGCCCAGGTACCAACGGAGCCATCGGCGTTCAAAGGTGCGGTATAGATATTGGGGGTGTAGGTGCTGTTAGCAACAACGCCACCGAACATGTAGATGCGGTTTTTGGTCACTGCGGCCTGGCTCCACCACAGAGCTGCCAACAAGTTGCCACCAGCTGTCCATGCACCGGAAGTGCTGTTGTTAACGGTGTTAAACGCGTACTGCTGACGCCATGGTTGCGCCACATAGCCAGTTGTACCGCCCGCCCCACCGCCACTGCTGAACGTGTCTCCGATGACAGCGTACAGCGCGGCATAAGCCGTTTTGTCCAGGACTGCCCCGTTGGCACGCATGAAACGTGTGCCGGCGATGCTGGGTGTCGAAATCTTGAGATCACCGATCTTGGCACCAGCACTCATGTTTGCCATTTTGGTTTGCAGGTATTGCTGGGTCGCGGCATGGGTGTCCACCGTGGGCTGGGTGTTCACCATCAGGGTGCCAGTCAGACTGATGTCCGAATTGGTACCGTTGGTCTTTATGGCGTACGGCGAAACATCGGCGATGTAACCGCCAGCGGTTGTGGGTTTGTTGGTGATCGAGTTGAAACTCAGTTGCTGGGTGCCACCTGTGTCGGTGTGTGCGGCAGTAACACGACCCTTGGCATCCACCGTGACTTTGTTGTAACTACCTGCGGTGATACCCATCGACTTCAGAAACAGATCGGTGCCATTGAAGCCGATCAAATCACCGCCAACACCACCTACCAGACGTTGTTTAGGAATGGTGTCTCCGACGATTTTGCTGACGTCGTAAGTTGTCGGGAGTTTGTCCACGTAGCGCTTGTTCGCAGCTTCGTTGGAGAATTCTGGGTCACGGTACAGGTTGAGGAAATCCAGCAGCGTGAAGCCATCCACTTCGACGACGTTATCTTGAGCACCGCCTTGGGGGAAGATTTTGATTTTCATAGTTACACCTTTTTACCGCGTGATGAAAAATGATCCAAAGTACCTTGCGGACAGTACCTTATCAAATAGTTCCATCATAAAACCCCCACCCTTCATTATGAATGTCACGCACTGGCTGATTTTGTGATATCTATTTGCCCGTGATAACCCAATAAGGATACCGCCATGGCCAACCGTAAAAAAGCCGAAGCACTGATCTTGCAGTACGTCAACGAGATTGAACCCACTGGCTACAACGCAAAGTGCTACGAGAAGATCTTTGCCGAAATGTCGGACAAGGATTTCCATGAGTACATGAAAGACTTGCGAGACGGCAAGAAAACCCTGGTGATGTTTAAACCCATGTACGAAGCCAAGGGGATCACCGTAGAGAACAACCTGGAGCTTGGCAAGAAGTACGGTTTAAACTTCTTCGAGCGCTTGAAGTTCACGGACAACCCCAATGAACCCGATCACATTACACCGATTGAATACATGGTAGTTGATCTGCCCTGGCGCAAGCAGTCGCAAACAGCTGCTAAGAAGATCAGTGTGCCGGACAACAACAAGACCATTGACCAACTGACGTTCCAACCCACTGGGGCGTCCAAGGGCTCAAAGGTCTCGTTCCCTGAATTACAGGTGATGATCGGTATGGGGTTGGATGAGTCGATCAAAGAGCTAACCCAAGTGCGAGGTGGTGACCGCGGCAGCTTCTCCGCATACAACGCCATGTTTGCACGCTACGGCAATGTCAGCCTCAAATCCATCGACCAGTACGCCACCGGTGTGGAGTCCACCCGCACCCTCAAAACGTACTTGGCTTGCATGCACATCACTTCAACCTTGTAACCACTTTCTGTTATGACCGATAAGACCAACAAGATCTACGTGGATCTACCGTCGCTGTTTGATCTGCGTCACAGTGCTTTGTTCCAGATGCTGGATGAAGAACCGTTGTTGGAGCTGGTATCGTCCCACCGGTACAACCTGCGTGAAAGCGATGTCATCGAAGGTATTGACAACCAGCTGTTCCAAGCCTATCTGGCGACCGACGATCTGCGCCTGTGGCACAGTGCCCCCATGACTTACATTCAGGTGGCACTGGCCAGCAAGGTCAAAAACATCGAGCGACGCAACTCGTTCATGGCCGAGTCGAGCGAACCCGAAGTGGTGCTCAATGTCTACCCGTTCCAATGCACAGGACAGATGGCGGAGCTGATCCAAAACGCCTTGTTCCTCAAGCTTGGCAGCTCTTGCACCGTCAACATCGTGCACGAACACCCAAGAGGTCTCACCCCTCACTTTCTCAAAAACAGCGGGTTTGTGGCGTGCTTCATGTACGATCTACACAACTGGCTGCAGTACCACGCTAAAACAGTGCAAAACGCTGACCTCAAAGAGGTCATGATGTACTTTGCCGCAATCTACAAGACCCCTCCGACCAAGGAAGATATCAAGATCTTCACCAAACTGGGGTTCAAGGATGTGTTCAGCTACACCGAATACCTGTTTACAGGCCGGATGCAGCTGAACTTTTTACCGGTGTTTATGTACAGCTCCCTGGTGACGGCAACTGTCTTCTTGAAAGCCAATGAAGATGCGTTGAAACCGGATTCCAGTGAGGTGGTGAAGGATCGCTTATGAACATGCCGACCAACATCAGCAAGAACCGGCTGAAGTTTACCGATGATGAAAACAAGGTTTTTGTCAAGGACTTGAGCGAGCTGATTGACAGCACGCCGGTTAACGATGCCAAGGCCTCGGCACAAGAGGTCAGCGAAACCGCGCTGGCAAAGTTTGCCGATATGTCGGCACTCAAGAGCTTACAGTCTCCCATGGGAGACATCACCCAGTCACTGTCCTCAGGCGACGCCGCATCACAGATGTTGGCTTCTATGAACAAGTCCGTTCCGACCGCTTTGCCAGATATGCGTTCTGTGACCGCTACAGTCTCGGGGGTGTTTGGTAGTGGTCAAGCCCAAGCGTCCAATCTGACACAGTCGATGATGGGTTCTATCAACCAAAGCCTGAGTCAGGTACCAGCCAGCATTGGAAAAGTTGACCAGCTGTCTTCGGGGGTAAAAAGCTACCTGTTGAAAAACTCGGTCGCCGACTATGCACGCTCGGGGTTGGGGTTGATCACCCAAACCGTGGTCAGTGCAACTGCGATCTTGCAGGCTACCAATGCTCTTCGCCAAGGTGTTGGTCAAGCAACCCAATCGGTGATGGCTGCCAAACAGCGGTTTTCCCCTACACCGCACCCACAGTCCTACAACCTGTCCCACATCACTTCCCAAACCAACGCCCAACGCATCATGGAAACACTCAACAACCCAGCCGGCGCACCAATCACGGAAGTTGGAACGACTTCGCAGCTGTTGCCAGTTAGCAGTCCAGATGGAATTTCTCCAGCAGCGCCAGAACCTACCCTGTCGTTGCTCTACAGCAACCACGCTTTGTTGGTGTTGATGGGTGGCATCACCTGGTACCGCAGCCTGTACACCTACATGTTCAAGGAGCTGCAACTCACCCATTTGGCACACACCTACGGCTTGGCTGAAGACCACTACGCCATGCTGTCGTTGCAAGGCACGCCACTGCAAGACGAGCAGCTGCGCAACTTCCAATCGCTGATCATCGCTAACACACCCGACAACCCAAGCAAGAACTTGTTCGTGTACAACCAGTTCCAAACGGTACTGGCATACCTGACGCAAGACTTGCCTACCTTGCCTGACAAGTCTCGCATCTATGCAGTACTGGCTTACATTGGTCAGTTGCTTCCGGTGATCCCACTCAAGGATCTGGTAACAGAATACGACTACAACCGTCTGAGCAACCAGGTGGCCCGTGAGGTCGTGACTGCAGCCAGTGACACCTATAGCGAGCTCAGTCCTGAAGAATTTGGACAGATCTACCGAGACTCGTTCAAGCTTTTGGTGACAGACGCCATTGTGGCACACCGTGGCCAGAACCAAAACGATGGTTCTGTGAAGTTTGCGGAGTCGAGCAGCAGCATTGCGCTGTACTGTGGCGTGTGGCTGATGCGTGAACTCTTGTTGGGGTGGATCAAGACCACTGACCCACAGGCCCGTGAACGTTTGGTGACTGCGCTGGCGGCTATCTATAACACCCAGATCGACCAGATGGAGTTTGCGTATACCGACTTTCACGAGTTGGTGCAACAAGGTCTGCCTGTCTACTACCAACCTAACACCAAGGCGTTCAGCCAGTTGGGGTTTGTGTTCATCAAGCACTACCACCTCAACCGTACGGAAATCTTCAAATCTCGACAACACCTGCTTCAAGATGAAGAGAAGATGGCGTTTGACGCACTGGCCATGCGGCTCGATGCTCTGATTGAAAACCCACTGCCGCAACTGCAAGCGATCTTGGAGGTCGACGCACCTTTCAGCTCGATCGCGCTGTCTGAAGAACTTTTGGAGCTGGGGCGGGTGTTTTCACACGCCATGATCAGTAATCGCCGCCTGGTGTTGGATGCTTTCAGTTTCCCAGCACGCACCTTCGAGCGCTACTCGGCTTCGGTCGAGCAGCTGTACTACGACAACAACGTGGCTGTCATGCGTTGAGACTTACTTTAGGAGCAACCCATGCAGTTGAACCATGTGCGATTGAACTTGCCGACGCAAGTCACCCGAACTGCTGTGACCACCGGTAACTCGCTGCGTATCGACGCACAGCTGGATTCGGAAGTCTTTCAGCAAATCTACAAAGACAAAATCGCCAATCCCGGACTGTCCGAGGAAAAAGCGATTGCGTTGTCTATCCAACCCAAACAGTCGCTGCCGGCTGTGCACGACTTGTTGCTGCGCCATCTACGGGCATAAGGACCACACCACCACACTCCTTGCGGGTGTGGTGGTGTGCGTCTGTCAACGCAGGTCTTCAGGCAGTTCAGGAACGTCGGTACGTAAGATCAACTCACCGGGAGTGACTGTGCTGCCAGACGGTGTGTACACCGGGGCTTCGGCGTTGAGGGTCAACGGTACGGGTGCAGCTGGAGCACCACGGTTTTGGTGCAACTCCAACATCAGGCTGCGCAGCAATTCCTTGCTTTGTGCCGCATCCTTGGCGCTGTCATCGTCAATCCGCAGTTTGGTGCGACCCAAGATACTGCGGTCGATACTTTCCAGCAAGTTGGTGGTGGCCATCAACTCAGCCGGTTTTTTAGGCAGTTCCGTATCAGGTTTACCCATGATGTTTTCTGCCAAACGCAAGCGCATTGCCTGCGTTTTCTCCAAAACCGTCAAGTCTTCTGGCGTAAAGGTTCCGCTCATCCTTATTCTCCTAAGACGATACCCAGCTGGTTGATGCGGTCAACCAGGCCTTGGTACTTTTGCCGCATTTCTTCCAGTTGGGTTTGGGTTGATTTGACAACGGTGATGCTGTTGCGCCGTACTGTTTCACGCTGGTCGTGTTCTTCCACACTGATCGACAGAGGATCACCCAGACTCACTTCACGGATCGTTGCTGTGATGCCGGTGCGACTTTGGATAAAGTCCACCAAGTCTGCATGCAGTATCTCGGTGTCCAGATCCACAAACTGACCACCCAGACCAATCACGATGTTGCGGTCCAGGTAAGTGATCTCGGCCACCGAATCGTACCCTTCCAGGTACGACAGCGGGATACGGACATACTTGACCGTACCGTTAGAAGCCGTGAACTGGAACGTGACGATGTGGATGTTGTCCATCAGGTCTTGGTTGTACTGGGCTTGTTCCAGACCAGCCGGCGCGTACGCCTCCAAGAAAGGATCGCGCAGTTCGGACTGCAGCATCTCCTTGATTTCATTGATGGCGGACACCCGCAGCATGAACTGCGTGGAGCTAACCCCCAGGCGGTTTTGCAAGCTGCGTGTCATGGGTTCTTTGAACTTGAAGTAAGCTTCAAGCCCAGGGGTAGGACAAGCGATCGTTACTGTTTGCATGGGTCATTCACTTTCGCACGTGGTTTTCGAGTTTGTTGGGAGTCTTCTCTTGGTGGACCAAAGCGCTCACCAAGCTCTCATCGAAGTAGTTGCCAGCCAGCTTCGAGAGTGTCGACAGTGTGGAGTAGCGCACATCCATCAGATCTACAAAGGTGTATTCTTCACCGGGTTTCAGTCGGTAGAAGACGCCCTTGTTCTTGAGCAGACGGGTGATAAAGCTGACCACCACTTCGTTACTGACCAAGTTGGCACCCAGGTTAGAAGCTGCGTATTGGACCATGTTGTCCAAGATCCGGCACAGATCTTCATAGGTCAGGAACCACGGCACCTTGCCTTGCATGAAGTCGGCGTCAAAGAAGTTGTACGACAGGAACGAGTGTTGGATCACTTTCTCACTCTCGATGATGCGGTCACCCTTGCCATAACGCAACTGGATGTATGGCTCTCCAAAACGCTCCACTTCCGTGATCAAAATTGGCGCAGTCACCAACACGGTTGGGATGACCGACACCGAGTACTTGTTGCCGCAGTGGATCGAGAAGATGCCGTACAGGTATGTGTTGTCGGCAATGTCGAACATCTGCTTGTCTTGGTACCACTTGGGAAACTCGATGTTGACCGGCTCCTTACAGTAATACGCACCGTCTTTGAGCTCGACGATCGAATCCATGAAGTCTTTGTCACGTGCAAACATGGTTGTCTTTCTATTCGTGTAAAGTCATGTGCGGATAAACTCAAACGCACTCACACCATCGCAAGCATTACGCACAAAATACCTACCCACATACCTGCGTGGTATGTGGGTAGGTATCTGTTCATGCCGAGCTTTTATCGACTTTCACTTCCTGGTACACCGACTCGACAAACTGCTTGTGGTGGGACGCCAGTTTGTTTTGAAGGTTTTGTACCGCAGCTGGGGTTGGGGAAGGAATCAGATTGGCTGGCTGGTTGAGTTGGGTTTGCAGCGCTTTGAGTACTTCGTTGGCTTGATCGTACCCACCACACGTTAAAGTGATGGTGTCCACAATGTAGCGCACGCGATTTTTCTGGAGGGTCAAGCCGACAACAATACCGACAAACAGTGTCGCCAGCCAGGGTAGAAGAGTTTCAACCACCTGCATGCGTTAGCCCAGCAGTTTGTCTTCGTTGGCCTTGATGAAAGGAAGCACGATGATCTTGATGTCGTCCAGCCAGTCGTTCACATCGACAGCCATGTTCAGACCCAGACGGATTTCCGACGGCACGACGGCAGGGCCTTCCAACAGCACGTTGGACAGCGCCAGCGTCAGGTAGGTCTTTTGGTTCAAAGGAACCTGACCCACGGCAGTCTGGTAGTGGACCATCTGCTGGATGCGCTGAATGTTCTCAGGCTTGAACTCCAGTTGCTGGAGCTGCTTGTTCAGTTCTTCACACAGATCCAGGGTTTGCTCGGACATGACGATGCTCTCTTTCTCTCAGACAGTTGCTTGGGTTGTGAAAAGCGCAGTTGGCTTGCTATTGTATAGCCTGACATACCTGCAGCTACACAATGGTTTTGTGACACGAAAAAAGGAATCACCATGTTGTTCAATTGGCTCTCTCGTCTGCGTCGTAACAAGAAAGAAAAAATCCCACTGTACATCGCTCCGGTTGAAGAAGCACCTGGGCCAAAGACCACACGTTCGGAATTGGTGGCCATGCTCAAGAACGTGGATATCAACGAGATTTTGAAAAACCCTGTGACCCAGATGGCAGTCGTGCCGCTGTACTGCGCATCGATTGACAATCTGATGCAAGAAGTGCTGGTACCGTCTCGGGATCGCGCTTTGGTGGGGGTGACTTTGGTTCACTTCTTCAAGGAGTCTAACTTGGAGCCTCACTTGGCAATGGAGCGTTTGGCTGGCTTGTTTGCCAACGAACCTCCTTCCAATTTTGCACGGTTTGATATCATCACGCTGATTACGGAAATGCGAAGTCTGGCCAAAGTGTAATCTAGGTCCGGCAGTGCATTGAGAGGACTTTATGGATACCTTTACCCAACAACCTGAACAAGACACCCGCAAGCTGGAAAAACCCAGTGACTTGAGTGGGTTAAAGTTCTTCTCAATGGCGGTGGTGGCCCGCACTCCTAAAAACCACCCTTCGGCTGTCATCGAAGTCACCCCCATTGAATCCTTGTCAATCCAAGACACAGGACCGGTGGCAAAGAAAGACACGACTTACCGCCAGACCCACCAAGAGGCCAGCGGTAAGTACGACTCTCAAAAAGACGTCACCAAGAACAACATCATCGAGGCAGAGTGGTTGCCGTTGTCCGACAGCAACCGTGATACCCCGCCTTGTGTGTACCAGGACGAAAGCGTCATCCTGTTTAAGTATGGGGACGTGCAAAAGTACTACTGGGCGACCATCAAACACCAACCAGAGCTGCGACGCAAAGAGATCGTGCGCTGGTCGGCATCCAACGAGACTGCACCCCTGGTGCCTTATACCCGTGACACCTCGTATTTCTTCGAGATGAACGCCATCGAAAAATGGTTGCATGTGGCCACACCGGTCAACGGTGAAGGTGTGGCGTACCGCCTGTTGATGGACGTGGGTAAGAGCCAGCTGGATGTCTCGGACAACCAAGGCAACAGCATTGTCATTCAATCGGTATCTGGCAAGTTGACTATCACAGCCAGAGACGACATGGATTTTAATGCAGGCAAGAGTTTCAATTTCAATGCCCCACTTTTTAACGTCAACTCCCCTGACGTCAAACTCAATGGCGAAACAGCTGTCAGCAAGGGTTTGAAGATTGCCAACGGAATTGCTGTCGCAGGTGGTGGTGGCGGTAAGGCTGCTGTCATTGGTGGTGACTTGGCTGTTGTTGGTAACTTCCAAGCCCGCAACATCCTGACAAATTCGGTCACGGAAGGCGGCGTTGGTTCTGTGGACGTTCCCAAGGCAGCGATCCAAAACCAAGCCGCAGCAAGCACTTCGGCACCCTTCGGCCCAACAGCCTCATCTGCGTCTTCTGCTCCTTCGGCGATTCAAGCCCCTGTGTCCCCATCGGTCCAGATGGATAAGAATGTCGTCTATGACAATGCCACCACTGTCAACAAAGCACCCACGGTGCTGACTGGAGACAAGGTCCTTGACGCTCCCAAACTGGCCACTGGCATAGTCCCTAAGAGCGTGTCGTTCAATATGCCCGACATCTCTTCACTCAAAGAGACTGCCTCTAAACTGGCCAGCCCTGGCATCCAGCTCGGCTCGCTCGGTATGGGTGGTTTGTCAGGACTGGCAGACCAAGCCCGTTCTCTGCAAAACACCGTTGGATCAACCATCTCTGGAGCTACAGGTGCTGCTTCTTCCATCATCCAACAAGGTCGTGCGACCGTGATGGACCCCATCAATGCAATCACCCGTACTGTCAGTCTTGGCACGTCTTCGGTCATCAACATGATCCAAAGCCCGACCTCAGGCTTTGTCAACCAAGTCAATGGGTTCTTGCAACCCATCAACAACCTGTCACGCTCGTTGGGTGGCAAGGGTCTGGGCTCCATGACCCAACTGAACGCACTGACTGACAGTGTTTACAAGACCACTGGTAAGATCTACAACATCAACAATGCGGTAGGTTTGCAAGTCAGTCGGTTTACCACCCCTATCAACAGCTTGACTTCTCAAGCTGGCAGCGCTATCAACACCGCTGGTTATGCGGCTGTGAATGTGACCGACCCGCTGCGGGTTGCAACAGACACCATCAGCACGACCCAAAGCTCTGCCCAGTCCGCCAAAGCCCAGCTGGAAGCTTTGGCCACCCATTCGTCCGGTGTATTTGGTAGTCAAAAAACCCTGGACGAACTGCTTTGATTTCAACTTTTTAGGCAAAGGGGTATGTTGTGCGATAGCACGCATATCTCTTGCTTATACCGATAGCAATCACAACGACCATAGAGAGAATTCAGATGAAAAAGGTCTTTAACAAGCAGCCCGAAATGACTGTAATTGACGCCATGAAAGTGTATTACAACATCGGGGCGTTGATGGACATCCCGACAGGTGACTATGTGCGAGGGGCACGTGGTGAAAACATCCTCAACGGCGGGCTGGGTGCACTGACGGCGGTGGCGGGTAAACCCAACACCTTCAAGTCCACCATTGCACACTTCATGACCTTGGCTGCAGCAGCCCATGTCGCCAGCAGCGGTTACGCTCCGTTCATCAACACGCTCGACACTGAGATGAACATGATACCTAAGCGTCTGCTGTTCTTCTCGAAGATTTTCCCTGAATTCGCCGACATCGACATCATGGATGAAGGCATCTGGCAAGTCACTGACCAGACCAAGCACATGGGCGATGAATGGTTCCACCTGCTCAAGGAGTACTTGCGCAACGAAAAGCTCAAGAACGCCAAGCAGTATCTGTTCGAGACACCTTTTGTCGACAAGCACGGTAAACCCATTTTTGTCTTGTTTCCGACCTTTGGTCAAATTGACTCCCTGTCCAAGTTCATCAGCTCGGACGTGGAAGAAATGCAAAAGAAGAACCAACTGTCCGAAGGCCAGACCATCTACATGCGCCAAGGTTTGGCCAAGGCTCGTATGTTGATGGAACTGCCTGGTCTGTGTAACTCTGCTGCGCACCATACCATCGTGACGACCCACATCGGTAAGAACACCAACATCATGCAAGTGGGTGCTGGTCAAGTTCCGGTCAAACAGCTGCAACACATGAAGGCCGACGAAGCGATCAAGGGTGCGCCTTTGGATTTCTTCTTCCTGACCAACAACCTCTGGCAGGCTATCAGCTCGACCGCATTGGTTCACAAAGACACTAAGGGTCCAGAGTTCCCTCGCACCCAAGCTGACCAAGAACACAATTCGGCCGACCTGAACAAGGTCACGTTGAAGCTGTTGCGCAATAAGTCTGGTCCTTCTGGACACAGCATCGACATCTTGCTGTCGCAGCGTGACGGTGTACTGCCTTCGTTCACGGAGTTCTACTTCCTGCGCGAGCACGATCGTTACGGTATCGAAGGCAACGACCGTTCGTACTGGCTGACCTTGTTCCCTGAACTCAAGATGGGTCGCACCACAGTGCGTGAAACGCTGGACAGCAGTGAACACCTGCGCCGCGCGGTGAAGATCACGGCAGATTTGCTGCAAATCCAGCAGATCTACCGCACACTGCCGCTGCAAGTGCCGCCGCTGGCTGACTTCTACAAGAAGCTCGACGAACAGTACGGCTGGGTCAACATCCTCAACACCCGTGACTACTGGACATTCAACCAGTACGAACACGAAGTCCCCTTCCTGTCCACCATGGACATGCTGGAAATGTACCACGACAAGTACGTGCCCTACTGGTGGAAGCCTGAAATGAAAGGTGCTAAGCAATGAACCCGCATACCACTGTGATCAATCCTGAAATGCTGCTCCTGCTGGAAAAGGAGATTGACAAGTACCCGTCGATGACCAAGTGCTTGGACACACTCAACATGACCAGCGGTGGTATTCTGACGACCACTGGCATCGAGATGGTTTCCAAGGCAATTTCCAGCGATCTGACAGTCGTTACCGAGTGCTTTGCTTTTCTGGATGTGATCGACTTTCTGTCCATGTTCTACTCGGGTGACCCCGATGTGTTCGTGACCCGCATGGTGACCGCTCTGGCAGCCTCTCGTGCGTTGCCTAAGCCAGAGCTGTGTGGTATTCGTGTTGCGGTGGACAGCTACACGGTCAGCAAACCTGAAGCACTTGTCGAACTGTTGGAGAACAACCGCCCTGTCATGGCTTTGATCTTTTTCTCGATCATCAAGCGTCTGTTTTACAAATAAGCCATAGGTGCCTTGTGCACCTATTTGCATCATGACCAATAACTACAACCATCCCAACGCTTACGACCAAGAAGGTGTCGACCACATCAACATCAGCTCGCGCTCCAGCTCGCACCTGGGCAAGCTGCTGGACCCCTCGTACTTCAAGACCCTGGAGTATCCCCACATCGGCAAGTTCGGTTCTGTGATGAACCTGTGGTACTGGCTGCGCACCGATCCTTGTATGGATGTGCTGCGCCGTGCAGCAGGTGACAAGTTGCGCAAGCACTTGAACCAACACAAGAACGACGCCTACGTCCCCAACTTTCGTGCCATCATCGCGTACGCCACTTACCAGAAGTTGTTGGCGTATCCTGACGCGCTCAACGAAATCCGCAACCTGCCGGAACACATCGAGTTTGTGTCGTACTACATCCCCAACGGCACACAGCTGCGGGTGTGTAGCAACTACGCCAACGTGATGGTGCCGATTGCCAACACCATCCGTCAAGCCCTGGTCGCTAAGACCGAGCCTGACTTCCACTGCCTGCTACCCGCTGACTCGGATGACTCGTTCGATTGGCTGGGACCTTTCCTGTCCAAGCGCTTTCCGCAGCTGCACGCTCGATTGACCACTCCGTAAAGCAGTGATCCACCAGGTAGCTCAGGCTACCTGGTGGATCGTTTGATCTGTGGTTCTTTGAATAGGAGTCTTCGTATGAACGCCATTGACTATGCAGTCAGTGTTATCCGCAACAACACTATCCCGTATGAGATCTTGCACGCGGCCATGACCTATGGGGAAGACCCACAAGTGTCGGCTTTGTCGTCGATCGAGGACAAGCTGGTGAACAAGGTCATCAAAAAGCGTGTGCTACTGACCTGTAACGTCATTGGTGGTATTGAGCACTTTGTGCCAATCAACATGCTGCAACCCACGTTCTTCGAGAACATGTACACCGTCTATCAAGTGCCGGCTGACTTGGTGATGAACAAACAGATCGTCTCGGCGTTGACATTGTCGTACATGCCGGGCTCTGGGTTCATGGGTGGTCAGATGAGTGGTTACTCGGGCAATGGCAGCATTGTTGCGCCGGGTTCTCCTGACATGTATTCGGCCAACCCTGTGATGAATGTGGCGGGCCGGATTGGTGCAGCAGCGGCCATGAACGGTGTGCTCACCAACGCCCACTTGGAGATCGTGGCCTACAACACCATTGCGGTGTACGCCAACTTCCGCACGCTGTCCAATTTTGGTATCTGGGTGGTGTTGGAAAACGACAACAACCTGAACAACTTGTCTCCACGCTCGTACGAGAAGTTGGCGATCTTGTGCACGCTGGCCACCAAGTCCTACATCTACAACAAACTGATTGTTCCGCTGAACATGGGATACCTGTCTGGTGGTCAGGATTTGGGGGTGTTCAAGTCGATCGTCGAAAGCTACCAAAGCGCTGAAGAGGACTACAACACCTATGTGCAAGAAGTGTGGGGTAAAGTGCTGTACCATGCCGATACCGCCCGCACCAACCGCTTGATCAACAGCATGATTGCACCTGATCTGTGACGCGTCTCCATCCTCCCAAGGTCTTCCTGGGAGGATGGAGTTCTGCTGCATTTTTTCACAGTTCCCCATTATGCTCTGAAACCGCCCTAGTTCACCTGTTTACAAAAGGATACGCCGTGTCTAAACCTATCTCCAAAATCCATCAACGCGTGATGGAAGCCCAACGTCTGCGTGTTGGTAAAACCGACCGTGCCATCGACAAGATCATCTCGGACGGCATGGACATTGATCGCAGCGGTGATGCCGACTTCCTGGCCTACAACAACCAAACCTGGACTGATCTGAACACTCTGCGTGAAGAGCTGGCCACTGCGACCATGACGTTCACTGGCCAAGTGTACGGCATGATCAACAACCCCCAAGTGGTGGTCGCGCTGGGTGACAAGAAACCCAAGTTCGACCGTCTGGTGGAAACTTTCTTTGCTGACGCCCAGGCATTCAGCTCCCGCGTGGCCGAGTTGCGTGCCCAACACGAACACCGCACTGGCTCGTTTGCATCGCTGGAAGAATACGGCGAGTTCAACAAGCTGGCGCTGCAATACCAGAACGCCAACGACGAACTGCGTGTGCTGTTGGCACCAACCATCTCCGAGATGGTGCTGATCGTGCACGAACAAACTTCTGCAGCTGCCCAGCAAGCCGACCTGCTCGACCCTAAGGTGGTGTCGGACGTGGAAGTTAAGGCTTAACTGCAAGGACCCAGCATGACTGATCAAATTCAGCTGGGGCATAACGAGCCCCAGCAACCTGACCCCACTATTGCCGACAACACATCTGCTACCGAGGAAGTGTTGTTCGATATTGGTGACCGAGACACCCCTCCCCCAGCTCTGCAAGAGTCTGCGGAGCAACCTGAAGCTGCACCTCAGGAAGAAGTGGTTCCGACCACCAACGCGATCTTGCAAGATCCGATCGAGCTGCCTCTCAAAAAGCCTCTGTTGCCTGGTGACTTCCGCGTCTCGCTGCCTTCGTTCCCGTTGGGCATTTTCACTGGACTGTGGCAACGCGCAGCAGCTACCGACAAGAACGCCATGGAAGCGGTCACCCGCGCCGAATGGCAGAGAGCCACGGATGAGATGTCGGAGATGTACATGCCGGGTGGCATGTACTCCGAACGTCTGCAAGATCCAACTTCGCAATTCCGCCAAGGTCTGCTGACGCAAGACGGTGAGTTGCAACAGTTTGCTCCACCTAAGCACAAGGCAAAGAAGCCTGATGACAAAGATTTGCGTGGTGAATTGGCACTGCTCAAGGTCAGTCGTGCGTTGGGTCAAGGTGAAGTGCAGATTGTGCCTTTGCCCCACTCGGGCATCAACGTCGCCATCAAACCACCAGGTGAGCGCGCCGTCATCAATTTCTACAACACCGTGTTCCGTGAGAAGATCGGCATCGGCCGTATGACCGCCGGTCTTACGCTGACCAACTTCTCCACCCACATCAACAACCGTCTGTTCGAGTTCATCTTGGAACACGTGCACTCGATCAACTACGGTGATATCCCCAAGAGCGATCTGCGCAAGTACCTCAAGCTGCCGGACTTCTACATCCTGGCAACCGGTATGGCCGCAGCGCAGTACCCCAACGGCTTTGAATTCCAGCGCCCTTGCATCTCCGAAGATGCCAAGTGCGACTACATCGCCAAGGGTCTGATCAATCTGTCCAAGCTGTACTGGTTGGACAACACGGCTTTGACCGAAGTCCAAAAGAAGATCTTGCTGGATGCACGTCCTGGGATCTTGACCAAGGAACACTACAACAAGTACCAGCTGGATCACACCCGCATGGTGACTTCCAGCTTCACCGTCAAGAACGAGCAATCGTCGTTCAAGTTCCACATGCGTGTGCCGACCTTCGAGCAACACGTAGAAGATGGCATGGCCTGGATCAACCAGATCAACGGTGCTGTGGACGCTATCATCGTCACCGACGGTGATGAAGAAGAAACCCGCACCCAGATGCTGCAGCAGTACGTCAAGAGCTCGACGCTGCGGCAATTCAGCCACTACATCGAGTACATCGAAATCGACGACGAACCCATCGTCGACCGCGAGACCTTGAACAAGGTGCTGGAGCTGCTGAGCGCTGACGATGTCATGCGTGAAGAGCTGTTCCGCCGTATCCTCAAGTACAAGTCCGACACCACCATTGCCATCATCGGCATTCCTTCCTACAAGTGCCCGAACTGCCACGCTGAGCAGAACACTGAGCCGGTCAACCAAGGTTTGGTCGACGTCATTCCTCTGGACGTCATGAACCTTTTTTTTACATTACTTACTCTCCGCATGTCCCGCATTCTGGAGAGATAACCGACATTAACGATGCGACCGCACTGAACTCGCGGTACGTCGCCAACAAGTTGTTTGGTCTAGAGGTGGATTGGGATGCCTTCATCGAGCGGTGCCTGACCGGCATGCGTAAGCCTCCAAACTACATCTATGCCAAACAGCTGCTGATTGAGTTGTATGAGACCGCCTACGGGATCTACGACCATGCCAATTCCACCAATCCCTTGTCTGGGGTAATGCAGCACGATGCTGAAAAGTATCTGGACGGTTACCTGTATGACAACTACTTGAGCACATTCTTGTACAAAGAGATCTATGCTCGTACCGGACTGTCGTTTGACGACTTCCTTGACAAACCCCGCTTTGAGATTGAAAAGATCTTCAAGCTGGTGGATGAGTACAATTCCAAAAAGTCAACGATTGCAAACAACCTCGTGAACGATTTGGAAAACCAAAACAAATAGGGCAAACTCCTGCACGATATCTTCGGGTATCGTGCAGGAGTGACTCTTTGTTTGTATGGTGAAAAGACTTTATCAGTGATACAGTGATTGCGTCCTTAGATTGACGCGGATAAAGGATACCACGTGGCTGAGCAAAAGAAGATCATACGCAAAGAAATCCGCTTTGCTATCCATCTGCCTAAGAAAGACTACCGTGAAGACGCGCACTACATCAAAGAGCACATCTACTTCGAGGACGGCACCAGTACCTGGCATACGTTCCTGACGGAAAACTACCAACGCCCGATCTGGGTGACCAAGCCATCGGCTCGTAACCACAAAGACAAGAAAGAGTTTGAGTACCGTACCAACCTGATTGAGCAAAAATGCACCCAGTCGGACGTCAACCGCACAGTAGCGGGCCTGTTGGAAGTGCCGCACTTGGCCAACCGCCCTATTGAGCTGCGCTCATCCCCTTACGTGTATGGGTATGACCAGACTTCCACGTCGATCATCAAGCTGCAAAGCCTGATGAAGAACAACTTTGTGCAAAGCCCTTACACCGTGGCGGCATCGGACAGTGAAACCGATATTGACACACGGGAAGTGTTGATGGTCTCAATTGCCTTCCAAGGCAAGACCTACACTTGTATTTTGAAGCGGTTCTTGGAAAACAAGGGCATTTACGACTTTGACAAGCAAGTGCGTGCCGCCATTGACAAGTACCTGCCGCAGTACCAAGGCAAGTTGCAATCTACCTTCCGCATCTTTGATAAGGAAGCAGATTTGTTGGCAGATCTGTTCCGGGTCGCCAACGAGTGGGGTCCAGACTGGCTGGCCTACTGGAACATGAACTTCGACATTAAGCGCTTCGTGGAGCGCGCTAAGGCTTTGGGGGTTCGTGATTCCGACATCTTTGCTGACACCTCGGTACCACGCAAATACCGTTTCAGTCGTTACAAGGAAGGCATCAGCTCCAAGGAAAAGGGTGGCAAGTCCAAACCCATCAACCCTTCGCTGCAGTGGCACAGCTTGATCTCGACATCGAGCTTTTACGTCATCGATGCGATGTGTGTGTACCGCCAGCTGCGCATGGCCAAACAGGAAGAGCCCAGCTACTCCCTGGATTGGATCTTGCAAAAAGAGTTGGGTAGCCGCAAGCTGAAGTTTGAAGAAGCTGCAGCGTACCAAGGCGAGAAGTGGCACCGCTTCATGCAGCAAAACTATCCCATTGAGTACATCGTCTACCACTTGTACGATTGCTTGGGGATGTTGGAGCTTGATGCCAAGCTGCGTGACCTGTCGCACTCGGTGCCTTCGTTTGCCTCCATGACCGACTTTGGGAAGTTCAACTCCAACCCGAAGAAGATTGTGGATGCTTTGTTCTTGTTTGGCCTGGAGCGTGGACAGGTGGTTGGCACCACCATGCCTATCCGAGACAAGGATGAAGAGGTGGCCGAGCAAGAGTCATTGATCACCGACGAGATGCTTGAAGACGGTGAGACCGATGACGAAGAAGAGGAGGAAAGCGACAACCCGGATGACTACAAGGGTCTTGACCTGCGTGGTTGGATTCAGCTGTTGCCGCAGAACTTCTTGATTCGTGATGGTCTGAACTGTCTGGCCGACTTCCCGGAAGTGACCACCAGCATCCGTGGTATGGTGGCGGACTTGGATGCGACTTCTGCGTACCCCACGGCAACCTTGGTGGCCAACGTCAGCAAACGCACTTGTATCAACGAACCTATCCGTATCGACGGCTTGACCGAAGAGACATTCCGCGAACAAAACCTGAGCGTTTGTTTGGGTGGTGTGAATTCGCTGGAGTATTTCAACGTAGTCTTCCAAATGCCTGCGCTGGACTCCCCAGAGATGGAAGCCTTCCTAGAGACTTTCTAAGCCTGCCTACATCACTGTCCTTGCGGACAGTGATGTAGGTCTTTCCCCACACAAAACTATGCTATGACCATCTTTAACCCTTAGAATTATACCATCATGTTTCTTAGCCTGGAAACCATTCAGTACCAGCACAAAGACCGCTTTGAGAAAGACCTCAAGGCCCTGCTGGGTTCGATCTACGACAGTGTGAAATCTAAGGAGTACAAGACCACCAACGAGATCATCAGCAAGCACCCTGCGGTCAAGAAGATCGAAGAGCTGGTGATGGATCGCTTGGGATTGAACATTGAGATCACCAAGGATTTGTACGTGATCTCTCCTGCTGCTGTGATCCCGTTCTTTGGGGATTACATGCGCGGTTATGGAACCATGGGCTTTTACCAGACGTTTGGCTCTGGTGTGAAGTTCGGTGACATCTTGAAGAAGATCGAAGCGATCGACAAAGCCAAGCTGGCAGCCATGAAGAAAGCCCACAACAAAACAGGGTTTGTGGACTTGAAGCATGCGCGGGTGGGTGGATACTTGAGCGATCTGCGCCACTACGTGCTGTTTGACTTTGTCTGGATGTACAAGCACGACATCACGCCTGATGAACAAGCCGGCATCATGACCCACGAGCTGGGTCATGCGTTTGACGGCTTGGAAGAGCACTACCGCTTGCAAACCACCAACCGTGCCATCTTTGACATCTTGGTGGATCTGCGCGAAGGCAACGAAGACAAAGCGTTGTACCGCTACCGCCACACCTTCACCGAAAAAGAGTTCCGCCACGCACAGCTGAACACCAGTGCTGAGCGCCAAGACTTTTGTTCGGAGTTGGCCCTGCGGTACTTGGACACCATCAAAGGCCAGTACCTGGATGACAAGTACGACGAAACCAACTTCGAGAACATGGCTGACACCTTTGCCGCACGTTTTGGCATGGGTAAAGACGTAGTCTCTGGGTTGCAGAAGTTGCACCTGGCCGGCGGTGCAGTGCTACCACGCAACGGCTTTGGTTACTCGATCGTGACCTTGGTCCAAGTGTTGACAGCTGCCACGGTCTTGCTGGTGGCTCCGCCTTTTGGTGCATTGGCATACGTGGGGGTGTCGGTGCTGCTCATGGGTAAACGCAATGCCGACTTGACCTATGATCTGCCGATCGATCGCTACCAGCGTATCAAGAACACGATGGTCAATGCGATCAAGAACACCAAGTTACCCACAGATGTCATCAAAGACCTGTTGGATCAAATCAGCTACATCGACACCCTGATCGAAGGGTTCATGAGCAACGATTTTGACTTGGGGGATGCAATCGCTAACTTGCTGTCGCCATCGAGCCGCCGGGCGGTCTACTACATCAACCTCCAGCAAGATCTGGAGCGCAACCTCAACAACGAGTTGTTTGTGAAGGCAGCCCAGCTGCGCACCCTGTAATGGACACCACCCATCCAGTTACGGATGGGTGGTGTTTGCTTTTATTTCAGTTACATATATACAAAGTGACATATGGACCTTGTATATCAGTGCTGTTACTGGTAGGGTTTCATAAGGAGTGTCACATGGCCACAAATTCCTTCAACCAAAACCATCTGGAAACTATTGCCAAGATGGTTCGCTCTGTCAACCCAGAGTTTTGCACCAAGCGTTCTGATGTGTACAAGAACGCTGTGGTGATCGGACGCCCTAATCAAAAGGGTGCGATCATTCTCTCGCTGACTGACGACATCGATGAGTCGCGCAGCGTTTGGTTGTCCCACATGTTCAAAGATGTGGACCCCAAGGCCCTTGCTGACGGCAAAGCAAACTTGGGAACTGGTGAAGAAAACCGGGACTACTATTGGGCAGACATGCTCAACACAATCAAAAGCCTTGTTCAAGAGCTTTGATTGAAAGAAAAAACACCACCGTTTCGGTAGGGGTTTTTTCTTTTTACGTCCAATGGTCTTGATCCTGTGATGTACACCAACTCCTTGATGAAAGTGACTGCACTATGCCCAAAATCACCAACGAAGTCCTGTTGCGCAAACTGATCGGTTTCGGTCACCGTCGTCTCAAGCGCGGTGAGATCTTCTTGCTGGCCAAGGCCATCGCGGACAAGCTGCCTATCGGCAACGGCATGCCTGAGAACATCCGTACCTACACACTGAACCTGCGCAACCAGATCGACAACACGATCTACGGTCTGTCCGACTACGTGTACCTGCCCGCCGAAGATGTGAACCAGGCCTACGCCCTGATCGACGGGCTTCTGCTGTGGCGCATGAGCGTGGCGTTCGATCCTGCACCGATGGTCTTTACGGGCGACCCCACCACGGTGGTGGATGAAGTCTCTTCCATCCTTCGCTACGTCGACGTGCGTGAAGTTTGCTCGGTGGGCGACATCGCACAAACGGCCAGCTACATCGCTGACATCTTCCAAGACTACGTGGCGCAGGCTCAACTGCAATAAAGGAGCGTTTTGTGGACTTGAACGATGTACTCAATGACATCCAGGGCGATCTCGCCCCGGCTGACAACCAGCTGAACCTGCCAGACAGCGAAACGGCTCCTGAGCAGACCATCCAGGAAGTCAACATCCCCAGCACCAGCCAGGACAACAGTCCACATGCAGCGGACTTTGAAGCGCTGGAGAACCTCAAGACTTGCCTGGTGTACCGCGGTGCACTGGAGTCGATGGAACTCGTGCCCAAGACCTTGGCGCAAGAGATCTTCACGATGCTGCCTGACTTGAGTGATCCGCTGCTGGCGGCCAAGCTGACCAACGCTGCCAGTGCGCACAACAAGTCTTTGCTGCTCAACCGTCTGGACTCGTACCAGCCTTCCCCCGAATCGCTGATGCCCATGTTCTCGCAGATCTATGCGACCTTGAGCGATGTGGTGACCAAGCTGGCCGAAGTCAAACCCGTGGTGATGCAAGTGGTGCAAGAGCTTGAAACCCAAGTGGCACGCACCCGCACTACAGCAGTGATCGTGTTCTGTCGCAAGTCTTACCACTTGTACGACACACCTTTGTCGACGTTGTTGACCGTCAACGATGCCTTGATCGACTTCGCACCTTACGAGGGTCGTCTGACCCGCGCGGTCGAAGAGATTGTGTACACCTCGGAGTACCAACAGTTCTCCGAAGGTCGCGCTGGCGAAGTCACACTCGCCGATGTGATCCAGTACATCAAGGGTTCGGCTGTGGCGTTCTCCTCGATCGAAGAGAGTTTGGACAGCATGAGCAAAAAGCTGTGCAACTACGATCCCAAGACGTTCACCCAGGTGGACTTCAAACGTCTGATCCAACACATCGATTCTGCCAACCGCATCATCGACAGTTTCACCAAAGATACTGCACTGCCTGATGGCGTGCTCAAGCTCTTGCGCCTGTTGGTGTAAGCAAACTCCCCTGCACCCTCCTTACGGAAGGGTGCAGGGGAGCAGCTATTTTAAGCCACGACCTTAAAGTCAATGGCGATGTCTTCCTTCAGGTTGTAGCCGTCGGATTCCACCGAGAGGGTTTTGGACAGACTGATACGGGAGTTGGGGTCAACCAACTCAATGTACTCTGCGTTCAGTTGCGTGAACTGCGGCAAAGAGATTGTGACTACGAATTCACGCAGCTGTGCAAACAACTGCTGGCCGAGCTCAGCCTTCTTGATCACTGTGGTATCGTGCAGATATTCATCGATCGTTTTGGTGACGGTGTAGATGATATTCTCACGGATTTTGAGGTTGTTATAGACAGCGTAACTGACATACACGTCCACCTTGAAAGCTTGCATCGAAGGGATGACGTGAACGCCGGCGCCGGTCTTGACCTTGACGTCGGAGATGGTCTTGGGAACCACCACAAACGCTTGGGAGTTGTCCAGCAAGTCTTGGTGTGCGACGGCTGCGTTTTCGGTAATGACCTCGGTCAGGAACTGACGGATCTGTTGGTTGTAGTCTTTGTTGTTCTTGGTCGTGGTCAACAAAGCACGGTGGTCGATGAACAACAAGTTGATGAAGCGGGTGACTTCCAGGTCGTGGACCGACACTGGGTTTTGGTACGCATCCATCTTGGTTTGACCCTTGAGGTGCTGGAAAACCGTGTTACCGTCATCATCCAGAACAATGTCTCCGACCGCATGGATCACTTCGTTGGCGCTGTTGTAGACCGTCTGGGTGTAGCGCAAAGGGACGTCTTCCTCGTAGGTCTCAAATTCGCTGTAACCCACGGCAGTGTGGATACCAGCAAACAGATACTGCAAGTGATCGCCAAACCGCACGCTGATATCTTCCAGAGACACCACACAGTGGGTGCCGGCCATGAAGCTGCCGTTGATGTAGCTGTCCATCGCAGTCGTGACGTATTCCGGTGGAATGACGTTGCTCACGTACATGATCTCCAGCTTGGCGTGGAGATCCACGTCTATGTTGGTGGTTGCGCCATTGGCGTCCAAGAAGTTTTGCAGGTGAATGCGGTTCTTGGCGTTGATGTAGTACCCCGAATCGATCAACAAACGGAACACCGGTTGCTTGTTGATGTCGGTGTAGTACGCCGCTGGACGGTAGTACCGCGTGCCAGAAGGCTCGGTGTACACCAAGTAAGGCGTGATGTTCAGGTGGTCGATGGCCACGTTGTACTTGATCAGGTTGGTCAGCAAGTCAATGGCGTAACCACTCTTGGTCTTGTACAGGTTGGTCTGGGTGGTGTTGATACCGACCCGTGCGGTGGCGTTGAACTCACGGAAGTTGACCGACTCCACCCCAGGAGAATTCAGGTCATAGGCACGCACCACAGCCGTGTCGTTGGAGGTGTCAATGACGTAATGGTAGTACAGCGACAGGTAGTTGTGCTTGTTGACTTCGGTCGACAGCGCGATGCCGGACAGACCTGCCAAGAAGTTCACCTTGTCTTGGGGCAAGATCTTCAAGATACCGTTGTCGATCTGGAAGATGGTGCCTTCAGGCAACACGGTGACGTCATCGCCGTAGTGGGTCACACCAGCACCCGAGCGGATCTCACTGATGGTGCCCTTGTACTCGATGATGTCCAGGTTGTACTTGGTGATGGGGTAGCGGGTACGGGGTGCTGGGATTTGGGTCTCCAGCTTGAAGATGCGGTTGGTGAGCACATCCACGTGGTTGACGATCTTGAAGCGCGAATCGTTGACGCTGTACTCCAGCTGTTTGGCAGTGATAGGCAACTTACGGTCACCGATCGAGTTTTGGATGACGGCATCTTTGAGTTCTTCAAAGGTCTTGCCGTTGGAGCCCGACTCAACCACATCGGTGGTATAGACCACCTTGGTGACGTTTTGCACCGGTTGGGTGTACTTGTCCAATTCAGTCTCTGGGAACACATCACCGTAGACCAAGTTGAAGTCGGCCATCTGGTAATCCCCGAAATTCACCGAGATTTTACCCATGGTCGTATAGACCAGGAAACGCACCCGCCCAGAGACTTGGTTGGTGTTCAGGTACACCGCAGGGATATGGTACGAGACCTTGTGGTTGGTGACATCCACCTTGATGATACAGGTGGGTTTGAAGACGTCGTACACCTCGTTGGTGTGGGTGACGATCATCTCTTGCCAACCACCGTCCTTCCAGTGGAATGCACGGAAGAAGTAGAACTGGCGATCGGCGTTGAAGCTGATGGTGCTCTTGAGCTCGCTGATGTTGGAGATCGGGGCATCGGCCACTTCGATATCCACTTCAGGCAGTTTGAGCACAAAGTTCAGATAGGTCTCTTCGTGGTTGACCTTGACGAAGTTGAAGTTGATGTAGTTGGTCTGGACCGGGAAGATGTTGTTGAAGTCCTGATTCTCGAACTTGATATCAACGATCCCGTTTTCCGTCATACGGATCACGATCGCCGAAGTCAGCAAGTAGCTGTACTTGCTGATGGTCACCTTCAAGTGGCGCGGCAGCTTGAGCACCCAGTCGCGGGTCAATGGGTCAAACACCGCCTTGCTCTTGAAGTCGTTGAACAAGATGTTGAAGATGACGTTGGCGTACGAAGGTTCGGAGAAGCGACCCAAGTAGTCAAAGTCCGACATGTGCAGACTCAGGTCATCGTCATGGTTGGCCATGCGGGGATAGAGTTTGCGGGTTTGCATGGCATACTCTTGCACCGCAAACGCTGTGTTCAAACAGCTGGTCTCCAGCAGGTACGCAAACGGGGTCGAAGGGTCACTCAACTCCACCTTGCCGTCGAGCATGTCTTGCAGGCGGTTGAGAGATACGTTCAAAATACCAGAAGGATGGTATTTGTACAGGCTCAGGTTTTCGAGCTCTTGCTCGATGTTCATGGGGTTCGTCGGAATCAAATTGGCCATTGTCGGCTCCTGTGCAATGCGTTGTCTGTTAAACGTCGGTCTCACCGTTCAAGATGTCTCCACTTGAGCCAAATTGGTCTTGTGGCGCCCACCATTCCAGCTCATTGGTGTGTAAGTTGATAAAGGGAACTGCGCGGTGGTTGACCGACAGATACCCCGAATCGACACCTTGCATTTCTGCTGCCATACCGACCATGTAAGGCACCTTGATGTAGTCGCTACCAGGGATCTGGTAGACAAAGGCGGGGTCTTCCCGAGTGGCAGCGTCCCCCCAGTTTTCCAAGTCATGCTGCAACACTTTGCGCATGCTGGGGTTGAAGATCGCTACCGTCTGGTTGAACCAATACTTGATGATGTCTTCAAACGCCATGAACCCCATGCAGCGAAAACGGATGTTCAGCTCGGCGTTGCGGGTGTTGAAAGGGGTGTCGGTGTTCAGGTCGAACAAGTTGCCTGTTGGGACATTGACCGGGAAGCTGGCGCCAGTGCAACCAATCTGCGTGACGTAGCGCTTGGTCGGATCGGTCACCACCCGGTAGATACGGGTCATGTAATCGATCTCGTTTTCAGCGATCATGTCGAAGTACGGGTTCAAGATCCCCTCGAACACCAGCGACGAATACTTGATCCAGATGTAGAAGAAGTACAGTAGCGGGTTGCCCCGGGTGTTGCGAAGCACAGCGTCGATGTCGAATGCTTCATAGTGGTTGGTGACACCGTCCACAAAGCTGTGTTCCTCACCATACAGCCCGGTAGCACTGGTGTGGACTGGAACTGTCAAGTCAGGCCAACCCGACATACTGACGATGTTGTTGGTCAACACCGAGATGAACGGATTTTGCTCGTCCACAAAGGGACTGGTCAAACGAGAGACATATCCCAGACGAGGGTCCAACATCAACCGGGTGAAAGCTTGGTAGCTGGCCGTGTTCTTGGTCAGCAGGTTGTAAAACCCTCGGTAGTTGGTGATGTTCAGTGTCGAGAGATTCAGCTGAGGGCGGGTAAAGAAGGCAAAGCCATAGCCGTCTTTAGAGCGAGGTACTGCGTTGCCTGTTTGGCGGTAGTTGATGCCGTACAGGTTATTACCAATGGCCCGCTCAACACTACCGATTGGGAGGTTTTCAAGGATGGAGTCCAGTGACTTTCCTACGATGTATTCAGTGTCAGACATGACCCACTCTTATAAAGTTTAAAATCACCAGATGTCGCCTATATTAAGCATTTAGCTATGACAAGTATTCCTAGATAAGTCCTAGATGTTTTGATTTTCCACACATACATGGGGTACACAATGCCAGTGAACGGTCAACCAACGCTTGTCGAAAGCGTGCGCAACATCATCACCACTTACAAGGGCACTGTCGGCGACGGGATGTCGCTGGCAGACATCAGCAAGATTGCTCGCGTGGAGCCACTGACGCTGATCTCTTCCAACCTGACAGGCGTCAAGGATCTGTACAACATCCTGCACGGGGTGCTGAACATCTACTCGGCCTACCACTTGCAAGCGGTCAACATCTTGTCGACCCAGATGGTGGACAGCCGCATCTTGCGCATCCTGGACAAAACCAACCCCGACCGTGACCTCAAGACCTTCCTGACCTCCGGCCAGTTTGGTATGGAAGCGCTGAACCTGGACAGCCTGAACGTCGAAGGCTCGGCCCTGGCCACCCGCACCATGTCGCTGGAAGGCTGCAAGTATCGCCTGCCCATGCTCAAGAGCGACCAACCCAAACGGGTCTCGACCGAGTCGCTGGATCACCAGTCGATCTACGGCGAAGGTGACGACGTTGCCGAAGACTCCGCACTAAACGCTGCCATGCTGCGGGTGGACAGCTTTGACAAGTTGGGTCTGACGGTGGGCAAGGTGATTGAAGTGTCGTTCTTTGCCAACAACGAAAACGACGGTGATGGTCAGAAGGTGCGTGTGCCGGTGGTGGTCAAACTGGACACCATGATCATGCCTTCGGACGCGGTGCAACGCATCCTGACTTCCAACACCGAAGAGATCACCTTTGGTCCTCGTTTCAAGGACGCCATCAGTGGACGCATTCCGTTCATCAAGGACTTCTTGCTGTGTCAGGACTTGATCAAGAGCCAAAAGCGCGCCATGATCAAAGACCCCACCAACTACTACAGCAACCTGCTCAAGCGCGTGAACAACTCCAAGATGTACTCGGCATTGTCGGGCAACATCTCGATGGCCGGCATCTCCAGCGTCTACGTGCTCAGCGAAGAAGACGAAGAGCAGATCCAACGCAAGATCGGCGGCAAGCTGACCAACCAAAAGACCCGCGACATCGTCTTTGACAACACCTCGGCCATGCTGATCGTGGTGATCGACAAGGAGTGGGAACGCGTCTCGATCTACGTACGTGACATCTCGGGCTTCAGCCAGGCATCGTTCGACAGCTTCCGTGGCGCAACCGACAAGGGCAGCACCATGATCGCCGACATGCTCAAGGGGTTCACCATGAACAACCCTCCCAGCTTCTAAGCCTTTAACCAGTTAGCAAAGAAAAGAGACCGTATGAACATTTTCGGATTCGTAGCTAAGATGCTACCCAGCGTGAGCCGTTCGGATGCTGAAGCGGACATGGAGATCTCCATGGAAGCTGTGACATCGGTGCTGGACGTGTACACCCAGCTGGCCCAAACCCAAACCGCCACCAAGTTCAACAGCAAGATCGGTGTCAAGCTGATCCAAGAGTTCGAGAAAGAACTGCGTGACGCCAAACCTGCCACTCGCCTGCACGGCAAGACGCTGGCCGAGCTCTCGCTGGAGCTGTTCAAAAACGTCCAGGTCAATGGTGCCCAGATCACCAAGGAGCTGGAAGACATCAAGAGCGAAGTGATCGTCTCGCATGCCATCTCGGCCTCCAAGGCTTCGATCCTGCGTGCTGTGGCACACTACTACTTCATGACGAAGTTCGCCATGGACTTCGCCAACTACCTGATCATGCTGGAAGCAGAGCACGGCGGCGTCGAGCTGCCCCGCGACGCCAAACCCAACAAGAAGCAGGTGCAGTACATCGAAGACAACCTGTGGATCTATGCCCGTTTGCTGGCCGTGTACGGCTCGGACTCGGACAAGTTCCTCAGCCGCCTGTCGGAGATCGAAAGCTACCAGATCACCAAAGACTCGGTCAACGATGCACTGGGTGTGTCGGCCAACAAGATCGATCTGTTCAACAACCTGCCCGACGGCTTCATCGGCTCGCCCATCTACACGGTGGGTTTGATCTTTGCTCAGTGGGAGGCCGATCGCCACAAGGAGCTCAAGGACAAGAAGCGCTTGCTGGAGTTGCGTTTGCTGCACCTGCGCGTGCTCAAGGAGCAAGGCAATGGTGATGCTGGGACCGAGAAGGAAATCGCCCACTTGCAAAAGCGGGTGACAGACATCGACTACAAACTGGCTAAAATCGAGCAAGACCTCGACTAACCTATAAAGGACAACATCATGACTGAACAAGTTGTCCCTACGGTTTTCGCTACCAGTGGTTTTGTGGTCCCTCTGACTCCATACCACTGCCCCTATAGCGAAATCGCTGGACTCAAAGAAACCTTGTTTGCTCGTGTGTTTGCGTCGACCTCCGACCAAATGACGCGTGAGTACTTCAAGAACTCCAACATCTACATCTCTGAGACTGCCAAAAAGCTGTATGACGAGTATGTGGGCAATCCTTGCCTGGACACGTTCATTGCGATCGTGGACATGGTCACGGACATCCTGAAGATGACGACCCCGCGTCAATTCTTCCAGTGGCAAGTTGGCAGCAACCACATCTCCCCCATCTCCTTGATGTTTTGCAAGGACGTGATCACTGGCAAGTTTGTCGAGAACTACAACACCTACAACGTGTTGAACTTCAACGCTCGCTTTGCCATCAGCAACAACGTGACGTCGCACGAAGCGGCTGCGCACTGGCGTGAGTTTGAACGGCTCTTGAATAACAGCTACGGTCAAGGAGAATCCTGGACCGAGATGCTGACTCCGCTGATGAACAAGCGTCCTGCCTTCATGGCGTTCTTCAAACACATCTTCGTCGATTACTATTGACGCATCACCACTAGGCAAGAGGAGCAATCCTCTTGCCTAGTGGTGGGATGTTTTGATCTTTACCCACAAGGAGCATCTGTGGGTCACACTTCTTATCTTGGAGGGCCGTATGGCAAAGCTGTATGCGTTGGAAGCAGATGACAAAACGCAAGAACTCGATCCCCTGGACAAACGCAATCAACTGTTGATTGAAAAGGTGCTGGACTACGACAAGAAGTCGATGCCAGCGACTTCGGTGACTGCTGACTTGCTCAAACAGCGTCACGACCTGCGCAAGGAAATCACCGAACAACTCGACCAGCAAAAGCAGGAAGAAGAGCAAGAAGGAGATGGTGATGGTGACGACAACCAAGACCAAAATCCCGACAACAACGAGGAAAATACCCCGGCTGATGAAGGCGGCGACAACCAGCCTCAAGATGACAACAACACCGACGACAACGACAATGGCGGTGAGCAGCCGGCTGACAAGACCAAAGGCAGCGCTACTGACGATGAAAGCGAAGAGTCGGTAGCCGCTGACGATGTCGACAGTCTGCGCAACCTGGTGGGTGGTAAAGGCGGCAAGAGTGAGAACAAGGGTGACGACAAGGCATCGACCGAATCGTTCCATACCCAGCGCGCTCCTAAACCCAAGCCTGTGGTCATGTCGGTGGTCGGTCAGATGACAGCCCTGCGTGGTTTGTTCGAGCCTTTGAAGCAGTCGCATCGTCGCCGTATGGTGGCCATCGAAGGCTTCCAACTGAACGCTTCTCCCAAGGTCACCGACCAACCTTTGGCGTACGTCAAGGACGATGTGGTTGAATCCCTCAACCGCTTGATCACTTTGTCCAACCACTACATCGCCAAGAACAACTCTACCGTTGCGCAAGGTGCGGAAGGTTTGAAGTCCTTGGGTGAGCAGCTGACTGCGTATGGCCAGTACATCGAAGCGGGCAAGTTCCACTTCAGTCAACAGCTGATCCAAGATGAAGAGCTGCTCAAGCCTTTGTCGGTTAAGGGTAAGAACGAGTTGGCTTACACCTCCACACTGCTGGCCAAGTACCTGGAGAGCTCTTCAGCCATGGCGGTCAAGCTGATGCAAAATCCGTTTGAACAACTGCCAGACGCTTTTGCTTCGGGTGGTTACAAGGACGAGCAAGGGGTGATGGTCAATGAGTTGGTGCTGCCAGGCTTTGCCCAGATGCAAGCAAGCGTTGTTCCGTTCTCCAACTACATCGACACCAAGTACGAGGAGTACCAGGTCTACAAGGTGCAAACCTTCAAACCTCACGATCTGTACAGCTTGCCGGCGATCAGTCTGGAAGAAGACAAGGACCTGAAGAAGCTGATGACCGAGTTGGACAAGATCTTGATCAGCGCGGGTCTGATCCTGGACAACGTAAAAGATATGAGTGCACACTACCAGACGTTCATCGACGGTCTTAAAACGATTAGCTATGACGTGGAAAAGGGTGCACAAACAAATCTAGCGGGGTTGGGACTCGATGACAAGCTCAAGGACTTCATCAAGTTCAAGCTGGTCACCGAGTTGTACATCAATGACTTGGACGCTGCTGTTCATTACCTGAGCGCAGCGATGAGCGCATTGGCCCAGCTGGTTGAATTGTCGGACAAATAACTGTCTGGTGAAATCGGCATATCGAATTGAGAGGTGGTCGCCAACCACCCCTTAACAATAGTTTGGCTCGTAATAGGGTCATCACCATACGTATGGTCTTAATCCCCAACCTTTTCTCGTTAGGAAATCAAAATGGCAAAGCTGTTCGCAATTGAAGAAGAAAACCTGGACGCAGGTGTTGATCTGGAAGTGTCGCCTGAAGAAGGTGAAGTGGCTGACGTGGTCGTCGACACCGACGCTGGTGCGGGCGACGTGGGCGAAACCGTGGAAGCTGTGGACGGTGGTCTGGAAGCTTCGGCCGAGCTGGAACAAGTCGAAGCCGTGGTGGAAAAGGCTGTGGAAGAAGGCGAAGGCCTGGACCCCGTGGCTGCTGAAGCCATCCGCATCGCTGTGTCGGCCATCGCCTCCAAGGTCGGCGCCAACCCCAAGGCCCTGTACAGCCTGTACGCTTCGGAAAACTTCCAAGCTGCATCCAGCCGCCGTGGCAACTCGACCCACGCTCTGGAAGGCGTGCAGGAGTTCCTGAAGGACCTGTGGAAGAAGATCAAGGCCGCTCTGAACAACCTGTGGACCAAGTCCAAGGCTTTCTGGGCCAAGCACATCTCCAACGTGGGTCGCGTGAAGAAGGCGCTGGACTCCATGAAGGCCAAGGTCAAGGCTTCCAGCGGCAAGATGGAAGGCAAGCCCTACCTGGACAAGGCTCCCAGCGGTCTGCTGTCGGCCTTCCCTGGCAAGGGTGACCTGAACGCCAAGTCGGTGGAAGCCTACCTGAGCGGCATCGACGGTCTGGTCAAGCGCGCTGGTGTGGTGGCTGACGCCATGGCTGGCAGCGGTGCTAAGGACCTGGCTGCCTGGAAGTCCAAGATCGACTCCGCCGTGGGTGGCAGCGAGTCCTACGTGGTGGTGGGTGGTGACACTCTGTCCATCAAGTACGACGCCGACGCCGCTGAAGGCAACGTGACCCTGGAACTGGAACGCGAGCCTGTGACCGACAAGGAAGAGGAACGCGGCATGGTCGTGGCCGACAAGGGCACCCTGGTCAGCCTGCTGGACAAGGCCCTGGCTTCCATCAAGGTCACCATCGACATGCAGAAGAAGGCTGACAAGTCGGCCCAAGCTGCCACTTCCTTCATGAACGACATCGAGCGTGAAATCGCTAGTGCCGGCGAACAAGGCGACGCTGCCAAGGCCACTCGCGCCAAGATGCGTCTGGGCTACAAGCTGTCGGCTTTCGACGCCAAGATCGCTTCGATCGCTGCCTCCGAAAACGTCAAGGCCTGCAAGGGCGTGCTGGCGTTCGCTGCTGCTTCCGTGAAGCAGTACAAGTAATCCATCAGCCTGAACAAGGCTAATTGATGAACCTAGAAGAGACCCGGGCCTTGTGCTCGGGTCTCTTCTAGCGTCTTTGCCGCTGTCTGACCTATTTTGTGAGTTTATCTATCAACCCTGAAAGGATGCCGTCATGGCTAAACTGTTTCCCTCCGTCGAAAGTGACGATGTGATCAACCAAGTGGAAGAGCTGGAAGTGTCGCCTGAAGAAGGTGAAGCTGCAGCCGTTCAAGCTGAAGCTGAAGTCGAGTCCGACGGCGTGCTGGAAACTGCTGAAGCCGTCGATGCTGGCGCTGATGCTTCGGCCGAGCTGGAACAAGTGGAAACCTTGGTCGAAGGTGCGGGTGAAGAAGGTCTGACCCCTGTGGCTGCTGAAGCCATCCGTGTGGCCATCTCGGTCATCGCCTCCAAGGTCGGCGCCAACCCCCAAGCGCTGTACCAACGCTACGCCTCGGAGAACTTCGTCGGCGCTGGTGCAAGCCCTGCCAACACCGCCCACGCTCTGGAAGGTGTGCAGGAGTTCCTGAAGGACCTGTGGAAGAAGATCAAGGCTGCCCTGACACAGATGTCGGCCAAGCTCAAGAGCTTCTGGGCCAAACACCTGTCCAACTCGGGCCGCATGGTCAACGCCATCGCTTCCATGAAGAACCGTGTCAAATCTTCCTCGGGCAAGATCAGCGGCAAGGCATACCTGGACAAGGCACCTGCGGCCGTGGCCAGCTACTACAAGACCACCAAGGACATCAACGCCACGGTGGTGCGCGAGTCGATCTTCAACCCAGCCATCATTCAAACTTACAGCAAAAACGCCACGGGCTTTGCTGATCGCATTGCTTCGCTGGCGAAGACTGGTATGTCGGACAGCGCCAAGGCGGCGCAAGCGTTCGATGCTGCGATCAAGAACATCCAGAGCGGCAGCCTTGAGCTGCCGGTGGTCGGTGGTGAAAAGGTGGTGGTCGAAATCGAACCTGATCATGAAGAAGGTTCGATCAAGACCACGTTCACCCGTGAACCCAACGGCGATGTGGAAGAGTCTCCCAGCATGGCTGTGGCGGACAAGGCTACTTTGCTGTCGCTGCTGACCGACGCAGAAACGCTGATCAAGGCTGTGGTCAAACACAAGTCCGAATCCGAGAAGCTGAGCCAAAAGTTCAACGAAGCTTTGGTCGGTGTGGAAAAGCTGTTGGGTGACGCCAACTTGCAAGGTACTGTGGCATCCAACGTCCGCAAGTGCATGCGTCTGGTCTACAAGAGCGCCGCAACCGACGCCAAGGTCGAGACCTTGTTCATCAACGAGTCCATCCGCTGCGCTAAGGCCGTGCTGACCTACAGCGCTGCTTGCTTGAAGCAGTACAGCTAATCCCTAGCCTATAATGGCTTAGACACCACCAGCAGGCTTCGGCTTGCTGGTGGTGTCTGTCTGCGTTTTGAAACCAATTCGATTACATATATACCACATGACATAAACCTCTTGTAATTTGTAACAGACTCTTATTTGTCTGTGGTTACAAGACCGGTTCATCAAAAAGGAGTTTCACCATGATCCCACGTTCTATCGCTCTGGTTCTGCGCAACGACACTGAAGCTGAAACTATTGTGTTGCAAACCTACGGTGTGGCTGAAGATGTCACAACAGTTCAACTGCCGTTTGACAAAGAACAGTTTCAGACCAAGATGCATGAAGTCGGTGAAAAGCTGCGTATGCATCTGCACGGTATTGCTGTGCAACTGTCGGAAGACACCAAGGCTGCGGGTCTGCTGGAGACCTTTGTGACCTATATGGGAACATTGGAAGTTGACCACAATGCTAAAGTGCCTGATGAATTCCGCGGCACTCTGCGCAAGCGTGTTGCACGCCTGGCATCGCTGTTGCGCAAAAACGCTACCGACCCTGCTTCTTTGGTCAAGGGCTACTTGATCGGAACTGAAAACGGTCTGGTGCTGAACCTGTGGGTTCACACCGAAGAGTTGGTCTTGCTCAACGAAGTGGTGGAGCCAATCAACGTACAAGACACCGTTGACGCAAAAGCTCTGCTGGAGCAAGCGGTCACCACTGTGGCTGATCTGGCACCGTTCACTGAAGAGCTGACCATGGGTCAAGAACTCGGCAAAAACGTTGAGGTGACTTTGATCCACCCAGCACAAAAACCCATCATCTTGAACAAACCAACTGACCCTGGTTTGGACGGTGATGAGTTCAACACTCCTATTCAAATGGGATTGACTTACGATCCCAACTTGAATCCGAAGTCCGCGCGCAGTGTCACAACAGCTTTGGCACAGCGCTTTACCCGTCACTTTTGACGGGAACTAGACCAGGGAGGCGGACACCTCCCTGGTCTAGTCTTTTTATTTTTGACGTTAGCTTATGACAGCTAAAGTTTTTGTCACCACACCACCCTAGGAGTTTCACATGTACCAACGCAATCAATTCGCCCGCCACCAGTTCAGCCAAGGCACACCCACCTTCCACCCTGGAGCCACTTACCCTAACCCAGTACAGGAATACAGCCTGATCTCTACACCCATCTTGGTGATTGATCCAACTGACGGGTCTGTGGTCTACAGCGACACTGAAGTGGGTTCGGTCCTGCGTTTTGCATTGCTGCAGGACGACTATCTACCGATGGTCGAAGTCTACACAACATCCAAAGTTGCCACAATCAAAGAGCTGGCAAGCTCCCGCGAAAAGTTTTTGGCGACTTACCAACCTAACCAAGCCAACATTTTGCGCCGTGTGGTTGAAGGTCAAGTGGGTTTAGATGAAGTCGAGAAGCACAAAATCCACGATTATGAAGGTGCTATCAAGACTTTGGCAAAACTGAACGCTCGTATCAGTGAAGCTGTCAACAACATCGAGTTGGTCGGTGTTGCCAAGTCCATCGGCTATGAAGGCACTGAAAAAGTCTTGCAGGTCTCGGTTCAGTTCAAGAACAAGATTGACGGTGTGGTCACCACGGTGCGCACCATCAAAGGTCCGCACACCGTGCCGACATTTGCTGTGGATTACCCAACTTCAGTGGGTTACGGCCTCAACGGCCCTGCCGGTCCGTACGCTGTTGTTCGTGAAGCAAACTGCTTTCAAGGTTCTGTCCAAACTGATCCATTCGCCCATTACGTCGACGCACTGCAAATGACATATGCAGCAAGACCCGCTGTCATGAAAGACCTAGACCTCAAGTCGTGGGTTATTTGCAATGTCTTCGGCATTTCGATCAAAGTAGACACTCCTGCAAATAAGCGCGAAGAGTTTATTCTTGGTGTGCGAAGTATGTTGGAAGACGTTTTGAGCAACCATCTAGCAAACAAACTAGAAGCTGGGTGCACATATCCCGGTAATGTGGTTGTTGAATTGTTTCAAGCATCTCATATCTTCAGGTTCGATCCATCCACTCTCTCACGCAACATTCCCGAGGTTGACCATATCGCACAACGTTTTCAACAAGACCCTAACCATTGCCAGTGGCTCAAAGAAACCATCAACTTTGACCCTCGCGTCCCTAACGCTACCGCAACTTTGCTGCGTGCTGTAATCCAACTGCTGAAATAAGCAACCCTTCAACACACCTATCTCTACAGAAGTACCTACCATGTTCATTTCCAACGACACCCCCGCCCGTTTCCAAGTCATGCTGCTGGAACCCATCACAGGCAAGATCTTGTACGATGAGACGAACCATCTCCAAATGACAGCGCAACCTGTGCGCTGCTTTACGGTGGAGACTATGTCGTACCTGAAGTTTGTCGCCAAGGCCCAAACAACTTCGGCCGACACATTGGCGATTTTGGCAGAGCGTCGCCAAGAGCTGCTGGACTCTGTGGACGACAAAAAGCTGTTGGAACAGATCATCAACTACGTGGACTACGGCATCGGTCAAGAATACCTGCTGACGACCCACAACAACGTGCAACACAAACGCGAAGTCTTTGAACAACTGTGCCAGCTCAACGTCGAAGTGTTCAAAGCGTCGCGGGTTGTGACTCTCAAGGAAGTGGCCAAGCGTGTGCTCTTGGGTTCTGATGATAAACCAACCAAGACTGTAGTGACCGCAGTGTTTGTGGATCACAATGGTAACGAGTTGGTCCTGCACGCTTTTGAAGTACCGCACCCTGTGGCCAGCCCTCGTCCTTGGCAGCAGCCGTTGCCGGTCAGCCGTATGGCCCAGATCTGATCAACTTGAACTGATCTTGTTGCATTCGTGAAAACAAAGAAAGACACCGGCATTGCGCTGGTGTCTTTCTTTTTTGCCTGAGTATGCTGTGATCTATTTTTACCTTGGAGCATGCGTATGTCGCGTTACTTGTACCAGTACCAACAAGACCCTTCAGTCCCAGTCCGTCGCCCAGCACCCCAACCCGAAGTCTCGGTGGAAGCTTTGTTCACCCAGCTGAACAACCACATGCAGGCCTACGAGAGTGTGCAAAAGGTCTACGGTCATGTGTCATCGGAATCCCTGGCCTTTGTGGACAACAAGAACGTGGTGCTCTTTAACGAGTACATGACCATGATGGCCAAGAACTTTGGTGTGCAGCCCAAGTTGGTCAACCCCGCAGCGCTGGAGTCGCAACACCTGGCCACTGTCAACTATGATCTGGCTTTGGAAGGCTGGATCAAGGACATGTGGACTAAGATCAAGGCGTTCTTCACCAAGATCTTTCAAGCCATCAAGGACTTCATGACCAAGCACTTCACCCGCTTGGGTCGTCTGAAGAACAAGCTGGAGAACATCAAGACCGTGGCTGGCGAGGCTGGCAAAGAAATGGGTCCAGCCCGTTTGGATGAAGTGCCTTCTGGTTTGGCCTCCAAGTTCAAGGTCTTTGATAACATCACGGAACAAGAAGTCAGCAAAGCTATCAAGTCTGCGCACGACGCCGTGAACGAGATCAAGGCTTTGTCCAATGAAACCAAAACGGTTGCCGGCACTGGCATCGTCAGCAGCGACTTTGTTGCCGAGATCAAAAAGCTCAAGGAAGTGGCTTTGGCTGCTAACAAGCAAATTGGTGAAAACAACGCCAAGCGCGGTGAGTTGGGAGTGTTCAAAGACCGTAAGGAGCGCGCTGCTCTGAAGGACGACAACAAGTCGTTGGCTCAAACGGCCAAGGACGCCCAAGACAAAGCCGACCAGCTGGACACCACCTTGGTGAAAACGGGTAACGACTTTGACGACAGTGATGAGGGTCATGAGAAGAGCGCTCAACTGTCGTTCAAGGAGTACCTCAAGACGGTGGTTTCTTCTTTGGAGAAATACGTCGACGTCAAAATGGTTGGCGGCAAGACCATCACCAAAGTGTCGGTCACAGACGACAACGAACTGGAAGTCGAATTCGACGAAAGTGAAGGTGGTGACGGTCCTACCTCGGTGATGCTGACCAACAGTGCCGGTGTGCAAAAGTTGGCAGGCGAAGCACTGGAGATGATCAAGAGCTCTGAAGCCCAGGGTCAGGTCTACGCCAAGACCAACGACGAGATCATGAAGTTGTTGGGTACCATCGACAACGTGATCGCTGACATTGACCGCAATGAACCTGAGCGTTACGGCAAGTACCGCCAGCTGCTGGACAAGCGTATTCGCACGCGTCTGAACATGATGCGTGTGTTGTTCCGATCCTACAACCAAGTCAGTCGCAACTTCTCTGAAGTGGCACTGAACACTGGTGACGCTGTGGTGGACTACTGCGTGATCTGCATGAAGAACTTCAAGTAAGCAAGACACTCCTGATACCTAGGGTTTCCTAGGTATCAGGATGTTTTTCAATTACACATATACGCTGTGAGAACAATGTTGTTTTCGTAAAGGAGCTTCATCATGAATCAATCCAACATCCAATTCAACTCCAAGCGTGCACCTGGCTCGGTCGTTGTGACCAAAAACGGTGAACCTATAGCCATGATTGTCAAGTGCACCAGCGACAACTCGTCCAAGCTCAAGAAAGGCGATTGGTTTGCCGTTGCTACCACCTTGAATGAACAGCTGCGCGACCAGATCACGGCTGTGCCTTTTGGTACGTACGACAGCGTCAAGGACCAGGTGACCAAAGTGCTCACGCAAGGGGATGCATCATGAACTGGCACACCCGGTCCATGGTTGGCCACTATCCACACGACCTCAAGAAAAAGGAAGTGCAACAGTGGGGTGGTTGCGAACATGTGGTCACTGACCCGTCGCTGCTGTACAGCATCAGCTATGAAAACGACAGCTTTGGTCGTGAAGGGTATTGCCAGTGTGAAGAGTGTTACCGGGCTGTTGTAGCAGCTCGTGATGAGGAGCAAAAGTCTTGCGATGATTGCTATCGCATCTTCACGCGCAAAGAGCTGACCAGCTGGATAACCTACGACCACAACCCTCGTGACGGTGATCGCCCACTGTACCTGTGTGTGAGTTGTTTGACCAAAGACAAACACTTGCAGCGCATCAAAGATGACCGCAATGCCAAAATTCAAGAGTTTGGCCCCGATGAGGACTATTTTGACTGAGTGTTAAATACCTCGTCAAAAACGTTCATCTGGTGATACAGAGCAAACTGTTTTGAAAGGACATTGTTATGCATATCGCTGACAATACGGGACTCAATCGCTATGCCAACAACTTAGCGAAGAATGCCCCTCAGGAAGTGTTGGACCGTTTGGCTAAACTGCGCGACACACTCAAGCAGAAAAAACCAACACCTCCTGCCACCCCTTTGCAAAAGCTCCAGCCTCATCGCTGAATGTCCACCAGTACACCCGCAAGGCGTGTACTGGTGGTCTTTCTTTTTTGACCAATTATCAATTTTCTGATCTATGCGGGCAAGGGTCCCGTCTTTACCTTTACAGGAGTACATTCATGCCCAAACTCTGGCTGGCCGCAGAAAACGAACACGAGGAGTCGGTGCACTACGACGCCTACCAAAAACCCCAACCACCGGGTGACGGTGTGACCGACTTCATCGAAAGTCCGACCGAGATGGTGGTCGACGGTCAAGACTCTCTGATGATGGCTGAAGATGCTGCTAAAACGGCGTTTGAGCAGATTTCTATCATCCAAGGTATCCAAGACAGTCTGGGCTCGAAATCGTTCTGCAGCGACGCTTATATGACGTCTTTGGAGAACTACCGTCCGGTGGTCGAGCAGCTCATGGGGAACCTGGGTGCCGTGCGTGCGATCCCCAGCACGGAAGATTTCCTGAGCGTTCACCGTGCTCAGGTGGCCCACCACATCGCCAACGAAAGTCTGGGTGACTTTGTCAAAAAGACTTGGGAAAAGGTCAAGGAGTTCTTTGCCCTGTTCTTCAAGAAGATGGCACTGTACCTCAAGCGCATGGTCAAAGCCAACTTGGATTTGGAGGACTACGAGAAATACCTCGACCCCATGATGGCCAAACTGCGCTCGGGTGGCAGCAACACCAAACCCACCGATGTCTCTGAATTCGACAGCAAGCTTCCCATGATCCTGGCTGACGAAGGCATGGAGAAGATGGATGCCGAGTACCTGATGAACTACGGCGTGCGCAAGGTTGACCGATTGCTGACAGTGATGGACCGTATCGGTTTCAAGGGTGTAGGCAAGCTCAACGACAACGACGGCCTGCCAATGCTGACGGAAAAGGTTCGTGCCTTTGCCACGATGCACGGTGGTGACACCCATCACCCTCTGGCCAAACTCAAAGCTGATGCCATGGAGCTGCAGCAGTTTGCGCTGAGTGTGGTGACTTCCAGCTTCGAGCACCTGGTCAACGATCCGCGTGAACTGCCTGAAGAGGTCTACCAAGCCATCCACGATGCGTTCAACCACGCCCAGATGGGTGAAGGTTTTGCCATCCGAAGCCTGGAGCCCCACAACTCTGGTCGTGACGGCTTGCCCAAGAACGCCAACATTTTCCTGGCACATTCGGCCACAGGCGCTGCCTTGGTGAGCGGTCACATCGGCACCAACACCTACGTGCGTAACCTGATTGCACCTCCAGCTTCTTTCAAGTCGCTGCAAGGCATGCATGACTTCTACAAGAGCCGCATTGCCAAGACCAAGGTGCAAGTGGCAGACCGTACATTGGACAAGACCAACGACTTGATCATGAAGTTGCTGGGTGTGTTGTCCAAGGACTTCAGCAAGATGGTCGACAACGTCTCCGCAGCTGCCAAGAATAGCGCCAGTCGTGATCTGGCCGAGTTGATGGTCGCTGCCAGCAACCGCGGTATGACAGCAACTTCCATCATGAACACCGTCATGAACAAGTTCCAAGATGTGGACCTCAGCTCGATGGTGACTGACCCGGACTACGGTGATGTGTTCCAGCGCTTCATGCAAATGCCCATCCAAGACAACGACTACTACCGTCGTCAGGTGCGCCAAGCCTTTGAAGAAAAGCTGCGCACTCTGATGAACAACTACGGCGCGTCGTTGGACCAGTTCAACATCTGGCTCGAAGAAGAGCTCTCTGGCGGCGCTCCCAGCCAGTCTCCCCAAGAGTTGCAAGAAGCCAAAGAAGTCATCAAAGACCTCAGCCGCATTCTGACCAACTTGCTGACCAACCTGCAATCCATCCTGCGCTTTGTGATGACTTCGGTCTACGGGGTCTATACCGAGCTGCGTTACGAATTCGTTCGTTACCTGTACCTGAGTGCCCAACGCTACCGCGTCACTTAAAGCCTTGACCTACCTCTGAAGCTCACAAGGCTTCAGAGGTATGGTTTGATTCCCTTTTGGCTAAAGGACAACCAACATGCCTGTCGCATTCATCCCGCTGGAAGAGACCAACCGAACCATCTTGTCGGCTTCATATTACAAGATCATTCAGCAGGTCCTTCACCAAACCAACGTTCCCTACGGGACTTTGATTGCCATGCACAAAGGCATGGAGATCAACCCCACCGATAATCAATCGAATATGACCAGCCAGCAGCTGTCCAACTTGCCCTCTACGGTGGCACAGCGCCGGGTCAAGGTGGACATTGCGGAAGAGTACAACGAAGATGCATTGGGTACCACAGCGGTGAGCTACAAAGATGCGCCACCGATCTTTGTGGACCCGCAAATCGACCTGTTGATTTACCCGGTGTTTGTTAGCACCGACGTCACACTGCAGATCAGCTACACCACGCCCAGCAAGACCGAAGCCAACAAGCTGCGTGATGAGCTGCGTATCAAGTTGTCCCAGATGCGCAACATCCTTCACCACGAGGTGGAGTACGACATCTTGCTACCGCTGGAGGCACAAGAGATCATCGCAGATTGCCACCAGTTGAAAAACCGGCTGTATCCGATGGAGCTGAGCGAGTACTTTCACACCTTCGCCACTCGTCAGACGTACATGCTCACCGACACCGCCAACCCTGACAACGCACAGATTGCGATCCGTGAGCGCCAGGTCCGTATCGTGGGTCGTTTTGACTTCAACCCCATGCCTGAAGCGGTGGAAGAAGACCGTGACAACAACACCTACCGCTTGACAATTCCCTACAAGTTCACCATGGAAGTGGCACGCGGCATGTGTGTCAGCTACAACCCCACGGTGTGTAACAAACTGATGCCATCCAGGTACCTCAAGTGGGTACAGGAAAACAAGATCAAGACCCGTGAAGAGTACTCCCGCAATCTGAGCTACACCCAAAGCGGCAGTGCGCTCAGTCACTTTGAAGCCCATCGCCAGTTGGACTATCGCATCCAAAACAAACTTCCACTGAACTTGCCATTGTTCGATGAGTTTCCCTTGCGACAAGGTCATCGCGGCTACGTGATCACCACGACGTTCATGACTGCCGTCAACGAAGACGACCGCCGCACGCTCTTTAACCTGAAAGAGATTCCCGACTTCTACATGAATGAGCAGTTGCTGGAATTCATCCGTGCCGGTGAAGCTCCTTACGTGGTGCGTCCTTACCAGTCCTTGTTTTACTTTGGACTGCACTACCCCGACCGCTACTTTGACTTTGACTGCCTGGAGATCTCCAGTGACTATGTGGTCAAGTCCAACGTCAAACTACCACTGGACAAACCCACCCGGGTGTCTTTCAGTGTGTTGGGCGATCCAGCTTTTGTCACCAAGGAAATGGTCGATCGTTGGTACAAGAACAAAGCCATGGTGCTGCTGTACCTGCGCGAGTTCATTGAAGTGCTCAACAACTACAAGCACGAGTTGCGTGATGTGTTGGCAGACGATATGTCGTTCCAACTGTTGGTCTTGCGGTTCTTGCAAAAGGGCATCATCGACAAAGATGCTGAATTCTTGGACAAAGCCTTGAAGATCTGCAGCTTGGACAACCTGGTGTATGAACGCTTGATCAACTTGCTCAAGATCAAACACACTAGCACGTTCAACCAGCTTACCCAGTTGGTCGATATTGGCAACACCAATCTCCACAAGACCATCCCTCCGATTGGAGATGATGCTGGCGAGATCATGGCCATGCACACGGTGATGACAGCCTACACCGAAGCTCACCGCAAACCACAATGAACCAGACCATCACCGATTGAAAAATCGGTGGTGGTCTTTTCACGCTTTCAGTAATTTCAGTGACTTTGATGAAAAGTTAACTACACATATACAAAGTGTAATCCCCTCTGTTTACCTAAGGAGTTTAAGACCATGCGCTATATCGAAGCCCTGCACTACAATTGCACCGAAGAAGGTTTTTACCTGATGATGAATCCGGTTTACGACCGTGCTGAATCTGTTCGTGCATTTGGTCCTTTCAGCACGCTGCAAGAAGCTGCCAACTACCACAACAGCCAGCTGATCCGTGACGAGGATGGCAAACCAACTCGCAAGAGTGTCGACGGTGACCCTTACATCCGTTCGTTCATCCAAGGGCCTTTGGTCAACATGAACCCGCTGGAAGATCTTGAACTGATCGGTATTGTGGGTTCGTTCAACCACGGTATCGTTCAAGCGCGCCCGGTGCGTGCCCTTCACTGGTTCCCCGGTAACCAAGTTGTCCCACCACAGCTTTGAGGTGTTCTTATGATTGCACAAAACCCCATCTTCTACGTTGACATTGTCACAGGACAGTACTACGTGTTGTCCACCAGTTTGTCCATGTTTGGACTCAAGTACTTGCACATCCCAACCAAGATCATGGAAAAGGTTCATGCTGGCTTGATCCGCCGCCGCAAGAACCTGTACGCCAACTTGCAGCAGATGGACAAGAACTTCTACGTGTGGGTGGAAACCAATCCCGGCGGTGGATTTCGCCGCATTACCCCAACCAACCCCACTTACAGCTTGGATGCTGTGCGTGAAATCCGCAAGCGCTTCTTGGATGAAATTGAGCGCAACATGGTGGATGCCGTGCAGCTGGAGTACCATTTGAACCCGACCGATCTTGAAGTCAGTGTGTTTTTGGGGTATCCCGATCTGAACGGGCTTTTCAAACAAACTCTGTTGAAACCGTTCACGGGTTCGTCAACGAACTTTAAAACCCTGGACCGCGGACAGTTCTTTATTGTCGGCGAAGAAGAGGTAGCAAAATGACAATCATCTATTCTCAATTGGCGAAAACACCAGGCGGTAACTACTTGGTGATGCCGAGGTACGGAGCACCCAACAACAGCCAGTACTCGGTTTTCCGATTCGCTCTGAACGACGAGCAATCCAAAGCCGTCGAAGCCACGTTGGAAGACTTGCGCAAAACGTGTTGGGATGTGGCGATCCGTCTCGGTGCTTCTGAAAAGGTGAGTTATCAAGGTAACCCCAAATATGCCTACGCCAACCTGATGTGCGACTCTTTGGCACTGATCCATTTGTCGGTGCAAATGTTGGTCACAGATGACCTGCATCACCACCGGGTCCATTTGGTGATTCCCACCTTGGATGGTTCCAAGACTTGGGATCTGGGTAACATGGAATCCGTGATGACTGCGGTTGACGACCCAGTCAGTCTGGAATCCCCAGATGCAGACCACTACCCAGAAGCTCCCGAAGATCCTCTGCCATGGGAGTACTAAGACGTGATCTTGTTTCCCATCGAAGTGATTCATATCAAAGAACCGGACCTGCTGATCTTTGCTGACCACCAGTACCGCGACTGTGCAACAGCCTATCGGTTGCGTGAGAATCATAGCGACCGCCAGGTGTTGCAGATCCTGCGCAACTGCACAGCGACTCGTGAGCACTTTGTGGATGCCTTCCACGACCTGCAAGCGTACATCCGGTACATTGGTTCGGACCCTTTGCTCAGCGAAGAGGCTCGTGCCAATAAAAGGGGTGGTTACTCAGCTGTCTCCATGATGGTTCATGATTGCGTGGACCAAAAGCTGTTGCTGCAAGGAGGTGTTGAAGTGGACCCAGTCACATTGACGCCGACATACTGGTTGCTGGCACGCGGTTTTGTTCAAGACGCTCGCTACGAGCTGGTGCCTTTACACAAAGCGTGGGAGGCAGGACAATGACCCAGTTCAACGCCCAGTTGCTACAGACCGACAAAGGCGCCTTTGTGAACTTTGAAAGTCTGACGGTTAGTTTGTGGATCAAACTGCCCGAAGCGATCGTTCAGGAAATCAGCGACATGGTCACTCAGGAACAACAAGTTCTTGAGCGACTGCGTGTTGAAAAACCTGAATTGCACCGCATGGTCTACTTCAAGAAGTTGGGGGCTACACCGCTGAAGGTGGTGTTGCGTTCGACCGAAGAAGTGACCATGCTCAGCTTTGTGCTGGAGTGTCAAACAGCGTGTGCCAACAAGAGTTGGGAGTTGGAGCCTATCAGCGGGTTCCAACGCTACCACATCCGTGCGCATACCTATGCTTAATCGAGAGACCACCCCTACCTCCTGACGGAAGTAGGGGTGGTCTTTTCTTTTGCTTTTATTTCAGTTACATATATACAAAGTGACATAAACCCCTTGTATTTATAGCCCACTGTTGTTTGTGGGTGGTACAAAGGTAGTTGTGGAGTTTGCTATGTTGGCTTTTGAAATCATGGACCGTATTGAAACCGTCGTTGGCACAATGTCTTTTCGCATTGAAAAGAAGACAGGCCGCGAAGTGATCGAGGTTGGGGCAACCTTGACTGATGAACAATTGGACCAAGCGCTGGCATCTGTGGCTGGCAAGATTGGCTCGATTGAGCACAGCCCCTTTAAGACCAGCATTGAACTGCTGGCCTGAAACGTTTCCCCTATTCACCCTTTCCTTATCTCGGAGGTTATCATGACAACTGCTAAAGAAGTGGCTCTGCAAGCCCTGCTCAAACTCGAAGACCTGGGTGTCTTTGTAAGCTTTTCCAACCTGTTTGCTACTGAACGTCTGGCTACGATCACCTTGACCAGCAACGAACGCCACGTGCTGCCTAAGCTGTGCGCTGAGCGCGGTTACTACTTTCACGACGAGATCAAAGATGGTCAAGTCATGGTTGCGTTTCGTGCGGTTTAAGCACAGAAAAACACCACCGCCTAAAAGCGTGTGGTGTTTTTCTTTTTTGTTTAGAGAATGTTGGGGATTTTGTGATACCTTTATGGACTAAGGACTGCCATGTCGATCTTCCAACTCCAACCAGATTCGCCCGCTGTTAGTAACATCGAGAGCGTACCTACTGCGTTGCAAAAGCCCCGCGATTCGCTGTTCACGCCTTTGTTCCCTGAAGCCCAGGCGGACTCTTTGCTCAAGTACGTCGAAGGCTACCCTTGGACTTGCTACTTCTACGGTCAGTTGGTTGCCCAGTCCAACAGCCTGGAGCACTTTGACCCTGGCACACCCAACATGACTCAGCCGGTCTACGAGATCAAGAACATGATCTTGCAGGTCACCTCTCCCTTAACCCCCAATTACGACCCGGCCAGCGGAAGCACCACTTCGACAGGTTCGGCGCTGGTACCATTGGGGGTTAAACCCAACACAGGCGATTCATTCATTGCCCAGATCGACACCGGCGAAGATGCGATCTTTGTGATCAACAGCGTTGAGCGTACCACGTACCGCAAGAGTGCGATGTACATCATCAACTACAGCCTGTACACCTACGTCTCGGCACAGCCAGAGTTTGTGGAAGCTTTAAACAAACGCGTCCAGCAGACGTTCTACTTCAACAAGGACGCCAACTACTTCAACCGTGATCTACTGTTGTCGCCCAGCGTGCACCACGCCAATGAACGCCTGAAGGAATTCATGCGTGAATCGCAGCAGTACTACATGCAAACGTTCAGCGACAAGGTAGCTGGCACCATTGTGCTGCCCGGTGTCTCTCGCACGCTGTACGACCCGCTGCTGCTACAGTTCCTGGGTCGCTTTATCGACCATGAAGTCAAGGCTTCACACCCATGGTTCCAGTACACCTGGGACAATCGTTATCTGCAACAAAAGTCGATCTTGGACTTGCTGATGACTCGCAACCCGTCCATGGTGAATGTCATCAACACCGACTACAGCTTTACCTCAACAGCCCAGCTCAAGGGTCCTGCTCGGTTTGGTAACATCTTCCACACCACGGTGGACTACGTGCTGTACCCCAAGAATCCAACGACCATGTTGGACGTGGACACGCTGCATTTCCATGGCCCTGCGGAAACTTTCTCTCCCATCCACCAAAACTCCAAAGCGTACTTTGAGAGCGACCTGACAGTGCACTCCGGCAACACTGAAGTGGGTGTGGAAAAGAAACTGTTGCACTCGCTGTTCGAGCAAGACTGCTACATCGTCTCCCCAGCGTTCTACCCATTTTTCAAGTCCAACATTGAACCAGAAGCCGTCAGCTTTGTGGAAGTGTTGATTGCGCGCTTCATTCGCCGAGAGGCCATTGCGCGGGAAGACTTGCTGAAGGTGGTGGAGAGTTTTTACAGCTGGAGCCCTATGCACCAGCTGTACCTTTTGCCTGTGATGTGGCTTATTATTCGTGCCACTGTGTAACCATTTGACAGACTCACTTTTAGAATTGAGAGATATTGACCATGATCACTAATGCCCGTATCAAGCAGCTGCTGGAACTGAACCTGCGTGATGAACGCATGACGGCATCGGCGCTGTTCATCCAGACCCTCATCGAGCGCAAGGTCCACGGCGGTGGCATTGAGCGCTACCGCATCAAAAACAAGACCACTGGTCAGTGGGTCACTTCGGTGGAACAATTCATCGCCGAGATCGATGAGACCCAGATCAAACTGGCGTATCCTTTCGAGGGTGAGAAACTGCAAGGTGACCGCGTCACTGGCTTCCTGGTGGACTTGTCCAACTTTGAAGTGCAGTGGCACTACGAAGCCAAATCGGACCGTCCATTCCTGACGTTCTTTGATGTGGGTACACAGCGCTACTTCCAGTTCTACCTGATCTACATGAGCGACGGGGATGAAATCATCCCACTGAAGATCAGCTACACCAAACTGGTGGGTGAGTAACCAGGAGTGAATCATGGCCTTTTACAGTGAACACGCACCACGAATTTGGGATGATCTGTACACGGTGATGATTCCCGACCACGTCACCCTCGACCCCACCCACTTGCGTGTCTTTGGTACCTACTCTTCAGGGAACAAAGACGTTGACAAAATGATGGCGAACAACCTCACGACGGTGAAGATTCCCATCATCAAAATGGTTGAGTACTACGACAACGGTATTGTGGTGGAAATCCCCAAGCGTGAAAGCATGTTGGCGATCCACCGCAGCATCGAGATGTACCTGTCTGAATGGCGGCACCACATGGACACTGCCGTCAACTTGGACGTTCACAAGCACAAGGAGTTGGTGCTGAGTCTGGAGTCCTTGTCCAAACTCATCTACGGCAAAGCCTATCCGAATGAGGTTGTGATCAACCCCATGAAGGCAGTCAATATGGGTCTGCTCAACCCCATTGCCCAGATGCAGATCGACAAGCAACCGATTAGCAAGCCGGACTACGAAGGCATCGGTCGCCTGATCCGTCAGAAGACAAAAGTGGTTCAACGTTGGTAAACCTACATGGAAAAAGGGGGAAACTCCTTTTTCCATGTAGATCACCTTTCTTTGAGTAATTGTTTATTTCAAGAAAGCTGGCTATGTCCGATACCGTTGACGTCATTGAACTGGCAACAAAAAAGTTCACCCCTGCTGAGATTGGTTGTGCAGTCTCCAACACCTTTCGTTTCACTTGCGAGGTACACTGCGCCAACAAGAACCTGACATTTGCAGACCAAGTGTTTCTGGTCGAACAAGCGGTCTTTCGTGACTACGAAGACAACTTTGCCGATGTGATCCAAGTCAGCCTGTCGATCCCCATGGGCACATTCATGTACGATGTCTATGACAGCTTGGAAAACTTGGAGATCACCATCAAGAAAGCCACCCAGTTCTATAAAGACTCTGGGGCAAAGAGCGAGACCACACCACACACAAAGACCACCCGCTACAAAGCGGTGTTCCTGAAAGACAAGAATAGTTCCCTACCCAACACCCGCACTGCCAGCCGTTCGGACATGAACCAACAACTGCCTGTGGTGGTGATCTTTCAGCTGATCGAAAAATCGGCAGAAGCCATTCGCATCAAGACCACTGGCGGAAGCTTTTCCGACAAACAGTCTGGCATCACCATGGAGCAGTTTTTGCGCACCACGATGAGCCAAGAGCTCAGCAAGATCTTGGTGGACAACCAACCAGCCATCGACACATTCGACATCGCCAAGTTTGACAACAACGAGCGTGTCAAGCAGGTGTTGATTCCTTCGCACAAACGCTTGGTGGAGTTGCCTGACTATCTGCAAGAAAAGCTGGGTGGGGTGTACAACGACGGCTTGTCCTGCTATGTGCAGACTGTCATGAAAAAGCCTGGGGAATACCAAAATACCTTGTCCATCTTTAATTTGTACAACCCTGACTCGCCGGGTACTGCAGACAGTTTGATTTACTGTGTCAACAACAGCGCCAAGACCACCCAGTATGTGGGCGGTATCCACGACAAGAGCGGTCAAGGCGTTCACCTGTTGGCTCACCGTCTGGGTGGGATCGAAGATGACATGAACACCGCAGCGCTGAACCAGGGTACGGGTTTCCGTGCCACCGACGCCAGCAAGATCATGGAAGCCCCCATCGTCTACCGCCCTGGCGGAGGTGTGTTTGACCGCAGCAAGACCAACACTGAAGTCGTGGGGCAAGACCGCGAAGATGGTGGTAACTTTGCTGTCAACCGCGGAATTACCCACAACAACCTGGCGCTGACCACCGACGTCTTTAAACGTTCAGCCAAGTACGTCACAGTCCAAATCAGCAATCTGGATCACCACTTGCTGGCCGCTGGTAAGAAGTACGAGATCCATTACCTGTCGACAGAAACCCTGGCGGACGGTACTGTCAAGAAGAAAATGCTGCGCCGGTATGCGTATGTGCTCCAACTACTCACCACGTACTCCACCAACAATGCGGACTTGGTGATGAACAGCAACAACACCTATGTGGAACTCACCAGCCACACCACCTTGAAGATGGTGGTTGGTAAGATCCTCAATCTTGAAAGCGAGACCTGATATGTTTGCCATCTTGTTTAACCGTTTGCTGCGTCGCAATGCTCCCAAACCTGAACCCGTCAAGGAAGTTCAATACACCGGTGGGTACGAATTTATGTCGGTGGATTTGGCAAGCATTCGCAAAAAGCTGGCCAAGAAACTGTGGGACTATACCTACAAGAAAGTGCCGCTACCGCACACCGACTTGCAAGCTTGTGCGCGGTTCTTGTTCGATGTCAAGGACATGCCGTCGACCCTTTGGCGATTGCGTTACAGTCCAGACAGCTTGCTGTACTTCAAACTGTCTCACTTGCAGCCAGTGTTCCACAAGAAAACCCCCACCCAGTTGTACCTGGTCTTTATTGATGACTCCATGGGCAGTGCCATGCATCTGCAAATTGAGATCCGCGAGTTGTGGGACATGATGGAGCCCGTAGCGCCTTTGGACCTGGATTCGATCACCAACCCCAAGAAGACCCAGGTCTAGGTATCGTGTGATTTTTAATTGGGAGCCTTTGCATGCAAACTCTTAACGTGGGTTTCCACTACAACTTCTCGGTGCACGCCAACTCCATCTTGGGTGCCTCGTACAAAAACGTTCAGCTGGTTTCCATCCTGGACTACTACACCGCGCTGCGCCATGGGAACATTCCCTTACAGCACCGTCAGATCTATCCCAAGCTGCCCGAAGGCACACCTTCGGATGCGACCAAGTACATCTACTACCTGTTCCGCGCCACCAACGGTAAGGAAACGGTGATTGCCGATGTGTGGATCGTGGATTCGACGATTGAGCAAACCCAAGGGTTTGACCAAACCCTGGTGATGCGTAACGTCACTTCGACCCAGGTGGCGATTGTGCGTGATCAGCTGCGCCTGCTGGGGATCAGTTTTGATTTTGTTTGAGGTCTGAGAGACCGAAGGGGTAACGATGTACAACGAACTTGCGGCAAGTGAGCCGGTCCAGCAAATCGGCATCACTTTTGTGGATGCTGCCAACTTCAACAACTTGCAAAGCCAGCATTTCAAGATGGCGGAGTTTCCAGAGTTGATCTGGGGTGGTGCACGCCAAGACGCTCTGTCTGTGATGACACACGCTTACTTGGTGGAACTCAACAACTACCTGAGCGAGTTGGTGGTTGGTAACATCCAAATCTCTACCCATGTACCATTGTCCGAACGCGAAAAGGAATACACCCGTTTTGCAGTGCAGGACGACATGAAGGGAGAATGCTGCGTGCCGCTCGGCGACACCCAAAAACTATCTTATGACACCTTGCCTATTGATGGTCAAACCCTGATCGTCGTGGTGCAAAAAGGTTTCCTCAATCACCTAGCGGATAGTAAGGACAATTACCGTGCGTTTGTCCTAGCTTGTATTCGCTGCATGGATCGCTTTAACTGTGACTTGTCGCAGCTTAATCAACTGTACCTCCGTTTGCAACTGACGTCCGCTCCCTACGAGCTGATGCGCTGTCGCATTCAGTGAGGTCAACCTCTTTCACCTTTGATCCCCAATTTTGTTTTAGGAGCATCCCATGTCCGTTGAATTGCTGCTGGGTACCAAGTCTGTCCTGCCCGAAACCCCTGTGTCCACTCTGGCCAAGAAAGCCAGCGCCGTGGTGTCGGCCCGCACTCTGAGCGACAAAAACGTCACGGCTTTGGCCCTGTCGACCGAGTCCTACGGTGACGAAGCCGCCACGGCTCTGACCAACACCTACAACTCGTTCGAGGCTGCCCTGAAGACCATGGTCAAGGACCTGGGCATCTCCGCCGAATCCTGGCAGATGACTGCTGCGACCATCGGTGGCATGATGGCTGCTGACCCTGCCGGCGCCCTGTCCGCCAAGATTCGTCCTGTCACAGCCGACACCGTGCTGCTGAACCCCGGCGTGAACGGCGGTTCGATGGAACGTGCTGCCGCCATCGAAGCCTACGACGAGCGTGACAACCGCAACTCGCAGATGCACACCGTGGTGTACAACCTGCTGGCTTCGCGCATGGACGACTTCGCCGAAACCCTGTTCCCCACCATCGTGGCTTCGCCCAACGAAATGGGTGTGACCGTGGCGCTGAAGTTCTTCTACGTGTACAACGACTTCAAGCGCGCTACCACCGGCTCCCTGGCCAACTACAACCGCAAGAACGTGATGCGTGCGGCCAAGGACATGTCGATCCTGAAGAACGAGCTGACACGCGCTATCCCTGTGCTGCGCACCGGCGGCGACGACAAGAACGACGACAAGTTCGTGCCTATCGCCGTGGGTCCTGCCTGGAACGAAGACCTGGGCGTGGGCGTGTCCGTGCAAACCGGCTGGCTGAAGGTTGACACCAAGGTCGACCTGCTGGGCCTGTCGCAGACCAACGAACTGCTGGCTTCCGGCATCATGGGTCCCACCGACGCGCTGGACAGCTACATGAAGCTGAACGCCGTGCTGGTGCGTGTGACCGACGGTACCAACACCGACGTGTTCCAGATCGACCTGTCGACCAACCCCGCAGCGACGCTGACCTACGCTCCTACTGGCAACTATCGCAAGATGCTGCTGGCCATGGACTCCGACAGCATCGTGCTGACCGACAAGACCACACAGCTGAACGGCCAACCTCTGGTCCTGCTGGACGAGCTGGCTACCCACAAGGCCCGCGTGCAGCTGAACATCAACGGCAACGTGCTGCTGGACAAGGGCGACACCATCGTCAACCGTGGTTCGCTGCAACTGACAACGCTGCGCAACGCCTCTGGCAACCTGGTGACCGGTTCGGTGTTCGACACCCTGGCCGAGAAGATCGCTTCTGCCGAAGTGATCGGCTACAAGCTGGATACATGGCGTGCCAACAGCAACTTGCGTCAACGTGGCCAGCTGATGGACACGCAGATCGAGTACCGCGTGATTCCTGTGCCTTTCCGTTCGCCTATCGGCGTGCTGGCTCCCGCCGGCCGCGCTGCTGGTGAAGACACCCAGCCTCTGCAGACCCTGGTGAGCACCACCGGTCGCCGCATGACCAACGAAGCCATCCTGACCCTGCAAAAGTGGGAAAAGGACATGGAAGCCTACCAAGCTGTGGCTGACGCTTCCGGCACCCTGCCCGAAATGGCCGCCATCGGCAGCGCTTACGTGATCCCTGCGTTCATGCGCGAAGAAGCCAACCTGCCTCTGACCGTGGACAGCCTGAAGTCGCACGAGCGCTTCAAAGACATCCGTGGCGCTCTGATCGAGAAGATCCGCTTCCTGGCCAACGAACTGCAACGCCGTTCCGAGTACCAGGCTGTGGCCGCGTTCTTGATGAACAACCCCAACTTCAAGCCTACCGTGATCGTGGCAACCGATCCCGTGATCCACAACTACCTGTCCATGGACGGTGACCTGCGTCTGCTGGGTGACTCGTTCGACGTGAAGGTGGTGTCCACGATCGCTCAACCGATCGAGAACAAGATCTACGTGACCTTCGGTGTGTTCGACCAACAGCGCAACACCACGGTGAACCCCCTGAACTCGGGCAACACCCTGTACACGCCTGAACTGGTGCTGAACCTGCCGATCAGCCGCGATGGCCAGCACTCCAACGAACTGACGGTGACTCCTCGTTTCATCCAGTTCTTCAACCTGCCTGTGCTGGGCGTGATCAACGTCCGCGGCCTGCCTGCTGTCACCAACAAGCAAGCTGTGCACACCAAGGAAATCGTCTAATTAGGCGATGCGCTAGGGAGTCTGACTCCCTAGTTCTCCTATACCCCACCCTGGCGGCCTTCGGGCTTGCCAGGGTGGGGTATGTATTTTTGCAAGTGCTTTTGAAGTCGGCACAGGTACATATATACCTAGTGATTTGTATCTCTGCGTATCTCTAGGAGTTCCTTATGCCCGTCAACTTTATTGCTCGTGCACCACGCATTATTGGAGCTTACCTGACCGACCATGCCAAAATAGCCCCTGTGCAAAAAGAGCAGACCTTTTGGGCTGCCGATGGAGAAAAGTATCTGCCCGTGTTGAATCTGTTCAAACTCGACGATCGGGCCGAGTTGATGTTGTCCGATGTGGACAACCCTGCCAACGACATCGAAACGTTCAATGGCAAGGATGTGCGTTACAACCTCAGCAAAAGTGTCATCAACAAAAAGCGTTTGGATGTCCACGCTGGTGACCTGTTGATCGGTGGTGTGCGCATGGTGCTCAACTTCATGGACCAGCCTGTGACCATGAAGACGCGTTCCGACATCCCCAAGCTGTTCATGCCGCTTGTCAACGAGCAATTGAAGGAGTGGCGTGGCAAGTTGCTGATCTTGAGCTTTCACTCGTTCAATGTTCCGCAGACCATCAAGGAGTTGACTGGCATTGCCAATTACTTCGAGAACCTGCGGTTGGAGAAAATCCAAAAGGGTGAAGGTAAGACAACCCCTGCACGGATGCTGGAGTACTTGAGCCGTTGCTGGCAATCGTACAAACCTGAACAAGCCGTCAACGTCATCTCCAATTCCATCAAACTGGCTATGGTGCACGAGTACCAGCCCGCCGACTTCATGTCAGGCGGGCTGGAAGTGGAAGATGTGTTTTGCAACGAGAGCGGCATGAGCTTTCGACGTTCAGCCAACGTGCTGGAAGTGGCAACACATCCCAAGCACAATGACACATTGCTGGCCAACCGTCAGATCGTGCAATCCATGCGCGAGAATGGTATCTCTTGCTTTATCGTGGACAACGACAAGCGCTTGAGTGAGCGGTTTATCAACTTCGTGGGTAGTGTACGTAAGATCCCACAAGTGGTAGACTTTGAGCGCCCTGAGGGTTTGTACATCACCACCGTTGACGGGCAAAAGAGCTTGGGCGCCGATGCCTTCATCCCACTGGCTGATATCGACAGCTGCCGCTATATCTACAAGTCCCACGAGGAGGCGTTAGAAGGCACAGATGTCCGTCAGCAAGCCCAGCAGCACCACGAGCTGAGCAAGCTGGAGATGAGTGTTGAAGCAGCCCAGCTACAGCAACAAGCCCTGAAAATGCGTCACGAGTTTGAACAACAGACCATGATTATGAAACAAAGTTTCGATGAACAAATTCGCAACATCGAAATTGACTCTAAACGCCGTCAGATGGAGCAAGATGCGTACATCCGGGATATGGAAACCCGCCACCAAGAAGCACTGCGTAACTTCAAGATCCAAGAGGAAGCCAACAAGTTCCAAGCCAACAGTGAAAAATTCCGTTTTGACCTGATAGGTATGGAGAACAAGCACAAATACGAAGTAGCCAAGTACGACCGGGACACAACGATTGAAACGTTGAAGACCGTGGGTTCTGTGGCAGGCCTTTTGGCTGGCGGCTATGTCCTGTACAAGCAGCTGACCAAGAATTAATTTTGAACTAAGTAAGCCATCTTGTGCTTACAATCCCAAGGAGTCTCATATGCGTACCTTCGCTGGTATGATCAAAGACCAAAGCCCTCAGTTCAATCGAGAGGTTGTTGAAGGTCTGACTTACCACCGCTTGAAGTTTGCACTGGAATATCTCGACCAGTTCATCCGTTACAGCTGCGAAAGCAAGACCCAGACCCATCTGCGGTATCTGGGTTACAAGCAACTCACTCCGCAAGAGGAGATGCGAACGATCTTCAACAAGACGTCCAAGGTCACCTACGACATCGCCGAGAACGACATCTACCTGGTGGAGTACTACTTCCAGTATGGTGACAATCCCGAGGTGATGAAGCACCAGTTCTACATCCCGTTTGCCAACAAGGGCAATGTGATCCACTTCAGCGGCAATCGCTTTTTGGTCATGCCCACGTTGGCCGACAAGGTGATCAGCGTTGGTGACAATGGCATCTTCATCAACATCATCACCGCCAAGTACAACTTTGCCCGTTTCCTGTACTCGGTGATGGTGGACGATCGCTACCAGTCGGTGACAGTGATTCATACCGAGCTGTACAAGAACCCGTCCAAGAAGGTGCCTGACACCACCAAGGCCAACACCACGGTGATCCATTACCTGCTGGCCAACTATGGCTATGCAAAGACCATGGAGATGTTGTTGGGCTTTGTGCCGCAACCGGTGTACGACTACGACGGTGGTGACAAGGTCATCATTCGTTCTTCGGGTGTGGCACCTCGGGGCTACATCCAAGACAAGTCGCTGTACCAACCCAGCAACATCAAGTTCTTGGTGGATGCTGACCGCTACAACGAGAAGGTGCGTTATGTGCTCGGTAACGTCTTGTACGTGATCGATCACTTCCCGCAAGCGATCTCGATTTCTGATCTGGACAACGTGCAGATTTGGAGACGCCTGTTGGCAGAGATCATTCACTCGGGCAATCACGGCTTGGCCTACTTGCACGAGAAGATCTCGACCCACTACAACGACTTGAACAGCTCGTTTGACACCAACACCATCCGCAAACTGTCGGATGTGGGGGTGACATCCAAAACGCTGATGGAGTTGTTGGTCGTGATCTTCGACAAGTACAACACCTGGATCATGCAAGCGGACACCCGCAGCTTGTACCATCGCAAGACCTTGGAGGTTGAGAGCTTTGTGCTCAAGGACCTGACCAGTGCGATCACCCGGATTGTGCTGGACATCAACAAGGAAGAGCTGCGCATCAATGGCAACAAGCTCGATGACAAGGCCGTGGAAAAGATCTTCAAGAGCTTTTTCAAGACCCGCATCATCTACATGCTCAAGAAAGAGTCGCACTACGTGACCAGTGTCGAGTACTCTGGGGATCACCTGTATCCCAAGAACACCTCGATGATCAATGAGCAGGAAAGCAACCCCGTCAACATCCGTAACGCTGAGGCCACGGTCTCGGAGAAAAAGAAGTTGGTGGCAAGCATGGCCACGGTAGGTACTCCGTTGGGTATGAGTAAGACCAACCCTACGCCTTTGGCGCGGGTCAGTCTGTACATCATGCTTGACCCAGAAACGGGTACGGTGCTCCCACATCCGCTGTGGGACCCCATCGTCCAACACACTGATGCGCTGTTGGAAAACATCGCACCCAGTGACTCGGTGGTTCTGCCAACGTCGGACAACGACGACAGTGCCTTGGATGACGATGAAACCGATGACGACGACGAAATCGGGCAAGAAAACGAGGCTGACGCGACGATCGATTTGGATTGACCGAACAGTAAGAGGAACCAAACTCCCGTAACCGTTGTACAGCGGGAGTTTGGATTGTGTTCAAGCACATATATAAGCAATGTACGACAAGGAGTTTAATCATGGTACAATACGCAAACCCGCATCCATCCCAACCCCGTAGCCAGTTTGGTAACTACGGGAATCAAGGTGGTCCGCAACCCATGCCGCAAATCGGAACGGTGACCACTGGTACCGATGGTCGTCCTTGGGTGATGACTGCTCAAGGTTGGGCGCCTGCTGACCCTCGCATGTTTGCACCACAACCCGGCATGCCTCCGCAAGGAATGCCTGGCCAAGGCTTTCCTCAACCCGGTCCTGGTTACACAGCTGGTCCTGGTCAAGCTGTGTACCCTTACCCCGGTCAGCCTCCCCAAGGCTACCCCGTGTACCAACCACCTGGCTCGCAACAGCTGCCGGTGTACAGCGGCGTGCCACAGCCAATGCCGCAAGCAACGGTGTACCAAAACCCCCAAGGCACGCGTTCGCAAAACCGCTTTGGTGGTGGCAGTCAACCGCAGCCGCAAGCTGCACCACACATGCCTGTGTACACACCTGCACCACAACAACAACCCGCTCAACCAACTGCTCAAGGAGAAAAAGACATGCAGCTCATCAGCACCGGCAAGACCACCATGCCCAAGACCATCTTGACCTCGCCCTCGTTCAAGATCGCAACACGCACCAACATCTTCAACGATGTCAACGCGGTGGTCTACCCGACCCTGATGATCACAGACTGCCTGGACGAACTGCTGGAGCAGACGATCGAGAACACCGTCAACCATGAACGTGCTCCTGCCGCGCTGATCGCCACCGGTGTGGTCGAGATGATCTACCACAAGGCTTCCCAGTCCAAGTACGTGGGCGATCTGTTCCAAGCAGATGTCAAGTCGGTGTACAAGGCTTTCAAGACCCACCTGGCCGCGGTCAACAACCGCTACGACCTGGTGTACCTGTCGGCCATCAACGACTTCCTGACGGAAACGGCCAACGATGTGCTGTACCCGATTCTGGGCACCTACCCCATGATCGACAGCTTCACCGACGACTTCAACGAACTGCTGCGCAGCCTGCGTAACAACTGCTCGGCCGAAGTCGAAGACCTGTTCGTCGAGCAGATCAACAACGTCCTGAAGAAGACGGCGGCGAATTTCTCGCTCAGCGAAGAGCTCAGCAAGGTCGACACCGAAGAGTCGGCTCCCAAGGAAGCGCCTCAACGTGCACTGATTCCTGCACCCATGCAGATCATCTGCCTGAACTACATCAGCACTGAACTGGGCACCCAAGACAACCTGGCCAACATGCTGGGCGGTCTGGCTGACATGATCGACGGCCATGTGGCCTACGTGTGCACGATCGACAAGACGGTCTACAAGGCCTTCTTTGACGGCGACAAGGTGGTTCTGGATCTGATCCGCAACTAAGCATCACCCAGACACACCACAGACCCTTTGCAGGAGTCTGTGGTGTGTTTTTTTTTTAGGATTTAGTATGGACTTTAGCAAATCTACGTTTGTCGAAATTGGTCTGAGTGTTTCACGTTGGAGCACTGCAGGAATCGAGACGGTCAGAGCCGCCGACATGATGAAAATCTTGGAGCTGGCAGATGGCAACCAATTGATCACCGCCAATACGATTCAGCTGCTGCAAAACCACATCAAGCGTCTGGAAGAACCGGTGCTGACGCTTGCCGATTGTGGTCCTGACCCAGTGAAACAGATGGAGCAATTGCTTGCTGAACCCGTGGTGGACAAAGACAAAGTCTCCGCCTTGTTCACCAAACTCTACACAGCGTTCACAGATCAGGTGCGCCGCCAAGAAAACTTGCGCGCTGTGGTGCGTGGCATGGCGCCGAGTTTGCAGGAGATTCGCTACCAAACTTCGCAGCTGGCTGACAAGATTGACGCAGTCACGATGGATGACCGTCAAGCCACCCTCCCCATCGATCCAACTTAAATGACCATGCGTTTGTTTCCTCCTCTTCCAAATGTCAGCTGGCTGTTGACCCAAATCGAGCCTCCTGTCTTTCACCCCACATCGTCGACCCATTCTCCCCGACCTGAAATGCAACCCGACAAACAACCCACTGAAAATCTGGAATCTTTCAACACAAAGATTGTTCAGCTGTTGACCAACAAGACAGTCTTTCTCCAGCGTCCACAGTCGGACACAGAGTGTTTTCTACCCAAGGGTGAGGTGGAAGAACTGCTGTCGCAATTGCTGACCTATACGGCCCAATTGGAACGAGAAATTGCGTCGCACTCACAAGCACACGCCGGCTGGAAACAAAAGTACCTGGGTCTCAAAGCCCTGGTGAACCGGGCCGCGGGAGAAGTTCTCCAAAGTCTTGATGAAGCACCTGGAGCAACCGCAACAACACCAGAAAAAATCGCGCCGTTCAGTGAAGCAGCAAAGAAAATGTGTGCTACAAGCTCTTCCATGCAATCGGCATCCAGCAACCACTGTGTGAACTACGATTTTATTCCCCAGCTTGGATATGTTGCGGATGTGTTCCTCAACGATCAAACAAATGGTGAAGATATGCACCTTGGGCGCGCAAGCCACGGTGCCCAAATTTCTGTTGTTGTCCGACCTGCCGGTTAAATGAAGAACACCCACCTCTACTCCTTGCGGGTAGAGGTGGGTTTCTTTTTTGCTTTACAGCTTGGTCAGGTCCAGACCGTCTCCACCCAGGTCAGCAAATGGGTCGCTGGGGTCAGAGTTAGGGTTGGTGTCGTCACCACCGCTGTCGCTGTTGCCAGGTGCGGTGAAGGAGTTTTCGCCAGCCTGGTCGCCCAAGATCTTCTTGAGGTCCACAGCCGTGGCTTCTTTGTACTTCTTCATCACAAACAGCAGCTTGGACGAAGCGCGCATGGTCGAGCTCATGTGCTTGGAGATCACGTCAATCAGAGTGTCCACATCTTCCACCGCGGCGCTGAACATCTCCATGACCTCGGGGTAGTAGTTGTTGTCAGCACACCACTGACGCAACAAGTGATGGGTGTAGACGCTCTTGATCGAGTCGATATGGTTGGTGATGTCACCCGACATGTCTTCGGTAAAGATCTCGGTCGAGATGACCGAATCCACCACGGTAGTCAGGCCTTGTTTGTACAGCTCGAATTCAGCAGCCAAGCTGGCCAGGTTTGTGTTTTCAGGCTTTGGCAGCTCGGCTTGCACAGCCGTCGAAACTTGGTCGAGGTAATCGTCGATGAATTCCTCAGGCTTGGTGTTGAAGACGGCTGCTTTTTCTTGGGGTAAGGAAGCAGCAAATTCTTCCTTCATTTCAAGCAGGAGTTCCTTGAGCTTCTTGCGCAGGTCTTGGTCGTAGTAGATCACCTGACCGATGAACTTGGAGACCAACTTGGCCAGGGTCTTTTGGTAGATAGCCACGCGCTTGGCCAACAACACGTTGTTGTTGATCACGCTGGTAGCGAATTCAGGAGTGAAACCAGCATCGATGGTTTCAGGCGACAGCCCCAGCGCTTGGATGGTCTGCTTGCGCAGGTTGTCTTCCAAAGCACTGTCTGGAACCGTGTGTTGCATGTTGCCGTTCTCGAAATCAATCTTGATATCGGGCAGCAGTGGGTTGCCGGTGTAGTTGAACTTCAGGCCAGCGCGGCGAATCCAGTCGACCAGGTCGACCGGGTTGTTGATACCCAGCGGGAAGAAGTTCTGACGCAGCTTGAGGGTTGCATCTTGAATCTGAGCAATGGTCTTTTCTGGGTCTTGGTCGTTGGGGTCCAGCTGCACGTTGACGTTGGTGACGTCAATGGCCGACTTGGCTTGTGCCATCACGCTGGAGAACAGCAACATAGCCCGCAAGCTGGCAAGTGTGGACAGGTTGTCCAGCAGGGACGATCCAATGCCGTACTCGTTGTAGTTGAACGCAAAATACGTCATCTGTGTCTTGGGCACAAACAAGACGTTGGTCTTTTCGTCCGCCAGCGCGCGGCTGAACATCATGAAGAAGATGTCGTTCTTGGCTGCAACCTCAAAGCTGGAGCCGTAGAGGGTGCCCTTGATGGACGAGTAGATCTGACGCTCCAAGACATCGCGGTACATGTCGTACAGTTGGCTGACGTCGATGTTGTTGCTGTTGTCGTTGATGAGGTTGCGGTACGCAATCTGGATGGGAGTCTGCGGCACGATACCGGCGTGGCCGTGCATCAGGTTGGAGTGGTTGCTGCGTGCTTCACTCAGCTCGATGTTGAAGGGTTTGCCGTCCCCGTCCAGCAACACCAGGTAAGCGATGTGTTCCTTCTCGTTGCCGGGCACACACATAGGGATGACCGAGCCTGAAGGGAAACGCACCGTCATGGGTTTGCCAATCGACTTACGGCGGGTTTCATCCCGGTCCTTGAGAATCCGCACGTTGGAGCCGGAGTTGGAGGTATTACCGCGGTCGCGGAACAAGTCCATGTAACTGAGCTTGTCCATGGATTCGGTAGCTACGGTGCCACCATGACGTTCAGCCCGGCGCATCAAGGTACTTGCAACCTCTTGCTTGAGGCTGTCAAAGTGCAAGATGCCGTGGTTGTCGGTCAAACCTTCCAAGGTGTTGTCCACCAAGTGTTGAACCAGTTCCATGGCCGTGGCATTTTCCGACAGCGGTTTCTTGTCCTGGTTTTTCTTTTTGGGCAGGTACTTGGGCTCTACCAACTGACGAATCATCCGGTCGGACGCTGCGGCAAACTGCTCGGTCGAGTAGCTGGCCAAGATGTCGGCGTTGATCACTTCGTCCACCGCCGCTTCAGGGATCACAGCCAGGCAGTACGAACCGGAGTTGAACAAAGCCTCGCGCACGATCTCAGCCAGTCGGTCTTCCAACTCGTGCTCTTCTTCGATATAACCGCGGATCAATTCCAGGATGGCTGAGGTCAAACCAGGAGTCGCCTCAAAGTCCTTCTTGAACTTGTAATTCAGTTGGGTGTCGGTCATCTTCTTTGGCGAGAGGATGTATGACACCAGGATCTGAATGGCCAACTCAATGTCTGGGAACAGCTTGATGATGTTCTTGTTGTTTTGGCGGTTTGACTCTACCTTGTTGTGCAATTGCTCCAGCAAGTTACGGTTGACCGTGATCCGGTCTTCCTCAATGTTGTTGACGTTTTTGTCACGAATGAGCTTTGGCACCACAGAGAGGTGCGAATTGTTGGTGCCGACGATTTTGCTGACAGCCAACGAGCGATCACGATTTCGTCCGATCACCTGAATCAGCTGACTTGGGTCATAGGGCATACAAAATCTCCAGAGACAGAAGTAAAGATTCTAATTTAAATCAAGCTATTTTCCAAGTAGTGGAAATTGCGTTACTTTTATATTTTCGCTCAGGTCATCCTCTGACATTCTTTTCCCCTATATAGGGTTATCCGCTCGAAGAGGTACCCACGCCATGGCAGTTAGCATCATCGAGAAAGTGCTCGGTAACAACAAGTTCTACACCGACGCTTACATCAAAGACACCATCACCCTGGTCAAATCTATCACGGTCAAAAACGACAAAGAAGCCCGGTTGTACAACGACTATCTGAAGCAAATCCAACCCAACTTTGTAGAAGAAGATGACCGCGCTCAGTGGCAGTACTACCGACACCTGGTAGGACAACCTTACCCCACTGACCGACCCATTCTCGCCACTTCGGTGGACAATGGGGAAGAATTCACCTTCAACAAAGACAGCATGTTGGTGCACCGTCGCACCCATGAAGAGTTGCTCAAGTTCGGCCTGTACTACGAAGAGCTGGTGCGCCGTTACCCTGAGCTGGAGCTGTACATCAAGGGCGTGATCACCACCCCGCTGTTTACCAATGTGCAACAGATCATCGATGCCGAAGACTTCACGATCGTCTCTTACGCCAAACACCTGGTGGAAGAAAACGAGCACGACGTCATGTCCCAGCTGCAGTTGCGCATCGACAGCTACAAATCCACTTGGCTGATGGGTTTTTATGCCATGGTCGACAACTTGTTCTTGGCCAGCCAGTACCACATCTTGTACAACTTCCTGTGCACCAGTTTGTTGTCGATCCGTTTGGCCAATGCCAAGACCAACAACGCCCACAGCTACCACATCCGTCTGTACCTGGCCAGCCACCACTACCTGGACGATGTGTTGTTGTTCTTGACCAAATCCCAGCAATTGTTCCTGTACCGCAACATGCTGTACCTGAACAACCATGCGGGCTCCAACTTCACGTTTCAAACCCTGATCGACGTGCTCTTCAGTGAGCGCAACATCTCGGTGATCAACTACGTCTACCAGCAACGCAACACGGTCAATAACCAAGGGCTGATGCAGTACCGCTACCGTCAAAAACTGCTCAACACCAAAAAGCTGGTGATCAACACCGCAGACATGAGCTTGGAGACGGTGGGTGCCAAAGAGCGGGATCTGGCCCCTGGCAATGGTGCGGTCTATGACTACAACCTGCCAGCCATTGATTTCCGTCACCGCAATGCGTTGTTCAGCGAACTGTTGACCAAGGATCTGGAAACCATCTTGCTTGATGAAACCGATTCGGTCAAGTACAAACTGCTGCAAATCCTCACCGACAGCTGGGCACGCTTGTTGGTGGATGACCGGGTTTCTTTCTTGGTTGAGATCCCAGATCCTACCAGCAGCATCAGCACTCGCATGGGTGTGCGGGACCTGTTTAAGCTGTACCTGGTGGTGCTGTATGCGTCGCAAGGCATTTCCCTCAAGCAGTTCCCCACCTACCGCATCCAGCGCGTCTTCAAGCAAGTCTTACCTGATGTTGAAGACTTGCTCAAGGGTTGCTACGACATGGACTCGTTGCAGCGTGACTACCTGCGTCAGTTGCTGGAGTTGGTGCCCACCTACCAGTACTACCTGACCAGTTACCAGTTTGAGCAGTACGTGACCATGGTCTACAAGCTCAACATCGGTTTGTGGACCGCGTTGTCCAACTACAGCGACATGGATACCGAAGGCCAGATGAGCTGGGCCATCAGCCAGGTTCATGAACACATGGACTTTGATGTAGACCCTGTCGAATCGGTGGACGACTTCTTGGACCGTACAGGTTTGTCCGACCCACGTGGCTACGATGCGATCCAGTTGCAGACATACCTGTTCGATATCCTGGACAATGCCTACGACAAGAAGCTGTCGTTCTTGAGCCGCTTCCAAAAGCTGCAAGACGCCTTGACCAAGGTGTTCTTCAAGTTCAACAGCTACACCGTGCAGTTGATCAACAACTACTACGCTGATGCACCATTGTTGGTGGGTGCCAAAGACACCCGCTACACCCACACGGACTCGACGGTCTATGACTTGACGCTGGCCGCCGAAGGCAGCTTTGGACACGGCCTGATCACCGACCAGACTTCGTCCCTGTTGTCAATGCACCACCAACCTTCGGTCTCGGACATCCTCCACCATAGCAAGCTGGGCGCTGACATTGAGATTGACGGCGTGTTGGACTTTGATATCCAACACAGCTACCAAACTGACCAACTGCTGCCGCTCACCCAGCTGCTGTTGACCGAGGTGGTGTCCGCCAGCCGCAACCATGTCGATGCCACCATGCTGGATTCGGCAAAGTTCTTCCCTGCCAGCGATGTCTCGTCGCTGTCGTTCATCTCTGTTGGCGTCGCTTCCCACTTCCGAGAAGACTCGTTGTTGACCGAAAACACGTTGGCTTCTATGCCAATTAACATTGGTTTTGCAGCACAAAACCTCTCGTCACCACCGACCCAATCTAGTGAATCCGATTTGCTGTTCTTGGCCATCAATCTTTAAGTAGGAGCCCTTTCATATGGAAACCGTGCATAGTTGACAATGTGTCAGACGGCTGCTGCCGCCAGTAGTTGCGGGTCAGTATGGTGTTTTAGACACCATACTGACTTTCACTCTACTCAACTTAGACGGTTAAGGTTTTACTATTTAAGGGTGTTGCAAATGGATAACAACTTAACACGAGACGACAAAGACAAAGTAGGCCTTTACATTGTCCGAAACAAGACAACTAAAGAGTTCTACCTTGGGAGCGGTCGTCTGGTTCAGAGACTGAAATATCACGAACGCGAATTGACCAACAACCGTCACATAAACCACAAACTACAGAAATCTTTCAACAAAAACCCTGATATGGAATTTGTTGCTACAATTATAGATCTAGAAGGTTTGACTGTGGAAGATAATCGAAAACTTGCGTTAGGGAGTGAGCAAGTTTTTATCGATAAATTTAAAGATAGTTCTCTATTGCTAAATTTAGCTATGAAAGTCGACAACCCTACGTTTGGGACCAATCTTTCAGCAGACCATAAAGAAAAAATTAGTAAGGGGGTTAAAGAAAGATGGAGCAATATGTCTGATGAAGAAAAGAAATCCCACAGTGAAAAAATAAGTAAGGCTCAGAACGAACACTGGTCTAAGATACCAAAAGAAGAAAAAGAAGCCAGAATAGAAACGCTTAGACATGCAAATATTGGGGTTCCTCTATCTGACAAACGTAAAAAAGAAGTAAGTGACTTCTTTAGAGGTAAAAACCTAACCTCCTCTCATAAAGAAAAGATAGGCAACGCGTTAAAAGGGAAACCTAAAAATCCCGATGCTGTTAAGAACGCAGTTAACGCTAGAAAAGAAAAGGGTTCTTACGGCCCTAATGAAAACCAGATGCGGTTATGCGGACAGCCGGTTACCGTCGATGGTGAATTTTTTGTTAGTGTGTCCGCATGTGCAAAGGCTAAGAATGTTTCTCGCCAAACAGTCATAAATAGAGTTCGTAACAACAACTTTCCTGGCTGGGCTCAAAACTCTTAACTTGCACACTTATTGATTAAAACTTGGAAAGAGGTCTTACTATGGAAACAGTCACCAGATCGATTTATGCAGCCCACCTGCAGACGTGCAAACTCCTGAACAAACCCTTCACGGTTTTGGAGAACTCGACGCTGAACCAAAAGTTCAACGTCTACCCGGAAGAGCAACCGGCTGTCAACGCTTACCCGAATCTGTCCGGCATCACCATTGGCAACAAGGGCGCCACGTACGACATCGGTCAAGGCAACTACGTGTTGACCACCCCAATCCCTCACCTGGCACGCCACGCCAGCCTGTACAACCACATCCCGTTTGTGGTGCGCCACATCACCAACGATCTGACACCGGCCGAGCGTCTGATGTACCGCCTGCGTGTACCACTGCAAATCGGTGGTGAGAAGTACTTTGCGTACTACATGCGTGTGCTGGACCTGAACACGGTGGTACCAACGGTGGAGCTGCGCAACGTCAGCGACGGTGTGATCACCAACACCCCGTTCACTCCCGAGCAGTCCGACCTGGCGCCTGTCCACCCAGTCATCACCAACAACGGTCTGAACACGACCGACGGCGACTACCTGGTCTCCACGGCCAAGATGGTGTTCACGCTCAACCAGCAAGACATCGTCAACATCCGCGAAGCCTGCCAGATCCTGTACGGCGACCCACGCTACGCCGTGATCAACGAAATCGGTATCTGCACAGGTATTGACAAAATTGTTTCTGGCCAATTGGGTGGTTCGACCATCAACTACACTGAAAGTGTGGTGACCCAACTGGCAGCCTTCCTGTCCCAGTATCACGCGCTGACTGCCAGCACAGCTGAAGTCAAGATCGGCTTGAATGTCGGTAGCGTGGAAGCCCTGATCGTCTGATCTTCTTGCCTGTAAAACAGGGTCTCCCAGTGGTCTACAAGGACCACTGGGAGATTCTTTGATTATCTTTTCTGGAAGGTTAGGTTATGTTGCTGAGTATCGATCCTGGTGTGAACAATTGCGGTTTGAGTGTGGCGGATACAAACCAGCAATTCAAAGTGCTTTTGACCCACAACGTCAAAAACGCCCGCAAGTTCACGGACGCTGAAAAAGTGTTGGAGGCTGAGTACAACACCCGGGTGGTGAAGGTCTTTGCCATCCATAACAAGATCTTGGAAGTCTTGGAGACCTACCCGGAGATCAATGACGTTGCCATCGAAGCACCGTTTTACAACCACCTCACTCCGCAAGCTTACGGCTCGCTGCTGGAAGTGATTTCGGTGATCAAGTACAACATCTTGATCCCACGCAAGTTGCCGTACCGGATGCTGGAGCCCATGCTGGTCAAGAAGCTGTTTGCCAACAAGGGCATGGCCAAGAAAGAGATCATGAAGCAGTTCCTGGTTGCCAAAGCGGCATCCGGTGAGATCTTGCTTCCGGCTGACATTGAAACCATGACCGAGCACGAGATCGATGCAGTGGCCATTGGGTTTGTCCATCATCTGTCTACTATTCAAGAAGGAGTGAAGCCATGAAAGCGTTTGCCAGTCTGTTTACCGCCGGCCGTGTGTTTGTCGGCATCCTGCTGCTGATCATGACCTATTTCCTGTGGAATGGGTCTGAGACTGTCATGACCAAGTTTGGTATGGAGACCAAGTCCAGTCTGCGTGCGGCTTTGGCCACACAGACCCAGGCTGCAGAAACCGCGGTGAAAACCAACAAGACCAATTTGGACACCATCAAAGGTCTTCAGGAAGAAAACCGTCGTTTGGTGACCGAGCTGGGTGAACTCAAAAAGAAAGATGAGAAGGTTGCGCAAATCACCGTGGAAGCCCAGACCAACTTGAAAAAGAAGGTCGATCCCATCAAGACCCAGATTGCCAAAAAGAAGATTGTCACCGACAAGGTGATCATGTTGCCGGCCGCTGAAGTCAACGCCAAGAGTGAAGCCAACATCTTGGCCTTGCACGATACCTACGACAAGTTCTTTGCCGGCGTGCCTGACGAACACACCGTCTCTATTACACCTGTTATCTGAAAGGAATTGCCATGTTGTTTTCTGCTTTGCTCCCTGTTTCTGACCACCACACCTCCAGCCGTGCTCTGAAGATCGTGATGCGGTGTGTGTTGGCGCTGGTCCTGCTGGCTTTGCTGGTGGGTTGCGGCACTACCAAACCTGTCCAACCCGTGGTGGTGGAACAAGAGAAGGTCGTGGTTAAAGTGCCTGCCAGCTTGACCACCCCCATCAAACCTGCCAAGGTCATCAGTCGGGAAGAATACCTGGCCTTGAGTCTGGAGGATCGTGAAGACTACCTGACCATGTACTCCATGCATCTGCAAGGGGTGATCAATATGGCCAACAACCGCTTGGCCACCATCAAGAAGCTTTATGGGGATAAACCATGAGGATGAATCCCAAGATCCGCGATACCTTGAAAGAAATCTCGACGCAAGCGATTGCCCATGCGAACACCCCTTCGCCGGACTACAAGCACTTGCGCCGACTGCTGCGGGTCTATGACAAGCACTTGAGCGAAGAAGAGCGCATCTTCCTGTTCAAGACCATGTTGGAGTTTGTGCACTACCGCAACGTCATGGTGGACCCCGACAACCTGTTGGTGCTCAGCAACATCAAGCTGCGCACCTACGTGTTCATTTTTGTGCTGGTGACGTTTGGCATGCTGATTGCGGCGGCGCTGTTCAAGACCAACTCGGCTTTGAACGGACTGCTGGAAGTGGCTGGCCGCTTCATCAAGTTGTTCTCTCTTTGAAGAAGGAAGTCTGATGGCCACTCCTGTCACCTACCAGTTGGCCTCTGGAGCCAACTACCGATTCCACATTGCCAAGATTGGGCGCCACGAGTACGACCAGCTGGCCTACTACTTCAAAGAAAACTTCCCAGACGTGCGGATCACACGGCAAGGCGCCACGATGGATATCGATCGCCTGGAAGCCACGTTCCTGTGGACCGTCAACGGCTACGTCCAAAACACCGTGCGCGACGGCGAGCACCTCTACATCCCTGGCGCTGTGGCCGGGATGCTGCGCTCTCGTTGCAACAAAGTCGGCACGCTCAACTTCTCTGGGTTGACTGACAAGCTCAAGAAGCTGCCAATCACCGAACAGCAAGTGAGTGAGGATGTCAACATCTCTGCTTACGAAAAGGTCTTCATCACGTTCGATGAACCAGTGGTCTCTCCCATCTTGGTGATGGCGGGCTACCTGATCTTTGAAAACCCCGAGTTCTTTTACCGCATCTCGGACTCGACCTTTGTGCTGCACCTGCACCGGGTCAACTACATGGAAAAGCTCTACGAGCTGACCAAGTACCGTGACATCTTCAGCGACTTGGGTGTTCCAGTCTCTCCCAACAACCCCACCCAGGTGGACACCGCTGATGTGCGCTCGCTCGCTACCATCAAGAAGTTCTTGTCCTTGGGCAACAGCTTTGTCGTGGACACCGGCAACCCCAACGGTTTGAAGACCGAGCCACTGTACCTGGAAAAGAGCAACATCCCAGGAAACTTCCGCACCCACAAGCTGCCGATCCTACCCATGTTTGTGGGTTTTGGCAAGCTGACGGAATACCACAAGGCTGAAATCAATGATCGGCGCTGGACGGTGTACAGCCAAGATGCAGTGTACAACAACTACCTGTTCTCGGCCACCAACCACCACCTGATCAACACCTACAACGGTCACCGCATCCCGAACACGACCTATCGCCAAGCCCAGGGTTTCTTCCTGGACATCCAAGCCAAGCCTTAAACACTGCACACCCTACAGGAGCACCGTGAGGGCTCCTGTAGGGTGTGTATGCTTCAGGCATGCATCAAGGCACTGACGATATTGTGCTTGACTGCAATACGGTTTTCCGTGTCGAACAGCTTGAGCTTGTAGCGCACTGTCAACGGAAGACTGTTGAGCAAGGTGTTCAAAATCAGGTTGCGATGTCGCAAGAAGGTATCGGTATCGAGCAGGAGTTCGTGCAGGGGGCGTTGTACGCCGCGAATCTCGATCTTCGTGGACAGAACCCGTTGGCTCCAAAACCACGTCACCGTCTGGTCCGGTAGAACCAGGATGTTTTCCGACAGATTGATCTTCAGCAGTTGCTCGATGCGAGTGAGCAAGGTTTGCTCGGACTGGATGTTGCGATCCCGCAGCTTCAGGATCATGGACACGATGGACAGGCTGACAAAGACGTTCGTCAGCTTGCGGGGCAAGCAAAAGAACACAGCCAGTGTGAGTGTCTTGAAGACTTTGAATTTGACAGTCTCAAAGAACGTCATTGTTCCCTGAGAGTTGGATAACATGGTCATTTCAGCCTCCTCCTTGTTGAAAGTGTAGGCAAGATGGGTTGAACAAAATGTAGCCACTCACCGTATATAAGGTAAAGGTGGCTGACGACGGTTAGGTATGATTACCGGCCACCTAATGTCAATGTCCGATGTACAGTACCGTGCATTTGAAGATGGCGTGATTCCATATATAATACACGGTATCAGACGACGTTTCAGCAATGAATGCAGTTGTTCGGTCCAGGAACTTTCGCTTTAAATTTTACAGAAGCGGAGGTATAGATTGGATTTACACCGAGTTTCATACTCAATTTTCACCCAAGGAGTTTCCACATGTCCGTGACTTTCAAGAACGAAGCCCTGGCCAAGCACCGCGCGCTGGCCGACCAGATCAAGACCTCCCTGCACATCGAGGGTCGCCAGATCGTCGAAAAGGAAGGCCATGCCGCCTACAACGCCAATCTGCCTGAAGGCATCACTCCCGACACCATCAAGCAGATCAGCAAGTACAACGGCCAGTTCCTGAAGGCCGCCACCATCGCCGTGGGCGAAATGGCTGCTGCCGAATTCAAGGCCAAGAAGGACGTCGACGAGCTGACCGCCACCGTGGGCTTCCAGGCACCCGGCGACGCCTACACCTTCACGGTGGACCGCAAGCGCAGCTTCCCTGTGCCCCGCGCCAAGGACGAACCCGAAAACGCACCTCGTCGCACCGTCGACAAGATGCTGCACATCGAGCGCACCGTCCAAATCTCGGGCACCTCGATCAAGAGCGTGAGCAGCGTGATGAGCGAAGAATTCGCCGGCATGTTCAACGCCTAAGCATCCACCCGTGGAGCCCCACGCTAGGCCTTTGAGACCTAGCGTGGGTTTCTCTTTTCCTCCGTTCTGAAGCGGAACCGTCAAAAGGAGTCTCACATGAAAGAATCCACGAGTTTTTCGCAGCTGAAGAACCGAGGGTCGGTCTTGTTTATCTATAGCGACAAGATGCACATCTACGTGATCTACCACGATCTTGAAGGAGACCGCATCTACAAGTTTGTCTGCGACAAACAACTGATCATCGAATCGGCACACGAACTCAAAGTCCCTGAGCACTTCATGGACTACACCGACTTGCACTGGCACAAGCCTACGTTGCGCGGCGGTGACTTCCACTACAGCGGCGCTGTGGTGATCAACGGTAAAACCCACACGTTCCAAATCAACGATGTGGATGAGCTGATCGTCAGCACCGAGGTGTGCTCGCCCAATGTGTTCTCTTTGCTGCCCATGGACAGCCTGGCAGACATTGAGGTGGAGTTTCACATCCAAAAGTCGAACAAGCTGTACGCGATCGGTTACCACAAGCAAACCACCCAGCAGGTGTTTGTTTTGGTGGACATTGCGCAAGACAAGATTTTGCGTGAGTACACGCTCAGCAGCGGCCTGGGCGAGATCATCGCCAACACGATCAACATCGATCAGACCGACTCGCGTGTATACGTTGGGGGACGTATTCGTTCTCCCGAAACCAAAGAGACGATCCAGCCGTACTTTGAATCATTTCTGATGCTTGGCGCCTAACTAGCGCCTTTGTATCATCCGTCCCAACTCCACTGCCACCTATTTCTAAGGAACTCCCATGCCTCTCATTCGTGATCAAGTTCGTCTCGCTTTGCGTGTGGATGGCCAAGACCACTTGAACCTGTCGGTTCACAGCAAGAACATCATCGGTCAACTCGCCTCCCCTGAATCGCGCAAGCGTTTCTTTATCCCTCACCTGGGTGAATTTGGTTCCCCCCGCTGCTTTGCCAACTGGATGGTCAGCGGTGGTGACGAAGCTTTGCGTTTCAGCCGCAACCGCTACGACATCTCGGGGACGACGCTGAACGTGTTTCGTCTGTACATGCTGTACGCCAAGTACTTCCAGCTGGTGTCGGTGCGCGGCACCTTCGTCTCCAAAAAGGACCTGCTGGACCTGCCTTGGGTCATGTACTACCAACACCTGACAGGCATCCGCGAATACGATCGCTGGGAGCAGTACGCCGAAGCAGTTAAGACCATGGTGCAACACGTGGTCGAACACGAAGCCAGCGTCAAGTTCGACTTCAACACGATCAACCCTCGCATCTCTGAAGTGGTGTCCAAGCGCATCCGCGAAATCGCTGAAGCCAACGGCACTTCGACCGAAGAAGTGGTGGACATCACCAAGGCCGACGATGTGATCCGTCAACGCAAGGCCGCACAGCGCGTCAATCGCCGCCGTGAAGCGCCCGCCCTGGCGCCAGCCAACCCTGCTGACGAAGCGGCACCCGCGTCGGCTGCCGCTGTAGGTGAGGCTTCGACCGAGTTGGCAGAGCAACCTGGTGAGCAAGCACCGCTGGAAGTCGATCCTGCTGCACCTGCTGCTGAAACAACAGCCATCTCCTAACAAGTCGGCTGTCGAGGGTGACGAGTTGAACTCGTCACCCTTCCTCTTTCCCTTCCTTTCTTTTTCTCAACCCTGGAGCATTTATCCATGAATCCCCAACTGGTCCTGGCAACGAAGCAATTTGACCAACTGAACCAACTCGTCAGCCGCGAAGTCGAAACCCTGGAATTTGAACTGGTCGAACGCAAGTCCGACACCGGCCTGCCTGACGGCGGCTGGATGGAACTGCTGCCCTACGCATCCATCAGCGCCTACGACCCCGCTACCGGCGACATGAAGTTTGCCGCACGCCAGACGTTCGACCAAGCCCAACCTGAACCCCAGCTGGTCAGCTCCAGCATCGGCTTTGCTGCTCCCATCGACAGCATCGACCACATCACCTGCACCCGCATGGACGTGCGTGACGACGGCTCCAAGGTCTACCACATGTCCATGCCCGACTTGCTGACCACAGCCGTGGAGGCCACCAAGGCCAACCTGGAAGCCGTCATCGGTTTCGACCCACTGGAGAAGTTCAACATCGACGTGGCCACGTCCATGCGTTTCACCTTCTTCAACAACATCGACCAAGAAGGCTCGACAGACAAGGACCGCTTCGGTGTGTCGATTCCGCTGACCCTGCCGCTGGAGCTGGTCGCGCAGGTCTACCAAAGCGCCAACGGAAAGCAGCCTTCTGCCGAACTGCACGAATTCGTGATCAACGCTGGCAACATCCTGATGAGCTTCGACGTGAGTGAGACGGCCACCAAGGCCATCCAGGGCATGTCGGCTGACCACAAGTTCGACCCCTGGTCGGTGATGGTGATCAGCCAGCAGCTGCTGCAGTACTTCGAGATGATCCGCTCGCATGTGTCCTACACCGACATCATCCAGGCCGTCAAGAAGAACGTGGACGCCATGCGTGCCCACGAAGAAGCCCACCAAGTGGCTATGCAGCAAGCCCAAGAAGCCATGGCCAAGGCCGAACAGCAGGACGCCGCCAACGCAGCCGGCACCGATCTGGACATCAGTGTGAACAGCGAACTGTTGCATGAAGGCTTTGCTGGCCTGGATCTGATGCGTGACGCCAAGGTGGGTGATCAACCTGTGGCGCAAGCTTCGGGCGACACCACCACAACCACCACCGAAACCAACTAAGCTTGGTTAGTACTTGACTCCCTACCCTGCTGTGCGAAAGCCAGCAGGGTAGGGATGTCTTGTGCATTTGTTGTTTTTTGAACTACACATATACACAGTGATAACAACTGTGTACTGTAAAAAGGAGTTTCACAATGTCCCAATCTTCTAACCTCACCATTCATCCTTCTAAGGTGGTGGACATTTTGATTAAGCCGGACAACAAAATCCGCGCACGCAATCTGGTACGTATCCAAAAAGGTCAAACCGACAACTTTGTCGAGCTGGCAATCTTGGTCGAGTCAGACCACACACGCGATAATTCGTTTATGGGTCCCTACCCACCATTGGAACATCTGCGCTACTCAGCCTTCACAGTCGTGACTGCCAGTGTGGTGGAATTCATTTTGACTGGTCAACAGCTGACTGTTGGGATACCAGCGACACCCTGGACGTTTCAACCGACTGCAGCACTACTCAACAACCGTGAGTTTGATGAATACTTGACTAAGGTCGAATGTGGGGTGATCTACTATGAATTTCCAGAACACCTCTGGGAACTCATCTTGGGTCAAGAAACCATCAAGAGCTACGGCTATTCCCTGGATGCAATGCAAGTTAGCGGTATGTCGTTGTATTGCGACACTGTCGGTCACTCAGGTCAATACCCTACATTTGCTACGTACTTTGTGCGCAGCAAAAACAGCTTTTTGGCTAAACGCTGCTCCAGCTTCGGTTTGTTCGATTTGAGTGAACTGTCTCTGGACGATCCGAAGGACATTCTGGCTAATGTGGTCGATTCGATTCGTAAGGAACGTAGCAAAAACAGCTTCAGTTGGAACGATTTTGATGAACCACCCATGGACAATCCAAAGAACACTCTGGCTAGTGTAGTCGATTCGATTTGCAAGGAACGCACTCACCATGAAAAGAGTGCTGTATATGAATTTCTGAGTCATCTGGTTGCCCAAAAGCAGGAAGAAGACATCACCATCGATGGTCGCAATCTGCTACAACTCCACCCCACACACTTCCGTCTGTGATGGATAACATCTTTCTCTAAAGACTTATGACTATCTCTATGATTTTGGCCACCACAGCAGATGGTGGTATGGGGCTGGACAACGCCTTGCCATGGAAACACATCCCTGGCGATATGGTCTGGTTTCGCAAACACACCCTGAACAAGATGGTGGTGATGGGTCGCAAAACCTGGGCATCCTTGCCCAAGCGTCCTTTGCCCAACCGTGTCAATGTGGTGCTGTCGCTCAGTGACGTACCTGACGCAGACTTCACCGTGGCGCCTGTGCTGGACAACCCAGCTGCTGTTGTGGAAAGTCTGAAGGCTTTGGCTGGTGACATGGAAATCGTGATCATCGGCGGCGCTGTGGTCTACAGCTATCTGTGGCCATTTGTGAACAAAGTCTACCACACCTGTGTCAAGCAAGACTACCCTGCTGACACGTTCTTCAAGATCACTGACGATCACCTCCAGGGTTGGCACAAAGAAACCGTCCAAGAGTGCGATCTCTGTGCTTTCCGTATCTACACCCGTCCCACCTCCTAAGTATCACCATGTCCAACGCAATTGCTGACAACGACATCCGCATCGACTTCACCAAGGCGGCAGAAGATCCAAGCCTGATGGGGATGATCTTCATGAACCAAACATTCAAGTTTCCACACACCGTGGGTTTGATACACCCACAAAGCACGACGGTTGACACCAACATCATCTATGTGCCTCGTGAAGACTCGCACACATCGCCACACTTTTGGTTCAACCAACAGTCGGCGAAAAATTTGCAGCCGGTCGGGATCATTTTGACGTTTCAGGAAAATGGTCATTTCACTTCGCGCTCAGTGACTTTGAACTGCATCGAAGCGGCAGAGTTCATGAAGAGTCGCTCCAGCTGTTCATTCACGATGGGCAGCTACTTGGAAGAGAAGAACCACTACGACCAAATCGACGACTTTGTCGGTCGCTTGAATTTGGCCGCTGTGCGTTGGATGAGTAAGCAACGAGGCATCGAGCCTACAGACGTTGTTCGCAAATACAGCGTCAAGGTCAATCACCTGGATGTCAAAACCTATCAACTGGCTCGCCTGGATGTCCACCACCAAGGATCTAAAAAGGATATCCAAGTGGGCCACCGTGTCTTCAACGTTCGGTTGACCACCGTCTCCTAAAGGGAAGTTCTTATGCAACTCAACCTCAACATCCTCAACACCAAGGAACCCATCGACTACTTTAAGTTGATCGACGATCCAAACTTTTACGCACTGTCGTTTGTGCGACAAAGTGTGGATTTCCAAAACCACCGCCATAACGGCACCGACTTTGACGTTGAAACCGTTTTTATTCGACACCGACTGACAGAATCGGTTATGACGCGTTTGTGCTACGCCCAAGCCGATCAAAACCTGATTCCCATGGCGATCAGCTTGACGGTGCGAGAAAACGACAACATCCCGCCACAGACCAACACTTTCTCGTTCATCGACATCTCCAAAGCTATCGTCAGCCACCGCTCGATGAAGGTGTCGTTGGGTGCCTTTATCAAACAGCGCACGACTTGGGGTTCTGTGCTGCAGTTTCTGGACAAGTTGCGCTCGGCAGCCGCTGTGCTGCACGCTGCCAAGTTGGGTATCGAACCTGACGAAATCTTCAAGCACTACAACGTGACCGTGAACATTGAAGATGTTGACGGTTATCAAACACGCACGCTGGAAGTCCATGATCCCTTTAGCGAATATGGCTACGCTGTGCCACATCGCATTTTCAACGTTCAACTGACCGCCATCTCCTAAAAGGAAAAACTCCTATGTCCATCAACGAAACCTCCAACACCGTGCAAACTTCCAACGATTGCCCTACCATGCCCACCAAGGTCGTGATCGAACTGTTCGACGGCTGCGTCAGCAAGGTCACTGCCGACAACCCTCTGGAAGTGGTGGTGCTCGATCGCAACATCGGTGAAGGTGCCGACGTGATCAAGGTCGACGGTGAAGATGTGGCGTTCCATCGCTTTGGTGCCGAAGTCGACGATGATGTCTGCCAAGCCGTCTTCAAGGAAATCGACGACTACGAAAACCAGCCCGACTAACCAGTATTCTGAGTGTGGTGATTTAACCACACTTCGAGTATTTAGTGAGATCGCTTACCCACCCCAACCGGCATGCACTATACTCTTGCCAATCTTCAGGCCGCAGCGTTGCGCCGGAGCCAAGTCAAAAGAAAGGAATTGGTGTGCTGAGGAGTATCTAGCCGTTAGGAGCGGCCATCCAGACCTTGTTACCACCTGATAGGCCCGCAGACACACTTGCATAGTGCCTTGGTACAAGTCAAGCTTCTATATAAGCATGGTTGTTGTGTACGACCTTTGTTATCGCGTGAAGCACGGACGTAGCTGTCCATTAAAACTGCTCTGTGTACCCGACTACAGGTTAGCGGGGGCTTGGGAACGTATCCACGGAAGACAGCCTACATCTCCACTGCGGGATGTAGGCTGGGCTTTTTCTTTTTTGCTGTTTCGATCCTGTGAGGTCAGAGAGGAATTGTCCCTATCGAAAAAGCAGGAGTCTGTGTATGTCTGTGTTGACGGTAAACAAAACGAATTTGCACGTGTTACAGCGTGTTTTGGACACGGGTGAGGGAAAGATACCAGCCAGCTACAAAGAGCTCTCTACGGCTCTTAGATCGCGTTCTGAGCTGGTTGTGGTGGTGCGTCCTTGGATCACTGGACCGATTGATTTGGATGGGATGGTGCAAGCCATCGATTTCAAGACCAGCGACATCTTCAAACCCCGCACTGATGCTTTGCCGGCTGATGAAGTATTCGGCTATGGCTACGTGCACGATCATACCCTGGCATATAGCGGGCGTATCGGTCTGAACCTGGACATCCCTAAAGAACCACAGATCAACTGCTGGACCTTGCAACAAACCTTGGGCAATGCCTGTAAAGCAAACACCCAGATGTTGACTGGTGTGGACATCTACCGCGAAATGGACACTTCTGTGTTGATGCAACCTAAAGTGTTGTTCACTCCCGAAAAGTTCAACAAGCGTGTGGTCAAGATCGAGTTGGCAGTGTGGTGGTGTATGTCACAATCCCAACTCAGTGGCTACATGTCCGCTTTGGCCAAGGCGTTTAGCAAACACAGCCCGCATCTACAACCCAAGCTGGAGACCGCCAACTTGGAGTCCTTTGGTTTCCAACACGCACACAGCTGCAAAGACTGTCTGTAAATATCATAGACCCTGCAGTCCTCATCGGCTGCAGGGTCTATGATGTACTTTTTGCCTAAGAACCACAATCTCTTAGTGTGATGTCTGGGTCGTTTTTGACCCGACGATGATTACACATATAAAAACCGATGTAACTACAATTCCAATAACGGAGTGTCTATGCAAAACCAAGCTGATAAAAACAACCTGAGTGTCAATGCCCGCCTCGAAGATGTCGAAGCCCTGCTGTTCGCCGGCCGCAAGAAGTTTGTGGCCAAGGCCTTGCCCTACACCGACGACAAATCCACAAACCTTCACACCGACTACTTGCCGTTGACCGCTACTGTGTTTGTCCGTGACACAGAAGTTGACACCGATGGGGATTTGCGGTTCTTGGTGTTGGAAGTTCTGGACAACAACTGTTTTGCCGCCAAGCTGCAATACAACCCTGTTGGTCTGATGGTGCCGGACGTCAAAGTGTCGGACATGATCCAAGGTCTGAACAAAGACCGTCACATCAACCCTGACGATACGTTGCGTGTCGACACGCTGCAGCTGATCCGTGGGGTCATCCAAGCAACCAACGCGATTGCGACCGAGCTCGTTGGTGTGGCGATTTTGAACCACGCCATGGACTTTGGCGCTAACTTCAACTTGATGAACGAACCATCCATTTCGCTTCTCAAGGAAGGTATGATCAACCTCAACTTGATCGTGCGCTTGCAGCCCGCAGAACTCGATGCGTTGGTCAACACTTTGAACACCGCACCGCATTTGAACCCCAACGTGCGCTTTTCGGTGAAAACCCTCAACAAGCTGAACTATTCGGCAAATGCACCCACCCTCAACTAAGGAGTCTCCCATGTCTGACCTCAAAACCATCTTCGTGGATCTGCAACAACTGCAAACCCCAAACCGTGAAGTGACCAAGCTGCGCTTTGCACCCAAGGGCAGCCCTGCGGTGGAAGGTGAAGTCGAAGTGACGATCATGTACGAAATGTGCAGTGAAGTCCGCCAGCTTGGTATGCACAACGAACGTGGCATTGACCCCATGTTGCTGTCGGCGCACACCGAAATCAGCGACGAGTGCTTTGACTGTCTGGAGAACCCTCCTGAAGTCCAAGAAGACGGCTACCGCTACTTGACCAACGCCCACCTGCTGTTCCTGTGCGGTGTGTTGGCCAACAAGACGCTGCAGCGTTTTAACCTGCTCGCTGAACTCAACCACATTGCACGCAACGTCGGCGCGATCTCCATTTCCATGGACACCGACCCGATCCCTGGTGTGAACATCTGCCCCATCTACGTGAACTATCTGGTGCCAGATGCCGACATCGAAAAAGCCATCCAGTACGCACCCACCATCCTGGTAGGTCTGCCTATCCCAGCTCCCAAGGTCGGCTAACTGCCTTCCACTTCCCTAACTTTCCACCCATTCCAATATGTCTGACGTCCAACATGAAAACGGTGTGTTCTTTGCGCGGCGCGTCAAGCTGACTAAGAACATCGACCGTAATAGCCAATTCACCCAGCTCAATACCGAACTCGATCAAATCGAGTTTGCGTGGATGAATATTTACAACCCACCTCAAGGTTTCGCCCCTAACCCGGTTGACTTCCAGCACTTTATCCAAGGCGCCTTTATGCAAGGCTTTGTGCCATTTGGGGTACATTGCAGCATCACCAGCCCAAACGCGAAAACCGTCCACGTCGCAACCAATCCGTCCGATGTGTTCAAACCACAATCGGTGCACGAGATGCTTCTGATGTGTGTCGAAGTAACTCACGCCGGTGTCTGGCAAATGAATGCCAAACACCCAACCCAGCTAATCAAAAATCTGATCGATGATGCGGTGGAGCAAAGTCCCATCTACAAAGCACTGAAAGATGCCGGTCTTGAACCGCAGAAAACATCAGTGCCGCTCGATTACCAACGTTCGGAAGAAGGCAACATTATAATGTTGCACGATCTGGTGTTGGTGATTGACGAAGCGCAGTACATGAACCGGTTTGGTGCTTTTGCCAAAATTGCCAAACAGTTCAACCTGCAAATCTTCGACCTCAACAAAAAGGCCGCAGCGTAAGCTACAGATCCACACTACCGTAACTGGTAGTGTGGATCTGTATTTATTTTGGTTACATATATACCACACGACAAGACTGTGTGTTGTTTAGGTCTTTGATGTCAAAGACCCATACCGTCTTACAAAGGAGTTTCACCATGAATTTCAATACACCCAAGCTGCTGATGATCAACGTGTTTGCGTTTGATCCCAATGTGTTTACCGTGGTGCATCCAGAAGAAGCCGCGATGTTTCGTAACCACGGCTGGGCAACCATGTTGCTCAAGGATGTCGTTTACCAGCAAGAAGGGGACAAGCTGCGCATTGCGGTCACCAAGTTCCGCGAGCCTGGTAAAGTCTCGACCTACGCCAAACCCAGCGAAGAAGGTCTCAAGGAACTGGCACTGTCCAAGACCTTCTTGGAGTTTGAGCAAGCTTGCAAGAACTATTTCAGCACCGACAAGGCTGACGAAGACATTGTCCAAGTCTGGAAGAATCGCGAGCTCAGCGAGACACGCGCACGGGTGTTGGCAACTTTCCGCAAGGACAATGACTACCAACTGCCGGAAAACCACGAGTGGTTGGAAGTTGACCTGGGTGTCTTCGATCTGCGCGAGCAGTTGGAAGAATACTTGGATTTGGGGGAATACCCACTCACCGTAGATCTGGACAAAGCCTTCCAAGTCGATCGTGATTTGATTGCCAACTTCATCCTGATCAAGCTGGCTAAGTAATCAGCACCTGTGAAAAAACACCACCTCCGGCTTATGGCCAGGGTGGTGTTTTTTTTTTTCTTACAGACGGGACAAGGACGACAATACCGAGGCTGAGTCACCCAGGATGTTTTTCACCACCCCACCAAAGGGTACAGTGTTGACCGTCATGGCGGCAAAAGCAGCAGGGTCGGGGTTGACAATGGACTTGAGGTTCATCATCCGTTCAGCCAGCTTCAGGCGCAGCATGGGAATGCGGTACACCTGGGTATAAACGTCCACCGCTGCTACCGAGTTCAAGTAGGTTGTCAGTGGGCTGTCCGAGAAGTTGGGAGAGAGGTTGGCCATAGCCTTGGTGAGTACGCCATTGCTAGAGACATCCATCGACACAATCTCATCGAGGTTAGTCACCGACAGGTCCACGTCAATAGCGTTGGGGTGGCCGGCACGGGTGAATGCCAGGTTGGCTGTACCACGAGTCAGTTGTAGGGAAGAGATCATCCCCAGATGGATGTTGGAGCGGCCGCGGTCGAAACACTGGCAAAAGAACGGGGCTGCGTAAGACGACGCACCTGTGGAGCGAGGTAATGCGCCGGCCAAGAGCATCGACATGGGTAAGTAGATGTTGAACAGCTGGCTGTAGGCATTGCCGTACGGCGAGATCAGCTTGATTTTGTAGTTGGCTTGAGGGAGGGTGGCAGAAGACGACTCCCACACCTTTGGCATGGTCACGTTCACACCGTAGGCCAGCGCCAACAGTGGGTTGGCCAAACCAAACGAAGCGTTCGACAACAGCGTAGCGCCAGCATCAGCTGCCAACTTCATGGCGTCACCGATGATTGGCACTTCGGTAGCCGAAGACAACAGCGAGGTGATGTTACGGGCTTTGGCCGACAGCGAGTTGAAGGTGGACTCGATGGGGTTGGCACCGAAGGACGAAGAAAAGGACTCTCCGATAGAGCCGCTGTTCTCCACGTTGAAGACTGCAAAGGCTGCACCTTCCGATAGTTCTGCCAGTGCATACTCGGCATACTTTTTCAGGGAGTCGGCTTTCTTGTTGGCGTTGGACATCAGTTTGTTGTCCAGCGAGTCTTGCGGGTTGTTGGGGTCCAGCGAGACGTCGATGGGGTTGCCTTCATCGTCGGTGAACATAGGGTCGTAACCGATGATAGAGCTTTGGCTGATGGTGTTTTCATCCAAGCTCTCCAGTTGGCTGTCCTTGCCACCCATCATGGTTTCATGGGCTTTCTTGAACAGCTTGTCGATGAAGGTCTTGCCACCCGAGGTGAGATTAGACTGGGTCAGGTTGGCAGTGATCTGATAGTCTTCCATGTCGGCTGTAGCGCCTTGAATGGACTCGGTGCTACCTTGGTCCAGCTCTTGGCGTTTGAGGCTGTTCAAGGCCGCCTGAGCACGCAGAGCAATGGCAAACACACTGATGCGACCTGTCTCAGGATCGACGATGTCTGGAATGTACGAGCTCAGCGATGCCACAAAGCTCTCACTGATACCTTGGGTGTTACCAACCGGCTGACCCAGCTTGTACGTATAGTCTTGCAAGATGTACGGCAGCATGGTGCGCCGTGACACCAACTGGTTCAAGGTGTTCTCCACCGTGGCCCAGTAGGTGTACATGGTCTCACGGATCGAATAGAACCGGGTGTTGGAGACCACCACACTCAAAGCAAACATCCCCACTGCCAACAGTGGAGCCGCTGCCACGGCAAAAATCTTGGCAACCAACCCAACTGCTTCCAAGAACGTGCTGGTGATGACGCCGCGTCCATGCAAGATGGCTTTGTCAATATCAAAGCTCTTGTTGATCCACAGCGGCAGTGGGATGTACTGCGGCACACCAAAGCGGAAGAAGACACGCTGTTGGTTGTCATCGATGGCTTGGGAGTAGTACCCACCCATCCCCAATCCAACCGGATGGCTGGTGGTGCCAGGTGTGATGTCGGGGCGCTCATGGATGCGACCCTTGGAGCGAACATCACAGTAGCGAGTGAACTGTGGTTTAGGGTTGACCGCCATGCTCATGCCAGGCGATGTCGAGGAGAACTTGTTGTCGGCGGATGTCTTGTAGCGGTTCTTGCGAATCCAGGTTGCGTACTGTTGCATCTCACCGTTGTCTTGGATTTCCGACTCGGTGATGATGAAGGTGCTCTTGACCCAATCGCGGTCGAAGAACTCCCCTGGCTTGTCATTGATAGAGTTGCGAAACAGAAGTTCAGTCATGTCGTCACCATCTCCAGGTGTATGTAATCAAAAAATCCGGCTTAGGTCCAGTCTCCTAGGATTACGTTTGGTCGTGTTCTACCTCTCTATCATTTATCTTCGAGTAAGATCTTACGAATTTCACTGATGGTATGGTAAGTACACTACGGCCCTCCTAGGTGTAGATCAGAAGAAAACAAGAAAAAGAAAAAGAAAAAGAAAGAACAGCGTAAGAGCCCTCCCGCCAATCGAGAGAGCCCACCCGTAACGTAAACGCCTCTAAGGGGCTAAAGCCCCTTAGAGCTATATTTTCCAATAAGAACGCAAATACTTTTATCGATTCAAAAAAGCGTAAAAGTGACGACAAAAGTGACAGTTTCTGCGACATAGCGTTAGACAGTGAATAAGACCGTTTGAGAGCCATCTCCACTCCAGTACACGCTTTTGTGTACTGGAGTGGATGAGCTTCTTTACACAGACAAACAACCATCAAAGAAAAGAAACAAAGAAAGCTAGGACGATAGTCCAAAGCGGTATTAACAGCGTGTTATGGGCGCGCCGCGCGGCGCTCGCGGTTGTCTCCTATGGTGCCAAATGGCATTTTGTTAGCAAGTGACATCCTGTGTTTATCTTCACAGACAGTTGCAAAAAAGACCTTCCAGGACTTGCTGCAAGATGCCTGTGACAGCTGGTAGACACATCGCTTTTTGTTTCGTTGTGGTTTGCTTTTGGGTGATGCCAAGTGTGGACCATCTTTACCTTGTTAGAACAGAATGACAACCTTGAACCCCCAACCCATCAGCCAAGATGTCTTGGCAGAGAAGTACCTGGCCGCAGGTGAAACCACTGCCGAAGATCTGTTCCGTCGTGTGAGTCGCGCACTGGCTGCTCAAGAAAATCCAGCAATCCAAGCTGAGTGGGAAGAGCGCTTTTTCAAGAACATGCAAACTGGTGCTATCGGTGCTGGTCGCATCATGGCCGCTGCTGGGTTGGACACCAAAGCCACGCTGATCAACTGCTTTGTGCAGCCTGTGGCTGATGCCACCAACGGCTACGACGAAGATGGCAACCCTGGCATCTACGTGGCCCTGGCACAAGCAGCCGAGACCATGCGCCGCGGTGGTGGTGTGGGGTACGACTTCTCCAACCTGCGTCCCAAGAACTCCATGGTCAAGGGCACCAACTCGTTCGCCTCGGGTCCCTGCTCGTTCATCAACGTGTTCGACGCTTCGTGCACAACGGTGGAATCGGCCGGCGCGCGCCGTGGTGCCCAAATGGGTGTACTGCGCATCGACCATCCAGACATCTTGGATTTCATCACCGCCAAGCGTGAAAAGGGTCGCTGGAATAACTTCAACGTCTCGGTGGGTGTGACCACGGCTTTCATGCAGGCTGTGGAAAACAACCAGTCCTGGGATCTGGTGCATCCGGCTGAGCCTTCGCAAGGCCAAAAGGACGGCGGCGCTTACCAACGTGAAGACGGCGTGTGGGTGTACCGCACTGTGCAAGCGCAGGATCTGTGGAAGACCATCATGAAGTCGGCCTACGATTTCGCTGAGCCCGGCATCCTGTTCCTGGACAACATCAACGACGACAACAACCTGCACTACGCCGAGAAGATTGCTGCCACGAATCCTTGCGGTGAGCAACCCCTGCCTGCGTACGGCTGCTGTGACCTGGGTCCGATCATTCTGACCAAGTTCGTTCGCCATCCCTTCACCCCTGAAGCTTACTTTGACTCCAAGGCCTTCGTCGAGGCTGTTGGTATCCAAGTGCGCATGCTGGACAACGTGCTCGATGCCACCGTCTGGCCACTGCCAGAGCAGCACCGCGAATCGCAAAGCAAGCGTCGCATTGGTGTGGGCTTTACCGGTCTGGGTGACACCCTGATCATGCTGGGTCTGAAGTACAACAGCCCGGAAGGTGTGAGCATGGGTGAGTTGATCGCGTGTCAAATGCGCGATGCGGCTTACACAGCTTCGGTACAACTGGCCGTCGAAAAGGGTCCCTTCCCGCTGTTCAATGCTGACCAGTATCTGGAAAGCGGTTTCACCAAGCGCCTGCCAGAAGAAATCCGTGATTCGATCCGTAAGTACGGTATCCGCAACAGCCACCTGTTGTCGATCGCTCCTACTGGCACGGTGTCGCTGGCTTTTGCTGACAACGCCTCCAACGGCATTGAACCACCCTTCTCGTGGACCTACAACCGCAAGAAGCGTACCGTCGACGGCGGCAGTGCCCACTACACCGTGGAAGACCACGCCTACCGTGTTTTCAAGTCCATGTTTGGTGAGGATGCGCCTCTGCCCGAGAGCTTCGTCAGCGCCATGGACATGACTGCCACCGAACACGTCGCCATGATGCGTGCCGTGCAGCCGTACATCGATACGGCCATCTCCAAGACCGTGAATGTGCCTGCGGACTACCCGTTCGAGGACTTCATGAACCTGTACATGGAAAGCTGGAAGGCCGGCCTCAAGGGTTGTGCGACGTACCGTCCCAACGACACGCTGGGTGCTGTGCTGTCCGTGCAAGAACCTGCCAAGCCTGCTGAAACGCCAGCGGCTCCTGCTCCTGCTCCAACACCCGTGGCTGCTACCCCAACCCCCGTGGCTGCTGCTGTGGGTTCGTTGATGGTGGAACGTCGCCCTGAAGGTCCTCTGGACGCGGTGGTGGACAAGATCGAGTACTACGCCCATGACGGCGCACGTCGCTTGTACCTGGTGGTGAGCTTCATGAACGTCAACGGTGTGGAACGTCCGATCGAGTTCTTCATGCCTGTCGGCCAGACTGGTGAAAGCCAGCAATGGATCACCGCGGCCATGCGTTCGCTGTCGTTGGCTGCCCGTGGTGGTTTCCTGGAGAAAGCTCTGGAAGACCTGCGCAAGGTGGCTTGGGACCGCGGCGCCATCCGTTACGGTTGGCACACCAAGGACGACGGCTCGCGCGTGCCTCTGTGGCATGAAAGCGAAGTTGCTCTGATGGCCTATGCCATCCAATCCATCATCAAGTCCCGTGCCGAGCAATCGGTCGAGCACATCTACCAAACCGGAAAGGGCGTCACTGCCTATGCCGATAGTGTCCTCAAGGACGTACAACAAAAGGCCACTGGCAAGAAGTGTCCAGACTGCGGTGCGCCATCCCTGATCAAGAAAGATGGCTGCACGTTCTGCGAATCCTGCGGCTACCTGGGTAGCTGCGGCTAAGCCCATAACCTAGAATGACACAGACCACCTGGATTACCTCCGGTGGTCTGTGTCTTCTTTCTGTTGTGATTAAAAATATTTCTTTGAGATTATAGAGTGGTCGCGCTGTTACATCTACACAGAACTTCAACCAGCGAATAGACCGTTTTTGACTGCAGAGTCACGCTGGTATAGAAAGAGAATAAAAAGCGCGTGGAGGTGTGTTAAAACACCTGCAAGCATGATTCTTTACTCTCCTCTAAGAACTGGTTACGATGCTGCGCATGTCTTGAGCTATCAACTGCCAAACGCAAGGAGAGTAAGAAATGGAGAGCGTGATCAGTGCGAAAGTGAAAAAGGCGATAGAACTGTTCGATGGGTTTGACCTTCACAACCGTGACGACCAAATCGATCTGATGGCAGCGGTGACGTTCTTGCGATTGAAAGATCCAGAACGTGTGAAACCGCTGATGATGGTGGGTGCTCGGCTGTACGCTGCTTATTTCAATGCCCGGTTGGAAAAGCTTTCGGTCAAACCCGAAGACAATAGCGATTACGCCAATTGTCTGCGCAAGTCGTTTGCCGAGCAAGACATCGGTCAAGCCAACCAAGTCTTGACAGATATGTTGAGACCACCCAAACCGACTTGGGGTCAGCTGATAGCTAAACCAACAATGTTTAGCGTGTGGCTGAATAGCTAAGGAGTCTGTTATGCACACCCCTGCCTACCAATGTGCGATGGCTCAGCTGAACCAGCTGGACCCTTCCAACATCGAAGACCTGTACCAGATGGTAGCGGCGTGTGTAGCAATCGGTCTGACTCACCCTCAGAAATCGATGATCTTAACCGGCATTACCGGTGTGTATATCGAGATAATGCGTCAACGCCGTGTCTACCGCTGGCACGGTGGGTCGTTTGGTGTCCACATCAACTACATCAAACTGCTTGAGCGCATCCACGACCGCATCGACCAAGATGCCGTGATTCGTCGTGTCCCGATGATGCGCCGGGCTATGGAACGCATCCAGTTCTTTAAGTCCCTTGATGACGATTTCACGTGAAACATCTCTCTACAGATGGCTTTGGCTGTCTGTAGAGAGGTATATTTTTTACAAAACTGTGAGGACACCGCATCCTTTAAGTTTAGATGTGGGTATACCACACCTGTGTTTGTAACCGTTCGTAAAAGGAAAGTCATAATGACTAAGTTCCGTGTTTGGCTGTACTCGTTGTTTGAGCCTGTCCTGCTCAACTTTCTGATGCTGACCTTTCCTGGTGTCCGCCAGGATACGGTCCACTCTCTGATCACAGGGGCATCGGAAGAGCCTGAGCAAAAACCACGTGGTGGTGATTTGCAATCGATCTACAACAACGCTCGCAATCCGCAAGCGTCGTTTCGGATCTTTCACCTGCGGGTCAAGTACTTTGGATGGGATATCAACCACGCGTTGAAAACACCGGATCGCAAAGATGAGATCCGTGTGGCTGGGTACGTCTACAATCTGCGGGAAATTTTCAACAACGCTCCCATGAAGAAGATCAGCTACCACACGTTCCACCGACGTGTGACTCAACAAGGCTGGGACCCTCGTAAGGCGTTGGAAACTCCTCCAAACAAGTAAACCACGTTTGTGGCTGTATAGACCATGAAAACCTTGAGTGTCCAGCCATCACCACCGCCTCCCGATATGGGTAGGCGGTGGTGATATTTGTTTCATAGGTCTTTATATGCGGTGACTGTCTAACGCTGTACAGACCCCTTTTCCACTTTTGAAAGATTGTTATGCTAGACTTTTTCTCCTTCTCCAAGTTCTTGACGATCTTGAACCTGTGTGCAGCTTTGCTGATTGGTGTTGCCATCGGTGTTTACATTGGTTACCACAATGGTCGGCGGTCTCGCAACCATTACGTCGAGAAAGCTTACCGTTACGCCACTGCGGTTGAAGAGTTCAGTCAGTGGTGTGCGCATATGCACCCAGCATACCGTTTGATTGCACGCCAGCTGCGTGCGGTCGGTGAAGGCGAAGCACTCAACGCTGGTTCTCCAGCTGGCTCTGAACCCTGCACTGTGAGTGGTTTGCGAACACAATTGGAACGCTTGGCCAATCTGTCCAAGAACCCTGAATACATGATCAATGAAGCTTTGCAGAAACTACGCTTCAAGATCGAAGGCATGCAAGACCAACGCAAAAACAAGCGTGGTGGTGGAATCGATGCCGGCAGCGCCGTGATCACCAAAACCGACGTGCAAGACGCCATCACATCTGTGGCGCAAGAGCTGTTCATCAACCGCATGATCGACCAACACACTGCAGCTGAATTGGCTATCCCACAAGACCAGCTGCACCGCTTTGACGCTTTGACCCTACTCAAGCGCAAGGTCGAACGTCGCACTGGTCAAAACTTCAACTTCATGGGTAAGCGAACTACTTATATTGCTAAGGACCAAGTGTTGGAGCTGATTGATGATGCGCTGGACCACGCCAGCTTCAAGCAACCGCAAAATCAGCAAGGTGTGACCCACTCTTCGTAAAAATTAAATACATTTGCATATTCTGCGAAGAGCAAAACTGCTCCAACCATCCACAAGAAGAACACTTCATGAACGAACTGTTTTACCTCATTACCATCGCCTTGATTGTTCGGCTCACGCCAAGCAACGGTGTTGTGGGACTCATCTGCGACAACCGTGCAGAGTCGTTCAGCTTGCTGCCACAAACTCCCTTTGTGGAGTACGGCATGCAGCAGACTTTCTGCACTTTGTACAACCTTACCCGCTCCCGTTTTTCGCTTGTCAAAAAGCTTCTTCCTACCAATCTGGGTGATACCGACGCCTCGAAGTCACGAAAGTGTCTTGTGTACGTTTGTTAGTTATCTTACACCACCACCGTCCAATGTACCCCGTCCATTTCGTGTAAATTGCGAGGACGCACAGTGCTGCACCACCATCCGCTCCTGGAGGGCGGATGGTGGGCAGACTGGTTTATGCTTTACTTTATGCCGTCATGAAAGCCAAAGTGGCATCCAAGATGTCGGTGCTGTTGCTGAAACGGATCTTGCGTTCGTTGTCCAGGTAGTAGGCTTTGTTTTTCAAAAGCTTGCGCACCTCTTCGATGGCTTCGTCCGACAGCACAGCTTGCAGCGACATGGTGTCACCGTCAAAGTCAGCACCTAGCAAAGCCATGTGAGACTGGTGAACGATCAAGCCGTTCACAAATGTGCTGTCCTTGTCGGGGAAGCTATGAAGCACTTCATCCGTGGGGTTCCACTGTTCATCCAGCTCCCGCACTTGCTTGTACTTGACTGTGGTGAACAGCTTCATGAACGCCGGGTAGATACCACCATAACCCTGGATGGGGTAGCGGGTCACAAACCCTGGCAACTTGCCGGACAAGCGCGCCACACTCAGGTACAGCAGTTCCGTCATGGTGATCGGGGCTACGTGCTTTTTGTCCAAGTGTGCTGGCAGGTCACGGATGTCCTGGAAGAACTTCACGTACTTGCCGTCGTTGTACAGCAGTCCCATGCAGTGCTTGGAGCGGTTGGTAAACACGGGCAGGTGACGAGTGTCTTGCCGTGCGAAGTTGGCAATCACGGTCTCCAAGCCGTCGGTGGTCATCCAGCGATCGTAGTCCTTTTGGACGTGGCTGTTGAGGACTTCTTCCTTTTGCCAGGTCTTGAGGTTGGTCATGTAGGCAAAGGTGTTGTTCTCGCTGAACACCTGTTGCACATAACGGGTACGGATCTCGAACAACGTCTTAGGAGACGCGGCACGCAAGAACTGGTGCAGACCGACACCGATGTCGTTCATACAGACCCGGTTGGGGTCAGAGATGTGGGTGGGCTCGTTGACCGAAGCCGTGATCACGTTTCGGGTCGAGTTGAACGTCTTGCGACTGAGCCACTTCCCCAGGATCAGTTTGTGCTTGCCTTCCAGCAGGCTTTGGATGTAGTCGTACAGCTCCAGAATACTCTTTTGCAGGTTGCTGTAGACATTGTCGTAGGAGTAAGGTGTGCGTCGTGCGATGTCGGCATCCACCAGCTGAGACTGCGCAAGGATGCGGCGGTAGAAGGTGTTGACTTCATCTTCTTCCGGCTTACCGTTCGGGCTGATGGTGTAGTCCCGCAAACCGGCCGGCATGACCAACATGTAGCGCAGCAAGTGCTTGTCCTCACCGACGGCCTTGTTGAAGAACTTGATGTTCTCGGTACGCTTGTCTGAAGCATTGGACTCAAAGCTCAAATCCGCCACGTGCTTCAAAAAGAACGTGTAGCCAGTTTGTGCGGTGGGTTCGTTGCTCTTTTCAAACTGACGCAGTTTGGGATTCCAGATGGCGGAGATCGAGCCATCCATGATGCCTTTGTAAAAAGACTTCAAGGTGATGATGGTCTTGTACACCAAGGGGTGCAAGATGGGGTAGCGCAGATCGATGTAGCCAAACATGCGGGTGCGATGCTCGCTGCCAATCGGACCAAAGATCTGGGTCGAGAACAAACCATCTTGGTGGAAGTTGCTACCCTGACCAAAGATCTGCAGCTCCTTGATCTGACCCAAGCGCGATAGGTCAGAATCCTTGACACGCAACAGCGCGATGTTAACCGGTGGGAGTGAAGACATGTCGAAGCTCTCAAGATAGGATTAAAGGGTTCACAAAATCTAACCGACAGTGTGGTAAGACAAGTCAGGACTTGTCGAAGTGCTATTGTTTTTTCAAAATTATTGTACCTCTATGATGGGAGACTCGTTTGACCTGTATTTGGTTACATATATAGATCACGATGCGTACTGTCAACCACAACCTTTCACGGAAGGAACCTCTCTATGTCTTCTACCACCACCGTCCCAGCCGCTTCCGGCTCTCAAGCGCTCAGCGCCTACGAAACCCTCTACCAACTCCATGTAGAGAAACCGCAACCTTCAGCGGAACCCAAAAACGTTGCGGCGACCCAACAGCCGCGCGCCGTCCTGCGTCGTCGCTATCGTCGTACGGTGACCCGCTAATTCCTGGGGATGTAATTCCTATAGCAACATAACCTATCAGTAAGCCTCAGGACTCTTGTCCGGGCTGTGATATCACGCTGCGTTTAACACGCAGACCACATTGACAGTACGCGCACCGGGGTGCTTGACTCTTACGCAGGTCTGCACCCCACCCATCACAATCGAGCATCCGTATAGCGACTATGTCGGTCGTCGGAGTCTAGGTTGTTTCACTGTTTAGAGGGCAGTGAGCCGTTAGTAACAAAAAGGAGTATCAACGTGAGAGCACCGGTTAATCAAGAGCTGATTAAAAGCTATCATCAATTCAACACCAAGAACGTGCCGCTGAGCGTGTTCTTGATGCGTGTCAACAATCTGCGCTGGGACGTCAAAAGAGCTGGCGAAACCCCTTACGTACCACGAACGGGCGGGCTTGTTGCACAATACAAAGAACTCTACGATCGCATCGAATCTCCAACTGTGGGGTTCGATGTGTTCTGCCGCCGAATGCGCAACGGCCGTGATGTCGAAGAAGCAGCCAAAGCTCCGAAGATTGAACCTTCTGAGCTGTACAGCTACTACCACCAATACCAAGACAAACCAGCGGTAGGGTACACCACCTTCTTTAACCGCGTGGTGTCTTTGAATTGGGAGCGCATCAAAGCCATCACCACACCACCGACGCGCAAAATGAAACCGCGCAAAGAGGTACGTTCCAACACGTACCTGGCCATGTGGTTCAACAAAAACATTGAACGCGCCAAAGTCGATTGGAGCTGTTTTTCCCAACGTGTCTTCAAAGGCGGGTGGGACAAAGAAAGAGCTCTGACGACACCTTCCATGGCCGAGAATGAATCTCAGCTGCGCGCCTTCTACAACCAACACCCTGACTGTCCAGTCAACTACATGACGTTCCACCGTCGTGTGTATGCCCTGGGGTGGGATATGCAGCGTGCAATCTCTACCCCAGTTCGTGACAACACCCGTTCGCAGCGTGAGCGCGTCGTTGTGAGTTCCCGACCATCCAAGTACAACTAATCCACCCCGTAAAGCGTATAGTCATGACCACTACTTTGCGTATTTTGAAGACCGCTCCTTACATCACACCCATCGAACAACTGTTGCGTGAGTATCAAGAATTTGCCAACCTGAGTCTTCCCAAAGACGTCTACATCAGCCGTGGTGGTGTTCAAGCCAAAACACCTCAGTTGAGTGCTGCCAGCTACATCCCTGACAGTCTGGAAGACCGTTCGCTACTCAAGCAGTTTGAACAGATCGAAGGACGTGTCGTAGATTTTGGCACCTTCCGCCGCCGTGTGCGCGGCGGTATGGAAACCATGCCAGCAGCCAAGACTCCGCTGCGCAAACGCAATCGTTCGTCCTACCAGAGCCACAACAAAAGTGGCATTCGTCTGGCGTACGAGCATGCTCCATCGACTCCGGCCGTTCCATTCAGCACGTACTACGTGCGTGTGAAAGTGCTGAGCTGGCCTATCCAAAAAGCTCTGTACACCCCTTTGCATCATTGACCCCTTTGTTTTTGAAATGAGTATGTTGGACCAACCCACACCACAAATCGACAAGACCACTTTTAAGTCTCCGAAAGACATTCGGGAACAACTGGAGCAAATCTATCGTGACCATCCCAATCCACCGATTCCATACTCGGTGTTTTACTCGCGTGTGCAGTACCTGGGTTGGGACGTCATCAGTGCGTTGACCACGGCCATTGCCAAGGAGTTCAGCCATCGCCCACGTGGCGAGATCCGTCAGTTCTACGACGACAATGTAGCGCGCGCTCAAGTCAACCTGAACGTATACAACGGTCGGGTGCGTATGGGTGGTTGGGACAAAGAAAAAGCGTTGACGACACCTGTTGGCGCTCGTGCTTGATATAAAAAGGAGTTTCAGATGAGTCAGAAAAAACCATCTCAGTACAACCGTGATGAGTTGATCAACTACTACAACAAAGTAGACAACCCAGCGGTACCGCTGGGTCGCTTCTTGCAACGGGTCAGCCAAAGCGGCTGGACCTTGGAGCGTGCAGCCACTGCTACGGCTTACCGCAGCGGTGGTACTGCCCACCGCTGTACCGAGTACTACAACGCAGTTCCTCCAGAGGAGCGCGGTGTGACGTTCGATACGTTCTACAGCCGTGTGATGCGGGGGTGGGACATGCACCGCGCTGCCCGTGAAAAGCCACGGGAAAAAGCAGCACCCTACCGTGAGTTCTACGACAAACACCCCAACCCCCAAGTGGACTTCGCCATTTTTTATGTGCGGGTCCACTCCAACAATTGGGAACTAGAGCGCGCCATTACCACACCGGTCGTACCTATGGCCGATGGTCGTGACTGGTGCCAGGAACGGGTGTTCTACGAAGCCAACCGCCATCGCGCCAAGGTTGATCTGGCCTTGTTCCACAACCGCGTGAAAATGCGCAAGTGGGACATGGAAACTGCATTGGTCACACCGAAGCGTGACAGCGCAACGCGAAACGAAAGCCTGCGCAGCTACTTTGACAACCACCCCAATCCACAAGTCAGCTACAAGACTTTTGTCAGCCGTGCGGGTCGTGGTGGTTGGACCAAAGAGTCAGCCATCACAGCCCAGCCACGTCCAGTGACAGCCCGTCGTAACGGCGCCAAGTCGGACATGCCTTTGACACCTCGTCAGCAACGCTTTGCCGATGCGCGGGAGTTCTTCAAAGAGCACAAGGACTTGGCGGTTGTGGATGTGCAAACGTTCTTGCGTCGTGTGTGTTCAGACAACTGGGACCCAATGCAGGCCATCACTACCGAACTGGCGGACACCAAACCCACACGGGCTGAAACTGGTGCAATGACCAATTCGTTGCAATCGGCATTCATGAACTTCTGTCGTCCGGCTGTGTCGTCATCAGCTCACTCATAATTGACTGTCAGCCATCTAAGCGTCCTCACGGATGCTTAGATGGTTTGATGTCACATTTGACTAAGGGGTATTTTTTATGGCCGGAAAGAAAACTAAAAAGGACGGGGTCGACGAGTTGGATTTTGGTGATCTTGACGATCTGGATATGGATGAGGTCAATTTTGACGATTCCAGTCTTGATGATCCCGACCGCGCTCCGTCTCGTTCTGAAGTTGCCAAGGACATGGCCAAACAAGCCAGCACAGGCTTTGTGGAATCCATGGCCAAGAAGACAGCAGAAAAGGCACTGCCGCCGGAGTACGCCAGCAACTATAGCGATGTCATGGACCTGGCAGGATTTGCCACTGACGTCGTGGATCGCAATAAGCAGCAGCTGGACAAATCCATGTTCAAGCTGGGCAAAGAAGTCAAGAAGCTGTTGCCCATGCAAATTGGGTTGCTGGACAAATACCTCGCCAAAAAGGAAGAGGAGTTTGCCGAGTTCAAACAGCAGTCCGAAGAAGAGATGCGCAATGCCTCGATTTCTTCGGAGCTCAGCTCGATCTTTGACCAACAGCTCGATATCCAAAAGGCACTGGAAGCTAAGCGTTCTGCAGAGGGTCGCGTTGAGACCAAAGAGCGCCTGATCGCTACCAAGCTCAATTTGGATGTACTGCGTAGCATCGATGCCAATGTGGCAACCAGTGCTGCGTTTGAGACGCAAATCTCCAAGCAGTTCTTCCGCAAGTCGTTGGAGTTGCAGTACAAGTCGTTCTTCGTGCAAGCAGACATGCTGCGCACGATGCGGGACAGCTACAAGGGCTTTACGCTGTTGTTGACCAACATCGAAAAGAACTCGGCGCTGCCTGACTACGTCAAACTCAAGAACACTGAGCGACTGGCTGACATTGCTCGCACCAACGCGACACAAGCGGTATATTCCCAATTGTTCAGCCGCAACAAGTACATCCAAACAGTCAAGGACCGTTTAGGGCGTGCTGTCAACGACAAGGTCACATCGATCACCGACTCCATGGGAGACATCACTGATGCCCTGTCGATGATGAACGATGGTGGCAAAGGTGCGGGTTTGCGTGCACTGGGTGGTATTGCTGCTGGTATTGGTGGTGACACTTTGGGTGAGATGGCAGGTACTCGCTTGGGAGGTAAACTGCAAGAGCGCTTGAAGGACAACAAGTATCTCAACACCGGCGCCAACTACCTCAAAGCCTTTGCAGCTTCTCCAGCCACGCTGATGCGGTCTTTGCGCGACAAGGCGGCCGAGCGTGAACAAGAAGCGGAAGGCCGTGGCAGCTGGAGCTCTAAGCTGTACGGCATGGCCCGTGCAGGTTTGGATTTGACAGCCGAAGATCGTCCTAACATCGGTGTCAAACGGGACAATTACCTGGACCACAACCAGCCAGCCATCTTTGACAACAAGGCGCACCGTTCGATCACGGAAGCCATTCCCATGCTGCTGTCGCGTATCTTGCAAAAGAACAGCGACATGAACCAGATGTACTACCAGGCTAACCAACACATCGTTAGCCCACCCAACTCACCGTTGCTGATGTACGACTACCAAGGTCGTAAGCTGGACAGCGGCGAAAGCATCAAAGCCAAACTGCAAGACAGTGTGTTCTCCCAGCGTTCGACCAAGAACCGCACGACGGCCATTGCCTCGAACACGCTGACCAAGTCCAAGGCCAACATCTCCCGCAATACGGCGATGACCAAGGACCAAAAGAAACAGCTCAACGCCACCTTGAACGCCAAAGGCGCGCAAGACGCATTGGCTGAGTACTACGCCCGAGCATCGTCGATCAAGGGGATCAACCTCGATCACGACACACTCATCGTCAATGCCGGTAAGAACAAAGACTTGGCGGCCTTGATCAACGCTAACCCTCAACTTGCAAAGGTCATTGATGTACTTCGCCAAAATTCAGACAAAGACAATTCATACATCGACCAAAGCCTTGCTGACGTCCAGAACCCTTATCCTATCGAGGCGATTAAAAACCTCTTTACAGATTCCTCGAAACTCACCAGTGCCAAGCAACCTAACCTTGTCACGGACAAAAACGCAAACGCCATCTCCAAAGCGCTGAGTCGTTTCATCCTCAACCGTGGTGAAGACATCACGGCCAACAACATCTTGTCGCGGCTGGCATTCAGCTACTTCCGACCTGATGAGTTCAATGAGCAAGTCAAGCAAAACATCGCGGTGTTGATCGACGATGTCAAACGCATCACCTCGCACGGCGATATCGTTTTGCAAAGCTCACTGATGGCCTTGTTGGCACTGGTCAACCAGTCGCTCAAAGCCAACTTCGAGATTGACCCTGCGGTCTTTAGCAATATCCGCGAACTGTACCCCGACTTTGTCAAGCAGTCCCGACTGACCATTGAAAATCTGGCCGAAGGCAAGATAGATGCTGGTGTCGACGAGTACATGAACTTCATGGACATCAAGGACGCTACCAAGGTGTCTAACCGCGAAGTCGGTTTGATTCGTGAGCAGGTGTTTGCGACTTCTGGGGTTGATCGCATTCTCTCTCGCGCCAAGAGCAAGGGTGAAGAGTTCAAGAAAGGACTCACAGCGGCCAGCAGTTCTCCGACAGCCATGGCTGAGTTCCTGCTGCAACAAGCCAAGAGCTTCAAGTCAACGGTCGCCGCCTCGCTGACCAAGACGTCCAATGAAATCCAGCAAGGATTTACCAAGCTGGGTAACCACGTCGATACCTTGGTCAAGGAAGGTTCTGCCAAAGCCCTGGGGTTGATGGTCCAAGAACTCTCTGCCCTGGATCAAAAACTGGAAAACTACATCGTGCTGACACAGAACGATTTGGCCCAGCGTACTGAAGAGCTGCAAAACGCCAAAGACAGCGTGGTTGAAGTCACTACCCAAACCAAGCTGCAGCGTGCCGCCACCCGTGAACTTGAACTGTTTGTGCGCATGGGGGAGAAGAACCTCAACGCACTGGTCAAGCTGCGCGAGACCGTCCAACGCAACACCCAGTCCATCCGCCAGATGGCACAAAACCCAACCACTCCTCCAACCGAAGCTTTGCGCAAAATGGGCACGGCCATCCGTGACGTGTTGGACCAAGCCAAGAAACAGTTGGCAGAGCTGGAAGCCGCAGGGGCTTCTGAGCGCGCGGCCGCAGTAGCGGCGTGATTGTCCTACCCTGACCCACCCACCGGTCCCGTAAAGACTGGTGGGTGTGGTGGTCTTTTTTCTTTTTAGGAGAAGGTATGAATCCCGCAGAACTTATCCAGCAATTTCAGAACATCACGACAGGTGCCCTCAAGCAAAATGAGAATACCGGAGTGGTCAAGTTTCTGCGCGCAACGGTCAAGACTCTGGAGGGTGTGACCAAGAAGATCGATGGGTTCTTGAAGAGTAAGAACATCGATGTCTCGGAACGCTTGAAACAGTTGTCGGAATCGACCACTGGGGCGGCCGATAAAGCGCGCGGTGTCTTGGGCAGTTACAAGGACGAGATCAAAAACAAGGGCTTTCGTGGTTTCCTCAAGTCCAAAGCAAATGACGTGCAGTCCATGTTGACTGAGAAGTTTGCTTCGGACACAGAAACCAGTGGAGCACCCCCTGACGATCAAAACCCCTCCATCATTGCCAAACTCCAGGATTCGATCAACACCCTCACTGACTCGATCGAAAACCTTGCCAAGAAGTCCTTGCCTGCCGGTTTTGCTGGTGGTGCAGAAGACGTTGGTGTCACCACTTCCCGCAGCTCCAACTCCAGCGATTACGCCGATGCTTTGCGCAAAGCCAAAGAACGTGCCGAAACCCGCAAGAAAGAGATCGAGCAAGAGAAAGAAGCCGTCCGCAACAAGAACAAACCAGGAGGTGCCAAACAACCCAGTTGGCTCTCTAAGATCTTGGGTGCTGTGGGGCGTATTGGTCCTTTCATTGTCGGTGGTCTGGGTCGCGTAATTACCGCCGCTATTCCTGCCTTGGTAGGATTGACCGGAAAGATGATGGGTGGTATCCTGACCCGACTGACCCCTAAGTTGGCAGGATTGATCGCACGAGGTACCAGCAAACTGGTGACTGGTGGTGCCAAGATGGCCGGACGTGGTCTGTGGGGTGCTGCCAAGTTCGCTGCGACCCGTGCTGCACCCGCTTTGCTGGCTGGAGCCAAAGCCTTGGGTGGTGCCTTGGTGACTACTGTTGGTACAGCGGGTCTGGCCATCGGTGGTGCTGTGGTCGGTGCAGGTCTGCTCATCTACGGTGGCTACAAGCTCTACAAGTACCTCAACCGCAACAACGTTGCCAACGATATCTTCGGACAGCTGACCCGTCTGCGTCTGTTGATGTACGGTTTCAATGACACCAAGAAAGAGCACTACTACCGGCTGATGGAGCTGGAGATGATGATGAAAGACTACGTCCAGGTCAAAGACGGACGGGTCTCGATGGTCAAGCTCGACACCAAACTCAAAGACAAGGTCAAGGACTTGTTCGAGGTCAAAGCGGACGAAAAGGAAAAGTACGCCATCTTGAACACGTGGTTTGCACGCCGATTTATGCCCGCTTTCAAGGCGTTCATGGATGCGTTCATGCCGCTGGGTCCGAACCTGTACCTGGACAAGATCGACAAGCTGACAAACGACCAAGTGTTGACGTTGGCTTCCAAGTTGATCGCTCCCACTACCATCTACGACATCAAGCAAGTGCCGACGTTTGACGATCCGAAAACCACGGTGGTCAAGCAAGAAGTCGACGACATGCTGGCGGCTATCCGCAACAAGGCCAAAACTGGCTCGACCCAACTCAACGGCCAAGATCCACAAAAGGTCAAGGAAAACGTAGACAAACAAACTGGCGCTGCTTCGACGATTGCAACTGCCAAGGCCAACCAAATCACCCAAGCAGGTATTCCTAAGGGTGGTGCGGGTGAATCTACCCCCCAAGCTTCGATGAACCGTTTTGCCCCAGGCGGTGCTAAATCCCTGGCCAAGATGGAAACCCCGAACCAAGAAGGTGAAGTCCCTGTGCGAGACACACCGGGTCGCCCACCAGTGCCTATCCCTTCTGGAGCACCTTCAGAAGCCACCAAACTCAACGTTGCGCCGGGTAAACTGCAACCGGGCGACAAGTCGTTGCAAGGCATCACCATTGGTCCTAAGGGGGACAGCAGCCGACTGATGGGTCTGCACCCGAAAGTCTTCTCGCTGTTTACCGGCATGGCCAAGGAGTTCAACACCCTCACAGGCAAGAACATCACGGTCAACGAATCGTTCCGCACGTACGACGACCAGATGGCTTTGCGCCAGAAGTACCCTGGCAAGGCTGCCAAACCCGGCAACTCGATCCACGAATTTGGCATGGCGCTGGACGTCAACAGTCCTGAGGCCAACCTGCTTGATGAAATGGGTCTGCTGCGTAAGTACGGTTTCACTCGCCCTGTGGGTGGGGAAACATGGCACTTGGAGCCAGCTGGTGTGGCTGTCAACCCTCAAGCCGCTAAGTCCAACCCCCAAGCCCGTGAGCAAGCCCTGGATTCTTCGCCAGGTCGCGGTGGTGGTGGGTATGGTGCTTCCAAGTCCACACCTCTGGGTAAACGTAACCTGGAACTGCAAGCCAAGTTGTTTAGCGAAGGCTCGGCCTCTACGGTCGATACGGCTGCTATCAGCGATGGCGTCAAAGACACTCCATCCTTCTCCGGTCCTGGTAATATCCCAGCTGCCTCGACCTCCAACACCTTTGCTGCCACCAACTCGGGTGGGCAGACATCGCCATCCTCCGGCGGTGGTTATGCGGGGTCGGTCGCTAAGACTTCGACCCAAAACTCCTTGAGTCGCTCGGGTGTCAGTGTCACAGCTGCCAACAGTCTGGATACCCCTTCGGCAAAATCTTCCAATGCAAACTTGGACCCCGGTGCTATTGGTACCAAAGATCTGTCTCCTGCCCAAGCCGTGCGTAAGGCGGCCAGCGTGGTGGGAATGGACCCTGAAGCCATGGTGACCTTTGCCAAGCTGGAATCCAGCCTGGACCCTAAAGCCGGTGCTTCGACCAGCTCCGCCAAGGGCTTGTTCCAAATCACCAAACCCACTTGGAACGGACTGCTTCCCAAGGAAGGTCCTAAGTACAACGTTCCTGAAAATGCGGACATCTTCGATCCGTACTACAACTCGGTCATTGGTATCTCGTACGCCAAGCAAAATGCCGAGTCGGTGCTGCCGTTGGGTCGCCAAGCTGGCTTGCCCGATGAAGTCTCTTTGTACCTGGCTCACCACTTTGGACCTTCGGGTTCTAAGCGCTTGATCCAAGCATACATGAGCAACCCCAACCAACCAACCCAAGACGCTGTCTCTAGCTCGACGTTTAGTGCCAACCAAGCAGCTTTGGCTGGCAAGACCGTGGGTCAGTACATCCAAGGCTTGATGACCAAGATGGGCAACGCTGCCAATACGCCTGAAACAGCCTACAAGGGCATGAAAGGCTATAACCAAGGTCAGAGTACCAATAGCGAGTCGAACGCCGCTACAGACGCTTCTGCGGACGTTCAAACGTCCAGCGTGTACACCCCTTCGGCCAAGCCTGTTTCTTTGCCACCACCCGGTGCGCGGATGCAGCGCTCCGAGTTGCCGACGCCGGCACCAACGACGTCTTACCCAGTCCAACAACCTACTGCACGACCAACGATGCTGCCTCCACAGCCATCGATGACGCAGTCCATGGACCCCACCAACGAGATCTTGACCAACCAACTGAGTGTGCTGACTGACATCAAGCGCATCTTGGAAGGCTTTGCGGGTCAGGTACCTCGCTCAGCAGCGACGCCGACGACCCCTGTTGTACCCAATGCGACACAGGGCACTCCGGCCGCTACTCCCACTGCACCTGCACAACCCCAATCGCCCATTGCGGCTCCTATGAACCGAACTCCTAGCAGTTCTTCGGTGAGCATGTCTCGCCGGCAAATGACGTAAGTCACGCACCCACCTGCCGCCAGCAATGGACGGCAGGTGGGTGTGCTTTAGCTGGTGAAAGCTGTCAAGACCACGTACAGGTACAAGCCGTTGCGCACGCTTTTGAGTGTGCGATCCGACAGGGAGTCTTTGTGGTGTTTGTAGACCGCCTTGATCAATTGCTCACCTTCGTTCTTGACACGGTGAACACTGACTTCGGTGCCTCGGGCATACAAGACGTTACCCACAATGGAGTTCATGATGTCCAGCACATTGGTCTTGCTGTGCAGGTAGACTTCATTGCGCTGCAAGTACTCCATGGCGTTGACCAAGATGTCCTTGAAATGCGCGTGAACGCGGTCGTGGGCCTTGCGGCTGGAGAACGCAAACTCAAACAGGTGGTCTAGGCATTCATGCATGTCCCGGTACGACAGGTTCGAGAGGATGTCGACCACTACGGTGATGTGGTCTTTCTTGATCATCACGGTCTTGTCCGACAGCATGGTGTCCACACGGCCGGTATAGCGCTGCACCGAATCGATGCGGTCTGCCAACTGCATGTTGCCTTCACCGTCCTTGACCGTGGCTTGCCGAGACTTGATCACTTCATCGCTTTCCAGCATTTCAGTGAACTCGCCGTAGATGTTCTTGATGGTGTCCTTGGTACGGCCAAACAAGTCGGTGATTGCATTGGGCAGCTCATCGTCACTGTCCATCTTGCGCAACAGCGTCAAGAACTTGCTGTCCAGGTATTCGTCGCTGCGGTACTGGCAGTATTCGTTCCAGTTCTTGAGCTTCTTGATGATGTACTTGTTGGACAAGCGCTCGGACATCGAGGTGGCTTTGTCTTCACTGATGGGGTAGATGAAGTACGTGCTACTGAGCAACACCAAGGTGCGGTAGTTGAAGTAGTTGAGCGCTTCGCGGGCATACGCCATCTGTTGCTTTTCATCCAAATCAGGATTGCTCAAAAAGCGGTGGGCGATGTAAAAGCACATCAGGTTGACGTCGTCACGGGCAATCTTGAAGTGCTTGGGGATCGAAGAGATCTTTTCGATCTCATCGCTGATGTCGTCAAACTCCAACCCAAACAGGTTGTTGTAGAAGATGTTCTTGTCGTACTGGGTGTACTTGATGAAGTAGCAACCGATGTTGCGTCCGCTGAACAGTTGCGCGCGTTCTTCGTTACCGCTGATGTATTCAATGTTGTTTTGCGTCAAACGACGAAACAGCTTGTCGTCAAACTTCACATTGGCAAAGTACGCATCCAACGCTTGTTTTACCTGCATGGTCGTTCCTTACGCTTATGCCAAGGTCTTTTGGACATACTTGACAAAACTGCCAACGGTGTAAAACGTCTTGATCCCTCGGTTTTGCAAGGTGGTCAAGAACCATTCTTCCTGCGCTGTCTTGAAACCATCGTTCAAGATCAACACGCACTTGGAGCTGCCCAAGCTGGCCAAGGCGTCCACTGGGCAGCGGTTGATCTCTTCGGTCGAGACCACCTTGGTAGCGCCATCTTGCTGGCCTTCTTTTTTCGCCTGCTCTTCGTCCAACACCCGTTCGGTGATGTCGATGTTGGGCATGGCTTTGTACAGGGCCTGGGCCACAATCTTGGAGATCGAGTCCGAGGCACTGATTTCGATCATCTGTGCCTTTTCTTCCGTCTTCTCAGCTTGTTGGGTAGCCGCTTGGTTGGTGTGGTCACCAGAAACTTGACCTTTGTCTTGGTCAGTGGGTTCGTACTTCTTCAATACAAAAGTCGGCATATTCGCTCTCCGCAGTCTTGGTTGATCACACGATCTTTTTCCCACTCAAATATCCTTACTATGAAGAACTAATTTCTAAGAAGAGGAACACTGTATGCCGCTGTACTATACCGGGGTGGGAAGCCGTGAGACACCACCTGAGATCTTGACCGTGATGACGCGGCTGGGTGTCTACCTGGCGCAGCGTGGACTGGTGTTGCGCTCGGGTGGTGCCGATGGTGCTGATGCGGCATTTGAGGAAGGTTGCGACAAAGTCAACCGCAAACTCAAGCAGATCTTCTTGCCCTGGAACAACTTCAACAAACGCACTGACCGTGAGTCTGGGGTGATTGTCAAAGTTGACCCCCATGTGGAAAAGCAGGCAGCCAAGATTGCTGAAGAGATTCACCCTGCTTGGAACACTGCCTTGACCCAAGGCGCCAAGAAGTTGCACACCCGCAATGTCTTCCAAGTCTTGGGTCCGACCATCAACGAGCCTTCCAACTTTTTGGTCGGTTATGCGACTTTGGACAAGAACGGCCAGCCCAAAGGCGGCACCCGTACCGCCATCAAACTGGCAGAGAAGTTCAACGTCCGCAACTACAACCTGTTCAAGCAAGAAGACTTGGACCGCGTGTTGAAGCTGCTGGAGGATTCCGGCATTTGAATTCCTGTGGAGCACATATATACTCCACGACAACAACCGTTTGTTTTTCTGTAACCCTAAAGGAGTCTCATCCATGGCCATGACTATTTACGCTTGCGGCGGCGCTGGTATCAACGTCGTCAAGCAAATCAAAGACCTGGACATCAACATCAACTACATCGACACCTCGGCCAGCAACCTGAAGGCGGTCAAGAGCGAGAACATCTACCTGGTCGAAGACATGGACGGCGCCGGCAAGAACCGCGTGGTGGCGTACGAAAACTTCAAGGGCAATGCTGCCGATGTGTTGGTGCGCTTCAAGCCCTCGGAACAGCTGAACATCGTGATCAGCTCGCTGACCGGCGGCTCTGGTGCCATCCTGGCATCCCTGATCACCAAGGAACTGGTGGACCAAGGCCACAACACCATCGTCATCGGACTGGACTCGGACGGCTCTTTGATCGAGCTGTCCAATTCGGTCAAGACCCTGAAGACCTACCGCGCCATCAGCAAGCAGATCAGCAAGCCGATTCCGCTGTACTACGTTAACCAAGCCACACGCTCCGACGCCGACCGCCAAGCCCTGGGTTTCATCACCCTGATGGCGCTGGTGATCGACAAGAAGCGCACGGCTGAGTTCGACAACTCCGATCTGAACTCGTTCCTGTACTTCGACAAGACCACGGTCAACGATCCCTCGGTGTCGGTGATCGAAGTCACCCCCAACGAAGAAATCGTGGCCGAAAAGAACACCTCGGTCGTGGGCACGATCTTTGTGACCACTTCCAAGGACACCACGATCAAGCCGGTCAAGCCCGAGTACCTGGCCACCTGTCTGGTGACCGACACCGAGTACCAAAACGAGGACTCGCGCATCAACGCCGTGCTGGGCAAACTGCCGCTGATCATCAGCTCCCTGGAAGCCGACATCAAGGAACTGGAAGACAGCAAGCGCATCAACCGTGTCAACGACGTCGAAGTCCTGGACTCCAACGCTGACGGCATCGTGATCTAAACGCATCGCGTGAGACAGACACCTGGACTTTGGTCCAGGTGTCTTTTTCTTTCCTTTACCAATTAGCAGTATGCCTCAAGCTCATCTCTCTACCTCGGATCTGATCATCACTCCAAAAGGAATGCTGATCAACAGCCAAATCTTGAAGCTGTGTGAAAAGATCAAAGTGTTGGGTTCGTCCAACATGTACGGTCTGGACTTGTACAGCCGCACCAACATGCACCACATGCTGGAGTTGATCAGCAACCGTCACATTCAAGAGTCTTGTAGTCATGACCTGTCCCAACAGCTGGAGCGGGTAAATCGTACCCTGTACAAAAAGCTCACAGCCTGTCGGTTCGCTTTCTTCGGGCCTGAAGATGACGTGGTCTGTTTCATCGTCTTTAAGGGTGCCAGCTTTGCTTCACTGCCGGGTGATGAACGCAGTGAAGATAGTCCGAACGATCCCTTTGTCACTTGGGTGACCAAGCGCTATGCCGCGGAACAAGCCCCGCAAGGTTGTGAAGCTACTCACACCTGGGTTCCGTATAAACCACTTGAAACTGCGGGTTGACACTATCTAGTTCAAAAACGTTTATGAGGGAGTTTCTCAAATGTCACAGACCACATTGCTAACCGATGAATTGCAATCCTTGATTGAGTCGACCAACTGCTTTACCGCAGCCAGTGGTGTGCGTGGGTCCCCACAAACCACCCACGCTACCAAAGTGAACCCACGGCTGTACGATGTGGTGATTGCTGTGGTCGCACTCAAGAATGGGGAGGTGTTTACAGGCAGCACTGTTTGCAGCAAAAATGCTGCTCGCAACTTTGATCTGGCAAGCCAGAAGGCCATCGACAAAGCTATGCGTAAGTTCCGTGAACACTACAGCAAACATCGTCAAGGCACCTTGATCTGATGACACCACCACACTCCCATTGGTGAGAGTGTGGTGGTTTTTCTTTTTGTCTCTGAATCAGGTTCGGTTACATATATACCCATTGAGTTCAGTAGTTGAAATCTTTGCGAAGTTGCAAAGGTGGCTCTGACCCAACAAGGAGTTTCAAGTGATCGTTGTCAAACCCAATCTGATCATCGCCCGCAACATGGTGATGACCCCTTCCAATTCTTGCCTGTCCAGCGAGAACGGACATATCAAAATTTCGGTGTCTGGAAACTTGGAAGTGTGCGCTGCATTTGACAAGCTGTGCAAACAAACCACTCAAGCTTTCAACGTGGACCCCATGACGGTTCAAGAAGCCAAGAAGGTCTACGACCAATACTACAAGCTGTGGGCTGAATTCCGTCGCAAGTACCGCCATGAAGTGTTTGTCATCGTCAAGGCTGGCGGTGTGGTCGTGGTGGTGGAAGTGGACAACCTCTACCTCAACAAGAAGTCCGTCAACACCGGAATACTGCAGTGGAGCTATGGCGCCCAACACGTTGCGCTGGCTAACTTGAATGACTGGGACCCAGTCAAAATACCACCATTTTGGTCACTGAACACTTGGGAAACAGTGTACAGCTTGGCATCTCCTTTGGAAGCTTAAACCTATGTTGCACCAATTCAATCACCCGCCTTTTTCTACGTTTGTTCTGATCTACCAGAACCACCTGATCGCGCCGGCCGTGGCGGCGACTGCCACCTACGAACTGGGTGACACGCAGATCTATCCGTTAGTTGATGGTATCATGCATGTCCCCTTACTACACACCCAGTTGGTCGAAAAGACAAACGCTGTTTCTTTGGCTGAAGTGTTACCAACACCAGTTACCCCAGAAGTAGGTGACTTGCTACACAAGTGGGCCAAACATCGTACATACTGCGCATCGCAGTTTGCTTCCTGGGTGGCAGTGTCTTCCAAGTCTAACACCCTGCGCCTGTACACACCCGCTGAAACCACCAATTTCATCCACCACCTTACCACCAATGGACTCAAGTTGATCAATGAGTACATTGAGGTTGAACTTCCAGCCAAGAACCAGCGCGGTGTGATGGTGGTAGCTCCGCACTATCTCCCGATCCCAGAAACCATGGTCAACATCTTGGAAGCTGACATTCTGTCTCCCAACCTGGTGGCCGAACGCGTGATTCCCAAGATCGCACCGTTGGCTGGGAAGTACGTAGCCATTGCACTGCCTGTTGCGCCAGACACGGACAATGATGTGATTTCAGCCGCCACGACGTGAGTCGCCAATTGTACTGAAATCCTCCTTTGACAGAGCGCGCCACGCTTTGTTGACGGTAGTTGATCAGAAGCTCCAAGGAAAGCTCCACCACCTGAGGCAACTCGGGTGGTGGCGTTTTTTCTTTTTGGGTATTTGGTTTATTTTCAATCGCACATATAACCTGTGAGATCAATTGTGGTTTCATGTAAAAGGAGTGTTACCATGCGCAAAGCTACCTCTACCAGTTCCAAAAAAATCGATGTCGATTCTGTAGCCAAACTCAAAGAAAGTTTGCTGGCGGCCAAGGAAAAGGCCAAAACAACCAAGCCGTCTTTCAAGGTAGTCAAAGACCTGCAGGATAAGTTGTTTGTCGCAGCTCGCACAAAAACACTGACCAGCAGTGTTCAATCGGAATTGATTTTACTACTGGCAGAAGTGGCCGTGATGCGCTACTACCCTTTGTTCAAAAAAGCTAAAAGTCCAGAAGAAGTAGTGATGAAGTATGAAAAAATACATGAAATTTCGATGCAAATCGAAATGAACCTCATGTTGCACTTGTGACGCATAGCTCAATCTTTCCAACAAAACATCACTGTAGGCGTTAACGCCTACAGTGACTCAAAGGAGTATCAAACGTGTTCACTTTCGTATCCGGCAATCAAACCCACGCAGCCAGCTCTGCCCGTCTGTTGATCAATCTTGCCATTTTGACAGAAAACCAACAAAAGAGCGGCAAGAACATTTCGATGTTGCAGCTGGTCAAGGACCCGTTGTTTGCGTTGCCAGCCAAGGGCAACTACCGCATGACGATCGACAACTTCAAAGACAATGGTCCTGAAGACCGTCCTTGTGTATTTGACGGCAACTCCTCGCATGTGGACTGGGTCCAAACCCTGCGCTATCAAAGCCTGATCTTGATGGGGTTGAAGCACATCAAAGAACCTACTCCACAAACCGTCGCCGCCTGATTGCCACTTCTGTTGAGACTGACATGAATTTCCTGTTTGGACACTATGCCGGTAGCCGCAATGCCACAACCAAGGCCATTGCCACGTTGCAAGAAATTGAAGCGATGTTCCGCGCCCATACACCGCGATCGGTGATTGGGCCGCAGAACCTGAGTAGCTTGGTGCGTTGGCGCCAAAAGCTCGATCGTGGTCTGCCGCAAGGTGACTATCGCTTTACCATCCGCAATGCGTCCGATCTGTCCAAGGTGTACATTTACAACGGTCAGTTCTCCAAAGTCAATTGGGGAGCTTCGCTCAGTGCGTGCCGCTTGGTGTTTGAAGAGTTGGTAGAAGTCTCTCCTACCAGCCTTTACTTACCAAGCAAAAAGAAACCCAAGCAGCACTCTGTTGCTGCGTAACCACAGTCCATATGTCTACTTTCTTGACACGTCCATTTCCACCCTTTTATCTACAAGGGTGGTCTGCCCGTAAGCTGCTGCAAGTTGAGTTGAACGTCGGTCGTATTTTCCGACCCATCCATGGGACTCGTGCCAGCCGACTCCACACCTACCAAGACCAAGCTATCCAATGGCTTGAAGCCGGCGGGGTTATCCCTGGCGACATAGTGATGCATGCCACCATGACTCAAAATGCCAAATCCAAAATCAACCATGCGTGAAGATCGCCGCCCGACCCATCGGCACACAGCCCAAGGTCCGGTGGAGATTCCTTACATTGCACTGTCCTTGATTCGTACATTGACTGTTGAAGAACGTGCCATTGTGCGAAAAACAGTCAGCATAGCGCAAGCTGATTTCCATCGGCCTTTGTCGTTCGATGAACCTTTCGAGGTCCACTACACCAACGGCATGGACATCTTGGGTGCGTACGTTTACCACACCCATGCACGCCCCATCATCTTGCTTGACCCCGCGTTGATCAAGACCAATGCCGCCACCAACAACCTCAACTTTGCAAACGAAGTAGCGATCACTTTGGCACATGAAATTGCTCATGCGTACCAAGATCGCATTGGGGTGTTGGATGAAACCGAAGACGTTGAAGCAGCCGCTGAAACCTTTGCCAAAATCTGGCTCGACCGTGGTGAGGTGTGTGTCGATATCCTGACACCGCGTCCCATCGACTTCTTTTCCAAACCTCCTTTCTGAAAGCGACCACCATGTCTGCATATTCCAATTTCCTCGTCAACTGCCCCCAAGACCAAAGCGTGGCGATCCATGCTGCTGGTGTTCTGGAAGCCCTGGCAGAAGCTTTTGAAACCTTCCGTGACAAACCCCAGCTGGACGCTGTCAAAGACGTCCACACGGCGCTGCTGAACTGGGAAGAGCTGCAAGAAGGCTATGACCCATCCACCGGCACCGACATCACAATCACGGTCACCACGGAAGAGCAGTCCTGGTTCCTGGACTTGGCCACATCGGAATGGATCCTGGATCTGCGCATGTCGATCTTCCACGGCCGGCTGATCTTCATGCTCAACACAGACTCGCAAAATGGCGAAGCAGGTTAAACCAGCTACAGCGGGATTGCAGGCAGAGTGGGTTGCCATTCACAAAAACTACAACCGCACAGAGATCGCAATGGACCGTATTTCTAGCATGTTTGACCCAAGCGTTCATGCATGCTGTCCAACGTGTGCCTTTCCGCAGTTCCAGCAACTACTCACCCGCAATCAAAACCGCGAAATACGCATTCGTCAAATTGCACCAAGAATTTCTCAAAAGGAAATTGATAATGTCAAAGTCTGAATATTCGTCACTAGCGGGTGCTCCGTCCGGCGGCTACATGCTTGGTGTTGAGTCAAAAGTACCGGACCAGATCAAGAATCTGACTCTGGCTGAGTTTGTGAAACGCAATATTGGATTGCGTGCACAGGCCAAAGCTAAACTGTCGGCATCTAAAGTAACCCGACAGCTTGGGACGGATACAAACAAAAACTAAGTGTGACAGACACCCTAGGTATTTCCTAGGGTGTCTGTTAGTGCTTTTTTCTTTTTGTGAAAAATGCAGTGTCGCTCTGTCCTACCATCAACTACCACACTGCCATGAAACAATTGACCGTTGCATATCTGAGCATGGACCAAATCAACAACCACGAACTGTTGTTGCCATCCATCGAGATCACCACACATATCCTCCAAGACCCGATCCAGGTGGTCGTCCACCGTGATCCGATCTGTCAGATGACTGGTAGCAAGGTGTTGACCAACTACGACTTTGTGGTTAGCACACAACCTCAACACCATCTTATACGCAACGTGGTGTTAGAGCGCTACTGCAAACTGACGCAGGCCGCACGTATGAACGAGGCAGTCCGCGCTGCTGGTCGTTTCCCGAACTTCGTCCCGATCAGCTGCTGGGACAATCGTTTCTCGACGCACAATGACGCAGAGTCCTTCCGTATCGACAAGGTGGTCATCAAGGCGCTGCATGGTGCCCGTGGGATTTGCCAGTTGCTGGTGAGTGATGTCGCCAAAATCAACAAAGCCACTTTGTTGCTCGACTTTCAAAAGGTCTTGAACGCATTCAACGCTCTGCCAAACATCGCCAACAACGCCGAAGAATACAACGAAGCTTTCCGCCAACACCTCAAAGCCAATTTTCCTTACAACGCTCTGTGGTCCGGTTTGGAGCAAGTCGACTTCGTCAATGCAGACACCTTGATGCGTTCAGGGGAATACTTCATGCAGGAGTACCGCCAGAACATCTTGAAGGAGTACCGCGTCTTGGTGGGTATGGACAAAGAGTTGTACTGCTTTGAGCGGGGTCTGCGAACAGACCGTCCATTTGCACAGGCCACCGGCACCAACGCATCCATTTATACCAAGAGCATCCCGGCGCTGTCGGAGAAATCCGAACAAGAGCTGGTGGACTTCCTCACAACGGTGATCCCGGGCATGAACTCGGTCGACTTGGTTTTGTTTGAGACCCCTGCCGGTATCCAGTACGGTGTCTTTGAGTACTGCAACCAGTTTGGTATGGATGTGGACGATCCTGCCATCTTCAAGAAGCTGCACAGCGACTTCATCTTGCACTACGCAAAGATCTACCGTCCTGATCTGTTCGTGTAACGACAAAAGCATAGAGCTACCTAAGGGTTTCCCCCTAGGTAGCTCTATGCTGCGTCAATCACCTTCTGCAGTTTTTCTTTGAAGGCTTTAGCACTGTCGTAGGAGAAGAACTCATCGATCCGGTTGTCTCGCAACGTGCGCTCACACAACCGTTTCCAGTCGTTGAGGTGTTGGCGACTCAGACCTTTGTTCTTGGCAATGTCGATCAAGAAACACATGTGGTCGATGCGGGTAGACAGCAGTGCCACACGAGACTGGCGCGTTGCACCAAACTCCGGCAACACCAACAAGTTGGCAGCGTCGTCATGGAACACCAGTTTGATGTGTCGCAGCATGGCAACAAAGTCCAAAGACTTCGATTGCAACATATCGATCGTGTCATCCACATAACGGTCAACTTGCGTGGATGGCTCGAAGATTTTGAAGCGATGTTTCTTGGTGGGTTCCACCACTGCACGGCCATAGAAACGATCCATCACCTTGTTGAGCAAGGTGTGGTCAATCACCGTGTCCATACAGGTGTTCAAGACGTACTTGATCACAAAGTGGTTCTTGGTCAGCTGCACGTCTGCACCCACTTGCATGCGGATGAATTCGCGCCATTTAACGGCCAGCTTAGGGATGTCTACGTACAGGCTAGACAGACCACCCAGATTGCCGTCATCGCTTCCCAGAGGCAGTAGAAAGCGATTGTCGTTACGGTGGTGTTGTAGTGCAAAGATACACGGTGCACTTTTCCAATTGCTGACGAACTCACTGACGTTGAAGTTCTCATACCCAGCAAACAAAATCTCTTCCCCATCATTGCCGAAGAAGTAAGGAGGGTGCAACACCCCTTCTTCCAGGTCGCTGGTGAAACGAAAGTGTTTGGCCAGATACACAAGCTTGCTGTCCACATACTCCAAGTAGCGATGGGTGTCCAGGCTCAAGTGGGGTGGAAGGTGCTCGATAATCCGGCTGATGATGTTGGTGTTTTTGACCGAGAAGTTACGGCTGTGGTAATACTCGTAGATAGCGTCTCGGTTGAAGATGTACAGGCGACGGATATAGTCGATATCGCGTTGCTGGCTGACCCCTGCGCGAGGAGTTCTTTGAATGTAACCGTTATCAAACAGGTCTAAATAAATCATTGTGCAAGCCTCTGCAGTTGACCAAACCATGCTGGCTCAAGCTGCGTGCATTTGAAATTCGATAAACCACATATATACCTTGTGCACTTACCGCACAAATGAGTTTCAGATTTGCCCTTAGGAGTATTTGATGTCCAACCAGTTTCCCATTCACCGTCCTGTCAACGTGATGCAAAACATCATCATGGAGTTCTTGGACGGCGCGCCGTTTACCGAGCAGCTGTGTGACAAGGTCGTTGCAACGTACTGCACCGACTTCACCGGTGCCAGCTACAAGCGCAACCTGGAATTCGTCAAGTCCGTCATCGACCGCGCCAATCGCTATCGTGTCGGCAATAACATCTACGCCGTGGAAACGGAGTTTGAGTTCAACGACTTGGAGATTGCGCTGGTGGTCCGCCTGCTCAATCTGTGTTACCATGGTGAGCGCATCCTCACCCTCAACAACTCCATCATCTATATCCCCAAGGAGCTGCACAACTACACAGAAGAAGAAATCCGTATCCACGTCTTCAAGTCCGTCCAAAACAAGAAGCCTGGCCGCCTGCGCCAGTTCTTCGGTCGTCTCAAGTCCAAGGTCCAAAGCAAGCGCCGTCACAAACTCGTGACTGTCGGCATGCACATGGCCTCGGCTTGATTCGTTAGTTTCCTGCGTAAAAATACCACTCGTATACCATTAGGTGATAGAGTACTACAGCCCGCAAGGTCTGTAGCCTCTGCCCACGGTTTATCTTTCCCTTACCACCCCAACCTTCAAGGAGCTTCAAATGGGTGTCAATCAACAAGCTTTCGCTACTTCCGCAACTGCCGCTGCCGCTGCTCAAACTGCCCAGTCTGCTGGCCGTCCCTCCAGCTTCACGCCTGGTCAGATGGGTCTGATGTCGCCCGTCGGTTCGGTGGGCTCCGGCGGTGAAATGTACGAGAAGCTGTACGCTGCTCTGCAAAACAACGTGAAGATGCTGACCGAAGAGCGCAAGAGCGACTCCAGCTACTTCGTGGTCAAGCTGCTGAAGCAGACCGCCGGTCTGAACTACAGCAACATCATCCTGGTGGAAAAGCAAGAAGACTGCGTGGCCGCTCACGTGCTGATCGTCGAATCCACCGGCATGTACCCCGATGTGCGCATCGAGACCGCTGGCAACGTCCGCTACGAAATCGTCCGCACTCCTGCTGACGCGCTGGACGAAAAGCTGGTGGAACAAGCGCAGATCGCCGTGGGCCAGGCGCTGAAGATGAACCCTGCGGAAGTCGTCATCGTCGACGGCACGCTGGTGCCTTCCGAATTCGCCGTCAGCGACGAACACCAAGTCAGCGCCCTGGTCATCAACACCTTCAACGCCACGTTCACCGAAATCCAAACCCGCGTGCACGACTACAAGGGCCAGAACGTCCAGGAACTGATCGCCAACAACCGCAACGGCAAGTTCCAGATCGGCGTGGCCTACAACGAGAACGATCTGATCTTCACGGACCAGACCGGCATGCCTGTTCGCCAGGACATCTGCATCTCGCTGTCCTACAAGCTGGGCAACTCCCAGAACGGCTGGTCGGTGCACCAAGGTGAAAACACGGTGGAAGTGGCCAAGACCTACGGCTACATCGACTTCGAGTACGTCGGCCCTCAGCTGGTGAACAACCAGCCTACCAGCCAGTGCTTCGTGCCCAACTTCATCATCACGCACATCGAAAGCCCCTTCGCTCCCACCCCTGACCTGGTGATGCGCGCAGTGCTGTCGGTGTTCGCGCTGAACGAAGGCATGAACTGGCTGCCGGCATTCCGTGCTGCGATGACCAAGAAGGGCGAAATCGACCTGGCAGACATCGGCGCGCTGAACATCGAAGGCAACATCGAAGCCAACCCCGTGGGCTACGGCAAGAAGTACGACACCAAGTCCAAGAGCTTCAACAACATGGAGCTGACCCAGTTCGTGCAACGCCTGGTCTACCCTGGCAAGCTGGCTGTGTCGATGGACCTGCCCAAGGCCGGCCCCGAGACCTGGTACACCTCGCTGTTCCACGCGATCCAGTTCGAGCAAAATCCTGCCATCCGTCAGGGTGCCATGGACCGCCTGAACCGCTTCCTGATCCACTCGACCGGCAACGTGTTCCAGCCTGCCAACCTGCCCGTGTTCATCAACACCACCAACAAGATCCACGGCGGCTTCTACCGTGACCCTGTCACCAAGACCTACCGTGATCTGCGTTGTGTGACCAACTACCTGGCCGTGGCCAACCACGTGGCTGACACCAACCAGCCACCTGCCAAGATCAGCCAGTACACCAACACGCTGTACAGCCACGCTCTGCCGGCTGAACTGCGCGCTGCTGTGCGCCGCGACCAGTACGTGACGGAGATGACCAACAACAGCGCTGTGATCAAGCGCTACTACGACCGCGTGACCTTCTCGCGTGACTACCTGCAGAACTACCTGAATGCGATGCAGTCCATCGGCTACGCTCCGATGTTCGCCAACATGGTGAACAACGAAGTGTTCGTCACCCGCGCCACCGGCGACTTCGCCAACGCGCTGTTCGGCCAAGACGCTCGTCTGATGGGCACCGCTCCCACGCAGTACGGCAACTACGGCCAGTTCAGCGCCTACCACCGCACCTACTAATTCTGCTTGCAGGGTTAGTTAAGCCGTGAGAAGAAACCGCCTGTCCTTAACGGGATGGGCGGTTTCTTTTTTATCGTTCCAAGGAGTTTCAAGATGAAAGAATCGTTCTTTGCCAAAAAGCACGAAATTGCTAAGCTCAGTGGGGATTTGTTGTACGCCGTCGCTGCGCATGCCCTGGGTTTGAATGCCCGTGTGACCCGAATCATCCGAACCAAAGAAGGCTTTGAGCCTGTGGAGGAGCTCAAAGTCTCTGTCCAAATGGGACCAGAGCAAGAGTACCTGCCAGTTGACCACAAAGCCCTGGAACAATTGGTCTGGAACGAATTGAAAGATCTGGTGCGCTCCTTCGTTCAAGACTTAAAACCTCCATTTTTGGGCACCAACAAAAGCGAGAGCATTGAGATCTGTACCGGCAACGTTTCCATCAAAGTGCTGGGTGTCGATCAACACGAAGCGCGGATGCGCGCTTTCGCTATCTTTAAGTTGGGAATGTGGTATGCATTCCCTAGTCACACCAACCCCACCACACCCTGACATGAACACCGCTGTAAAACCTGAAATTACTGCAAACTTCGGTCTGTCCGAAGAGCAGATGAAGCTGATCCTCTCCAAGTGCATGAAGCCCGAAGAGATTGCCGGCACCCCTGAACAGATCCAAGATCGGGTCCGTGAGCTGTTGCATTGGTTTGTACGGTTGGCCGAAGGCAAAGCCAATAAAATCTGGACTTTCCAGCACGCCATGGAGCTGGCCTACTACATCGCCTCCAATGCAGTCAACCAACATCTGGACTTGAGTGCCGTGCGTTGCAATGCCTACTCTGAAGGCATTGTGGCTTCAGAAAAAGATCGCCAGATCCTGAAGAACCACACAGACATCCCATTTGAGCCACCACTCAAACCCGAAGACTACGCTGGTCGCTTAGACCGCCTGGAGCGAGGGCTGGCACAAATGCGTCAGTTGTTGGTCGAAAAGACAAAGGCTTAATTCCTTGCGCAAGACCACCTATCTTAACCAGATAGGTGGTATCTTGTGTCCACCCCTATCATCTTCCCCTTTTTATTTTGAGTGTCACCATGTCTGAGCAACTCGCGGCTGCGATCTTGTACGGTTTGATTGTTGTGTTCAGCGTCGCCAACGCTGTGGTAGCTACGATCATTCGGGGAGGCATGATAGGATAAAGACGATCTACACCTACCTGTCGGCTGTGCCAGACAGGTAGGTGTAGATTTCACACATCTGAACAAGATGTGGCAACATATATAAAAGACGAACCCAGTTGTGTATACGATATCGTTTCACAACTACTTGTCAACCCAAAGGAGTTTAAGCTGTGCGAGATGTGGTAGAATAACGAAAAATCCCCTATATGGAAGTTTCAATTTAATTGCTATCAGTTGGGCTAAGATCCGACCGAACCAATAGTTGCAGAGGGATAGGGGTCTGTCCCCAAAAGGAGCATCATGCATACCGTGCTAGTACTGAAGAGCTTCGATGAATTGTTTCATCGCCTGATGTCGGAAAAGTTCTTGATCAATGAGATCGACATCTTCAACACCCAGAACAAGGAGATGCTCGACAACTTCATCATGAAGAATTACTCGGAAGACAACCTGACGTTGCTTCCGCAGTGCCAGATGGGTCACTTACCCGGTCACCTCAAGGGAAGCTACTACCTGGGTGACGTATGTCCACTGTGTAAGACCACAGTGACCAGCAGCATCGATGATGCGATCTCGTTCTTGCTGTGGCTCAAGCAGCCGCAAAAAGTCGAGCGCTTCATCTCGCCCATCGTGATGGCGTTCTTGTTGCGTCGCTACCGTATCACCAAACCCCAGGTGTCTTTGGTGGAGTACATCATGCTCCCCAACATGAAGATCGACAAGAAGCAACAACGCCAGAACCAGGACAAGCTGGACAAGCTGGACTACCTGCTGTCGCGCAACAACATCGCCAAAGGCTACAACTCGTTTGTGCAGAACTTCTTCAAGATCATCGAGATCTTAGAGGCCGAGTTTGTCAAACACCCTCGCAGTAAGGACCCTTTGGAGTTCTTGAACTTCTTGCTCAAGAACCGCAACGAGATCTTCTCGTCGTACCTGCCATTTCCAAACAAGATGATCTTCACTATGGAGAGCAACGAGTTGGGTCGGTACTTCGACAAGTCCTTGGTGTCTCCGATCAACGTGATCCGTCGCTTGACCGGCATTGACATTCGCACGCTGCCAGCTTCTATGAAGCAAGCTCGTGTGGCACGGTCACTGATCGATATGGCGTACTTCTACGAAGACTACCTGTCGACCAAGATCTTCTCCAAGCCCGGTCTGATTCGCCAGCACGTGACCAGCGAGCGCACGCACTTCACTGCTCGCGCAGTGATTGTGAGTATTGCTGGACCCCATGCGCACGATGAAGTCCATATCAACTGGTCGGGTGCCTGTACGCTGCTGCGTCCATACATCTTGAACCGGCTGTACAAGCGTGGTTATAGTTACAAGAACGCTGTCAACTTCCTGTTGTACCACAACCGGATTTACTCACCCATCCTCGATGAGATCTTCCAAGAAATCATTGCCGCCAGCCCTGGCGGACTGAAGGCGTTCTTCAACCGCAACCCTTCCCTGCACCGCGGCTCTATCCAGACCGTGCGGATCACCAAGGTCAAACCTGACCCTCTGGACCCCACGTTCTCGATGTCTGACCGCATCGGTCCGGCTTTCAACAGCGACCACGACGGCGACGAGATGAACCTGTATTTGCTGACCACGCAAAAACTGTATCGCACTGCCAAGTACCTGGAGCCGTACAACAACATCTTGGGGTTGTCTGGACCTGACGAGTTCAGCAACAACATCAAGTTCCCCAAGACCATTGTCTCGACCCTTGCCAACTGGGCCAACGCGTAGTAGGTAACAGGCCGATGCACACCCACTCCTTACTGCAATGGGTAAGGAGTGGGTTACATATATACTCGCTGAGTACACAAAAGGAGTTTCACTTGTCAGTTTATCCGGTTATCCGTATCAAAGGTTCCGCCAAAGCCATTGAAACGCTGTTCCTCAATGAAAAAACGATGGAGCTGATCATGTTTCGATCGTTGTTTAAACATGATGAACCGACCCCAATCAACCCACCCAATCACCAGGAGCCAGCCCTTGCCGAGTTCCTTTAAGGAGTCTTATGGCCAGTATTGTTAGAACGTCCACCGCTGGTGCGGACTATGCGTTATACGGCGACAAATCCCATATGGTTGCCAGCTACATCCAACAGCAGCTGCAAGCGATGCCGGTGTACGCATCACCGTACCACGACCGGATTCAGCAGTCGATGCAGTCCAGCTACAACTACCTGACCGACATGGCAGTCAAGCACGAAATCGTGCAGTCGCTGCGTGGTGCTGGTGTCGAGCTGGGCGAGAACTTCATCATGGAGTTGCGCACCTTCGAGGAGTTGCAAAACGCCAACCTCACCATGCAGCGTTGGGTGATGGCAGATCCGTTCACCCGCGAGCTGTACCTGAAGCAAAACATCGACGGCTACAGCGACACCTATCTCAACACGTCGGATAAGTACGTGGGTCCCAAAGACTACCACTACCAACTGGCGATGAGTGGTGTACCTGTGGAAGTGGGTGATGGCAAAACCATCACGTACTTCTACCACGCCGAGGAAGATCTGCGTGAAGGTGACCGCAAACTGTCCCATCACGACAAGATCGCTATCCAGCGCACTTGGGCAAATGCTCGTCACATTGCGCAGGAGATGGGGTTTGACTTTACCTGCAAGTCCGAAACCCCGACGAAGATCAATTTCGAGTAACACGACAGACAGTAGCTTGCGCTGCTGTCTGTTTTTTTCAACACAAAAGAGTTTCAATATGACAGAGTACCTGAACACCAACCACATGGCGACTTTTTTGCACAACCGTCTGGTGACCCTGACAGCCTCGAACAAAAACCCCAAAACCATACAGGCATTTTCCGCCTTGATCGGGTTGGTAGCGATTCCGCACAAAAAACAGGAGAAGATCAAAACAGGTCGGTTGGATGTCGATCAACCACATTCCGACTTTGTGGCGATCATGGTGTTTGGTGAAGATGCCACTGTCTGTGATCCCGACATCAACAAGCCAGAGTTTGTTGTGATGTTTGTGGAAAGCAGCCGCATGCTGGAAATGCTGCTGTTGCGTGATCCTGAGGATCGGCCTGAGTTTCTGAATTTTGGACAAGACGTGCCGTTTGCGCCGGCAAGTCGCAGCTTGATGATGTTTCGCACAACTTCGCTGCAAGGCATCACCAATTACATCGTTGCGCCATCCATCCCAATGACCTTGACCGAGGTGGTGGTTGCTGGGTTGGTGAATGCTGAATTCGTAGAAAAGGAAGACTGACATGTCTGCTTACGTGACTTCGGTGCAACAGCGCGCCAATTCCAACCAAACGGCGTTGGCTGTTCAGTACAAAGAGATCTCTCGCCGACCTGGTAAGTTTGCTCCTATCGTTGAGCGCAATACTGACCAGCTGGCCTCGATGTTTGGTAAGGTCATTACCCACGAGCTGACTTTGCCGAACGGGACCAAGGAAGGTCGTCCGGTTTTCATGGTTCGCCACAAAGGCCGTAAGCTGACCATGGAGCTGGGCGACTGGTTGGTGGTTGAGAACGAAGAGTTCAAGGTCCTCAAGCCTGAAGAATTCGGTGTCATGTACCAGCACCTTGTATAAAGGAGTTTCAGCATGAGTCTGATCAAACCAGCGTACACCCAGATCACCCGGGAACGGGCGATCCAGATGTTCGGCATCAAAATGGTAAGTACCCTGGAGCGCACGCGCAAGATGGTCTACCCCATGGAAGGTGAGTTGATCTACGGCCACACATCCAGCATGAAAAGCATGGCTGTGGCTGAAAAGAAGTACCGCCCACCGTTTTCTGCGGTGTGGTGGGACCCCTACAACTACATCGACCACAACTCGATGTTGGCCATTGCCAAAGAGCTGAACCAGGAGATCGACCACCACAGCCAAACGGTGACCGTACATAATCCGGTTACACGGTCCTTTGTGACCCGGCGCTGGGGTACGGTCGGCAGCTTGATGAACACCCGCAATCAAGCGTTGTGTTACGCCACCGTGGATGCAGCCATGGCCGAGATTGTCCAAGAAGAAAGCCATGTCAAGTGACAACAAAATCAAACTTTCTTCTCTGTAGAAAGGAAAACGATGAAGTACATCTGGCAGCGTCGTGGTGGCTATGAGGTCAGCTCCAAAGGCGACAAACGTTTCAGCGCCCTCAATGCCGTCTTGCCAGACGGCAGAACGATTGAGCAGGTTTACCAGTGTGACATCAAAGGCTACCAGCCCGGCGGTGTTGACTGGCGCCTTGGCAAAGGCAAACCTCCTCTGAATCCCGCTACAGATCTGTGGGCGGAATACCTCAAGCTCTGGCGAGTTTGGGCATCCGTCAACCTGAGCCTGATGGAAGAGCTGCGCGATGCAGCCAAACGCCATCACGGCATCCTCAGTGACTGCTTTGCATCCACCCCAGTAAACCAAGCGCACGCGCTGGCTACCATTCTCAACGAAACCAAGTCCATTTTCGAGTAAGCAATATGAATACCACGAACACCCCCAACATCGAGACAATCAAGCAAGCTGTCTTGAAGGCTGACGAAAACTGCGTCTACGACATCTACTACTACTGCAATTCAACGGGGGTCAAACACGCCGTTGGGATGCTGGGTGCTTTTGTTCGGCCGCGTATTGCGATCAACAGCATCACCATGCGGATGAACAATCCTGACTGGGCAAACATGGTGTCTCTTTCTGCTTGTGACCGCCGTGACGGTGAACAACGCATGGTGACCATCACCACCATGGACCAACTGAAAAAGATCCAGGAAAACCCGTTGGTTGGTTTGAACGAGATCACAAGCGTGGTGCCGGAAACGATGACGTTTTTGGTACCATCGACAAACAAGGGTGTTGGGATGTGGACCTACGGTCACAACAACGTAATTCTGGTGTCCAAACAGTCAAATTCAATTGTGGACGCTATGGGGCGTATTTTGTTCGATTTTGACATTAATACAGATCCAACGTTGCTGTCGCAATTGAACCAACCAAGCTTTCAAGCATAACACACACCACAGAGTAGCATTATGATGCGCATTACTGAAAACGACAAAAAGTTCGGTCCGTTCATTTATGGACGAGGTTCTACGAACTCCTGGGGCATCTTCTTCAACACCAGCCAGTATGAAGAAGATGGCGACCGTCACACCAACCATCTGTGGATCAACCTGTTTGGCTGGATCGTCGTCTGGATTTTGCCGTTCTGGATACACCCCCATCGCACCAAGATCTTCCCCAAAAGCTGGGACGAAGCCACGATCAAGCGTCTGGGTCGTAACTGGTACTGGCAATGCGACAACCGTCGTTGGGGCTTTTCCATACACGACAACTATTTCCAGTTGTTCTACGGCCGACAAAGCGACGACAGCACACTGGAAAAACGCAAGAGTTGGCACTTCCCGTGGAGCGAATGGACCATTGTGCGCCATGATCTGTTTCACGGTGACGGTACTCACCACTTCACTGAGAATTTTGTCAAGGGACGCAGTGTCGTGGATTGGAAAGAGATGTCGGAGATCAAAAATAAGATCGTCAAGCAGACTGTCGATATCATGGACTACGATGGTACTCGCTTGGTGGCCATGCTCCACATTGAAGAGCTTGAATGGGTGCGGGGTGTGCGAAGCTTTGCCTGGCTGAAATACATCTTCAAACCCATGATCCGCCGCAGTCTGCGGATTGAGTTTTCCGAAGAAGTCGGTAACCGAAAAGGTTCTTGGAAAGGCGGTCTGATGGGAACATCGATCGACATGCTGCCTGGTGAAGACAGTTTCCAAGCCTTCCGCCGCTATTGCGACACCCAGTCGGTCAGCCGTGACCGCAACCACAAGCTGACCATCATTGGCTTTAACCGTATTGATCTGACGTACAAGGAAATCACATGCCCGTCGAAATGAACGAACAGCAACTGAAGGTCGTAGAAATGACCCACGTCGAAGTGCCTAGATCAGTTGTGACCGATCTGGTGCGCAAGGCCTATGACCTGTCAAAACCCGTTGGGATGGGGATGATCCATTTCCAACCTGGCCCTATCCCAGAACCTATCGTGAGTGACCTCATCTCCGCCATGAACAAGACCGGCTACCTGTCCATGGACTACACCTTGGGTCGCCAGGTCAAGTTCACTATCCGCAAGATCGGCAACCGCTACTTCGTGCGCAAGACCTGGCAAGACCACACGAAGGAAGATCTGACCACGCTGCTGGCTTCGGTCGGTGTCCAACTCCCCTAAGGAACCCCATGACCAATACCGCAGACAACCACCCCATCGACACCTCCGTGTTCAAAGATGCCGATCTTGACACCCTGGCGGAGTTGTACCCCAACATGCTGAACCCGGTGGCCATGGCGTTGAAAAATGCGTTGTGGAGTCCTAAACTGTTGGACCCCAATAAACTGCAAGAGCTGCAGTTTTGTGTGCGTGACACCATCTTGATCAAGATGGTGCGTGCCAAAGAACAGCTGGATGAGTTGTTTCAAAAGGCTGGTTTCTCGAACCAAGTAATCGTGGTGCCTCCAGTAGGTAACGCCAGCTCGATCAACAACTTGGAAACTTTCCAACTGGGCTTCAAGCATCCCCAGGAAGTGGTTTTCAACATCGGTATTTGTGATTCGTGCTTTACTGAACCCAATCACGATACAGAAATCTGGGAACCGTGCCAGCCACCTGAAGGTTTCCCACTGAACCTCAAGTCGGCCGAGTTGTACCGCAATCGTTACAACCACAACACGTTCTTTATTCAAACCGTCCACATTGGTGTGGCGACCGATATCATCTTGCAGTTGATGATGTATGACCTGGACAACTGCAACATCACCTACAAACCCAAAGGAGCATAAGCATGGCACTGAACAAATCTGAACTGGATGAACTGAACATCCTGCTCAAGGACAAGAAGATCGACATTCCAGATTTCCGCCGCAACGTCGGCTCTGGTGGTCAAAATGGCGATTGGATCAAAAAGAAGATCGCCATCAAAAACCCCAACCTCCCCAAGCGCGTGACAGAACTGGTCGCCAAGATCTAAGTCACCGTCTTTCCAATTTCCAATACCTTCCAAACACTATGACTATCCCTAAACCCGTCAAGTCCCAAATTGAAATCAACATACCAGCATCGCTGGGCAACTTCGTGGCCATTGGTGCTGGTGCAAACAACAAGACCGCCCAGCTGGCGATGGTGAACTTGTTCGGCTTGCATCGCCTGGCAGGCAAAGTCGTCACCCATCTGATCACAGATCCCACGGACTTGTACTGGGACAATGATGTCGTGACGATGTGGTGGTATGAAGACCATCCCGACCATCCGCTGAACGTTGGCAACGAAGACATCCGTCCAACTGCCGCGATCGAGGTGATGACCGACGAGGCATTTCAGGAGTTCTTGAAAGTACCAGGGTTTGCAGATCGCCTTAACCTGCTGGTTGGTGATAATTCCAAGTTCATTGCAAACGGTGAGTTGGACGGCTGGCGTTACTTTGTGGCAAAGTGGAAAAATGCCCCAGATACCTACATGCATGTGGCGCCTGAAGGCGTTTGCTTGTATGAAGCTGTGGCGCAAGCTTTCGCCAAGGTAATCATCAAGTAACTCCACCTTTCCTGATAGCCTGCACATGTAGGCTATCTTCCACCCCCAACTACAAATATCAAAATGTCCGCTTTCCCTTCTGACGCTTTCGGTCTGTCCATTGGTTTGGACCATTTCTTTCACCCCAGCTTGTTCGACAAAGAACGTCTGCGCGACACCGAAATCCACTACAACGCAGCGGTGCGTGAATCGGTGGCAGCCAAAGACACTTTGATCGAGCTGGCCACAGCGCTGGGTGTCACTCTCCGTGATGTGCAAGCGTCCAATTTCGATGTACCTGGCTTCACCTATGAAGGTACTGGCAACGCTGCGGTCCGTCTGGTGCTCCATCTACCTGAACACCTCAAGTGTGCGTTCACCGTCATCTCTTCGACGTGGTCCAACGAAACTCCAGATCCGAGCATCTGGAAGGAATGTGTGGCAGTGGATGCAGGACTTCCGGCCATGCTCTCCAAGATCTACGTCCGTCACAACGACCCTGAGGAATTCCTGATCCCCATTGCGTATGGTCGCCGCATGTCTCTTGGCGCCATGAGTTTCTTCTTGAACTGACCCCTTTCAACAAACGAGTTTCATATGACTGAAAAGATCCTGATTGCGTACCACGCCAGTTGCAACGATGGCCAAATGGCTGCCTTTGTGGCGTGGAAGCATTTCGACCGTACACCCACTACGGTGGCGGTCAACTACGACACACACAAGTTGGCGTTCTCCGACCTGATGCTGAAGCTGACTGAAGGTCTGGTCTGTGGTGAAGACCTGCGAGACTACACCTTGATGATTGTGGATTTCAGCTTCAAGCCCGACACCCTGCTGCAGCTGGCCGGCGTCTTTGGCGAAGTCATCATGCTGGACCACCACGTCAGCGCCATGGAAGACTTGGCTCAAAGCAACTGGCGCACCATCATGGTGTCCAAGGGCGCGTGCCAAAAGGAAGACGTGATCAAGTACGTCACGCCGGCCAACAACCTGAATGTGTACTTCTGCATGGGTCAGTCGGGCGCACTGATGACCTGGCACTTCCTGAAGGGTTACAACACAGAGCCCTTGGACTATATCAAGTACACCTCGGACCGTGATCTGTTCAAGTTCATGTACCCCGAGACCCGCAACTTTGCGGCCGGCATTAGCCGTCACCAACGCAAGTCCTGGCCCGAGTTTGAAAAGCTGCTGGAAAACACGGACAAGATCATCGATGAAGGTGAACTGGCCGAAGAAATCCGCAACACCCGCATCAACAGCATCTTGTCGCGCAAGCCACAGCTGTTGCATGCCCGTGCAAACCTGGAAGACGCGGTGCGCATCGGTGTGTACAACGCACCAGCGGAAATCACCTCGGACTTGCTGGCCAAGTACGTGACCACCAACGAAGAAGGCGTGGCCATCGGCATGACGTACATGATCGGTACCGACAACATCGTGTACTGCTCGCTGCGTTGCCGCAAGGACATCAGCTGCTTGGCAATTGCCAAGATGTTCGGTGGAGGTGGTCATGAGCAAGCTTGTGGTTTCACTATGTCGCTGGGCGACCTGCATCTGGTGTTGACCTCCGGCAGTCTGACCGACCACCTGTACAAGGATTCCAAGGTTCCACAGTGGGCTGCACGCCGCCATGGCTCGCCTCCTGAGCAAGGCTACACCTTGGTTTCGCGCTCCAATTCGGGTGACTCGGGCACACCGATTGCCTACCTGGGTGACGGTGAGTTGATCTCGCCCGCGGTCGACAACATCATCGCTGCGCATAACGACGCGATGAAGCAGTACTTCTCGTAAGCGTACTTTCCCCAATGAGACAGAGATCTGGTGAACCCAGATCTCTGTCCTTTTTCTTTTTTCATCATGACCACTGAATCGACACGCCAATTGATCAGACGCTATACCGACCTGCTCAATGAAGCAGTCGATAGCTACTACCACCGCAACGTCTCTTTGATGAGTGACGATGCGTTCAACCAACTGTACGACACCCTGGCACAGTTGGAACAACAACACCCTGACTTGATTTGTCCAGACTCGCCAATCACCAACGTTGGCTCTGATCTGGATATGGACTCCAAAGACCAGGTTCCTTACCAAGTCCCTATGCTGTCGATTGCCACCAAAACCGACAGCACGTTCAAACCCGCTGAAGACTTTGTCACCCGCATCCAAAAAGCTTTTCCTGACGTACAGGTGGACTTCATTGCGGAGCCTAAGTACGATGGCTTAGCGATCAATGCACGGTACTTGGATTCCCGCTTGGTCAGCTTGTCCACCCGCGGCAACAAGATGATCGGTGAAAACGTCACCCACAACGTCGGGCTGGTGCAGCGGTTGCCTTTGCAGTTGCCTGAGCATGTTCCCGGTAAGTTGGATGTCCGTGGTGAAGTGGTGATACCTACAGCACTCATGGGACGTGTCAATGAAACTGTGTTCCAAGCCTGGCAACAAAACTACGCTACGCCTCGCCACATGGCATCTGCGCTGATTCGCTCTCGCAGTGGCATTCCAGAGACACTGATGAAACCATTGGTGTTCATGGCGTATGGCTTGGGCGACAGCGAGTACTTTCACCCCGCCTCCCAAAGCGAGCTGTTGGAGTTGTTAGTCCGCTGGGGGTTCTACTACGAAGCTTCCTATGTGGTCATGGGGCGTACCGCGCAAGAGCTGTACAGTCACCACCAACACCTCATACACAACCGTGACAAGTTGGGGTACGAGATCGACGGGGTGGTCTACAAGGTCAACAACTTCGAGTTGCAACGCCAGTTGGGAGTCAGTGGTAAAGAGCCTCGCTGGGCGATTGCCCACAAGTTCCCAGCAGCAGCCAAGCAGTCGGTGGTGTTGGACATTCAGTACCAGGTTGGTAAGAATGGTGGTATCACTCCGGTGGTGTACATCGAGCCGGTGGGGATTAACGGCATCACGGTCAACAAGCTGAACGGACACAATCTGTTCAAGCTGCGTGAAAAACGCGTCCGTGTGGGTTCTCCGGTGATGGTGGAATTGGCAGGCGATGTCATTCCTGCAATCAGCATGTCGCTGCCGATCTCTACGTACTTACCCAACCCCAAAATCCCGCACCAGTGCCCAGCTTGCGGTGCTAAAGTCGTTCGCCCCAAAGGAGCGATGAAGTACACTTGCACCAACACGCTCGATTGCCTGCCTCAAGTGCTTGGAAAGCTGGACTACTTCACCGGACGCGATTGCGCCAACATCACCCATCTGGGAACAGCGGTCAATCAGCTGCTGATCACGGAGTGTGGTGTAAAGCACCCGGCAGACTTGTTCAAGTTGACCAAAGAAACTTTGAGCACCAAGCTGCACTTCACGACCGATAAGATCGACAAGATCTACAACGCCATTCAATCGGTCCAGACTTTGCCACTGGAGAAAATCTTGGCAGGGTTAGGAGTCCACGGTCTGGCAGAGGCAACCGCCAAACAGCTGGTTGAAGCAGGCATGGCTTATGTTTTGCCTGCGTTGAGTGTGGCAGAGTTGGTCAACATCCCGGGTGTGGATGAAAAGACCGCACACGCGATCTTCCAGCACTTCCAACTACCGATCAATGCGTACAACTACCAAGACCTGTTGCGGCGTTTAGCACCCAAGAGTTGACACGGCCATATCCTGGTGAAGTACGCCAATCAGTGAAGATGATCACCACACCCTCTAAACGGGGTGTGGTGATCTTTTCTTTTTTGTCCTATAGTTTCCCTATACCTTTAGCGATAATATGACTGAAGCCCTCTACAAGGCAATTTGCTATGTTCAAAATTGGTTCTTTATCTGATCAAGGATGGATCAGTGATCCACGGGCCATCCTGGACTACATCCTGAGCTGTTACCTGCTGTCCGACGCTGGACAATCCCTGGTGTTCAAAGGCAACATCACCAGTTTGCCTCACACCTACCACCTGTACATCAACGAGCCAGAGAAAATGGCTACGGCGATGAACAGCGATCTGACCACTTTGATCCTGCGTAGCTTTGTACAAGCTAACGTCAGTTGCAAAGCCAAACAAATCCAAGGGTCGCAGTATGCGGTCTTGGTGCGAGCCACCGCCATCACGGAGACAAACGAGCGCATTGAGCTCGCTAAGGTCATGGAAGTCTCCTCGGACAACCTTCGCAAAATCATCCAGACCAACAATTACGGCGACGCCCAAAACGTCTTTAACAACCTGTGAACTTATGCCTTAGAGAGTAAACATCATGACACACCCCTTGCAAACCCAAGTCGAGGATATGCGCCAGATGATCTTCGATGACCTGAACAAAGGTCAAGCCAAGATCTTTGAAGGTCTGGTCCTGAACATCGAAGTCAAGAAACTGCCGGAAAAGATTTTCCGTGACTACTTCCTGCAAGGTTTCCTTGGCAAACACCCCAACCCACAGTGGGCTGCTGAATGGATCGGTGTGGCAGGCAGTCCCAGTGCTGAAGTGGCTATCATTGACCAAAATGGTCAAGAGCTGTTCCTGGTGCCACCTTTGGTGGCGTCGACCTCGATGCTGTTGAACAAGCACCAAATGGGTAGTGCTCGCATCAACGACATCATCAACCACTCCGGCAACCTGGCGCAAAACTCTCCGGCGCAGGCCATGGCGTTCATGACTTCGGCTTTGGGGCAAAAGTCCCAAGACTTGACAGGTCAGCATACGATCGATACAGTGCTGGTGCGCTGGCACCAGATCTTTCAACGCTACGGGGTGACCACAGATGTCCCACAATCGCAGGCCACAACACTGGCACCCGGCGAAGACCCACTGTTTGACTACAGCTGATCCATCCCAGGCAAGAGGCTCCGAAAGGGTCTCTTGCCTGGGAAAGTCTATTTTTTGATTTTGGGATATGACCCAGAGACTCTTTTTATAAAGGACGCGAGATGACGAACACTATCGGAATCGTGGGTACCGACGGCCACACCCCGATCTACCAACCAGACGGCGCCTGGCGGATCTGGGGTCTGCATGAACTGTACCAAGGAGCAGACGGTAAAGGCAAGTTTGTGGGTAAGATCAACGACTGGGTGGCAGAGCAAGAGACGGGTCGTCTTTTCCGCATCACGACCATCAACCCAGTGACCTTGGTGCCTGACCTGACACCTTTGACCTTGAACAAGGAAGTGTCGGTCGAAGAAATTACCGCTGCCAGTACCGACAACTTCCGTCTGTACTTTGATCGCTCGATTTCGCCATACACCTTGAAGGTGGATGGGATGGTCCGCATCTATGGCTCTAGTGCCAGCTTTGCCCGGATCTACCAAGGCAACTTCATCGACGAAACCAAGATCATTTCCCAGCGTTTCAACAACTCGGGAGAGTTCATTGGGGTCGACATCCCTCTGGAGTTGGTGGGGTTTAACTCCCATGACAACTATGCCATCAAGGCAGTACCTACCGCCAACACCAAAGTGGAACTGGTGGACGGTGAGACCGCCATCGTGGCGGTGTACGACGCCAGCGGCAAACTCATCTCCCGCATCAACTGCGTGTGTGAAGAAACCACCTTTGTGGACCAAGCGTTCGCTGAGCAGAAGTTCATCACGAACATCTACATGGAGTCGGCGTTCATCAACGACACCAACAGCGACCAGATCAGCTACCCAGTCAACCTGCCTGCGCAGTCGTTCAACCCGATCGGTGTGGTACAGTACAACGATGGCTCCAAGGTCAAGTACCCTATCGACGGCGACAAGTTCAAGCTGTTCGGTATGGAGCAATTCGTCTCCTCGATCATCGGTCACCGCGTGCCGCTGGTGCTGCAATACCGCATGTCGGCCAACGAGTCGGGTCTGGCGTCGGTCACGGTGCAAAACGAGCACTTCATCCAGCGTCCTTACGACTTGACGGTGACGTCCCCCAATACCAGCTACAACGCCAAGCTGTATGTCTACCCAGTGTGGGTGGATCGCCTGACGGGTTACCACTACAAGGTCTTCCTGATGAACCTGGATCGCAACATCCAGTTCGATGTGACTCACCTGGTGTCTTTGGCTGCCAACTCGCCATCGTTCAACCCCATGGGGTTTGGTCTGACCCAACGTCTGATCTTCACCGTGGACCTCTCCCACGTCTCCTCGATGTTTGCCAGCTTCTTGCACGTGCAAACCGTGGACGTCATCCTGCGTGCTTCGCCGCTGGACGAAAACGCCCCCACCCTTTGGGAAGTGGCTTCGCAAGTCCCCACCCCCACTCCGTATTTTGGTACCAACTTGCGTGCCAAGGTGGACGCCGCTACCCGCACCAAGGTGTCGTTTGACAACAATTTGGCAACCACAACCGACTTCCTCAACGCGGTCTACAAGACCACCAATCCGCTGTTCAACCCGATGACGGAAACGGCCGCACCACAGCCCACCCATCTGGAGCTGCACCACGGCAACGAGCGTGTCTTGGTGGACGTCAATTCCTTCAAGACTGCGGTGGCTTTCACCCACCAAATCCCAGAGTTCGCCAACGTGGACATCACGTTCCTACGTCTGACCTCCAGCGGCTACATCAAGCTGGGCGTTGCCTCTATGGTGGTGCGCTAAACCCTTCATAAAGTCCCAGTCATGTTCCAGCGACTGAAACTTTATTTCCTTCAGAAGCTATATCGCGTTTTGGTCTTCAAGGTGTATACCGTTGACCGAAACGTGATGTCGCACTACAAGAAATACCTGACGTTTTGCGACTTGTCGTTTGAAACCAATCAGGGACGTTTCAATTTTTCCTTCAAGGAAGATCGTCGCTCCAACCCTCGGGATTCCGTGACCCTCAAGCGCACTTTGAGCAGCTACCTGGTAGAGCTGGAGTGTCCGACCTTACCCAATCACAGCGACTGCCCTTTGCATGAGAAGGTGATTGTGGTGGTCATGATCCAGATCAAACGGGTCAACTACGAAGCCTTGGCGCGCGTGCTGCTGGACTTGTACATCGACCAGTTCCCCATGAAGTAAATACACCCCTCGTGCCGCAAGGACACGAGGGGTGTATCTTCATCGTTATCGACGGTGAGACTGCATGCGCTTTTCGCGCTGAATCGATTCGATCAGCTCCGAAGCGGACAGGATGTTGGTAGAAGCTGGCAACTCGTTGGCCAACTTGTGGATCTTCAACTCGATCTGGCGGGAGATGATTGGGTTGTTTTCCTTCTTGAGGTCTTCAAGCAGTTTGGCAAACTTGGCTTCCAACAACTGGGCTTCGTAGCGATCCATGTTGTCTTGGTCTGTCTTGTACTTCTCTTCCAGGTACACAGCAGAGCCGCGCAAAATCATGGAAGGGTTGATGCCGTAGACGCTGAGGTTGCGGCCTTCGGACAGCAGCCAGTAGCTGAGCAGGCTGGAGATCACCATGTCGTCGTTGCCACCTGGTGGGTGGTCGATGCGGCCATTGCGCTCTTCCAGGGCCGAAATCTGAGCGACCATCTTCTCATCACGCAGACCATAGCCGGTGTACTTGAGCATGCTCATGAGGGTGCCGCTGTACAGCGAGGAGCGAGCCGTCACACCAGCGCCCGATGTGGCAAAGCCGATATGTTTCTTGTGCTTGATGAACACGAACTCATCGCTCAAACGAGCGTGCATGACTTCGTTGTACACATCTTCCATCGAGTCCTTGTTTTGGACGATGGTGTTGTACATGCGCTTGTAAGGATTGATACCAGCTGCCAACAGCTTGGTGATCATGTAATCGATCATGGTTGCAGCGCTGCTCTTGCGCTCAATGATCATGGTCGAGTTGGGGTACCTGACCAAGAACGAAACAAAGAAGTCAGCCAAGGTAATCAGGTTGATTTCATTGAACGTGGCCGCTGCAATGATGTCCCCATCCACATGGTCTCGCACTGAGAAACCAATATCGTCCCCACCGCTGCCGTCCGAGGTATCGACCCCCAGGATGAAACTGCGCTGCGCGGCAATGCGTGATTGGATTTCTTCGAGCGTAATGAACCACTTGATCAAGTAGTTGTGCGGTGCCCAGAACTCCGAGCGAGGTTGGTCGACCACATGGCGGTTGATGGTCTCGATGTACTGCTTGGGGATAGGCGACTTGGAAGAGCCCGACAGCCACTGGTTGAAAATGTCTCGCTTGATATTCTCAGGTGTCGAGATGTTTTCTTCCAGTTTCTTCTTGAGCCATTCTTCGTCGTAACCCAGCTGACGGTACGAAAAGCTGATGTTAACAATAGGGCGCTTGGTCTGGTTCTTGGTGGCCGAACTGTTGCGAAAGATCGCATCGTTCAGGTCTTTGACATCCACGCAATCCAAGAAGCGGTCGTCCCAGATGGTCGAGCCAGTGATCAGGGAGTAGATGTATGCCGCATCCCGATCGCTGGTGTTACCAGCCGTGGTCGCCAAGATGGTGCCCGAAGGGTTGCCGTTGCGTTCAGCTGCCGAGCGGGCCGCGTTACCAGTCATCAGCATAGCGCCCAAAGCGATAGCGATGTTTTCAATGAACGCTGCCTCGTCCACCAAGTTGATAGGTGCGGTGAAACCACGACCGACCTTTTCAGCTTGTTTGGGAGATGCCGAAGACAAGTTGCCCTTGAACGTGTTGCTCAGGTCCTTGAGCTTGACTTCATCGCTGTTGAAGATGTCTTTCTTGGTAGAGAAGTTCAGGTAGTCAGGAAACTCTTCGTAGAACGCCTTGACCTTGGCCAAGGTTTCAGCTTTCAGACCTTCGGACTTGGTCAACAAGTTGATGAAGGTGTTCATCGCCCCAAAGTTCAGCAGGTACTTGACCAGCTCCACCAACATGGTGGTTTTACCAGTCTGACGCAGAATCGTCACGATGGTCATCACGCGGTTCCAGAACAGCCAGTACATCGCAATGTTGGAGCGATTGGCTTGGAATGGCACGGCCACCATGCTACCGGACTCAGGGATGCGGGAGATCTCTCGCAGGTAGTACCAGAAGTTGAGTTTGCACTCTCTGGCAATCTTGGCCTGCATGATCAATGGAAGATCTTGACGGAAGGGATCGACCCCTTGCAAGTCGGGGTCCAGCAACGTCAAGTGGAAAGCACAGTTCTTGATACCCATGTGGTAGTACACATCGGCCAAGTGAATGAAGCTTTGGTTGGTGGTTTGTGTGTCGTAGATCGCACCGGGATATTTCGCCCAGTCATTTTGAAACAAGATCATAGTCAATCCAACGGACGTGTGAACAAGGGTTTGGACCAGTTCATCGCACACTGCGCCATAGTGACACTGTAGCTGCAGTCACGGCGGGTGAAAATAGCACAGGCTTCAACACTTTGCATCATGGCAATATTGCGGATGCGACAAGCGTGCTGTTTGTAGCGCTCCCACATCGTTGGTAAGACCAGCAATTCAATGCCGTTCTTCTTGGCCCAACGCCGCGCCCAGGCATCAACACCTGTGCGATCGCTGGTGACCACCGTAGTGATCTCCAGCGGTAGTTGTCGAATCAGGTATTCCAGTTTCGTTACGTCTTCATTTTGACGCACCCCAGTGATAAGTATCCGCATAGGTAAAGCCTTGTAATTGTAAATTCATCAAAGCATCTTTAGGACTCTTTGAAATCAGAATTTGCTTTTATTTCAGTTACATATATACAAAGTGATATGGATGTCTTAGTTTCTAGATTGAAGTGTTTTCAATCGGCTAAGTCTTATACAAAAAGGAGTATCAAAAATGAACGCAATCAACACAACCGCACAAACCCTCTTGGTCAACATCGAAGATGGTTACCCCCTCTTTAAGGCCGTGAGTTATGACGAAGCACACGTGCTTCGTCAGTCTGGCGAATGGGCCAGCTACCTCTTCAAGACTATGAAGTATTCGTTAGACGGCACGGTGCTGACCCTGTATCACACCTCCCCTGCTCACGAAGAAGAAGTATCCCCGTACTTCAAACCTTCAACGGAACTGCTCGAGAAGATGGCAGAATGCCAAGCATTGCTGACTCCGGCTCGCGTGTTGTCTGAAAGCATCGGGGTGACAGATGGTGTTTACCACACTACGAGGAACTTCGATAGTCAGACTGTGCGCCCACGCTCAGTTGGTATCTTCTCGCCTCTTTTGAATAAAGCTGAGGTCGATGGTTATAGCGAAACAACCATCGACCTCAAAGAGGTGGACCCAGCTGAGCTGAGCGGGTATTTTGAAGGACGCGGATACCCACAAGGAGTAAACCTACACAACTTCTTTGAAGTCGAGCGAGACCACGTGGTCTCGTTCCTTCGCCAGATCCGACGTAAAGTCGTGAACTGATAAATAAACCCACACCGCTGTAATGGCAGTGTGGGTTTATTTTTTTTTTCTATAATTACAAGACCAGGGCTATCCTGTGAATTTTAATACCAGAGGTGAACCATGCTTATCACTTACGGTCAGTTTGAGCTGCGTCAAGCAGTAAAAAGTTCTGCCCATTTGTTGCAACCCCGCACCGTGTTGCAAGAAAACATGAAGATGCCTCAGGGCTCTTTGATCCACTACCTGACACTCAAAGACGACGAGAAGTTTCCCCAACGCAACATGGTCTACCTGGCCGGTGTTCCAGCAAACAAACGCGTCCCCATTTTCCACGTCAAGGACTTGACCACCAAGACCGAAGTGATGATGTTGGAAAACCGCTACATGGAAAAAGACATCCGTGTCTGGCAGCGTGAACACATGCAGTCTTTTCGGGCTTGGGAGTTGCTGGAAGTTCCTAACCCCGACCGGCTGACCAACGGCGTGATCAACTACAACTTGCTCAAGGGTTTGTACAAGTACAAGTCCACCATGACATCTGGCTACAGCCGGTACATGGACCTGATGCGCACGTACTGGACCACCGTGGCACAAGCCATTGACAAAGATCCCAAGATCAACCACTTTGTCACGCTGCCTATCCCGAAGGCTCTTCCTTCGCGGATGATGATCAACAAGATCTTGGAGTTCTCGCCAGCGCGTTATGCCCGAGTTGTTACGAGTTCTGAGCTCAACGGTATCATTCAGTTGTACCGTTACCTCAATCCCCAAACCCGTGCTGACAGCACGATGGTGACCTTGCCTGAAACGGCGACTGAGCACTTGGCAGTGGAGTTCACCTACGACGGCTACAGCGTCTTTTGCAAATTGTCGTACCTGATGAGCTTGCACAAGGACTCGGTACTGGAGAGCAAAACCAAAGTCTCTACAGAACGACTGCACCAGATCTTCTTGCTGATGCTGCTCAAGATCCAGAACATCGTCGAAGAAAAGCGCAAAGGCAACAACCCTGAGTTGCTGCTCGAAGACCAAATGGATGCCAAGGTTGAAGGCACTGAAGTGACGGTGGTCGATGACGGCGACAACTTGGACGATTTGGAAGACAACCCAACCGTTCAACCTGATGCTGTGCAAGATGCTCAGCTGGCGCAGTTTGAGCGCACGATGGTGCAAGACGCAATCCAAAAACCATCGACCGGTCCAACCACCCCAATCCCACTACCCAAGTTCGATGAGAACACAGCGTTCGACGATGAACAAACCGGCTCGGCTTCTTGGGACAAACTGATCGACAGCGGTCTCAGTGAGTTTGAAGGGGCGTCGGACGACTTGTTTGTCAAGGCGGTTCAAAGCGCCATGCAGCGTCCCGAGGTTGAGCCAGATACGGAGGAAACCACTGACGACAATGCCGTCAGTTCGATCCACCAAATCGACTACTCCCGGGACCACATCAAACAGGTATTGAAAGACCCAACCCTGCAAGAGAAGTTCGATGCGTACATCGAGCAAGCCAAGGGGTTTGATGCCATCAGCACGGCCGAAGCCCGCACCCTGCGCAAGACGTTTGAAAAGCGTCAGCTCCTGAAGTCACCCTACAGCGACGTGCCAATTGACAAGTTCAAGGTGCGGACTCCTGAAGATCTGGCATTGCCGGATACAAAGATCCCCATCCGCAACAGCTTGGTGCCGGACTACCTGAAAGAAGAACGCTTGTTCAACATGGACAAGAAGTACGTTCAAACCACCTTGCGCAAACACCTGACGGCTTGCGTGACGGCCTTGGAGTCCAACGATCTGATCATCAAGGACTACCAGGTCGAAGAGGTGACACAAAGCACAGGCAAGTACGAAATCCACAAACTGGTGCTCAAACCCCTGCGCGGCAAAGAGTCGCCGGTGTATTTCCGCATTCCGGTGATCAATGACGAAGGCGAATATGTCGCCGGCGGTGTGCGCTACCGCATGCGTCGCCAAAAGTCCCAGATCCCAATTTACAAAATGTCCCCGACCAAGGTGGGCGTTGCTTCCAACTACAACAAGCTCTTTGTGTTCCGCACGGAACGTAAAGCGTTTGACCCCTATACCAACATCGTTGAGCAGATCAAGACCAACTACCTGGATGGCAAAGGCAACATCACCAAGATTGCGCCGGCCAACCGGTTTGACAACCTGCTGCGTGTGCCCAATATCTACGCAGCGATGTCGCAAAACTTCAACGACATCACCACACCCAAATACCGCTTCTTCTTTAACCACAAGGAAATCGGTAACCACATCGACGAAAAGGTCGTCAAGGACTTGCAGAGTAAGGACCTGGTGTTCGTTGGCTACGACCAGCAAAAGCACATTCTGGTCATGAACCAAGATGAAAACATCTTGGACTACTCGGACTCCATGAAAGAGCTGGGGCCGCTGGAATTGCTGCTGGAGTTGGATATCGCCAAAATCCCACAAGCGTTCTCTGCTATCAAGATCCTGGGTGACGCTATCCCTCTGGGTGTGATGTTGGGGTACTACATGGGTCTGAAAGACCTGATGGCAATCACCAACAGCACCATCCAAATCTACCCACCCAACTCCCGTACCGGTTCGACCACCAAGAACGGGGTGTTCCTGAAGTTTGCCGATGCACGGGTGGTGATCGAGTGTCCCAACCAAAACGCCACACTGCTGTTTGCAGGCTTTAACTTCTACAAGAACTTCCTCAAGACGCAAAACTTGGAGAGCTTTTACTCCAAGAATGTGTACCTGGACCTGCTGGAGTCCCGTGACGCCGGACTCATGCATCTGAAGGAAATGGACACTTTGCGTGACAGCTTCTTGGACCCCATCACCAAGGACGCTCTGGAGGAAATGAACGAGCCTACCGAGTTCTTGCCTCTGATGCTGCGTGCCAACCAGCTGTTGGAAGACTTCCACCACCTGGACGTCAACTCTCCTGCGCTGACTCGTATCCGTGGCTATGACCGTGTCCCTGGCTTGGTCTACCGCGCTTTGTCCGAATCCATCCGCGCGCACCGCATGAAGGGTGGTAAAGGCAAGATCGAACTCGATCCCTACAAGGTCTGGAAGTACGTGACCCAAGACACCACTGTCAAGGTCGTGGAAGACAACAACCCCATTACCGATGTCAAGGAAGTGGAAACAGCGACCTTCTCTGGTCTGGACGGACTGTCTCGTACAGCCACCCCCGAGAAACTGCGTAAGTATCACCTCGATGACCCAGGTCTGATTAGCGAAGCAACCGTGGACTCCACCGACGTGGCGCTGATTACTTACCTGTCCCCTTACGCCAAGATCAAGTCGTTGCTCGGTACCGTGGACATGGAGTCCAACCTGCACAACGAACACCCTGATACGATCTTCTCCACATCCATCCAGCTGACCCCAATGGGTGAGTACGATGACCCGAAACGAATGAACTTCGTGTCCATTCAAAATGGCCACACCATCGCTTCGGCTGGGTATGAGCAACCTCGCCTGCGCACTGGTTATGAGTACCTCATGCCGTACAAGGTCGGTAAGCTGTACTGCATCACCGCAGAAGAAGACGGCAAGATCACGGAAGTCACCGACAAACTCATGAAGGTGACTTACAAGTCTGGCAAACAGGTTTCGTATCGCATCGGTGCGACCTACGGCCGTATGGAAGGCTCGGTGTACAAGCACGAGATTGTCACATACCACAAAGCGGGTATGACATTCAAGCATGGTGACTGGCTGGCGTACAACAACGGGTTCTTTGAGCCCGACTGGTTGGACAAGAGCCGTCTGATCATGAAGTTTGGCAAAGTCATCACGGTGGCCTTTGCCCGCACCGATGAGGTGTACGAAGACTCTTCGGCTATCTCGCCCGAGCTCAGTAAAGCGATGTCGTCGACACACATCGATGAGAAGAAATTCATCATCGAGTTTGGTAAACACATCGTCGACCTGCACCCTGAAGGGCATGTCGTCACACCTACAGACTTGTTGTTTACGCTGGTGGATGAAAACACCGACTACAGCAACTTGTCGCAGTCCAGCATTGATCTGCTCAAGAGCGTGGCTAACACCTCGCCCAAGGCCAAGGTCGATGGCAAGATCTTCCGCTACGAGATCAAGTACAACGGTGACGTTGCCGACATGTCGCCTTCTTTGAAGAAACTGACCCAGCGACTAGATCGCCAGCTCTTTGAAGAAACCCAAGGCACGGACATGGAAGCCAAGAACAACAGTGTCAATGGCGACTACCTGTCCGACGGCAAGACCTTGATGCCAGGCACCTTGGAGCTGAAGATTTTCATCGAGTCTCAGTCCAACACCGGGGTGGCTGACAAGGGCGTATTTGGCGCACAGATGAAGTCTGTGGTCTCCAAGATCTTTACCTCCAAGATCACTACCGAAAGCGGACATCGTGTTGACGCACTGTTCAGCTACACCAGCATGCTCAGCCGGATTGTGTTGTCGCCTGTTTTGATGGGTACCACCAACCGACTGCTCAAGCACCTGTCGCCCAATGTGGCAGACGCTTACTTCAACTAAGCCATAGACTCCTACACCAGCATGTGCTGGTGTAGGAGTCTGGTTTTATTTCAGCTACATATATAAATCACGATGAAACTGGTTGTGTTTAAAGGGCTCTGTGTTTAGAGACCGACCAACCATTAAAGACCCAACATGAAAAAATCCAACTATCTCCCATACTTGCATCGAGAGCAAGACCTTTTTGAGATCCTAGAGTGTAGAAAACCTTCGATTCCTCTGGTGTGGGTACACGAAACAGCGCCTCGTTTTAAAGACACGATAGGGTTGTTCGATCGGTTAATGTTCTCACTGTCGATTGATCTCACCAGTCGGGACACAACCATACATGTGTTCAAACAAAGGCGATCTGAACCATTGACCATTAAAGACTTTGTATTCAACGAAGCGGAAAAGGTGGACGGGGATACTGCAAAAGAAGCTGAAGACACCCAGCAAAAATTCTTCACCGAGGAATGTGATTACAAAGCTATCACAGACCTCTTAACTACACAGCTATACAAGCTGTATGGAAACTTATTGCAACTAGATCGAAAGAAATCTAACTTTCGGTTCGTCCCTCCAACCGAATTTGACTGCACCGATGTCGCAGCTTTTTGGCTAATTAAGAGAGAGTTGATAACTCAGCAAGCCTTAGAACAAGTGAGATCAGCAGAAAATGCCCTCATTCATGGCAACAGGGTAGTGCTCTGCGCCTTTAGCGACTACGCTCTGCTTCGCAATTCTGCAGCAGAAAGAATTCTCTCAACATTCAAGCTGAAGAAACAATAAAGGAGTTTCATCATGACGTTCATGGAAGCCATGCAAAACGTGTTGGGATCTTCGTTCCGTTCCGACAAACCTTTGTGGTTGGATCTGGTCAAGATCTACGAGCACTATGACACCCTGCTCAAACAAGAGTTGTCGACCAAAGAGCCTCTCAACCTGGAAGAGGTTTTGCTGCGCATTGCACGACTCGATCGCTCGGTGATTGCTAACCTAACTATCCACGATAGCATTGCTGCTGTGTTTCAAGCAAGCTTTCCTTCCCCAAATGTGCTTGAGGTTTTGTACTCAAGAGAGCTGGGTCGAATGATAGTTGAGGCTGTCAAACCCCACATCACCGAGTCCGATGTAAACCTAAATTACGCTACAGGAGGGTTTTCCACCACTCGCAACATCGGTGTGATGGTCAGCGCTAAGACCAACCGACCAATTGTTGCACATGTGTCATTCTTATTCCCACCCCAGGAAATCACAACCTTGGAACAGTTCTGTCAGAACCTGCGGGAAATGAGCCAAGGCTTCAAAGCCCGTGGTGTCCATTACAACCCAGACGTGTTTCATTTCTATAACCTGTCCAAGTGTCTCTAAGGAGTTTCTAAATGACAACAGTGTACCAAATCGCCACCTCCACCTTTCTGACTAAAGACCTGGTCTTTGGTTGGGTGTTGATCCACAACGATCAAGAGTTGGTTGTTGTGTCGACGATGTCAGTCAAACAACTACAGACGTTGATTGACACCATCCCCAACACACCCATTTACGAAGAAGTGCGCAAGTACGTCTTTACCCAAATAGCCCTCAAGCAACATGAAGAGCTTGCGCTCAAGACCCAGCAGTTGCTGCGGGACAACTTGCAACAACTGCTGACTCAGCAGCAACAGGAATTGGTAGCCAAACAAAAGGAGGCTGACCGTCAACGCATCGAAGCTGCAAAACGCTTACAAGACCTGATGGACGATTGGTTTGAAAAGACCGACTGCACGAAGGTCTACGATGTCAAAGACGACAGCGGGCATGTGTATGCTCAGGTTGTCCCGGGTTTGGATTCGTACACCTTGATCAAGCCAAATGGGTCGGTGGTTGCTGCTGAAAGCAAGACATCCCACATCGTCACCGCTATCTTCAAGCGCTGGTGGTAACACCAAAAGAAACCCTGGACTTCGGTCTGGGGTTTCTTTTTTCTTTGTACTGAGTAAATAAAGCAATTTTCTGACTCTGTTACAAGGAAAGGCCCATGACTCCATATCCCAACACTGACCTCTCCGGGGTCAGCCCTGACAATTTGGTGGAAAAAGAATTGCACACCACGACCGAAGCTCGCTTTCGTGACTACTTCTTCCTCATCCCCAATTTCGCTCCGTTCTATATCGACAACTTCAAGATGTGGATCAAGAACGGTGAAGCCTTGATCCCACTGATCGAAGACAAGGATTTCAGCTTTGCATTGCCGTACGTGACGGGCACTCGTACGACTGGCAAACAGATGTACGGTGCAGTCACACTGCACAACCTGAACCTCAACGGGATCTTGGTGACTGACTACCAGACCATCGGTGGGGATCAAATCGCAGACCGTCTGCACGTGTTGACGTACTTGGCTGACAAGGCCTATAACCCCCGCACGACCGTTTGGGACTTGATCACCAACGTTCCCAATGCACTGCCGCCGGTGCCGCACTACCAAGACTACGACACCATGTACGGCCAAGAACAATTGGTCGGCATGCTGGCGCAGGTCCGTGATGCGATTGCTGCGAACTCGTCGTTCACTGCACAGACCATCCGTGACTTCTTGGAAGCCTACGGTGGTGAAAGCGGCGGTTTCTTGCTGCGTGCCGGTGATGCCATGACAGGTCAGCTGACGCTGGCAGGCATGCCTACCGACCCCAACCACGCCGCCAACAAGCAGTACGTGGACCAACGCTTGGCTGACCAAAGCAGCTTGGTGGAGTTGCTCAGCCATTACGTCAAAGACACCGACTTTCACTTCAACCTGAATTTGAAGATCGACAAGGCCGGTGGGATCATGACGGGACCACTGTCGTTGCACCAAGATCCTCAGCAAGACGACCAAGCGACCACCAAGCGCTACGTAGACGCAGTGCGCAGCGATCTCAACCAAAAGCTGGAACAAGTCAACACACTGCTGCAACAGCTGCAAAACCAAGTGGGCGGTGTGACCAAGCAGTATGTCGACAGCTTGGTCGATGACGTTGTGGCACGTTTTTCAACGTACAAGTAATCTTTTTTACCCCGGTGTGACCTTCCAAATCTAATGGCGGAAGGTTCCCGGTCCCCGTGAATTTTTCTCTCAACACTGTTGTTTGTAGGAGCGCACATGAAACTGAA